AGTATGTGTGCAGAGTATAAGCATAATGTATTCAACATAGCCCCATAGTAGCCGGCCGAAGCTAACTTAACCCTTATATCCTTATATACACCATATAACGCCTGCAGAGCAGGTTCCTTCGGGGAATAGGTATTCCCCTCTGAAAGGTGGTATAGCTTAAAATATGGTGTATATTTTTCTAAAGGCATGGTTGGTAAAGGTGTCGAAAAAAAGAAAAGGCCGGTCAAAATGTATGGTTTTTGTGCCATTATGGTTCTGCATAGTGCCGTATGAACCGTATGACACTATATGGATTCTGCATAGCTTCACCAGTTAAACCGTTCTAACCACTTCTTTATAGTGTGTTCTGTGTAAATAGTGTTATGGATGAATCATATAAAATCTTTGAATACCGTAATCGTTATACACTATATAAGGATGGTCATGTATTGCTTATAACAAGTAACAAGCATTTGGCTTATCGCTATATGTATGAGTGTATGGGAGTTCCAGTACCTGTAGAGTATACACGTAAGAGATTGGATTCATTATTAAATCAAGACATTTCGGTTGACAAACCTCAATAATTAGTGTATATTATAGTGATAATAGGAGAGTATTATGAGTAATATTAATTGGGCCGGTGTGGCTCAAATGATCATTGTTGTAGTAGGGGTATTATGGGCCGTTTCCATACTATGTTTACTATGGGAGATCCGTGAGGCCTTGAATTATATAGCATTAAGCAGTGATTCAACGTTTCAAATGATGGATAGTATCTGGACCGAATTAAGCTGGTTGATACATGATCTAGGTCGGCCTCTAGAAGAAGGCTAAAAAACCCAAGGAATTCAAGGGTTTATTAAGCAAGAATTCTTGAATTAAATGGTTGACAAATGGTATTATATCATGTATACTGTATAGTATAAAGTTAATAATGCAGAGGGATAGTTATGAACTGCAAATGGGACATTGAATCAGAATTGACAGAGGCCCCCGATGGCCGATATCTAATCACAACCGAAATGTTTGACTACCGCAAGGAGCAGAGTCCGGATTATGTATTCGAGACCTGGACCTCAGATGTAATAGTTACGGTTGAGAATGGCAAGATCAATAAGCAAGAAGCCTTGAAGGCGGCCGACGATCTATTAGCACAATGTGGATATTGGGGAACCTTCTTAGAAGAATTGGAATACAAGGGTGGCACAACATTGTCGGCCACGTTTGGTTCCTAACAGATACTAGCGGAGCCTCGGCTCTATGTACAGAGGATTGTCCCTCCTATGTCAGACTCGCAGTACTGACAACTGTACACAATAAATCCAGGCCATAGAGATTATCCTGGAATACGTAACTTGGTCATGTTGCTAGTGTGGCCGGTATGTAAGAACGGACTTCAACCTAAGTGTTATTGGGTTGACTCCTTAACTAACTAGAGTACCCACTATGTTTGTCCGTGTAGTGGGTACTTGTTTAAGGAATCGTATGCTAGAGCTGATAACATTCTTAGTAATAGGGAACCTAATATTGAGTGTGTTCTCACTATAATGGATTGGGAAGTACATCATAATAGGCGTAGACCCGAGCCACCAGCATGGTCACAATGGAGCCCAATGTACCCTGTTACGTACTTGTGTCAGTGGGCATTGTATTGTTTTGTGGTTCCTTTTATACTAGGAATGGTTATGACACCGTTAGGTATACTATTCATAACTGTAGTAATAGATTATTTCCAATATATCAAAGCGATCAGACTTGAAGAATATTAAAACCTGACCAGGGGGTTGTCTAATGGCACAGCTAGAGGTCTTGGTTTTTCAGGGTGGGGGCCCAACGAATTTTTGGATTTTTTCCCATTTTTAGCACAAGACCAATCTTAAGCTAACGTAGGGTTACCGGATCCATATAGGGAAAACCTTCGCTTACCACTGTTTTAAAAAAAATACGTAGCAATTTTTTTCACAGATTTGCTACAGGGTCTTTCTATAACGCATCACTATAAGGAACTGTATGCACTATAACGATACTGATGTTACACGTGTACAAGCTACTAGTAAGCATATTGAGTTTGAACTCTCCGAGTTTATGTGTTTACTAAAGGATTGGATGAACTGTGATCAAGCTAACGAGGATAATCACTATATGTACTACAAGCTAATAGATTGGCTTAATGTGTTACAACACAAAGTAAACGATTTAGAGTTAAGTGTAGCTGAATTAGAGCTATTAGAACGCATATATGAGTGTGGTTATATAGGAGATTGTTAACAACTTATACGTTAATTATCAACAGTTTTAACTAACCAAGACATTTTGGTTAAATAATAATATGGATAATATATACATATACGGAAACAAAGCTAATCATGACTTGATTAAACCCAAGACGGAATACAACTACGACTATATCATTAACGATGCAGTACGTAGTGCTAAAGCTAAATGGGCTATTACTCCATTCAATAACAATGATGTATTAGAGTATAAAGTAGTTTGTAGAGAGTTTGGACGTCCACTTGAGATGGTACATCATCATTGGAGTAGTATAATGGAAGCAGATCGTTTATGGTATATAGTAAGTGAAATGGATTGGGATCATATAGAACCAACTGCACGTAGCAATAGACAGCTAAAATATCAAGGCTGGTATGATCAATACTTCAAAGATATATACACTCCAGAACAATACGCCAGTATACTGCGTCTAGCATAGTCGCATAGCGACTATAAGGCATACTGTTACATACGCCTTATAGCACGTTTTATTACTGAGAAGTCTTACTTGATTTCAATAGTTTTTGCTTTTTTAGCATCAGGGATTATTCTTTCCATAGATACTTTAAGCAATCCATCTTTCAATTCAGCACCTTTAACTTCTACATCGTCAGCTACTGTGAATACTTTACTGAACATACGTTGTGATATACCTTTGTGCAGTACATCATTTCCATCAGCATCTTTGTTCACTTCCTTCTCTTTACTCTTTATAGTAAGCAAATTATCTTCATAGTTTACTACTATATCATCTTTAGAGAAGCCAGCTAATGCTACTTCAATGTCGTAAGTATTGCTACCAGTTTTAACGATATTGTAAGGTGGGTAGTTTACTTGAGGTACTTGAAACACTTCATTATCAAACATTGATTCAAAGTGATCAAATATGTTATCAAAACCTACAGTTACAGGACGTAACTGATTAAAAATAGATAAATGTTTATTCATCTTTATACTCCTTTATTAAGCAAGTTAATTGTTATTAGTAGACCCTAATGGCATCTACAGTATTATTTATCATAACACTATATATAATATAAGCATTATTTACAAAAAGTCAAGGGCCAATTTGAATCTTTTTTTAACGTGACCCTACTATATGTGCCTGTAGATACTATGGCACTATACGTATTCGAATCTTTACAAAGTTTACAATAGATGGTTGGAAAAATTTTTTAAGCTGACCTTCGGTGAGTCTAGAGGGGTTATGGACACGCAATCCACCCCCTCTAAAATAAATTTAATTAGTAAGTATACTTGATTGACTTCTTCTTACCAACTGTACCATTGATTTTCTCAACAGTAATTCCAAGTTTACCAGCTTCTAATTGAGCAAATACACCTTGGTTAAGTGTTATACCACTTTTTAAACCTTCGTGAAACAACTGGCTTCTACCTATTTCAGTGTTACCAGCTTGTTTGCTCTCTGCTAAAAACCTTTTGATCCACGTTCTAGCAGTCTCTTGTTTGTTCTCTTTCTTAACTTCAACAGTATTTTCTACTGTATTTGTAGTATTTTCCATTTTTACTCCTGTGTTTAATGGTTAATTACTACTAATATACACTAATCAAGACGTCTTGTCAACCGAAATACCAAGCTAAAAAACCCTTATAAATCAACAGTTTAGCAAGATGTCTTGGTAATTATAACTCAATATATCGGTAAAACCATTAAAATGATGTTTACTATGGGTTGTATTGTTCTAAATACTATACATAAATTGGGAAGGAGGCTTGTTATGAGACGTATTAAAAGCCCTGTATCCGATAAGGACTGGAAGAAACTGAAGCGAAAAGCTCCTAAAGTTCCAGATTACACCTGCCCTCAAATCGATGATGTGTTAGCACGTATCGAAAAGATAAAAGATAAACAGAAGTTGAGTCAATATCAACACGACTTAATAATGAAAAGAATGGAAGCCTTGCGTAAAGCAAATGACGCTCTACGTGAAAGTGGTATCTATTGGTATGAGATTGCAAAGAACATCAAAGACAACAACTAATCGTATATAAAAGGATCTTGGTCTTGAATCTTCTTTAGCTTCTTTTTCATAGCTCTACGATATTTCCATTCACGATACTTTTCTATTATCCATTTAAACATCTGTATCTCCATAGTTCTGTTCTAATTGCCAACCATATTGGTCTTTCCAAGTGTACGGCCAATCTCTACTGGCTAACAGTTTATTGTTTTCATCTAACAATTCAAATCGTTGTACATTGTTAAACATTTGTATATACTTCTTATACCACCATTGTTTATCTTCTGGTATTCGCCAACGTGCAATAATTGCATAACCTAATGCGTTAGCAGGATCGTTTTCATCAACACCTAATTGTTTTAACCAAGTTCGGAATCCATCCCAATCAATATTTATATCATGGAATACCAAATCAAACTCTCCACTAACATATTTAATAGGTTGCATATCCTCTAATGGTACATTTGTATCTCCACTTAAATATGCTTCTATGAATTGCTTTCCTGTTTGTGGATAATGTAGTCTAACATCTCCGGTTTTGTATTCTTGCATTTGGAATTGGGATAGGTGTTCTGGTTCTATATTGTGTTTCACATTTGGATACAAACATACAATTATAGATCCACTACTACTATCTTTATTACGACTCCATAGTAGTCCTTCCATTTCATGACAGAAGTGATTGAATTGATTAATACTAAACCTAATTCCCTTTGGTGCATTTTGTGAAATAGGGTTAGGGGTTTCGTGATGTCCCATTAAAACTTCAAAGTGTCTATGTATATCATTTAATTGTTTTTGATTTACAGTATCAGCATAGAACTTCATATCAACAATATGATCTATATCGTTTAGTAATAGGTAATTGTTAACCTTGTCTATATGCCAATTCATTTCGTTGCATAACCATTCTAGGTCTCTGGTGTGCATATCACTCCAACCATGCAAACAGAAGTTCTTATCTAATATTACATTGTCGTCATTTATATAGTCTTCGTGTAAACTCTTTGCCCACTTCTGCGATAGTTTAGTTTTAAATATATCATACTCTATCCAAAACTCTTCGTGCGTATCTGTATGCGTTAGCAATACTCTTAATGTTTTATACATTGTAATTCTCTTTTATATAAGGTATCAAGTAATTGTGTGCAAATAGTTCATGCACTTTCCAATTAGGATGTGTTAGTACAGTTCTATAATATTCTTTATTGTCACGCACATCTGCCATACTGTGAGCAAACGTATATGGAAAGAACATTTTATTAAATTCTTTTTGTAGAAATTTTGTTATATCTGGATTAAGATTTGTTTTAAAGTCATCTGATTCTCTAGCGATCTGTTCGTGTATAGTATTAACAGGAACACATATCTCTACACAATTATCTCTAGGATATATATCTCGCTTTTCTATTTCAGGAACTTCTCTATACATACCTATAGCATCAATCATTATTACATTCTTAAACATAGCTTTAGTGGCCTGCATTAATCCATATGCTTGTACATACCTTGCAGGAATATCATCTACACTATCAAATATATCTATAGCATCTTTAAATCTTGGATCCAATAAGTGTTGAGTAAACTTATGAACACTATAAGTTTTAAATTTAGGATGTTCAGTGTGTGTATCCCAATGTACATTTAAACGTGTACTTCTAAACGGATATGTATAGTTTAGTATAACAAGTGTATTGTCATCTATTTCGTTTTGTCTATTAATCATCTCTGCGAAGATTGCAGTATTACTATACCCACCTACGGCATAGTTTTTATATTCTTTTATCCCAAGCTCTTGGTGTGCTATGTATGTAGTAGTAAGTCTTTCAGCTTGATGTTCCCAATCTGCTTCAGCTCGTTCTATAGCATAGTATTTTTTATGATGTTCTGCTTTTCTATTCTTTACTGCTATACTACCATCAAACTCTAAATTTGCATTAAAGTTTTCTTTTGCCCAAGCATTAATGTCGCCATAATGTTTTTGTACTAGTTCAGTACCTTTCATATAGCTACAACCAAATACTATAATTTTATTAATGCTCAATGCTACACTCCTTGTTACATATACCTGGCGTAAATGTTTTCCACATAATACTATCAAAGTAATTTAATATACTGTCAAATGATTTGTTCTGTAATTTCATATGGTCCACATTGAATAATGATTTAAGTTCTTGTTTGCTAGAGTCTTCAACATATCTATTGTATAAGTCTCCTATATAACAACAAGGAAATACAGTACCATCTACGTGTACCATTAATTCAGTACCCCATGACTGTAGACTTTTACAACTAAACTTCTTTTGCTCTACTGTTTGTTTAACACGTATAGGATTGTTTATATCTACTGTATCCTTTACAGTATCTATTGCGTCTGGTGTAATAGATAATTTATATAATAGCTTTCCGTCTTTGTCATAAACTCCACGTTTATAGTATTTATTATCCCAAAAAAACCCATAAGGTTTCTTAAATCTAATATCTTGTAAGCCCCATTCTTTACATTGAGCTTTAGCTTGTTCTAGTTGATGCTTGTTATATTCAAACATAAGATAGTCCCACATACCTTTGGCACCTGTACTTGTATAAGCTCTAATGTTTGCATCTATTCTATCCCACAATACTCCACGTCTATACATATTGTTAGTATCTTCTAAACCATCAACACTAAAAAACATTTGATACTTGTTGTTATTCTTTAATATATTTCCTATAGCTTTCCATTGTTTAGTACTTCCTAGGCCACCATTTGTATTAACAATAATGTACGCATCTTTATTCAAGTGCGTTACAGCATAATCAAGTATCTCTACTATTTCTGGATTAGCTATTGGGTCACCATAGTTACCACAGAACATTAAACGTTTTACTCTGTTGTTTAATAGTTCTGGACTACACCAACTTTTAAATTGTTCTAGAGATACATTGTCTTGTATTAGATTTGGATTAAGAACTGTTGAGGAGTTTACATATCTTGGACAACCAGGACAGTATGCATTGCATCTAGTACTCAGTTCAAAGTGTAATAATAAATTATTGTTTGCCCACATTGAAGTCAGTCCTGTTATAGTGTGGAGCTAACTCTGGGAATGTTTCTAAGAAATTTTCTTCACGTATCTCATCTAACTTATTTGTAATACGTAAGAAGTCTTTATGTACATTGGCTTTATGATTGTCGGGAAACTCTGTCCAAAGATAATCTTTAATACTCTTGTAATACCACTCTAGTTTTTCATATATGTCTTTATCATTTTTATATTTTGCTAAATGAGAATCTAGTTTTTGATGTACAGTATGTTTTAATTCCGTAGGCATTGTTTTCATATGATACCAATCTGGATTAGTTAACACGTTACTAATATGTAAGTTATTAATTTTTAATCCCAACTCAAACATCTTTTCTACATACTCTGGCATATGCCAAACGTTTAGTAATTGTATAGTAGGACTAACATTTAATTGTACAATGTCTTTGTGTTTTAATACTTCTGCAAAGTTTTCTTCTATCTTATCCCATCTAGTTCCTTTTCTAATATATTCAGCACGTGGTCCTATGTCATCTATACTTGCCATAATCTGTACAAGATTAAAATGTTTCCAAAGGTCAACACACTTCCACTTCTTATAGTTTATTTTCATAAAGTTAGTGTTGTATCTTATCTTAACATCTTTTCTACCTTTGGCTATTAACTGTTCAAGTATATAATAATGCTCGTCCATAATTAATGGTTCGCCACCTGCAAAGTAAACTTCTTCTACCATATGCAAGTTACTGTCAATAACTTTCTTTATGTCTTGTTTACTAAAGTCATTAACGTGTACAATAGCAGAGTTCTCACTAGTTCTTTTATAAAGTTTCTTTTCATCTTCGTGCCACAAGTGACTTAGGTGTCCTCCACACATTCTACATTTCATATTACATAAGTTACTGAAACGAAAGTCCCAATATATAAGATCCATTTTATCTAATGATCCATCTGGGTTAGTTTGTTCAGCTTTAGGATACAAGTGATGATCGAATGTCCAGTTTGCATTTACTCTAAAGCTACGAATACCCTTGCCTTCTTGTTCATAACATTTCATACAAGACTTTGGCTTCTTACCATCTAGTAAATCTAATCTAAGTTTTTTATAATGATCGTTGTTCCATATCTCGTCCATGGTATTATCTTTTAAGTTACCAGCAACGTTACGCATATCAGTAATACAACATTGATATACATTTCCATTTGGCCAATGATGTATATGTATCCAAGGTATTATACAAAACGATTTACTTGGTGGGTTCTTATAAAACTTTTTCTTATCATTAGGATTAGACATCAATGCTCTCCCACCAGGCTGTAAAGTTATCATCATTTACAATCTTTATTATATCTTGATTACGTCTTTCAGTATATTGTGTAAAGAACTTTTTAAAATCGTTTTCTTTGTTTTCTGTTGTATCAGTATCATCATAAGACTTCTCAACTTTTCTTAAATAAGAAACAAGCCTTTGTAATTGATTTGCCTCGTCGGCTTTTAAAAACTCTTTGTTATTTGTAATCCAATCATCTATCTCATCAGCCTTTGATTGTTTAATAATATTAGGTAATACATTTACACTTTGAAAACTAGGAAAACGTAAAAGGTTAACACTTAAATTAAAATAGTTTCTATTTTCAAATTGTTTTTTTAATTCTATTATGTCATCTAAGAACTTTGTAATACTAAACAAACAACCCCAACTGATTGTCATCATAATAGTAATTTGTGTAGCATTAGCTTTTTCTGCAAACTGTTTAAGATTAGTAAGCCACATATTATAATCAAGTCCAGCTCTAAGTAGTTCAGCATGGTCACCGTGTGCTTCACAGCTAGTGTATAAGTCAAACTCTTTAAACTTTTTACTGCAATCAATTAACTTATCAAGTCTTTTTTGATCCATAATAAGATTACTGTTAACTGCAAATTTAAACTTTTCGTTTTGACACTTCTCAACTAGTTCCCAAAATTGTGGACTACGTGTTGGCTCCCCACCTGTTACTCTAAGTTCTTGTAAATTATATCTTAAACTTTCATCAAACCATTCAAAGAATCTTCTTATATAAAAATTATCTTGAGGTCGTTTAGGTTCAAATGCGTATGCATGACTACCATCATTCTGATATGTCATACCACCATCTGTTTTCATTTCTTTATACATTCCATTCTTTTTAATATCATTACTCCAAGTACTACTAAACTCTGCGTTACAATAACTACAAGCTAGGTTACATAGATTATCAAAACTTATTTCTAATGTTTTAGGATCTACATCTTGATCCCACGGAATGTTTTTTATTTCTTCAATTTCTTTATCTGTATACAATGCACTCTTATAAGTTCTATCACTGTGAACTTCTTTGTCTGCATCTTCAACACGCCAACAATAATTACACTCAGCAGGTCTATTACCTTCTAGCATTTGTTTACGTATTTCTTTTTTAAAATTAGTATTGTGTAATGCGGCAGGGCTGTCGAATATTTCTTTACTAGGAATGTAATGTGCCTGTGGGTGATGGCAACTAGCAGTTCTGCCGTTGCTTAACCATACAGTACTGTTATACCACTTGGCCGCACAGAAGCTAGAACTAATCTTGTTATTTCTATCTCTAACGTGGTCTAAATACTTTTTGTCGGCCATTGAGTTCCTTTACATAGATTGTAGTAACCAATCAGTTCAGGAAACGTCTCACCAAAGTCTGTGTTTCTTCTTTTGTCATATTCAGTAATAAACTTACCAAAATCAAATCTATTTTGCTCTACATTACCTACAGATGATTTGTACATAAATTGACAAAGTCTTTTTATTTGATCTATTTCATCGTCCCAAATAAATCCACAATCTTTCATATGATAATTCTCCAACGCATATTTTGTCACTACATCTTCTAGATGCTCAAGCACTTTGTCTTTAGCATCTTTATTTAAATTACATATTGCCAACATATGAGGATAACGTAAATAGTTTGTCATCATAGGCAATCTATTTCCCTCCTCTATATGGTTGGTTATATACTTCTTACGCAATGATACAACATCTTCAATAAATTTATGATATGTTGTAGCACTTAATATATTTACCGTAGTCATAAAGCTGAATATTAGAGGCATCTTTCCATATGTAGCATCTAGTATCTTTTTACAGTTACGATACCATCTATCATACTCTAATCCGTATCTAGCATACTCTGCCTGCTTACCTACACTTTCTCCGCTTGTAAATATTTGTATTTCTTTTAGCTTTGGTCCAGTCTTTAACATAAACTCTATAAGTCTGTCTATCATATGATCTGGTACACTTAAATTTGAATTAATACTTAACGTTAGTTCCTCGCTAGGGTCTTCACTAACTTTATCCATAACACTCCAACAATCTTTACTCATTAATGGTTCACCACCTGTAAGTCTGAGTGTATGTAAACTAGGATAAAGACTAGGCCACCACTTCCAAAATGCATCAACATATGGATTATGTTCTCTGTTTGGAATTATCTTTTTACCTTGTTCTTCTAATACTTCAAAGCTATTGTATTTTGTTGTAGTAGGATATGCACCGTGTTGTTTTATTTCGTCATACCACTTACTACTTAAATCTGGACTACAGTAAGCACACTTTAAATTACATACGTTACTAAAACTTATTTCAAGGTAGGAAGGGTTAATATCATTTGTTCTTGCATTAAGAACATCAAACGTCCTAGGCTTACTCCAACTGACATTTGATTTATAAACACGATCACTAAAATGTTCTTTGCCCATATCTTCAACACGCCAACAGTAGTCGCAACCAGATGGACGTTTACCGTCAAGCATCATTTGCATTTCTTTTTTCTTATGTTGTGTGTTGTGTAGGGCGGCTGGATTCTTTTCTATTTCGTGTATAGGAATCTTATGAACAGGTGGATGGTGGCAACTATGATTCATTCCTGTTTGCAAATATAGTGTATGTTGTAACCATTTTGCTAAACAAAAACTAGGGCTGATTCCATTTAAGTCATCACGTACCCTGTTAAGTTGATCTATAATTTTTGACATAATAAAGCATCTATTCTAAAGTATCCTCAACCTGATCTTCTCTTACCTGAGCTCCAAGTCTACTAGGATTAATATATACTTCTTTAAAGAAACGAGAACCTTCTTTACCTAAGTCTGCTATTTCTAAGCCAAGTTCTGATCTAATGTCATATCCTAGTTTATTACTTTCTTCTTGTAACTTTGCATAGTTCCATTTCATTCCAGTTCTTGGACATAGTTGATCTGAAGACTGTTCAAAATTTGGCAATACATTTTCTTTAAAATAATTTGATAACCAATCAAAGTCTCTAACGTTTTTCCAATCCCAACTTTCTCTTTGAATGTTTGTCATATGACATCCAAGTCTAGCACCATAGATTGCCCACAGTCCATTCTCAACATCATCACCAACACTCATCCAAGTTAGTAAACGTTTATAGTTTTTATTGTGTACTTTAGCTTTTAGATATAACGGATCTATTACATCTCCATCTACTAATCCCATCTTAACACCTTCACGGAAACCTGCTCTCCAGGCTTGAAGAGGACTAGCATTATTCATAACATCACAGTAAATATTATTCATTTGTACATAGTTAATATTCCAACAGAAATCAACCTGAGCTCGTTTATCTCCTGCTGGTGCATTTTCGTGTGTTTGCATTCCATATACAACTTCTTTTGGCCAACACTTAATACCACCATTACCATATACAAGACCGTTAACTATATTCTTACCAGCCCAACTAATAACGTCAGTATCTCTAATACGTTCCATATCTACTTCAATGCCAAAGAAATCTTCTTTAACAATGTTATCAGCATCAATGCCAATAAATCTATCTGTCTCTGCCAAGTCTGCCGCGGCTTTGTGTGCGGCGTCACTTCCAAACACACCATGACTTCTTTTAGCCCATGGTGCTTTTTCAATTAAATTATTATAGTTCTCATCTGCGTTTGGTTCATCATAGCTAATAAAGACTATATCAAATTCATTGATACTAACCATTTTGCTCATTTAATTCTTCTCCGTTTGTACTTACTGTTACGTAATTATTTCTAAAAACTATAAGTGGATCCTCTGGCCACTTAAAACTTAAATTAACTTTTGATTTCTTTTGTAGTAGATTTTCTACTGGTACTTGAAATGCACCAACTAAATTATCAATGCTATTGTCGCATACTACAAATTTCATTTGTTTCCTTCCATCAAAGTAATATAGTTCAGAGTCTTTAATATTGCTGTCTATATAAGCAGTATTATCTACTACGTTAATATTTATGTTAGATTTATCTTGTACATTTCGTTGCAGTATTCTTTTAGTTCCAAGGAAGTCCTGATTACGTATAAGACTAGCACTTAACGACCATCCATAGTTACTAAAGACTGTTTTTGCATATAAACTAATATTGTTCCAGTCAACCTTCTCATTAATTGCAGTAGGAAGCTCAACAATTTGTTTTCCATTTTTAAATAAAGTTAATGGATCAACTTCAATACTGCTTATTAAATAGTCTGGATCGTTTTTCTTAGTAATATAGATATCTAATAATTTATTCTCAGATGATGCAATTTCCGTTATATCACTTAAATTTTTTAATCCTCTGATGTTACCTTTATTAGCTTCTATTACTATTTTTGCATCTTCATAAAACACTTTAGCAAATATTTCAGTAGCAGTAGGGTCAGCATCATATGTAAATGGGGTTAGCTTATTATGTTTTGCTTCAATGATTAATGTAGTGCTACGAAAATCAATATCCCATTTTTCATTTATCATATCCCATATCATACCATATCTTTTTAAACTGGCTTGACCTTTGATAATTCTTTTGCAAACAGGATTCCAAGATTCTGCTTCCATGAAATTTTCTTTATCTTTTATTTCATTAGGAGTATTAGTAATCTTTTTTATTTTTCCAGAGGTCTTTTCAAAAACAATATAATATTTTCTTTTATTATAATGAGGATTAGTCCCCTCGTTTCGCTGTGCTTGTAAATGCTTGTCTGTGTCCATCAAATATTTCTTTTGTTAAAAACTCTTGTTCTCCGTAATATAGATTAGTGTTTATAGCAAAGTTCTGAATTTTAACTTTAGCTCCACTACTAATCCAAGTATTCAATCTATCTGTCCACTTTGGCCAGAATCCTATACAGCCATCACTTAACGTTGTAAGCATATTAACTGTTTTAAAAATATCGTTATGCAAGTTTTTATTTTCGTAGAGTACTACAGTATTAAGTATACTATGCATAATATCATTATTATAATATTTTGGTCTATGTTGTTCTTTAAAGTATTTTGCAAATACAGATCTCCAGTCTTGCATAAATGGGTCAGCAAGTTTATGATATGCTAATGCTAAATCAGTATCGTGTTTAAAGTAATACATATTTCCATATACAATATCCATATCGTAATCTTCTTTATATATCTGTAATTTTTTATTTTCTAATGCGTCACCTTTAAAATTATAAGACTCATTAAAGAAACATATATCATATTGATCAATTAAGAATTCCCATATACTATCATGATTTTCTTTTACTAAACTAGCAGGGTCAATTACTATATTATGCAAATAAGGTGTTGCCCAATATAACTGCCAATCATTACATCTAGTAGTTTCACTTGAACCAAATGGAAGTTCTATCATATGATCAAATGCATCGTGATAATGATGAGGTATTCTATCTTTATAGTTTGTAACAATAGCTACACTGGCATCTTTATTATGAGTTTTAATACTATAAGCCAATGCTGTTGCTTGTTCATATTCATAATCCTGCATAGCAGGAATTACATAACCTTGTCCTTGTTTATGTTCCTGCATTAAGTGTCTCCAATACTTTATCTTTAATTCTACCTAGTGAACGTTTATTCATAACGTGTACATCTTGGTCTTGTGATTTTACTAAAATGTTTTTCCATTCTTCTTTTGGATCGTGTGCTATAAATATCCACTCGTTATCATTTGTCGCTTCGATGATATCATCTTTCTGACTCATATTAATTAGTGGTGTGTTGTCAAAGTTTCCAAACATATCTTCTTGCCCAATCATTCCTGTAAGTAAATGAACTGCTATACTTACACAATAGTCTGTTCTAAATAGTTTACTTGGAAAGTTATACAGATACTGATAAAACTCGTAGTTATCAGCAACGTGAGCCCACGTGTCAAAAAACATTTTACTAAAATCGCTACGGTCAAAGTACACTACAGTACTCCACCACATCTTAATACCTGCATCATATAACATTCGTTCTCGTTCAGCAGGAGGTTCGTTTCTTAGAGTTAATGCATTATCAAACATTATAACACTCTCACCAGCGTCAAAGTATTTTAACAATACATCTGTTTTAACAATGTAATCAATATCTAGTAATAGTGTTTGTTCAAATGGACTGTATTCGTAAATTTTATGTTTGTTACTGTTACTAAATTGTGCATTAAATTCTGTCCACGGACTATCATAGTGACGTCTGTGGTTTTCTTTCATCTCATCATTTGTCGTGATAATGTAATCAAAACATTTATTGATTAATTTTTCATCTTGACTTTGCTCAAGCCATTGCTCTGATCCTACATCAGTAACTAAGGCTACTGGAAGTTTAAGATTTTTCTTTACGTATAAGGCGGCAGTCATTGCCATACTAACATAATCTAATTGATCATTGTTGTAAGCAAAAAAGCATACACCTTGTTTGTCGGCGTATTCTTTCATTACCAATCCATTATTTTCTTAATGTTCCTTGCCTTCTTTAGACGTTCGTTCTCAATATCAAATTCAGTAGTAGCACTAGTGTAAGCATCAACAAGTTTATCCATAAGTTCTTTTAAACTTTTTACAGTAACAGGATTTTGTCTACTATCAATTACTATAGCACTTTTCTTATCCATATCTAATAGTGTTTTTATAAATGCAATCGTTTCGTGATTAGCAATAAACACACCACCAAGATAGTGTACTATCTGTAATTGTGCTACTCTATTTCGGATATTTCGTTTTTGGTTGTTTATAGTTAAGGCATAATTACTGAATTCTAATGCCTTTTCAAGTCTTTCATCCATATTAGAGTATACTCCTTTATCGTATATAATTATATACGTACATTATAAAGTATTTATCGATGTGTGTCAATGGTTAATTATGGAGTGGGTAATTGGTAGCCAGGCGTTACATCTACTGATTTCCATTCTTCTATTTGTGTAACACTTGGTGCAGTTCTAGCTAAAAATTGACGTAATGTTCCTAATGTCATAAATGAAGCATTACCATCAGTTGGTACTGGTGTTAATGCTGGAGTAGAATGTCCAGAAGTTAATGTAATAGGTTGCGTTATAGAAAATACATCGTCGTCATCTTCTACTAATATAACTTTAACAAAAACATTAAACTTACCAGCATCTTCTGTACCTCTTAATTGTAATCTTATTCTTCTACTATTATATTCACCAGCTACATAAACATATGCGTAAGCATATGCGTAGTCGCCTGTTGTATATCTAAAAACACCTGCATCTAATATTGTATTCCACGCACCATCAAATGTTATTCCGTTATAAAAACCTTTTGGTGCTAATGTACTTGTTGACAATATATCTTTTGGATCAGCATCATCTTGAACTACTCTACAACCTTCTGCTCCAATTCTTATACTATCAAATTGTTCAAATATTTGTCTCCAAGTATCGTTACCAGCTGATCCGCCTGGTTGCATAGATAGTTCTAGTGTTAACTCTCCGCCACTATTAAAAAAATGTCTAGCTTCGTTGTAATCGTTAAATTGAAATCTATGAACACAATATAAGTCTTGGTCCCAAGCTGTAGTGTTTGTAGTTTCTAAAACATCTAGTGTAAGGTCTGACCATTCTGTTTTAAATTTATCAGTTTCAAATGTAGCAACTTTATCAACAAGTGAATTATATAATACAGGTGAAATTGGATCTGTATGATTGGCCGCTAACTTTGAAAGTAGTCTAGTAGGGTCATCGTTAATATGATATTGTCCAGCATTAACTTGAACAATAGCTTGGTTCATATCATTAGCTTCAATAAGTTTACCTACTGTTACCGCAGGTGTTATTGTAACATTTGATTGTCCCCAACCATATCTTCTATTATCATTTTTTGTGTTATGGTTATTGTCAAAGGTATAGGTTCCGCCAGTCCAGATCTCATTATAATATGTAACGAGATCGTTTAAGTGAGAAGCTGTTATCTTCTCGCCTGTGTATACTGTAGCGGGCCTATTTAGCATTTACTTTACCCCAACTATAACTTCAATAACGCCTTCACCTTCAGTAGTTTTCTTTTCTAAAGCTCTACCTAAAACGTGTGACCATCTAACATCATCGCCAGCTTCCATTGCGTGACCTTCTATATCACTTGATATAAGTCTGTCACCTTTATTAACTTTTCCAGTAACTTTACAAGGAACTCTTCCCATTAAAGCAACGCCTACAGTAAACATACCTTCGGGTGCTTCTAATGTTGAGTTCATTAGCAATGCTGGATTTGTAGTAACTACTCCAAGTACTTTAGGATCTTTTGTATGTTTGCTAGATGTAACTTCAAATTTGTTTTCATCTTCAGCATCCATCATTATTACAGTTCCTGGTTCAAATTGCTCATCAGCTGTATACATCTCTGCAACGTCTGCGTATTGTGCGTGTGTTGCAGTTCCGTGAAACTTCATAGCTGACGCTGTAACTGTATTTAAAGTGATACCAGTTTTGATTGTTGCTACACTACCTGTACCACCATCTAAAAAATATTGATGATAATCAGTTTCTGAAGTGTTAAGAATAAAGTCAGCATCTGAACTTGCCATTGATACTGGTATTCCGTTTGCTCTTGCAACAAATACATTGTGGTCTACGTTAGTATTATCTTTAACAGTAATCATACTACTTCCAGCATCAACACCTAACCATGTTGAGCCACTTCTTAAGTACATTACTTTTTCTGATGGTTTCCACCAAATCTGACCTTCAATTGGATTGGAAGGAGCAGTTTCACTAGCAAAATTCTCTAATAAGCTAACTGAGTTTTGTGCAATAGCTTCACCGTATCCAATATAATCCTTACCAACTAAACGCAGGCTGGTTTCAGTGTTTAGTGTATCGTCTGCTACACTAATCGTTCCACCGTTTTTATTAATTGTATATGCCATGTTTAAACTCCTGCTCTAATTCTTAGAGTGTATAGTACCTCTAATTTTCTGTTATTACTTTTTTGGATAGGATGAAAAATTAAATGTGTCAAGAAGTCGCCGTTATCAGTAATTAGTGCTATCTCATCAAACACAAAACTATCAGCGTCATCAAAATCTGATGCGTTGTCTAATGCTGGACCACTTGCGTCCGGTTGGTTGTAATCTAATACAACTTTACATTCTAAGTCTGTGTATGGTTGATTCTTAGCATTGTTTACTGTAAATTCGGTTACAGATACTTGTAGTGGGTTTGAACTTGGGTTGGCTCCTATTGTCGCCGGGCTTGGTGAATATAATCCACCTGTTGATCCAGAAACTTTAGGGTCTTTGTATGTAACGTTGCCGTTAGCATCAATGGTAGTACCACCATAACCAAATGCCAGTTTTCCAATAAAATGATTATTGCTATTAGTAGTCTGATTAGCCATAGAATTTGCTACAGCCAATGCAAAGTTCTCAAAGTTAATTGCATTGTACTTGTTTAGTAGCACTTCTTGGGAATCAGCGTCTCTAATTACAACGTGACCTTCAACTCCTAGATGTGATTTATCGTTTAATGTTTTCATATCCTATTCCTTATACACTATTTATGATATTCATAAACTAGTATTATAACTCTATTCCTTTACCAAAGTCTTGCAACTCTTGTGCAGTCTCTGATACAGGTGTACTCAATAATGAACTGCCTGTTTGATTATAACTTACAGTATCATTAGCAAATGTAAGTTGATAGTTTGATATTTGAACTACAGCATCTCCAGTATCTGCTGATACTATAAATGTCTGTCCTACTGCTCTTTTCATTATTTTTAATGTAGTAGCATCGGTTTTAGCATATTCAATTATCTCTCCACCAACATATACAAATCCTGTGTCATCAAATGCGGTTGTACTTGCTATTGCTAAATCTGTACTATCTTCATCTATTGCAGAAGTTAGTGTAGATTTTTTAGCATCAAGTAAGGCATATGCTTTCACATTGCCTGCCGCATCTTGTATATGTGTAAATGTTCTTGAAGTGTTTGCGTATGTGTTACCTGTTGCGTTTGTTTGAACATTAATACGTAACAATTCAAGTGGGTCTATATTTACAAAACTGTTTCTTTTCTCATCAGCATTAACATTAAAGTTATATGGTGATAAGAAGTTTATTGCTTCTATAGTATCTGCTGGAGTACTAGTAAAGTCTCCACCTGTTACTATGTCTGTGCTATCTGCTCCAACATATGTAGTTCCATTAAATGTTGGAGTAAAATCTTGTGTGTTAAGTGTAATTACGTGTGTAGGCGTATCAGTTACAGTTATAGAAGTTTCGTCAATAACTTTATAGTTAGTCTTAACTGCACTTATTTTTGTATGGAAAGGTTTAACTTCATTTATGTAGCCTATCGCATTTACTAAATTATCTTTCTTAAATGTTCTTGAAGTAGTATCAATTTGACTATCAACTTCAATTTTAACATATGTTGTTTTTCTAATCCAATTTGTTTGAGCAAAAGAACTTAATGTATAATCAACTATACTAAAGAATAATTTGTTCATCTTTAGTTTATGATATTCTACAAATATATCTTTCTTTAATGCTTCAATAAGAACTTGCCAATACTCAGAAACAAATGTATGATCCCAACCTTTTGAATCCCAAGGTGTCATATCAAATCCATCTGATGGACTTAATAAGTCTACATCAAAACGAACTGTACTATTTTTCTTATGTACTAGAATCCATTTTGCAGTATCGCTATTGTAATAATAAATTTCACTTCTGTCAAGTTTTAATGCACTATCATATATAGGTAGCTGAACTACACTATGGAAATCTTTATCTATGTCAGTCTCAAGTTTATCTGTATCTGTAACTGTAGCTGTATAGTTTAATGTACCCAAGTATGTGTTTAATGTATAGTCTTTCCAATTCCATAAGTATCTAGGAAAACTATTTGCTAATAATGTTTTATTCCAACTATCTTTGTACTCGTCGTGTAAGTTTATATCTTCTAATAACTTATTAATTGTTATAATTGCGTTACGTCTTGCAGTAGTTAAATTATTAAACCAAGTTTGTCCAATACTTAATTCGTCACCGTACTTGTTAAATCTATGTAAAGTTTGATGTGGAATCTTTCTCAAACTCTTATCCCAACCTGCTAAATTATATTTCATTCCTTCAATATAGTATTCTGGAATAGTATCTAAGTCTTTAGTTATTAATGTCCATTCGTTATGAGATTTAAATTTATCTCCTACTAAATTAATTTGTAATACTGTACTTGTATCTTCAACATAATAACTAACATTGTCAATAATAAAAGTTTCATTGTCTAATACTGCAAACCAACTTATTCCATTGGCTGTTGGGTTTTCAATAATGTTTGCAACATCAAATGCTGATAAAGTTCTTGTTCCGTTTATAGTAGTTTTATTTTTAACCCAGTAGTAGAATACATCAGTGTATGTACCTGTGTTAGAATTGTATTCTTGTTCTTGTGAATAATAATATAATGTTTCTCTGGCTGTAGCGTCATATACTGAGTAAGCTTCTCCTGTTGCAGTAACACCAAACATTTCTTTTTGTGATGTAACTGATTCAGCATAATCGTCTGGAGCAACTGTAGATTTAATCCACTCCCATACTACAATTTCACTTCCTGGATATAGTTTACCCCACATATCTTTTTTATATGATATACTACCTTGATCATAATCATAGTAACGTACTTTACTTGTATCCCACCATCTAGTTCCTACTTGTTCTTCTCCCCAAGCATTATCATCTTCAATAAAACGATTTGTGTCTGTTGACAAGTTATATATTGCATTATCATTTACACCTGAATAATCTAAATTCTGTTCTGCGATACCTGGTATAATTTTTCTCATTGGGTCGTATGCTTCAAGTTGAACCTTTGTTTGATTTGTTTTATGATTGTATATAATAATACTATCAACATCTGCATTTGATGGTCTTGCTATAGTTTGTCTTACAGTAGTTAATCCTACTGCGTCTGTAGTTGATACAAATGTTCCATTTATAGTACCATTGTTACTTGATACAACTAAAGTTCCTGTAGGTAAGTTCCAATGTGATTTTGTTAATGCGGAATCTCTTTGTGTATGGTTTGCAAACCTAGTAGTTACTAATGGCATAATTGAAACTGCGTTACCACACTCTTTAATAAACTCATCTATGTAGAAAATTCTACCTGCGTTACTTCCTGTACCTAGTTTAGTAACTTTATGTATTCCATCTATGTTAGGTGTAGTGGTTGTGTTTAATAACATAACAAAGTCACCTACTTGTAATCCGTGATCAATATTTGTTGTTACTTCTGCATCATTACCATCACTTGTAGCTGTACCTGCACAAATTCCACAATGTGTTCCATCAACACTCTTAGAGTATAGTGGAGAATGATTTTGAATTACTTGTAGTACATTGTATCCAAAGAATTTTGTATTAATACCTTCAACATCAGATATTTCAAAATCACTATCATCTGTAATTAATATATTAAATGTTGCTGGATCTAAACTTGGATCAACTGGTGCACCACCGAATTGATTTATATCAAATGTATTTTGTACAGTTCCTTCAGCGGCCTCAAGTGTTCCTGTAGCAATACCTGCTATTGAGTTAAAGTCTGTATTACCAAGTGTTAATGATTGTCCTGTAGATGTTATTTTAATTCTGTTTGCATCTGCTGTAATTGTTACTTCAGTATTGTTTGCAGATGTTAATGCAGATTGTATTTGACTAATAGCTGAATTCATTCTAGTAGTTACATTTACACTACTTGTTGTTGCTGTATAAGACTCATTTAATCCAACTGTAGTTCTAGCAGTACCTGCAACTGACATTGTTGTGTTAGTACTTGTTAGTTTTAATTGACTATTCTCATCTGAAGCTGTTACTGAAAATAAGTTTGAAGTATCATTAATTTGAGAAACTATATCAGATAAGTTTAATGCAACAGATTGTTGTTGTACTTCTGTAGGAGGTGCAGTAACTTTTCCACTTGCTGGAAATCCTAAATCAGTATTAGTAGCACCTGCGGACAATGTTAATGTTTCATTAGGATCTGTTGTTGTAAATGTAAGTTCTAATAAGTTTGCAGTAGTAACTATACTTGCTGTTAATCCTGTAATACTTGCATTATTAATTGCGTTCATAATTTCAGTAGTCGTCATTTGATCTGGAATATGTGTTAGTGTTATTGCTACTGCGGCATTCTGCGTTGGTTGTGCATTAAGAGTTAATACTTGACCATTAATAGTCCAACCAGTTTCAAGTACACCGTCTATAGTTACACTTGCAACACTATAAGTACTATTTGATAATGCTTGTGATATTGTATAAGCTGTCTTAATGAGAGGTTGATGAGTCAGTGTAATATCAACTGCCTCACCACCTGTCATTGTTGGATTGTTAATTGTAACAACCTGTCCATTCAGAACATAGTCTGAAGTTGGTACGATGGTACTGTCTACTTCCACTTTAAGAACACTCCAGGTACTCGGACTTAAACTTTGATTAATTGTAAAATCTGTTTGACTTGCTGTAGCTGTATTAGTTTCTGTTATATCAGCTGGTGCAATATTATCTGCGTTAAATGATTCAGTTACGTCTGCTGGTGTAATATCAAAATTAATTAATGTACCATTAACTGTAATTTGTTTACCAGTTACATCTGCAAAACTAGCATTACCAGAAGTAGCTCTCATAACTGCATCACCAGTAACTACTGTAACGTTCTGTGATTTACTAAATCCAATACTTACACCATCAATAATTAATGTCTCACTTGGTAAGAATGTTGGACTTACTACAGTACCTACTGCTTCTATATCTTGATATTCTGTTGCTGTATCATTAAATGTAACTGTAGTACCTGCAATGTTTGCAACTGTTCCATTAGGAAATACTGGGTTAGTTACTGTACCAATCTCTTCTATGTTGGCGGCAACTTCCGTAAGTCCTGTAAAGTTAACACTACATTTCCATAACTGTCCTTCATGTCTTACTAGGTCATCTTTCTTATAACTTGTAGTAGAATTCCACGTAGGAATTGTTGCGTATGATTCTGTAGAATCAAAAACATTTATTTCAGATGAATTTGATATATAATATTTTGTTTCTGTTGTTAATGTTTCTCCACCAGTTAATATTTCTGATGATGAATCGTCATAGCTTAATGTTTCAAATGTTGTTGCTACGTCATTTATAATCTTTTTTGTATCAACTTGAGATAAGTCAATAGATAAAGGTAAGTTTATAATATCACTTGATACTATTTCCATCTCAAATGGTTCTTGTAAATTATCATTACCTAATGTTGATTGTCTGAACATATATTGTTCAAATGCTGATAGGCTTGTTGTTCCTCCATCGAGTATAGTTGATCTACCAAATCTTTCAATCGCACCTTTGGTACCTTTTTGTTTAATAACACCTTGATGAAAGTTTGTAATAGTATTTTTGTTTAGTCCTAATCCACTTACCCAATCTTTATCAATGTTACCTATAGTTAAATCTTTTGATTTAGTAATTGCTGAATTAAATTCATCTACATCAGTTCTATAAATGTCATCAACGGCTTGAACTGCACTATCAAAGTTTTCAACAATATGATCACCGAACACCAAGTAACCTGGTGCATTCTTTTCACCATTCCATTCTTGTGTACGTTGACCTCTTATTAATAATCTTTGTTGTCTTTTATTTTTAACATCGTCATATAAGTCAACACCTAATGCTGTTTTATTTTCAAATATTAATGCGTGTTCAAAATTTGTAGTAGCACTAGTAATACTTCCAATAAATGCTTGTTCTTTAGTTTCAATAGATACTGTTCCATCTTGTCTGTTTATACTTAAATCGCTATGCTGAATCTTATTACTATACATATCAAGTATATTATTGTTATTGTAAATTAATGTGTTATAAGGATATACATATCCACTAGGTGGTGTATACGAAACTCTTCTTCCTATTTGTAATATGTAAGTATCTTTTTCTTCAGCAGTATTTGTCCAATTAACAAAGTCAGCGGCATTTTGGTCGCCTGCAAATTGTAATGTGTATCCTTTGCTTTCTAAATAGTTCCAGTAGCCTCTGATGAAATTATACACGTCTTGTATCTTAGAAACTTTAGTATCAAATTCTAATGTGCTAGGTGTTGTTACAAATTTATTATATCTTCTTACAGTAGCATTATTAATCGTTTGTAATTCATAGTCATTGCCACCGTTACCTAAATTAGGTTCAAAGAATTTAAATTCTCTTTTATTATCTGATACACCAGATACTTTATATGCATCTGCAGTTTTAGTAATAAGTAAAATAGATGCATTAACAAAACTATTAGACTGTCCTTCATACATTGATATATTATAATCACTGCTACCAAGTTCAAAGTCACCGTAGTAACTAGTTTCTCCAAATATACTTAAAAGATGTTGACTACTATATCCTTCAAGTTTTTGTAATAGTTTTGTTGTTAAATTTTTATATAATTCTTTTTGGTTATTATCTAACTGTTTTCTTTTAAAGTAATTGTGTTGTGCTTGTGATATTCCGTTAGCTACAAATGAAACTTCTTTTAAAGATAATTCAATACCAGGTGCTACACTTAAACTAGTACTATAAGAAAGAATTGGTATACCAGTAAAGTGTTTACCTCTGTCTACCATACTCATTGCTGATATTTTTGTAGCTGTTGTTTTAAATCTTGCTGTACCTATTGTACTTTGATTATCGTCTAGTATATAAAACTCTTCTGAGTCTACTAGGTTTGAACTAGTAGATACTTTTATTTCATTAACAACTTTATAAGTTTCACCAGGCATAGTAAAACAAGAACTGTTTATATATTTCTTATCATATGATGAAGCATAGTCTCTAACTTTTCCTGGTTGGAAATAATCTGACCAAGCTCTAGCTGGATTTAATTTCAACATAGCATTAACAGTCATAGCTTGACCTAATGCAGATTGTCTCCATTCAATCTCTACAGGACCCCAATCACCAAACACAAAGTCTTGAGATGCATCAACATTTGTTGGCGTACCTAAAACATTATGTGGACTTTCTAACTGTCCATTAGGTTTTACAGGACAATTATTTGTAAAGTCCCAATTACGTCTTGCGTATTTTATATCTTGTTTTTTATTTGGATATGCTTGTGGTGCAACTGTACCTACGTTTAACGCACCTATTAGTGCCGCACGTTTTGTAGCATCTGTCCAACTATAATACGTATCCCACCAAGTAGGTTTAAACGCATAGCCTAGCATATGCCAAGGTGTTAAGTGTGGCGTAGCAGTACCAAACAACGTCATGTATGCACCTTTATAATGTCCTGGCAGTTTGTTAGTACCAAACTTACCTCCAACACTTAATGAGCTATAATTCCAAGTAAATGTATCGTTAACATCATAATAGTTTTCAGTATTAAATGATGTCTTTTTATTTTGTATAGCCCACTTCTCATAAAACTTTTCTAAATAATTATCAACGGTTGCTAAATCATACCAAGCACTTATATGATGACTTGGCATATAATCAGTAGGAGTTTTATATTTGTCTTTTATAATGCTATCATCTCTGTACATTAAATCTTGTGTAACTAGTCCAGCATATATTCTTTTTTCTAAATCAAACAATGCCGCGTGTACAGGATCAAAGTTAGCACCACTTACGTTTGTAATCTGTCCGTTAATTGTATAAGTAGAACCATCGTGTGTATATAATGTTGATCCAACTACTTGAGGTTGCATACCAAAAGCTAGTCCAAGTTTAACCATACTCTGTGGAACAAAGCATTCACTATCCATTTGATTGTAAACTACTTTAAGTATTGGACTTGTATTTAAATTATCAAGTGATGCGTATGTAAGTTTTAAATATATAGTATCACCTATAAAATCATAATCAGTATCTTTTAATAATATTCTTTCTACTTGGTTATTGTTACCATCGTTTTCAGTTAGATATACATACAAGTGATCTCTAATATTTTGATCACCGTGCATATTAAATTTTGTTTTAAAATCATATATTGTAATATTTGATATAGTAAATGTTTCAGTATCATAGCTGTTACTATAAACCATATTAGAATCAATATAAAGTTCTGAATCTTTTTTATTTCTAATAACTTCATTAATTGCTGATTCAGTTAAAAGTTTTATACTAGAATTATTTGCTCCTACTGAATATAATCTTTTAGCCTGTGCTAAAAATCTTTTTCTAAAAGCATACCATTCGTTAGCTTGTTCGTTAAGTGTTGCAGTTATATTTAAATTTGTATCTGAGTAGTTTATATCATGCATTATACTAATGTCAGGGTGTATAAACATAGTACCACCATAGTATGGAGTATGTACAATACTAGCATAATTATTTTCACCAAACATAGTTCCAGAGTAACCTGGATTGACTACAAGTTTATCTAACCAATGATCAATAGTTTCACTCATAGTAAATGTTTTAATACATTCATTATTAGCATTATGTTCTAATGTTTCTGGAAAACTAATATTTGTTGTTGGATTAGTTTTATCATTGCTCACCCAGTTAAAGTCAACTAGGTCACCTTTTGTGAAAGCACTCTCATCTATTACAGTACTTGTAGCACCAACAGTTACTAATGAGTTAGAAACTTTGTTGCCATTTATTGTTACGTCATAAAATAATCTATCCCAATTCTCTGAGATTGACATTGAAGCCATTTCATTTGCGTCTGCAAATATACTAAAGTTATCACCGTCACTGTTTGCTCCTGTTACTATTGTAATTTCTGTTCCGTTTCTAGTAATGGTTATAGCAGGTATTGGATTAGAGCCTGGATTTTCAATATCAACTTGCCCAACTTTAAATGTAATTGTGTAACCTGTTAAGTTATTAATTTTAATTGTTTGGTTAACACCTAATAAATGTCTAGTGTTTTTATGTGATTCATTGTAAGTACCGTTGTTGTTACACTTGGCTAATACAAGCATATTACCTTTAACTATTACATTATATTCTTCAACTGGTCTCCAATTATCAGTACCAACTGGTATAGTCAATGGCGTATCAGCAATAGTAATCTCATATTGCTTTTCTTCTCTAGCACTTGTTAATTCTCCCGACGGTCTGTAAAATGTATGTAAGTTATTTTTAATTTTAATATGGTTATAACCTTCTACCATTTTTGAATAACTTTGATCTCTAACTGCGTCGTCGTAACTCTTTTTATATTCTTTAGTTAATAAATAATTTTCAAATTCATATTCAGCACCCTTTGGTGTATCTTTGTAACTTAATATATGTCCAATTTCTGGATCAACAAAAGTACCTGTTCCAACTTTATATCCAAAAATCTTTTCTCCAGCAAATCCTGTGCCGAGGATAGTTTCTAAAGGAACGCCATAGTAATCATAAAATCTATACAATGGATATTGATTGGTTTTTATTTTTTGTTGAGCTAATGTAATTGTACTATTTGTATAATAAACATCTGCATAGTTCCAATCTGCGTAAGCTGTACTTGCTACAGATTCAATATTCATTGTATCGTTTTCAGCTAAAGTTTTTACTACTGTAGGTGTTGTTGAAGTTTTCTTATAAACTTTAGTATCACTATTATCAACATAAACATAAGTAGATCCTATTGGAAAGTCAGTTAAACTTTCTCCACTAACTACACCATAGTTAACTTTTCCTATACTGTTTGGAGTAATATGTTTTGCGTGATTCCATAAATCTAATCCAGTATCATATTCTATAATAGGCCTTTGTGCTATTCTATATTCTTTTAAAATTTCTGTAAAATCATATGTAGGAATTAGTTCTTCTACTTTATTAATTGTAGCAAAGTTAACCCATCTGTTTCCTCTACTCCAAGCTGTTTGAAATACGTCTGCTCTGTCAATAACAATGTAATCTTTTTTAGGATAAGGAACACTACCGTGATCCCATTTGTCATTGTCATCATATTGATCTAGTGCATTAATAAGAGCAAGTTCATCAGCAGTAATACCTGCAACGTTTGCTAGTGTATATACTCCACCACTAAACGTTGCTTCTACTAATTTTTTAATTGAAACATCACCTGTGGTTGCATCTACTTGAGTAATGTATATAGATTCATTGTCGCCTTGATTTGTATGTATCCAATCACTATTAAACTTTATTAAAGTTCCTGATAAAAACTGTGTAGGGTTAGACTTAATACCATTAAATTTAAAACCATCAAATATAGGTAATCTATTTGTATCAGCATTGTAAGCATCAATTACTAATTGAGGTGAGAGGTTTCCAGCATTGTAATAAGTATTATCTATATTTGGAGATACTCTTACTACTTCACTTTTATCCCAAGTACCAGGATTATCTGATGAATGTTTAACAACATTTCCATATACCTTAACACCATTTTCATCTTTATATAATTCTAATTTTGTTTCTGGGTTGGTTGCTGTTACTAGATAAGTTTTATTTTCTATTTCTGCCGCCCAACCTGTTCCACTAAATTTTATAAGCATTCCAACTTGTAATACAAAAGAATTATTATCGTCAGTTAGTTTATATGCTGGTATACTTTGCATTTCAATTAATGGATTTGATGCAACATTTCCATTGTTATTATATGTAGTAACATACTTACTTTCATATACTGGCATCTCTTCTACCCATCTATAGTTTTTGTAGTTTAAAAATTTATCAACATTAATAGGTGGACTAAAAGTATGTTTACTTGATGAATACGAAGCATTGTAATTATAAGTTTCAAAGTTTTGATTTATTGAATATGCTATATCATCAAATGCAATTTTATTAGTTAATTCGTTATTATCTGAATAAGATACAATAGCAGGTTTTAATTGAGTTTTATTTCTAAGGTTAGTATCAATACTAGGAGTTACATAAGTATCACTTGATACTGAATGCTTTCCATTTTTACTTCCTACGTAACCATTAACTTGGCCTAGAGGTCCTTTAGAAACCATTTGGTCAAGAGTACTATCTAGCCAACTCTTATTAATGTTTGTTTGAAAAACATTAGGTAAGAAATTACTAGTTTTAATCTTGTTTACCTTATTTGGGCCTGCTTTCTTTTTAGCCATTTATTATGTTCCTGCTCTAATGTTTTCGTCTGTTATATTTTGAATAATGTCAATATCGTTAACACTTACATCTGAAATAATAAGTTCATCGCTGTTTGGTGTAAATTCAAACATATCACCAAATACACTACCTGCACCTTGTGGTACAATAACAAAACTACTTAACACACCTGCAAGTTTCTTATGCACGTATGCCGCTAGTTCTGTAAAGTAGAATGTTTCTCCAAAGTCCCAATTTGAAGCATCAAAGAATTCTTTAATAGCCTCAACGGTTTTGTTTTTTAAATCACTGTCAGTTATATTTGATCCTATAAGTTTAATTACTCTAAATCTTGCCTTTAATGAATCATCTGCGTTTGTACCAAAAAGACATTTGTATCTTACTGGCTTATAAACTATAGTATCACTCATTGCTTTCTTTTCACCTATAGATGCAAACAGTTGACCTAGTTCGTAACTTGTTGGTGGTGCTGGCATATTTGTAACTGTACCTGCTAACCAATTTTTATATTCTGTATCGTATGCTGTAGTTAATGCAAATACATCAATAACATTTGTAAAACTTGGATCAACAACTTGATTGTCAGAAGCAATATGCTCCCATTCAAAGTTTAGGTTTTCTTTACCTCTGTAAAAATTGTCACCAATAGATATGTTTTCAGTTCCTACTGTATTATAAAATACATCTGGATCATCTGGTCTACTATCTGCATTACCATCAATTAGAACTGTTCTATAAGTGTTTGTTGCTATTTGATCATAACCATATACATAAAACTTTCCTAGTTTAGAAATGTTATTATTTAAAACACCCAATGCTTGTATACTATCTCGTTTTGCTTTTTTAGTAAACGAGCTAATTTCGTTTTCATTTTGAATGTTACCAAGTTTAACTGCATTACTATTAAAATTAAATCTTAAAGTTCTTAAGTAAATATCATATTGTTGATTAACATAATTAAAATATATTGACCAACTATCATCTGATAAATTAAAGTCTGTAGGGAAAACAGTACTAGTACTAAATGCACTTGGTGTAGTATCAACTTCCCAACTCTTGTTCACATAATTATATTTTACACTAAATGATTTTTTAGCATCAAGGTAAGTTATAATAATATCTCTTTCTCTATTGCTAAAGTTTCTTGATAGTGCAGGGTATATAATATCTATTGTACTGTTTGATGGAATTTCAGCATCAAGAATAATTGATCCTGTACCATCGTTTTGTACGCCAGTTGGTTCACCAGCATTTGTTCCTGTACCTTCAATACCAAGTCCGTAATTGAATACATCTACTACCTTTGCCCATTTACTACCACTTGTTGTAGTAAACTTAATTAAAGCACCAGGCGTAATATATTGCATATATGTAGATACTGTATTACCTACTCTAACAATAGAATTAGTATTGTCTGTTAGATATCCAGTTTTAACACCACTTACTGTTTGACTTGGACTTTGCCATGTCATGCCATCAGTTACGTAACTATGTTGTGTTTTTAATCCAATAAATGCATTTCTATATTTTGTGTAATATAAATTTATATACTCATCATTGTTAATAATATCTTTTACAAACTTTTCAAATGTTTGACTTGAGTTATATGTACCACTAGTTGATGATGTAGATAATTTTTCTTCTTGATATAATCTTGCATCATTTCCTTGTAAGTATAAATTACTATATTCGCCAGTAGGGTCAATAAATTTTGAATATCTACTGTGTCCACTAAATGTTCTGTTTATGCTTTTTACTTTTACTACTCCGCCTGTGTTGTTAGCTAAAATAGTATTGTAGTCTTGAGCAGTAATCATTCTGTCTTGACTTGCATAATTCTTTGGTGCGTTTTCTCTTATACTATCTAACGATTCACTTGAAGTAGCATTTGTTATTGCTTGTTTTAATTGTAAAGTAAACACCGCTGTATATGTGTTACCATCTTGTCCTGTATAGTTTACATTAATTTTCTTGTTAGTTAAATCATCTGGTCTAAGAACGTATGTTGTATTCTCACTAGATCTATACCAAACTCTAATTGTATCTTTTGGAATATTACCAAAAGTTCTATCAGGAAATAAAATTGATACTTGATTATTATCTCTAGTCTTAACACTAAAGATATCTCTGATTCCAGAAGCTAAATTGTTATATACTATATTACTATTAACATCTTTAACTTTAGTCCATTCTTTAACTACGTTTCCTGTAGCATTTACATTTTGTACAAAACAATCTGTGTTGTTAATGTTAGCAACATTAATATCAATAACGTTACTATCAATAGGGTCTGCTATTGGAAAATCTTGATATAATAAGTCACCTTGTTTAACACCAAAGAAGAAACCAGTGTTAGCACTACTAATTCCTCTACCATCATTTTTGAAATACATTCCAAAATTAGAAGATGAGTTAGGAGATTTTTCTTTGAATGTTAAATTAGTTTCATCGTAGTCACTGCTAACAATATTAAATGTTTTTGTAGAACCTGTTACAGTACCTTCTATATCAAACTTAATTTGGTTTGGTGTGTTGTTTAAATCATAAAAATCTGTTTTAATATTATTAAGTACTACACTTTTATTTGGGCTACCATATTGGTTACTATTTTGTAGTACTGCATTTATTATAGTAATAAAGTCATCTAAATTATTAACATCATTAGTGACTTCATATTTAATTTCTGTTCCGCCTAAACTTGTTCCGGCACTACCTATAACAGCTTCGTTTGTTTTAACACCAACAACTTTCATTTCACCATACGCAGGCACATTACGTCTTGGAGAGTATCCTAAGAATTCAGCTAGTTTAAAAACTGATTCTTGTTTTTCTGCTGTTGTTAAAAAATTATTTCTAGCATTGAGGTCTACTCTATATGCTAGGTTGTGTCCAAACTGAGCTACTACATCAAGTAGTGATACAAATTCAGCTGATTCAATCCAGTCGTTGTAATTTTCTGGATACGTATTGCTGACATAATCAACCATAGCAGTTCTAATAGTATCATAATCAAATGCTTGAAAATTAGCATTTACATATGATTCATAAACTACTGTATAGTCTTCTGCCGCAAATATTTTATTTTGTCTAGTTTTCTGTGCCATGATTAAAACTCTGCGTCCTGTTCCCTATCGAACTTAATTTGCAAATCTATTGCTGTTGTAGTAGGTATATATGTTAAATTTACGTTAATGGTAACATAATGTTCTTCTTGTCTTATACGAACATCTGTATCATTAACTGTAAAACGAGGATCATAGTTTACTACAGCAAATACTTCTTCTTTTATAGCGTCAGTAGTTTCATCATCTAACGGTTCAAATACATATAAAGGCAAATTACAACCAAATGTTGGGTTGGTCCATTTCTCACCTTTACGTATATGAAAATGGTTTAACAGGTCACGTTTAGCAAGTTCAAGGCCAGAAAGACCCTTACTAGTATACGGCTGTTCAACTGTAGTATATCCAATAATATCGCTCATACAACTATTTATGCGATTTATTATGTTAGTAGTTTATGATTGTATAATTAACTTATCTTCTGGCCATTGAACGTAGTCTTGCCAGGAAATATCTGGAATTGTTATAGTATGTCGCTTGTTTGACTTATTAATTATATGCCAACTTGGTGCTATTGGCTTTGTAATTGGTTTCATTGATGTGTTACAACCTTTTTTAACATTACAAGGACCACAAGATGTAACTACATTTGTCCAACCTAGTCTTCCACCTTTAGATTTTGGTATAACATGATCCATTGTAAGTTCTAGATATGTAAATTCATCACCACAGTACTGACATTGATATTGATCTCGTAAATAAACATTCTTTCTACTAAATCTAGCTCTGTCGGGTTGTCTGTGATATCTGTTAAGCATTACAATACTTGGAAAGGGAATAGAAAGTGACGTACTTCTTATAACTTCATTATCATAAGTTTCAATTACATGAACTTTATCAGAGAACATTGCCTTTATAGCATTCTGCCAACTGATCGTACTTAATGGTAATGTGGAGAGAGGTTGCCCATCTGCGTTAAGTAAAAGAACATTAGGTTTCATGGTCATCTTTCTTTTATATATTTACTATATTTTTATAGTTATTAACTTAACTGTTTTACTAAAACTCTTTTTCTACTTTCAGAAAGATTTGGTAGGAACCTATTAGTTTCTGCATAGTATACATATTCAGCCTGAGCTTTTTGTTTGTCAGTGAGCTGAAAAGTACTATATTCTTTTAATAGCTGTTGAAGTCCTTGTTCTTTAATTAATGACCTATCTTTATATTGTCCATAGTCTGCTAACATTATTATTCTAGATTCAGCTTGTCTTTGTGTTCTTTTTGCTCCGCCTAATATCATTGCAGTACAAAGATAATCCCATTTCTTTTCTTTAATAAAATCTAATATACGAAACTGTCTTTCTGGGTTACCTATATAATCAATATTATTTGTAAACCAGTATAAACTTAATAACCCATCGTATTGACTTTGAGACAATGTATCAATAGGTAAAAGGCTTTTAAATCTTCTTTCCTTATCTTTAAAATATCCTGTCCATATAGTATATGCTGTGTCTTCTGTTAATCCATCGCCGTCTAAGTCTGAAGGTGTAACATTTTTATACCCTATTCTTTCAATTCCGTCAACGGTTTTTCTATATCCATTCCAACCCATAGTTCTGATAATATAGTTCATAACATTATCACTAGCTTCTAAATTCTTTAATAGTATTTCAGTATTAGCTGTAGTATTATTAAGAACTGAAAATAAACTAAAGTCTATTAGGTTCTTTTCGTTAACAACGTTTGGAAAGTTAAATGTAGGCATTATGCAGTATTTCCTTTTCCTGATGTAAATGTTTCTTGTGTTCCTTCAACACCTAACCAAGGATGTTTTTCTGGAACTCTACTTGCAGTACTGAGTTTTACATTTTGATTTTGTGTTTGATTTTGTACTGTTGTTTTTGTAGCCGCTTTAGGTTCTGGACCATTCATATCTATTCTAGCACCTTTAATAATTTGATTACCTGCTACAGTTAAATTATAATTTACATCACTTTGTATATTTAAATCAACTGCACTATAGATATCAATACTGCCAACACTTGTTTCTAATTTTAATCCATCACCGCCTGTGCTTTTTATATTAACACCCATTTCTGCCTGCATATTAATACTGCCTTTAGAATGAACATTATAATCACCTTCAGTGTGTATACTTACTCCACCTTTACTATATACGTCTACTCTACCTTGTTGATCCATTTCAATCCAAGCATCGCCGTTTTGTGTAGTAACAAAAATAAAACCTTTAGTATCTTCAAGTAATACTTGAGCACCACCGTGTGTTCTTAATCTAATATTTTTACTATTGCCAGATGCATCACCATCGTCCATTGTAAAAGTATGTCCACCACGTGTTGTTATACCAAACACTTTACTTGGACTTTCTCTTCTAGCACTACTCTGACTATGTCCTCTTGTATAATCTAAACTTAATCCTTGTTCGTTTAATACTGCCTGAAACCATTCATTTAATGGTTTAGTATCTGCATCATTTTGATCATATGGATTTTTCTCAACTGCTGGACCTAAACTTTTTTCTCCATTTGCATAAACTTGATAACTAGCATTTCCACCCATCATAGCATTTCTATCTTTAGCTATAAGGCTTCCTACTACAATACCTTGTTCTATACTACTTGTATAAGCAACTAATACGTTTGTTCCTATTTCAGGTGGCTGTGGCCAAAAGCCATAACTCATTGGAGCTTGAGCTTCTTTAGTTTCGTCATCACCACTTTCTTTAATTTTTGTATGCCCACCCATAGGTATTGATAACAAACAAATTCTATCTGCATCTTTTGAACCAAAGTCTGATATTCTAACTTTAATTCTACCTGTGCGTAAGGCATCTGAATTTTCTGTAACTTCACCAACATATACTCCACTGATATTATTAATATTAAAATCAGAGCTTTGTCTTACTTTTTTACTTACGTGAACACCGTCGTCTTTAATACCCATATTATGTACTTCCTTCCGTTGATGTTGAATTTGGATTAAAATCAGTTCCAGTCATTTGAATTATCTGATTTAATACCAATGCTGGATTAGTATTTGTATCTTTAAATCCTACTAGGTTCTGTGTAAATCTTCCACTTTGGAATCTACTTTCTACACTACGAACAGCATATACTCCAGTTGATATCATGTCAACTGGGCCCCTAGTTTGTTTCTCTAATAAATCTGTTGCGTTAGGATTATAGTTTAACAAAGTTATTAGTAATGACTGATTTCCTATATTAGGTGAATTATCTTTACCTTGTACGTGAGCTTTAAATGTATTACCTTGCCAAAAAGGATCACCTTTAATTTCTATGTTAAAATTAACAGCATCCATTGATCTTAACGCCAAGGCTTGTAACCTTTGAGCATAATGAGAATCACTACCATCAGTTTCATTTTTTTGTTGTTCTTCAACTCCTAATGCTTCGTCAACATATTGAACTAAATCGTTGTATCCTTTTTGCATATCGTTAAACGGAATATCATCTAAAAATTTTGTAACTTTAGTTGGTGTTGTAGGAGTAAACTGTTCTCTACCATCTGCATGGTATATTCCATCCATTGGAATTTTTGAGGTAGTATATAATTGCTCTACGTCAAGTTGATAGTTTAATACTTCATTATTTAATCCTGTATACAAATAACTATAACTTTTTGGTATAGTTAAGTTTTTTATTCTTTTCACTTGATGTTGAGGATTGTTAAATTCTTTTTCCTGGTCTGCAGGATTTAAACTTGGCACAACCTCTGATTGCCTTACGTGAATTGTAAATGTAATAAGTTTCGCTTCAACTTCAACGTTACCTTCACTTGCTTCTACATAGTTCGGAGCCGTTTCATATTCTATAGTTGGCTCAACGTGTATGCTGTAAACAATTCCTATTTTCTTTTTAGCTTCTATAACGTATTTTGCAAATGCTGGGCAGTTAGCTTGTATCTGTTTTTGTATGTATGGAGCTAGTGCAGTTTTAGCATTAACTATTGCTTCTTTTGTTTCTGGTTTATCCATTGTAGTGGAACTTCCACTACCTTTGTCTGCGTTGGCTGTTGATGCCCACGGTTTAACTTGTAGATTAAAACTCATTAGATCTGTATCTTTATCTCCAACAATTCTAGCACTATCAGCAAATACTATTTTAATTTGTTTAGAAGGTTTTATCGCTTTATTCTTTTGTTCTGGTCTAAGTTTATCCCATTCAGCCTGGTTGTATGCTTTTTCTAAATTTTTAGCAAATGTACCTACACTATCAATATTTTTTACTGTTATATCTGTTACTGTAACACCTTCTGTTTGTGCGTGTTTAATTAAACTAAATGCAATAATATTATATCTAGTACCTTCTGGGCCAGTCTGACTTCTTACTTGGTTTATCTTTATAGGATAAAAAAATGTGTTAGGATATTTTATACTACCGCCAGTAGCTGGGTCTCTACCTAAAAATTCTAATCTTAATATATAATGTTGTGATGGTAAGTTTGCTGGTCTACCTAATGCTATTCCGGCTTTTAATATTCTGTCTAAGAAAGTAAATCCAAGAGGTTCCATTAAATCAAATTGAATGATACCTGGTGTAGTATTACCGTGTGCTTGTCCAGGAATTACAGTTTGAATCATAGCAAAGTTATCCATTGCAAATTCAGTAGTTACTCCAGTTTGTGCTACAATAATAGCATCACCGTTATTAATAGCCGCACTATCTGTACCTTCTAATAGTTCTGGCTTATTGAATACTTTACTTTTTACAATATATAAAGTCCACCTATATGTTGGACTATCTACTGAACTCATCCAGTTACCTTCAACTCTATTATTTAATTCTGTTTTTTGTATTTTTTGATTAACTGTTTTCTTTTTGTCTTCTTCTCTTTCTTCTACTTCAATTGTCTCATCATCTTGTCCTTCAGTAAGAGAACTATCATCTTTAACCTCTGGTCCGTCGTCTGGTAATTTGTCAAAATCAATTTCACTTGCATCTTTTCCGTTTGCTAATGCTATACCATTTTCAATTTGGTTATCATTAAAACGATTGTTTGGACCTTCGTGCTCGGTCATGGACTTCAATAATTTTTTTGTTAAATTTGGATTATTTTTTAAGCTACCTAAATCAGCATCTGGGTGAACACCTAAATCGTTTGAAACTTTTTGAACATAGGCTTCAGTGTTGTTTTCATTATTTGGAGCCCACTTAGAAATAAGTTCTCTGGTTGTAGTAAGCCCATCTCGTTCATTGTATGTGTAAAGATTTTTAGCCGCGGCCCTGTAACCATATTCGGGTTTTGAAAATTTTTCAAAGCCCTTATTATTACCTACCTTGCCTACCCAATCAATTTTTGTAGCTCTGATGTTGAGTGGATTATAATTTCTATAATTTAAGTCCATTATGAGAACCTTACTGGAACTTTTATTGTGACACCTTCTTTAAAATCTATAATTGGGTCTTTTAACTTATCTTGATTAAACAATGCAAAGACCCACCATAACTTTGAGTTACCATACAATTCGTATGCTAACAAGTCTGGTTTCTCATTATGTTTTAATTCTAATTTAACAGATTTAGTAGTAGTGTTATCAATATCAATGTCATCAACATTTAAAGTATCTAAATATTGATTACTAACAATGTTTGTATTTCTGTACAAGCTATCTGGTCTATAAGTAGCCATTAAATAAATCCTCCTGTGTTTCCACCTCGAAGCAACGTACCTGTTGCATAATTTCTAATGTTAAATTGTTCTTTAACTTTCTTAGGTGGTATCTGTGGAACTAAATCTATTGAAACTAATAACAATGTAGGAACAGTAACACTATCACCTGTAGCTACTTCTACATCAACATAATCACTATCTTCAACTAACGTGTAGTTAAAGTTTCTCATTACTACTGGTACATGACTTGCATGAATAACTCCATACGCACTAAATTTTAAAATAGGTGGTGGTGTTCCAGCCGTAGCTTGACGCTCTACACCAAAGTCACTTTTAGTACAACTTTTAAAAAAGTGTATTGCCGCCGCTGTATACTTTGCTTCTTCTACAGTATTTGAAGAAAACAATGCAGTAACGTTGATAGTAGGGTTAGCAGTATTTGAATAATAGTTTTGCTGATATACAGAACCTTGAACTTCGTAAGCTCCATAGTTAGCATTATGAGAAAACTGAATAGTAGGTGTATAAGGAAATTGAACTCCACCATCATCGTGTAATGGTTTTAATATACCAAACGTTGTAAATGGCTTACCTTTTTCCTTTAGTACTAATTTTACTTTATTTTGAACTGTCATTATTTTAATCTGTCCTCGATAAAAGCAAATATGTTCTCATCATATTTTCCAAAGAACTGGTTAAATGCTTTTACCTTATCTTGTTTATCAACTTCACTTGCCATAACTTTTCTAAAGTCACTTGCACTCATTCCACCCTGCATAACTGGAGCAACATATACATATCCTCTTTCTTGTGCAGTAGGAACTAATTCATTCATATCTTTTGGTAAGTCGTGTAAGAAACCTTTTCCAGTTTCTAGTCTAGATGCATCTTTTTGTCCATATACAAGAATAGTAGCAGTTTTATTAGGATCTCTACCTACTGCTGATAAGTCTGGTCTATATGGATTAGTCTTAACAATTTTGTCTGCTGGTATTCCAAACATCTTGCTCATTATAGATGCCTTTTCGTCAAATGTAAAAGGATCTTCGCTATAATTGCCACCTGCGTGGGCTTTTTGAGCTTTTTGACTAAAAGTAGTGGCGATAAATACGTTATTAGCACCAAACTTACTTACTAGATGTTTGTAGACATCATGATGTCCTTGGTGCATAGGTTGGAACCTTCCACCATAGAAAACAGCTATATTGTCAACACTTTCTTTTAATATTTCATTAATTAGCATAATACGACTCTCCGTTTATACTATTTATCAAATTAAAAAACCGGTTGACTTTGGGTGCAGGTTCAACTATAATAAGCATATCAAAAGATAGAATTAAGAAATTCTAATTTCCGAAAGAATAAAATGAACAGACCTAAGAGACAGTTCTATTTAACTAACAAGGACTTATTAAAAGAGATTCACAAAAGCAAGATGTCTTATTGCTGGACTAAAAATGAAGACTTTTCTCATTTTGATATTATTGTAGATGATATTAAAAATCTTAAGAAAAGAACAGTAATGGCTGAAGCAAAACAAAATAGAGCATCTAGGTTGCAAAAACAAGCCCACGAAGCAGAAGTAATAAGATGGGAACAAGGACTTACAGGTAAAAAAACTAAACCAAGAGTAGCTGATTTTGCAGTAGATGTAAAGAGTATCAAAGATTCTGACGTTGTAGTCAGAGTGATGACTTTTGATCACGTACCAGAAGAGAATAGAAAAAACAAACCAAAAACAGAAGCAGACCTTCATGCAAAGTGTAACTTTCCTCCATTCAAGCATTATGCTAAACAAGATGGAGAATGGGAAGAAGTAGCAAGATCACATTGGGAAGGTGGAGTAGATAATGGTCACTTTAATGTAGGCCATGGAAAAACTAGCGATAATTTAGCTCGTATGTATATCAAGTTATGCGAAAGATATAGTATGCGTGGTAACTGGCGTGGTTATACATATGTGGATGAAATGCGAGGACAAGCACTATTGCAACTTGCACAAATAGGATTACAATTTAATGAATTAAAAAGTAATAACCCTTTTGCATATTATACTGCCGCAATTAATAATAGTTTTACTAGAGTATTAAATTTAGAAAAAAGAAGTCAAAATATTAGAGATGACTTATTAGAAGAAGAAGGATTAAATCCTAGTCACACTAGAACATTCAATGCACAATGGGAAGCTGACCAGGAAAGAAGAGAGCAAGAAAAAAATAAACCAATTATACCAAGTCCATTATCAAAGTAGGAGACTAAATGATTACAGTAGTTTATGGTACTCATAATGGTACCCAAGATAGTATAGCTTGGTGGTTATGTCACTCTCCTTTTAAAACAGTTGGCCCACAGGTTTATGAAGCTTGTTATTTAAACAACGAGTGGAATGGATCTCCTAATGGTTGGAATGGCTTAATCATTGATGAAATAAGACACGAAGAACATACAGAATGTCATAGACTTATGGAAAACATACGAGGTGATATTATTGCACCAATGCGTAAGTTTGAAAAAGATTATGATATGTTAATATGGAGTAATTTCTTTGGCGGCTTAAAACATACAGATCAAAAAATAGACTGCGATAAACTTATTATATGTGACGAAGACAGATATGAAGATACGTTTCATTATGTAATTACTCATGCATTTAGACCAATAGTAGACAAAAAGAGAATAGATGATCAGAGTGAAATATGGTGGATGGATCATAAACTAGTAAATGGTAATGTTACAGATAATTGGAAACAAGTATGGTATGACAGTTACCATCAACAGATGCACGATGAATTTCAAAAAGGTAACTTGGTATATATGTGGCAATTAAATTATATGCATTGGGATGTGAATAGTTTAGTTACCGGTAATAATATAAAACCAAAACTTGAACCTGCTGATAATTTAAAAAGATTATTATATGAAAAAATAATTGACCGTCACTGGCCAAATAGAACAGACAGAACACTATGGGCTAATCCGGGTGCGTTGTATATAAGAGACCCAAAATGGTTTGACAATGATACAATGATACTTGATTATTTAGAAATTGATAAAAGTGAAAAACTTACAGAAACACTTGACAAATACAAATATGAGTATACAATAAGACGTGACTGGTTTGATTCATTAGTTAAGAAAACCTTAAGCTAGGAGAATGAATGTTTTTTGAAAAAGCAATGATGTTTACCGATATTCATTTCGGTATGAAAAATAATAGTAGGCATCACAATCAAGACTGTGAAGACTTTATTATATGGATGATTGATGAAGCTAAGAAAAGAGGCATAAAAAAATGTTTCTTCTTAGGTGATTGGCATCATAATCGAGCAAGTATTAACGTTAGTACGTTAAACTATACAACAAGTAATTTACGTAGGCTAAATGATAACTTTGAACAAGTTATTATGATTACTGGTAATCACGATCTCTATTATAGAGAGAAACGTGAAATCCATAGTTTGTCTATGATTGAAGATTTTAAAAATATAACCATGATTAATGACAAACCATTAATAGAAGGTGATGTAGCATTTATTCCTTGGTTATGTGATGATGAATGGAAAAGTTTAAGAAAAATTAAATGCAAATATATGTTTGGTCACTTTGAGTTACCAAAGTTTCTTATGAATGCATTAGTTGAAATGCCTAACACAGGTGGATTGCAAGTAGAAGATTTAGCTGGTCCTGAATTAGTATTCAGTGGTCACTTTCATAAAAGACAGCAAATGAACAATGTAGTTTATATGGGAAATGCTTTCCCACACAACTATGCAGATGCCTGGGACGACGATAGAGGTGCTATGATATTAGATTGGTCTGGAAATATGGAATATTTAAAATGGCCAGATGCACCAAAATATAGAACATTATCATTGAGTAAACTTATTGATGATCCAGACAAGTATCTTTCAGATAAAACATATTGTAGGGTTACACTAGACGTTGGTATAACATATGAAGAAGCAAACTTTATTAAAGAAACGTTTGCTAAACAATATAATTTAAGAGAGATAGCTCTTATGCCAAGTAAAAAAGAAGAACATACAAATGATTGGAACAAGGGTGTAGATATACAAGTAGAGAATGTTGATCAAATTGTTTTAAATCAATTAGAATCAGTACAAAGCGATACAATCAAAAAAGAATTATTAGTAGACATATACAGAGGGCTTGAACGATAATATGTTAAAAATTAAAAACATCACCGTAAAAAACTTTATGAGTGTGGGTAATGTCACACAGGCTGTTCATTTTGATAAACACGGCCTTACACTTGTACTAGGTAATAACATTGATTTAGGTGGAGATGGTTCACGTAATGGTACAGGTAAAACAACAATTATTAATGCGTTAAGTTATGCGTTATATGGCAATGCACTTTATAATATTAAAAAAGATAATCTAGTTAACAAAACTAACAACAAAGCAATGATGGTTACTGTTGACTTTGAAAAAGATGGTATAGCATATAGAATCGAAAGAGGGCGTAAGCCAAATACATTTAGATTTTTAGTAAACAATCAAGATACAACAGAAGGTATCACTGATGAGATGCAAGGCGAGGGTAGACAAAGCCAAGCAGTAATTGAACAACACTTGGGTATGACTCATACAATGTTTAAACACATTGTGGCTCTTAACACATATACAGATCCTTTTTTAAGTATGAGAGCAAACGATCAACGTGAAATGATTGAACAGTTATTAGGTATTACAAAGTTAAGTGAGAAAGCAGACATACTAAAAGAACTTTCAAAGAATACCAGAGACAAAATTACAGAAGAAACATATAAAATAAAAGGTATAGAAGAAGCTAACGAAAGAATTAATAGCAGTATTAAAGATTTAGAACGTAGACAAACACAATGGACACTAAAACGTGATCAACGTTTAGATGAATCTAAACAAGAAATACAAGTGTTAGAACATATTGATATTGATAAAGAATTACAAGCTCATGAAGATTTTACAAAGTTTACAGAAAAGAGAAATCAAATTGATACACTAAACGCAGAAATTGCTAAACTTGTTACTGCTATTGAACGTGAAACAAAACGTAGAGACAAAGCACAACAAGATTTAGATCATGCAAAAGATCATAAGTGTTATGCGTGTGGGCAAGAAATACACGACGAGCAACACGATAAAATTGTTACTGCAAAAACTGAAGCAGTAAATGAATGTCAAGAGATTATTAACGAAGACGAAAAGTTATTAAAAGATTACAAAGCAGGATTAGAACAAATTGGGGAACTTGGTGATTCTCCTAGAACGGAATATAATAGTTTACAAGAAGCATATGAACATCAAAATAAAATTAAAGAATTGAAATATGATTTAACAAATGCAGAAAACGAAGTTAATCCTTATGCAGAACAAATTGAATCACTTAAAGCAACAGGATTACAAGAAGTTGATTGGGCAGAAGTAAACAGATTAACAGAATTAAAAGAACACCAAGACTTTTTAATGAAGCTACTTACAAACAAAGATAGTTTCATACGTAAAAAGATTATTGAACAAAACTTGCAGTTCTTAAACACAAGGCTTGAATATTATATTACAAGACTTGGACTACCACACGAAGTACAGTTTCAAAGTGACTTAACAGTTACAATTACACAACTAGGTCAAGACTTAGACTTTGATAATTTAAGTAGAGGTGAACGTAATAGACTTATACTTGGATTAAGCTGGAGTTTTAGAGATGTATTTGAAAGTATGAATCATCCTATTAACTTATTATGTATTGACGAACTTGTTGATAGTGGTATGGATACTATCGGAGTAGAGAGTGCATTAGGTATTCTTAAAAAGATGGAAAGAGATAGAGGCAAGAATGTATTACTAGTTTCTCATAGAGATGAGTTAGTAGGTAGAGTAGGTAGTGTGCTTCAGGTTGTAAAAGAAAATGGGTTTACTACATTTAATACCGAGATAGAAGTAATTGACGCATAATGATAGATTGGACTTACAAAGGTGAAGTGGTAACAGAAATTCCAACAGGCGTTGAAGGATTTGTATATTTAATTACAAATACTACAAATAATAAAAAGTATATAGGTAAGAAGTTAGCAAAGTTTAAAACAACTAAACCACCTCTTAAAGGTAAAAAGAATAAAAGACGTGGAACAAAAGAAAGTGATTGGAGGGACTATTGGGGTTCTTCAGATCATTTAAATGCTGATGTATTAAAGCTGGGTGAAGATAAGTTTACCAAAGAAATACTGCATTATTGTCCTAGTAAAGGCGTGTTAAGCTATATGGAAGCAAAAGAACAGTTTGATCGTAAAGTACTAGAAACAGACGAATACTACAATGGAATCATTAATGTAAGAGTAGGAAGTTCAAAAATTCTTACAGAACATCTGAAAAAAGGTTGACAATGTTATCAATCTTTGTTATATTATTGAAAATTGGGGTTTTTAACGCATAAACCAGCGAATAATTAAAACATCATATAATTACAAGTAACAATTCCCAATAAAAAGCAAAACAGACTTAAAGTCAGACAATTACCGGCAAAACATTTCAATACTAATATAGGCATCAAGGCTCCGTTTGGTCGTCATAAGTCGACTCACCTTGAGGTCACGTTTCACGTGATCGGATTCTGGTGTTGCCAAAAAACGTCAATGCACTGATTTGACAAATCAAAAAGATCAAGCTCTCCTGACACTTGGAACTTGAGGATAGTCCGAAGTTGATAATATAGCAACGGATGTTTCTGCGTTAGTAAAGCAGTATGTAATAAGGGTACCGCGTAACCGCCCTTCCTAGGTGCTAATCTAGGTTTACTATATTATTGTGTGTATGCTTCTCGGTGAAGAACATTATTTACACTTGGCCTGCGGAAGGCGAAGTGTGAATAAAACATCTGGTGAAGTAGCAAGTATTCTACTAACATAAATACTATTACAAAATTTTGCTTTTCTAGACAGCGATAGCTAATACATCGAGTTTGACGCAGTCAAACGAAGATGGTGATGTCGTAGACATCAATTACCTGACAAGCAAGAAAGAAACAATGAACTTCGACGACTTTATTAACAAATTCATACAATGGACTGAAGATACGATAGAAAAGCCTCGTTCTGACTTAGATGCCCAACCTATATGTCCATTTGCACGTAAAGCCAGATTGCAAAAGAAAATCCAGTTCTTGGATGCACGTAAATCCCTAGATGAAATAAAAACGTTTGATAAAGAAAACTTTGAGATTGGTATTGCCTGGTTAGGTGATATAGATGACATTAGTCCTGTAGAAAAATTTTGCGAAGAACATATGGAAGCCAATCCTGACTTATTACTTTTTACAAGTACACGTAATAGTGGACACTTTGCAAAAAACTTTACGGATTGTGTGTTTGTTCAATTAAAAGGTGATATACTTAAGAAACGTAAGTATTTAAAAACTACTAATTATTATGATAATTGGCCTGCAGAGTATTATAAATTAATTACCGGCGACCAGAAGCCTGTTTAGTTTGCTTGTTCAATTCCTCAATCCTATTATTCATTCTATCAACTAATAACTTTATACTGTTCACAGGCATAGTCATTATGTCTTGATAACTGAAAGAACCTTCAGATCGAATTACTATGTCGATATAGTTTGATTCAGTCTTGTCGTGATCTTTGTTATAACGTTCAACAATTTTAATAATTTCTTCGGGTTGACGAGAAGCTATCAACCCACGAAAAAATTTGCAATATCCAAGTCCACACCAGTTTTCCATTCATGTTGACATTCTTGACACTTTGCGTTAAACGCAGTTTCAAGACCTGATTCGCTGAGTTCTTCAACTTTAGCTTTTATTAGATCATAATCTTTTTTGGTTATATTTTGTAACCATTCTTTGATCATTTCTTTATCAACGATTGCTTCTCCGTTTGCATTAACACTACTAATACTGTTAGTGATTAAAGCAACTGTAAGTTCTGCAATCTCTACAAATGTTTTACCAAACAACTCTTGCCTTGCCTGGTCATCTAATTTTGCGTCAGCTAAACTAGCAATCATTTTTTGCTGTTTAATTTGTTGTACTTGCAATGTAGTTCTGTCATTTAATGTATAAGGATTACAAGTAACTTTAATGTCGTCTTGTATAATACATTCTTGATCTGAACTAGTTGACTTTGTGTTAGATAACATAGCACTTGCGTCAAGTGTTAATTGATTTTGGTGTTCGCATTTAGGACACTTAACATCAATGTCAACGTCCTTGCCGAAACTTGCCTGTCTAATCCCAACTAGTATGACTAATAAATCACTGACCGGCATATCGTTTGGATTTTGAATATCCGGACAACAACTTTTAATCAAACTTACTGTGGCTTCTCCGTTAAACAGAGCATCCGGTGTCTTGGTTATAAGTTCATCCCTTGCTGTCATCGCATATACTGCCAGTTCGTTATCTGCTGAAAGTTTTGGTTTATCCTTATAGAATCTACCGCCACTTGGCAATGTAACGTACATATTAGGCTTTCGATATGCTTGAATTAATGGGTTTGTCATTAGTTTCTCCAATTTATACATTATAGTATACTTTAATGAATACCATAAATACTGTATATTACAAGTGTATTTATACGAATTAAAACACCAGAAAATGAGCTATGCAAGAATATTTTGATAACCTAGTAAAAAACTACCCTTGGGCAACCGAGGAAACGTTAGAAATGTTAAATTCGGAATTAACCGAAGGTAATATGACTATCGCAAAAGTAGCGGCAATAATAGGTGATGGCTCAAAAGCCGTACAAGTTGATAGAGCAAAAAACAAATCAAGTGACGCAAAAAAGAAAGCAAAAACTGCTCAACAACACGTAGAAGGTGGTTTAAAAGAAACTAGTGGTATGCTAAAGAAAGTTATGAGTAATGCTGAACCAGCCAATGCTATAGCAGAATTATCACACGAAGTATCTAAGATATTATATAATGCAGGTGCTACAGTTGGTAACTTTTTAGGACCAGCGGCAGGTAAAATTGGAAAAGGTGTACAGATGGCAACTAAAGCAGGTGGGTACGCAATGGTAACTGCAACAGGTCTTGGAGTAATTTATGCAAAACTTTTAACAGAGCAAGACAAGTATGCAAGACAATTAATTAATTATGGTTCAGTAGTTTCTGATGTTGACTTATATACAACCTTAAGATCTTCTATAAGAGGATTAGGTATGGGTTTTAAAATGTATGCAGATGTTACAGAATCAGCATTACCATTTATTATAGCATCAGAAGGAGATGTGTTTAAAGGACAAATAGCATTGTCGCAATTTTTACAAGATATTAATAACAATGAAGCATTTAGTGATTTTGGAATGACTATACAACAACAGTCACAGTTTATGGCACAAGAAGCAGAGACACTTTATCAGTTAGGTGAACTTGATAAGATGGATCAAAAAGGACAGAGTACTATAATTAATGCATTTGAAGGTGCAAATAAGTTAGGATTGTTTATGGCAGATAGTTTAGGACAATCACGTATGGATACTCTTAAATTAAGAGAAGAAGCACGTACTACTTTTGATCTAACAACTGGTCTATTACAAAATGCTCAGTTTATAAATGAAAACCTTGGCGAACAAGCATCAGCTAATATACAGGCGGCAACAGGATATTTTGCACCATTGATGCAGGCAACGTTTGGGGACGAGTTTAGAGAAGCCTTTCAAAAATCAGTAGAAGGTACAGTAGGAGATATATCTTTTGATCAGGACGCAATGAACAACATTCCACAAGAGTTTAAAGAAAAATTACAAACACTAGGACCAGGTGTTTTACAAATGTATGAGAAAATGGTAGAAGATACTGCTACAGGAAAAATTGCAACACCAGCTGAAGCAGTAAGAAGACAACAAGAATTTGTTAAGTTAATAGAAAAACAGGCTAGAAAGTTAGGAGGAGATAGTGAGTTATTTAATTGGGTTAATACAATAATATCACAAGCAAAAGTAATTCCAGATTCTTTCTATACAGCAGATCCAGATGAAATAACAGATCCTGATTATTACAAAAGTATAACCGAAGGTGCAGATTCTTCTATTGATGCAATAGATCAATTCTCAGTAACATTTCAAAATATACAAGAAGTGTTAACACCAGGATTTGGTACTATAGGAAAATCAGCAGATTTTTTAACAAAGAACTTATTAAGATTTGGTGGTGCAGTAAGTGGATTCTTTGGAGGAAGTGAATCTTTTAATAAAATTTATAATGAAGAAGTGCAACAACAAATTAATGATCATTTAGCAGTAGTAACAGAGAAAAATATAGATGCAACAATACAAGCGGCATCGGCTAATATAGATAACTTTAAAAAACAAAAAGAACAACTGTTAGAAGATGTAGAGACAGCTAAAAATGAGTCAGAAGATGGAACACTATCTGCAGATGATCAAGCAATAGTTGATCAAAACCTAAGAGTATTAGACGAACAACTAAATCAATATAGAAATTATCATAAACAATTATTAGAGAAGAAAAAACAATTTGCTATGAAAGAAGCTGAAACAGACGGAATGGAGACTGGAGACTAATGGCTAAATCAACAAACATAAATTTACCTGACGGAAGTGTAATACAAGTACCAGCCTGGGCTACAGAAACCACATTGGTTGCAATGGCTCAACAAATGCAACGTACAAATGTACTTACTAGTACTATGTTAGACGGTGTTAAAGAAATGGCTGAGTTAGATGATGAAGTAATTAAAGCCATAAACAATACTATTACAGCTACAAAAACTAATGCAGAGACTAATAAAAAACAACAAGATGGTCAAGGCAATATGGTAATAGGTGCAGTAGGTGCTATTAAAGATACTGCTAGTTTCTTTGGTGATGCAGAAAAGCCTATGTCAAGTATGGTAGGTGCAGTTAAAGAACTTACTAGCAAAATGTCTGGCCCAGGTGGTAAAAAAGGTTTAGCAAATTTAACTAAAAAGTTTCCTGCTATGGGAAAATTCTTTGAGAAGTTTGGCGGAAGTTTAAATGTTGTTACTGACGTTGCACTAGCTTGGGCAGGTTGGAATGCGGCCAAGTTTGAACAGTTTGCAGAAGTACAACAAAAGATGATAGACAGTGGTTCTATATTTTATGCTAGTGCGGCTGAATTTGATAAACTGTATGAACAAAGTTTTAAATCAGGTGTAACTTATAATGCCTTTGCAGACACAATATCCAATTACGGAGCAACAATGACAGCATTGGGTGGAAACGTTTCGAGAGGTAGTAAACGTTTCTTAGGAATGTACAAACAGTTAAGTGAAGTTACAGATAGTATGGGTGACTTAGGTATGCAGAACACAGAGTTAATGAACCAATATGCGGCTTACTTAGAAATGGCACGTTTAACTGGACAAGTTAATGAACGAACTATGGCAGAAAAAGGTAAACAACTAGGAGAGTCATTTGCTAATCTTGTTGTTGAATCTACAGCCCTAGCAAGTTTAACAAAATTAAATAGAAACGAAGCACTAGCGGCACAACTTGCGGCAATGAGTGATGTAAGGTTAGCGGCAGGTGCGGCAGATTTAAGACAGTATGGATTTAACGATCAAGCAGAGACTATTGAAAACTTTGCAAAACAACTTTCAGTAATAACAGCAGATGATTCATTAGGCGCTGGTGCACAGATTTTTGGAAATATAGCTGAAGCCCTTAATAATGCAACAGGTCAGTATGCAGATAATATACATAACTTTGATATAGTACCGTCAATGGATAAAGAAACATTACAAACACTACAGACAGTAGCACCGGGTTTAATTGAAACTATAAACACTAAAGTTAGAGAAGGTTCGCTAACAGGTGACGGAGTACAAGGTTTCTTATTAAATGAAATAAACAAAATTGATACAGAAGGAAAACTTTTCACTACACAAGCAGATGCGGCTGGACAAGCAATTATAGCTTTTAGAGCTACAGTACAAAAAGTAAAAATGAATTATTCAGCTGTTACTGGTAAAAGTCAAAAAGACTTACAGGACCTTAATAAAGATACAAAGAAGAAATTAGAAGCATCGGGTACTACAGTAGAAGCAATGAACGATGCGGCTAAAATGTTTTTAACTGCTCAAGAAGCTATCACATTAGATATTAATAGTTTAAGTACAGGTGTAGAGTCGGTATCTAGATGGTTTGAAGAAAATACTTCAATAATAAAGAACCAAGCTACTGGATTTTTTAACGGAGAAGTAGAAACTAACTATAGCAACAGTAAACCAGAAGAAAAAACCAATAATAGTACTATTGATAAAAATGATCCATATTATGGTTATCACCTAGAAGGGCAAAAGATGGCCGGCAATGACTCTAATACGAATAATTCAGTAGTAGCACCAACAATAGCACCAAGTGTTTATAATCTTAATACCGATGAATTAAACCAATCTAAAAAATTGTTGACAGAGTATATAGATCATGTTAAAATATTGAATAAAAACGTAGAAGAATCTAAGAAAAAGGATTTAGCCTTATATAAAGAGCAAATTAGTCTAATAGAAGCAGAGCTAGATGCTAGAGAAAAGAAAGAAGCGATGAAACTCAGAGAAAAGATGAAGCACTTCTCTCAATAGGCATAAATACTGCAAAGGAAATAAATTATGAGCTGGAAAAAGCATTTTACAAGATATAATGTAGGTGGTGCAAACACTACAAGTACAAAAACAAATCGTTGGCAGAGTTGGCTACCTGAAGTATACAGTGGTCAGCCAAATCGTATTGAACGTTACACACAGTATGATCAAATGGATCAGGATAGTGAGATTAATGCGGCATTAGATACTATAGCTGAATTTAGTACACAAACAGATGCTGAAACAAAACTTCCATTTAAAATTGACTATAAAACAGAACCAACAGATTCTGAAGTAAATGCTATTGAGACTACATTAAAACAATGGATTAGAATAAACGACTTTGAACGTAGAATGTTTACTATGTTTAGATCGTGTATAAAATATGGTGATCAATTTTTTATTAGAGATCCAGAAACTTACAAACTTATTTGGGTACAACCAGGTGATGTTGCAAAGTCTATCGTTAACGAAAGTGAAGGTAGAAAAATTGATCAATATATTGTAAAAAACATTGCTCTTAATCTACAAGACCTTGTAGCTACAGATACTAAGAAGCACACAGACTCTACTACTATTAATCCTACAACAGGTTATTCAGTAGGTAAAGGTAACGCAGGAATTGTTACTGCAAATAATTCATCAAGTATGAGTTCAGAGTTTGCAGTAGATTCAAAACATATGGTTCACGTAAGTTTAAGTGATGGTATGAATAATAACTGGCCATTTGGTAACAGTATATTAGAAGCAGTATTTAAAGTATACAAACAAAAAGAATTATTAGAAGATAGTATTATTATCTATCGTGTACAAAGAGCACCTGAAAGACGTGTGTTCTATATTGACGTAGGTAATATGCCAGCACACAAAGCAATGGGCTTTGTTGAAAGAGTTAAAAACGAAGTACACCAAACACGTATTCCAAATATGAGTGGTGGTGGTACTAAGGTTGTTGATGCGGCTTATAATCCTTTATCAATTATGGAAGATTATTTCTTTGCACAGACAGCAGAAGGAAGAGGATCTAAAGTTGAAGTTTTACCAGGTGGTGAAAACTTAGGTGAAATAGATGACTTAAAATATTTTAACAATAAACTAATGCGTGGTCTACGTGTTCCAACTTCTTATCTACCAACAGGTAGTGAAGATGGAATCGCGGCATTTAATGACGGACGAGTTGGTACTGCAATGATTCAAGAATTTAGATTTGCAAAATATTGTGAAAGATTACAAGCAACTTTACAAAACTCTTTAGATAGAGAATTTAAATTATTCTGTAAACACAGAGGACTAGACGTTAGTGCTAGTTTATTTGATTTAAACTTTGTTGAACCACAAAGTTTCTCACAATACAGAACTATTGAAATTGATGCACAAAGAGCTCAACTATTTGGACAACTTGAAGGTGTTCCATATCTATCAAGAAGATTCTTATTAGATAGATATCTAGGATTAACTGAAGAAGAAAGAGTAGCAAACGAGAGATTGTGGAAAGAAGAAAACCAAGCTGGTAATCAACCAGCAAGTAGTGCAACAGGTGATCTAGGAGGATTAGGTATCAGAAACAGTGACGTTGAAAGTTTTGAACCAACTGATGTAGATGCAGAAAATGCAGATCCAGCAGATGATGCTGGTGGAGCAGATGTTGATACACCTGATTTAAATGATGATGGAATAGGAACTGGCGATGAGATTTAATGAATTAGCTCAAAATGATAAAGATGATAAGTCTAATCAATGGGAATTAGACGATACACGTAGACCTAAATTAACACTTAGACATCTTAATAAAATGAGAAATAGAAGAGAATTAGCACGTGCTGAGCATAAAGATAAATTAGAAGATGTGCAATTACAATACGGTGCGGCACCTAAAGAATAGCCATTAAATATCCATTTAACGGCGAAATATTAAAATTTTAATGAATTTAATTAATCGCGGCGTCAAAACCGCGGTTTTTTTTGTATTATATATTGGTTTAAGTCAAGATGTCTTAAATATGTATGTAATAACCTCGATAAAGGAGAAAATGCTATGAGTACTCGCGAACGTTATATTAAAGTAATCGAATCACTAGTAAATGGTGAAGAGGCTAAAGCCGCTGACCAATTACATGAAGCATTCGTAGAAAAAGCTCGTGAAATCTGGAATGACCTAGTCGAACAAGACGAGATCATTGAAGACGAGGTTGCTGAAGAAGAATCAGTTGATGAAACTGTTGGCGGTGATAAAGCTGACGATTTTATTGATGACATCGAAGAAGACGATGATGAAATAGAAGCAGAAGAAATGTACGGCGAAGACGAGAAGGGCGATGACGCACCTGATATGTCAGAACCAGAAGCTGAAATGGAATTATCAGACGAAGAGCCAAAAGATGGCGACGATGTAGACTTCGACGGTGACGGTGAAACAGACGATCACGAAGAAGATCATGAAGAGATTAAAGATAAGTTAGTAAACGTTGAAGACGCACTAGCGGATCTTAAAACAGAATTTGCCAAAATTATGGGAGATTCAGAAGAAGAAGCGCCAGCTGAAGAAATGCCAGCTATGGAGCCAGAAATGGAACCAGAGATGGAAGCTGTAGCAGAAACACCTGTAGAAGAAGCTAAAGCAGAAGATGCTGAAGCAGAAGAAACAGTTGAAGAAGCTAAAGACGACGCTGAAGCAGAAGAAAACCTAGAAGAAGCGGCTGAACTTAAAAAAGTAGGCAAAGACGGAATGCACCCAAAAGATATGCCAGCAGGTGACGATGGTAAAGCATCGCCAGTAGCAGGTAAAAATGATATGGGCGGCAAAGCAGTTGATATGTCAAAAAAAGGTTCAGAAGGTGACAAAAAAGGTTTAGTTGATGCTCCAAAAGATATGGGTGTAACACATCCAGGTGATGGTGCTAAATTAAAACCAGAAACAAAAGGTCACGGCGCTGAGAAAAAAGGCAAGGCTGAATAATTATGCTTAACTCAAGTACATTAAAAGAAAATCTTTCGTATGATCAGGCTCAAATCATTACTGAAACTTCTCAGGATGGTAAGAACCTGTTCATGCAAGGTATTTTTGTACAAGGTGATAAACGTAATCAAAATCAAAGAGTTTATCCAGTAAACGAAATAAGTAAAGCTGTTAAAGCGATACAAGAAAAAATCGAATCTGGATTCTCAGTATTAGGTGAAGCAGATCACCCAGACGATCTGCAAGTAAATTTAGACCGTGTTAGTCACATGATTGAAAAAATGTGGATGGACGGTCAAGACGGTTATGGTCGTTTAAAACTGTTGCCTACTCCAATGGGAAATATTTGTAAAACCCTTTTAGAGAATGGAGTAAAACTTGGTGTTTCATCAAGAGGTAGTGGTAATGTAACAGAAAGCGGCAATGTTAGCGATTTTGAAATACAAACAGTTGATATTGTTGCAAATCCAAGTGCACCAGATGCTTATCCAGACCCATTATACGAACAAATAATGAATGGTAAGCGAGGTAACGTATTAATGGATGTTGCATCCGCAGTAAACAACGACAAAATAGCTGAACAGTACTTCCAGAAGGAAGTACAAAAGTTCATTGAAAAACTAGATATTAGGAGAAAGTAATGGCTAAAAATGCAATAGAACAACTCCTAGGTTCAGAAGTTATATCAGAGGAAGTGAGAAATACACTTTCAGAGGCGTGGGAATCAAAGCTGAAAGAAGCTCGTGAAGAGTTAACTGCAGAGCTTCGTGAAGAATTCGCTAACAGATATGAAACTGATAAAACGCAAATGGTGGAAGCACTAGATGCTATGGTATCAGATACAATCAAATCAGAGTTAGAAGAATTCAAAGCGGACAAACAAGCGGCAGTTAAAGCTCAAGTTGAGTACAAAGCTAAGATTGCAGAACACGCAGATCTTTTAGATAAGTTCGTTATGGAAACTTTGAAAAAAGAAATCGCTGAGTTACGTAATGATAGAAAAGTTCAAGAAGGAAACTTTGAGAAACTTGAAGATTTCGTTATGGAACAACTTACTTCGGAACTTAATGAATTCCATAAAGACAAGAAAGACCTAATTGAACAGAAGGTAAAACTTGTTAAAGAAGGTAAAGAAATAATTGCAAAAGCTAAAACTGAATTCGTAGATAAGGCTTCTTCTAAACTAGCAGGTATTGTTGAGAATACACTAACAACAGAACTTGGTACATTAAAAGAAGATATTAAAACTGCAAAAGAAAATATGTTTGGAAGAAAACTATTTGAAACATTTGCGGCTGAATTTATGGGTTCTCATTTAGCAGAAGGAACACATATTTCAAAACTTTCAAAAGAACTTTCTGAAGCTAAAGCGGCAGTTGAAGCTTCTAAAGAAGAAATTGCTGATAGAGAGACAAAGGTTAAAGAAGCAAACACAAAAATTGCTAGAATTAACGAGAGTCGTGAACGTGAGGCGGTGCTAACTGACCTTATGGGACCTCTATCAAAAGATAAACGTGAACTAATGACTAACTTACTTGAATCAACAGAAACAGGCAAGTTAAAAGCACAATTCAACAAATACCTACCAACGGTATTAAACGAAGGTGCGCCTAAGTCAAAAACTTCACAAACAATAACGGAATCTCAGAAGACTGAGATTACAGGTAACAAGGCTCACACACAGTCAACTGAAAGTGAAGCCGAAATTATTAACCTTAAAAAGTTAGCAGGAATATCAAATTAATAAGGAGAATTCCAAATGACACAGAATCTATTTGAAAATTGGGATGCTACAAAAGGCGCCCTAACAGATGGCTTAGAAGGTAACAAGAAGGTTGTAATGGAATCAGTTCTTGAAAATACTAAGAGCTACCTTTCAGAATCAGCTAATTCTGGTACAACAATGGCAGGTAACGTTGCTTCACTTAACAAAGTGATTCTACCAGTTATCCGTCGTGTGATGCCAACAGTTATCGCAAACGAACTAGTAGGTGTACAACCTATGACAGGTCCAGTAGGACAAATCCACACATTAAGAGTAAGATATGGTCAAACAGCGGCAGGTGTTGCGGCTGGTGACGAAGCACTATCACCATTTGCTATTGCAAAAGGTTACTCTGGTGACGCATCAACAGGTGGTCCAACTTCAACTTCTTCTTTAGAAGCAGAAGCTGGTAGAAAACTATCAATTCAAGTTTTAAAACAAACTGTTGAAGCAAAAACACGTAAACTATCTGCACGTTGGACATTTGAAGCGGCACAAGATGCTAATTCAATGCACGGTTTAGATGTAGAAGCTGAAATTATGCAGGCTTTAGCTCAAGAAATTACAGCTGAAATCGACCAAGAAGTTTTAACTTCTCTACGTACTCTAGCAGGTGCGGCTACTGATACATACGATCAAGCAAACGTATCAGGTCAAGCTACATTCGTTGGAGACCAACACGCGGCACTAGCAGTTCTAATTAACAGAGCGGCTAACCTAATCGCTACAAGAACAAGACGTGGCGCAGGTAACTACGTTGTTGTTTCACCAACAATGTTAACAGTACTACAATCAGCGACAACTTCAGCGTTCGCAAGAACAACTGAAGGTCCTTTCGAAGCTCCAACAAACACTAAATTCGTTGGTACTCTAAACGGTACAATGAGAGTGTTCGTTGACCAGTACGCGGCAGACGATGCTCCAGTACTAGTTGGCTACAAAGGCGACGGTGAGATTGATGCGGCGGCATTCTATTGTCCATACATCCCACTAATGTCATCAGGTACAGTACTTGATCCAGCAACATTCGAACCAACAGTATCTTTCATGACAAGATACGGTTATGTAGAGCTAAACAACCAAGCTTCATCTCTTGGTAATGCGGCTGACTACCTAGCTAAAATTGGTGTTACAGCTGGTAACCTATCATTCTCATAATCCGAGAATATAGAAGATATATTAAAAGGGCGGCTTTATGTCGCCCTTTTTTTATGACCTAATTACAGGTTGTAAAAAAATTTAAAAAAATATTGACAAGATACGTTACCGTGTAGTATATTAAAACAATATATGACAAAGGGAGGGCACTAATGGGTGACTTAACTATTTGGATGGGACTAGGATTCTTATTAGCGGCCTATTCAGTTATCGCAAACGATTCAGTACAAACTCTTGGTACGTGGATTGCATCAAACCACGAAAGATTTCATTGGAAAACATTATGGTTTTCTGCTTCGGCAGTTTTACTTTGGGCCTTATGGTATGGCTGGACAGTGAATGGAGGAGATATATCATACGGGCGACTTAATAGAATTCCGTGGCAGGAAGTAAAGTGGTATCATGCAATGGCACCTGCATTACTTTTATTGCTAACAAGAGTTGGTGTACCAGTTAGTACATCATTTTTAGTATTATCAGCATTTGCTAGTACATTTGTATTAGAAAAAATGTTAATGAAATCTATTATGGGTTATGCAGTCGCGGCTGTGGCGGCGTATGTTATTTGGATTATTATTACAAAAATTGTTGATGAAATAAACGATCCTGTAAAAGAAAAACATAAACCATATTGGCGAGTAGCACAATGGGTAACTACTGGTTTCTTATGGTGGACTTGGCTATCACATGACATGGCAAACATTGCCGTATTCCTACCAAGACAAGTAAACTTTGAATTAATGGTAATGATTAGTTTGGTGTTTGTTATCGGATTAGGATTTATGTTCCGTGAAAGCGGAGGTAAGATACAAAAGATAGTATTAGAAAAACACAATACAAAGTATGTTCGATCAGCAACACTTATTGATTTATTTTATTGGCTGATACTTTGGTTCTTTAAAGAACTAAACGATATTCCAATGTCAACAACTTGGGTGTTTGTTGGATTACTATGTGGACGTGAACTTGCAATGGCTACAATGCTAGGCAAGGGAAAACTAAAAGTAGTATTTCCATTAATTGGAAAAGATTTTATTAAAATGATAACAGGGTTGTTAGCATCTATTGGAATTGTACTAACAATACATTATATTTTAATTCCAAACGGATTCTAAAAAAACTTGACAAGCTGATTAACGTGTAGTACTATCAAAGTATAGTTAATCAGCTTGGTGCTAATGGTAACATAGCGGTCTCCAAAACCGAAGACGAGGGTTCGATTCCTTCAGCTGGTGCCAATTTAGGAAGTTATATGGATCCTGATAATCCTGATTATAAAGAATGTTGCAGACTGTTTTATATGCTTAAAGGACATCTGAATACATCTCCAGACACAATTCGTAGTTCATATAATGGTTACTTCAAACGTCTATGGTATAATAATGAAGCATACTTAAAAGAAGAAGGCTTCGAAGAAGCATATAAAAAACATTTAGAAAATATATAATAAATATATAAAATGTTTAGAGGAAAATACACACAAACACACAGTCATTTCTATATGCTTTCCGATACTCACAGAGTAAACGGATTTATTAATGCAATTAGAGAAAGAGTTTGTGTTGGCGATATTGTTGTTGATTTAGGTGCAGGTACAGGTATACTAGGTATTGAATGTGCTAAAGCAGGTGCAGATACAGTACATTTAGTAGAACAAGAACCTAAACTAATTCCAGTAATAGAAGCAATGATAAAAGAACACGGTGTTGAAGAACAATGTGTTATACATAATAAAAGATCAGATGAATTTATAAAAGAGTTTAAGGGGCAAGTTAATCTAATAGTTTGTGAAGGTATTGGAGATCATATATTTGAAAGCAGACTAATAAAAGATTTTTTAGAATTCAAAGATAAACACAACATAGATAGTATTCCAGAAGATTTTAGACTTTACGTACATCATACACCTGTAAAAATAAACAGAGAATTACTTGGCAAGTATCATACAGTACTAGACAAGTTAGAAAAACCAACACTAGATTCTGTTAATATAACAAATAATATTATACATGATAGGTTATACAAGTTTGGAAATAAAATAACTGAAGCAAAATGTATTTTAGAGTTTAATTCATTAGATCAACTTAAAACACGTTGTGAACAGATTTCATTAAACAGAATGCCAGATGATGATGAATATTTAATTCTATATTTTGAAATTGACTTAATAGATAAAATAAATATTAGTAATAAACCTACAAGAGAAGATTTACCACATAGCTATTACCAAAGATTAATTAGCTGTAAAGATATAAGATCTCAGAATATACAAATAAAAATTGATTATGAAAAACACGTTACAGGAATCGAAGACGAGCCCTTTCCAAATATAGAGATAAAACCAAGCAATGTCCAAATTTTATAACGAAGATTTATACGAGTCAATAGAACATCCAGACTTTTTTAATGCAGAACAATTACTCTTTATTAAAAATGGTTATAAAAGTTTATATAACGATGTAATAAAAGATATAGAATATAACGATGATACTGAGTATGTAAGAATTGAAGAAGCGAACTTTACAAGATCACCAATTAATAAAAGATTAAATTGGGGACAAATTGGAGCATCGGTTCGTGATAAAGAATCGCATGATAGCAAAAGATTTAAACAATTATCTTTTCAAAGAAACAAACCAGGCTTTGAGTTTGTTGACAACTTAAATGAATGGACTAGTACCATTGTTAGTATAATGGAAAAAAGATTTGAAGAAATAGGAAGACCTGCAAAAGTTATGGATATTGCATTTCATAATTTTAGTCAAGGTTTACGAATACATTGTGATGGACAAGATATTTTAACTGAACTAAAAAATTCAGTTCCAAGACCAGCACATCATCCAAATTATGCAATAGAAGAATATGCACCAAAAGAAGGTGGAACAAAACACGCCCATCAAGGATTAGTTAATTTAGATGCACAACCAGGAAAAGCAACAATTATTTTTGATCAATGGTTTCCATACAGTACATATTATGATATTACAAATGATTTAGATAATTTAGATGAAGCAAAAAGACCAGTTATAACATTTGCCAAAGGTGATGATTTTGAAATGTTTGGTGAGCATATAAGAGAGCTAACAGGTAAACCTTTTAACAGGCGTACTTGGATGCAACTAATCGCACCAGAATTTCATTTACAATTTCCACCAGAAATGTTTCATGGATTGACACTTAATAAAGTATTAGATTTTGGGGAACCAGGACAATTAATATCTTGGGATAATAAACGATACCATATGGCAAAACCTTTTATGTTATGGGGAAACCATGGTATAGGACAAGAAGATAGACTAATGTTACAATACGAAAGTTTATGTTTGTAGTTAAATAAGGTAAATAATTTAGTAAATAATAGTACAATCGTTCATCCTGTAGATTTCGGACGGAAGTAAGCGAAAGCTGAAGGAACGCATTATCATCGTTCATCTCGTAAGAGACGGAAGTAGGTAATGAACCGAAGGAACGCACTTAACTGTAAAAAGGAGAGTGTCATGAATCACAGAGACTTTGAAATCGCTCGTAAAAAGAAGCGAACTGAAGAGGCACACAAAGCAATACATAGAAAGCAAATGGAAAGACCGCTATCTAGACCTCGTGCTGAGAAGAACATCTTAAGCTCAGACCCTAAAATGCAAAAAATCTAATATTTTTGGTAAAAAAAGGTTGACCTTTAGGTAAAGTTAGTATATATTATAGATAATACCAACAGCGGATTGATCATCCAATGTTAATAGTGCAAGGAAGAGGCGTTTACCAGAGCGTCGAACTTGACTGTAAAGAGGTGGTACTCAGGCATGGTTGCAGAAATGCGTTGTGTCACATCGCTCTACCGAGCGGTTGCAGGTTCCCTGGGTTAGAAATGGTATCTAGTCGAGGGGTTGAGGGTGTACCCAAGTCCCTCCTATTTTGGTATTAGTATTAAAACCCACATTAATTGTGGGTTTTTTTATGGCCATACGTTAAAACGCAATCTAACATAGCAAAATGCATAAATACATATATAATTTTAACTAATTAAAATATGGAAGTAGAAAAATAGGAACAGTATATTATGTCATCACATATTAATCCAGACGCAGGGCGTCTAATTATAGAAAGTACACAAAATCTAGACTTGACTGCAAGTCAAGCTAATATGCCTACAGGCGCATCTTTGTATAACAAAGGTGGAATGTTTAATGCTGGGCACCTGTACGTTCAAGGGACCCTTGTTGTTAATGGTGATATTATTACTTTAGGTAACAGTGGTGGGTCACTTACCTTGAACAGTAATATTAGTAGTGATGTATTACCAGATACAACTTCAGGTATTCAATACAACATTGGTAGTACAACCAAACCTTGGAATATTGGGTATTTTGAAAAAATAGTATCAAGTCAGAATCCAGCAACAGCAACAACAGATGTACCATCAACAAAAGGAACAGTTCTTTTAGATGGTTCAACAAATACATCTTTAGCACTAGCCAATGGAACTGTAGGTGAACGTAAAACAATTATAGTCACAGCAACTCCATCAGGTACAATCACAGTTACTCCAGCAACAGCATTAGGATATACTAGTATATCATTTGCGGCCGTTGGCGATACTACTGAATTAGTTTACACATCAAACGGCTGGTCTATTCTATCTATCTTCCGTGCAAACGTTACGTAAGCAATTTTAATACGTTAATACAAAAACGCAAGAGCGGCGAGATTGTGAGGAATAAGAATAGTGGCTATTAATATAAACCATAGCATTGGAAAACTTAAATCAGATGACGAGTTAATTCTTGACGCAGGTGTAGGAAAAAATATTGATGTATCTACAAAAATAATAAAAAATGCATCTGATCCAGTTGATCCTCAAGATTTAGTTACAAAAGCCTTCCTCGACGCAACCCTTGCAAATTTTGATTCAAGCCAAGATTCAGAAATTACAGCAGACCTTACTGATGTTTATGAAACAATAGAAAACGTAAGAAACAATACATATGTCAAATCAGTTGATTTTGTTTCAGATATTACTTCTGGTGGTGCAGGTTTAACTGCAACACTTAATATTACAACTGAAGGAAATCCAAATAGATATACTATTTCTTGGGGTGACGGAGATGTTACTACAGCTACAACTGATAGTACTCCAACTCACACATATGCTGATAGTTCTGGTTCTCCATTTGACGTACAAGTTACAGCATTTAATAATCAAGGTACAGGTGCTGGTAGCACACAATCAAAAACAAGAGAAGATTATATTTCGATATTTACCGCCAACCCAGTAGTTAGCTTCGTCGCATATGACGCACTAACAGGCGGTTCACAGGTTACCACCTGGAATGACGGTGATACTGTCTACTTCCAAAATACAACAACGAACACAGCCGGAGCAACAGTCCAATACACTTGGAATTGGGGCGATGGTACTGCGGACGATGTTATATCTGACAACTCCGTTTCAGGTGGTAGTGCTGGGCCGAGGATAGCTCACACGTTCTCGGCCAGCACACTCACAGACGTTACTCGTACAGTATCATTGACACTTGATGCACACGATACAATGACACAAAGTCTATTACCATTAAGTGGTAGTGACTTGTTTAAAATTTATGATACACATACACCAGATACAACTTCAGATATTACAACAGGTATTAATGAAGAATCATCTAATGGATTAGATGTTACCTTTACAAATAATACTGAAGCTACAGTAGGAAGTTATGCAGATTATGGAATAACTTACAGATGGGATTTTGGTGATGGAACAATACAAACAGTCAATGTAGGTTCAGGTCAAGCAGGAGATACAGGTAGTACGATAACACACAAATATACATTACCTACAAATAATGCACCTCAAGATTATACAGGTAATTTACAAGTAATAAGTGGACATACAAGTAGTCCATTTACAAGTTCATCTTTTACTATACACGTTGAACCAGATGTTAGAGCTAACATTTCAGGAACAGCAGTACATACATCAGATAGAAGTGGAGATAACCAGTTTGATGTTTATGATGGGTTTGATTACTTAGGTAACAATAGAGCAATAGTAGAAGTAACAGATACTTCAGAAAATAAAGATAGTGCTGAGTTTGACTGGAATGATGGAAGTACAAACGATACAACAACTACAGAAACACTTGTACAACACGACTTCTCAGGCAAAGCACCTGGCAATTATCAATTAGATTATACAGCTAGTGGTACACCAGATATCACAGCTCAAACAGATACACAGAATTTAACTTTCCAAGTTAATGCAGTTCCTACTGCTCCAGATGGACTTGGAAATAAAACAATTTCACTAGTAGATCCTGCACAAGGTACAGATCCAAAATTAGCATATAATTTCACAGACAATAGTGCAACATCACCATTAACAGCAGGTGACGATTTGGATACAACTACTGCAAGGAGATATACAGGTGGAACACTTGACACGACAATAGCAGAGAATGCATACGATGGACTATCGGGAACTGTAACTGCAATAGTTAATGGTACCCCGAGTGGATCAAAAACCTTTTCTACTTCCCTCAACGAAACTGGTACATTTAATGATTTAGTGATCACTCAACAAGATGATGCTCACAATACAATAAGTGCTTCGACATACCCAACTGGTTTCTACCAAACATTTGATTCAAAAATTTCTAAACCATTTGCAGAGTATGCTATTGGTGTTAATGATCAGAGAATAGAACATAGTACAACAGGTGAAACAAATTACGTAACTGTTATGTGTGATGACCTAACAGACGTACCTACACTTGATGATACTAGTTCTATTCTTTCTGAGAGTGTTTCAGGAAATTACAGATACATATCAGGTATACCATACTATAATACAGGAAATCCAAAATTAACTTTATCAGGATTAAGTGTAACAAATTGGATAGGACAAGCATATAGAGATACTAGTAATGTTTTAGAATTTAGTAATGGTACTAATTCAGAAGGTACTACAGGCGGAACAATTCAAACACAATTTGCAAGTTATGCAGATTTAGAAGATGCTACATATCTAGTAAATGGTGTACCAACAGCTAATACATTAAGTTATTCATTTGCTGATCAAACTATTGATATTACACAATCAAACATAGCGGCAGTTGAAACTATCAAAGCTAGAATTAAGAATGTTAATGGATCAAGTAGCTATAAAGAATTTAATACAAAAGTACAAGTACACAGATCTAATCCAACAGGTGTAATAGAAGATAGTATACCTGTAGCAGGTAGTTTAGGTAATGGAGCAATAACAGACAATGCAATACGTATAGCAGATTTTGTTTCAGATGGTACAGACAACCCAACAATAGTAGGTGCAACAGATTATACAGCTACACCATTTACAGGTGCAGTAAGTGTAAGTGGAACACAAGAAGCAACTGTACGTTGGGGAACATTAGAACACAATACAACAGATTATTCAACTGGGTATCTTCCAGTTGGTCCTGATAGAAGTGCAGATACAGGAACACAATATTTTACATTCGCATTCCGTAGACAGGTTGTAGCTAATTTTAGTATTACAATTAATACAACTGGTATAAGTGGATTGTGGGTAGCGGCACCAGGTACTGCTATTGATTCAGCAAGTGGATTAAATGGTTGGATAGATGGAACAGCTCAATACGCAGGTGTTGGTGTACCAGGTAGTAATACAGCTTCAGGTGGTAACGGAGGAGACGGTTGTGCGTTAACAGGTGCAGACGTTATTCCAACTAATACAAGTATTAACTCAACTTATACAATGACATTAGGTAGTGAGAATATGAGTAATGCAACTAACAATGTTGTACTAGTTAGAGTAGCATTAGAAGCAGGAAAACAAATTACTAACTTACAAATAGGGGAGTCTAGCTAATGGCAATTAGTGATAATCAAAAAATTGACTACCTATTTAAAAAGATTGGTTATGGTGCGACTAAAACAGATACCAATGCTAATAAGTTGGCGGCTAACGAATCAATTCCAAGTCCGTTATTATTACGTGGTGATAAAGTTTGGGCAGAAGCTGGCAACGTTCCAGCAGTTAAACCAAATGCAGATACAACTGTAGTCAAGTTATATAATGCTGTTGAATGTACAGAAGATATAACGTCAACAGGAAATAGAACTTGGAAAACTAATATTACAGATTGGATTACACCAGAGTTTGGTAGTACATATCTAGTAAGTGTTTATATACATGACGCAAATGATTCAGCAGGTGCTGAAAGTTTAGCTAATAAAGTATTCGTAACAGGAAGTGGTAACAACGACGAATGGTTCTTTGATTACCAATCAGGTGTATTAAATTTTATTGGTGATAGTTTACCAGATGGTAAATCATTTACAGGTAAGAGTGTATATATAAGTGGAGCAGTATATCAAGGTAGATTTGGTGTAGGTGATTCAACAGTAACACAAGGCCTACAAGATCAGATTGATAACATTATACAAAATACTGATCCAGCGGCACTTGACTCTTTAAGTGAAATTGTTACAGCTTTCCAAAGTGCTGATAGTGCCTTTGCTACAAGCACAGATCTAAATAGTTTAGAAGCATTATTAAGAAATGATTTAGCATTTCCTTCTACTAACATAGAGCCAGCACAATCATTTACAGGTGATGGTACAACAACAGAGTATCAACTAACAGCTACTGACTTACCTTCAGTAGAAGCTATTGATGTATACGTAGATGATGTGTTACAAAGACCAGATGTATTCTCAATAGATTCAAATAATAAACTAGTATTTAATATTACACCAGATGCAGGTGCAGATATATATGTAAAATATAGATTTCATTTTGCAAGTATTACAGCATTTCCTGATAACTGCATAGAAAATAGACATCTTAATTTGATATATAATAGTAGTCAGTATACTGGTGATGCTACAACTACACAATATACTATTGCAAGTGGTCATACTGTACATAGTGTATTAGTAATAGTAGATGGAGCAATACTTCCACCGACAGATTATACTGTAATAGGGTCTACCCTAACTATAACAAATGCTCCGGCAAGTGGAGCAGTAGTAGACTTTAGATTTCTTCCAATTTAAATCAAATCATAATACTTAATAAACAGCAATATTGAATAAATACATTGCATGGGTTTCGTACCTATGTAGAATACGTAAGTATTCTTTGCTTATAAAGATTATAAGCAAATCAAATATATTTGATTGGAGAAATCTCTATGGCTTTTAGACAAATTAAGAGTCCGGCGTTAGCTAACCAGGCGGTTATCGACACCAAATTAGATGTTAGTTCAGTTTCAGGCCAAACAGCAACTACATCTTTGAACTCACTAGATACTCTTCTTATTCACGACAATGCAAACGCGGCGTTAAAGAGCATAACTGCGGCCAACTTAATCGCATCTTATGACACTGACGATTTAGGTGAAGGTTCAACGAACCTATTCTTTACCAATGCAAGAGCTCAATCAGCAGTAGCGGCAGATATCGCTTCAGCTGTAGCGGCGGAAGCATCAATTGCACGTGCGGCAGAAACTGCAAATGCAAACGATATCGCGGCTGAAATAACAAGAGCGACAACAGCAGAAGGTGTGAATGCGACAGACATAGCTAGTGAAATTACACGTGCAACAGCGGCAGAAACAGCCCTGGATACGGCGTATAAGGCGGCAGATGCTGGATTACAATCACAAATAAGTAATATTATATCAAACGTGGATCCTGCGGCACTTGACAGTTTATCTGAAATTGTTGCAGAATTTCAATCACAAGATAGTGCATTAACTGCGGCTATTACAGCTAACTCAACATTAATTAATAACGAGACAGCTAGAGCTCAAGCGGCAGAACAAGCAAATGCAACTGCAATTAGCAACGAGGCAACAAGAGCACAAGCGGCTGAAGCAACTAACGCATCTGATATTTCAACAGAAGCGGCAAGAGCAACAGCGGCTGAAAACGCACTTGATGCTAGAGTAACTGCTAATGAAGGTGACATTTCTACACTACAAACTGATTTAGCGGCAGAAATATCAGCAACTAACGGTGAAATCACTACACTAACAAATGATTTAGCAAGTGAAATTTCACGTGCAACAGGTGCTGAACAAGCGAATGCTCAAGACATTGCAAACGAAGCAACGGCAAGAGCAAATGAAGACACAAGTATTAGAGCAGACTTTGCGACAGCAGATGCTACAACTTTAGCATCAGCTCAAACATATGCAGATACAGCAGAAGCAGATGCAATCGCTACAGCGGCGGCAGATGCAACTACTAAAGCAAACGCGGCACAAGCGGCGGCGGAAGCACACGCAGATACAGTATCGGCGGCAGAGACAGCGGCTATCAATACAGCGGTAGCAGTAGTTGACGCTAAAGTTACTACAAACACTACAGACATTGCGGCTCTAGAAACTGTAGTTGGTGATGTAGCAAATACACCACTTGACACTACAGCAACTTCTTTAGGTGGAGCGATTAACGAACTACATACTGAAGTTACTACAGCAACAACAAACATTGCAACTAACACAGCAGACATTGCAACTAACGCAACAGATATCGCAACTAATGCGGCAGATATTGCTAACATTATTAGTAATACTGACCCAGCGGCTCTGGATTCATTAACAGAAATTGTTACTGCATTCCAAGCTGGTGATAGTGCGGCGACAGCGGCAATCAATGCTAACGCAACGTCAATTAGTAACGAAGCAACAGCTAGAGCAAACGCAGATACAACACTACAAACTAACATCACTGCTGAAGAAACAAGAGCTACAGCGGCTGAAGGTGTTTTAACTGCAAACCTAGCAAGTGAAGTAACTAACAGACAAGCAGGTGACGCAACTACTTTAGCATCAGCACAAGCATATGCTGATCAAGCAGAAGCAGATGCAATTTCAACTGCGGCGGCTGACGCAACAACTAAAGCAGACTCTGCAGAAGCAGACGCTAAAGCATATGCTGACACTCTACAAGACACTTTAATTGGTGACAATACTGTAGACGGTACAGCAGGTAATACTGTTACAGACAGAATTGCTACAGCTAAAGCGGGTGCAGAATCAACAGCAGAAGCTTATACTGACCAAGAAGTTCTAACTGAAAAGACTAGAGCTATGGCGGCAGAAGCGGCTAACGCATTAAATATTACAGCGAATACAGGTGATATTGCTACAAACGCAACAGACATTGCAACTAACGCATCAGCTATTTCAACAGAAGTAACTGACAGAGTTAATGCAGTAGCTGGTGTAACAACTTCATTAAACAATGAAATAGCAAGAGCACAAGCGGCTGAATTAGTTAATACACAAGCTATTACTGCTGAAGAAACAAGAGCACTTGCGGCTGAAGCGGCAAACGCAACTGCAATCGCAAACGAAGTATCAAGATCAACAACAGCAGACACGACGCATACAGCTAACATTGCAACTAACACTAACGATATTGCTACTAACTTAACAAGTATCAATAACGAGGTGGCTAGAGCAACAGCGGCTGAACAAGCACTTACAACTAACCTGGCTACTGAAACAGCTAGAATTGATTCAATTCTAACTAACACGGACCCAGCGGCGTTAGATTCACTAACTGAAATTGTTTCAGCATTCCAAAGTGCTGATAACACAATCAATGGTGCAATCACATCACTATCAACAACAGCCTCAACTGACAGAGCGGCAATACGTTCTGAATTTGCGGCGGCAGACACAGCATTAGACAATCGTCTAACTACTGAAGAAGCTAACGTTGACGCATTACAAGCCCTAGCAGGTAGTGCGGCACTAGCAACTACAGCTCAAACATTAACTGAAGCAATCAACGAACTGAACGCAGGTACAGCGGCTGATTTAACTTCTGTTAATAACGCAATTGATGCAGTAGAAAGTGGTGCAGGACTAGCAAGTGATGGCTCTTACTCAGCTCACACTGGTACACACGCAATTGACTCAGCTGTGTCATTACATGACGCAGACAGTAAATTGGATGCGGCTATTTTAGCAGAGAAAACAAGAGCAGAAGCGGCTGAAGCAACATTAACTACTAATGTGGCAACAAACGCAACTAATATCGGAAATAACACAACAGACATTGCAACTAACACAACAGCTATTGCTACAAATGCAACTGCTATCTCTACTAATGCATCAGATCTTGCATCAGAAATTACTAGAGCTACAGCGGCAGAAACAGCAAATGCTAACGCAATCACAGCAGAAGCAAATACAGCTAGAGCGGCAGAAACAGTTAATGCCAACGCAATCGCGGCAGAAACTACTAGAGCACAAGCGGCTGAATCAGCTAATGCATCCGATATAGCAGACAATCTAACTGAAATTACTGCAACACAATCTGGTGCAGGATTAGCAAATGACGGTACTTACAATACACCTAGTGGATCAAATTACATTGATACTGCTACATCATTGGCAAGTGCTGACACGAAGTTAGATGCGGCAATCAAAGCTGAAGAAACTAGAGCGACAGCGGCAGAGGGTGTTTTAACTAACAACCTTACAGCTGAAACTAATAGAGCTACAGCGGCGGAAGCACAGAACGCAACTGATATCGCGGCGGAAGCTACGAGAGCGGCGGCGGCAGAAACTGTGAATGCAAATGCCATAACAACAGTAGCTACTGATTTAGCAACTGAAGTGACTCGTGCAACTGCGGCGGAAAACGCAAATGCGGCAGACATCACATCACTAACAAGCACAGTTAACGATATTATCAGCAACACGGATCCAGCGGCGCTAGATTCATTAACTGAAATCGTTACTGCGTTCCAAAATGCGGACAGTACACTAACAGGTGCTGTAGCGGCAAACGGAACGGCTATTGCGGCAGAAGAAACAAGAGCACTAGCGGCAGAGGCGGCATTAAGCACAGCCTTAACAAATGAAGTAAACGACAACGACACTGACCACGCGGCGGCGACAACTGACAGGGCGGCTATCCGTACTGAGTTTGCGGCGGCTGATTCAGCTCAAGACGCTGTCATCGCAACTAAACTAGCACTTGCTGGTGGAACAATGGCGGGTGACATTGCAATGGGCGGACAAATGGTATCAGGACTGGGTACAGCAGTTAATGCTGGTGACGCAGTTTCTAAAGCAGTTATGGATGCGGCTATTTCAGCACAAGATATCACTGTATACACTACAGATGATTTAGCTGAAGGTTCAAATCTATACTACACTGATACTAGATCACGTGCGGCAATTAGTGTCAATGACGTTGCAGGAAACGGCTTGGTAAGTTACGATAATAGCACAGGTGTTATTAGTGTAAATACTAACGAATCAGTTCTTGACTTAACAGATGTATCTGATACAGCATACACTGGCAAGGACGGATACGTATTAGCAGTTAATGCGAACGAAGACGGTATGGAACTGTCAAACCCACTAAACGTTTTCTCAACACAAGAGAGACAAACAATTAATGGTGATGGTGTTGCTACGCAATACTCATTAACTTTTACAACAACACAAGATCAAGCATATGTGTTTGTTGGAGGTGTTATTCAGGATCCATCAACTCACTACACTATCGATAGTGCGGCGAAAACTATCACGTTTAACTCAGCAGTACCAGTTGGTACACAAATTGTTGTGTTATCACCAGGTGCAGGACTTAACCCAGTACTACTTGCTAACTCAGTATCATTCGACAAATTAGCGGCTGATATTAAAGCATACGTACAAAAAGGTGAAGTATCAGCTACAGGTTCAACTACAGTTGATTCATTCAACGGTGCGTTGTATCGTTCAGCGAAGTACATCATGCAGGTTGATGACGGTGCAGGTAACTATGAGACACGTGAAGCTTTAGTAGTACATGATGGTAGTACTGCATACATTACAGAGTACGCAATGGTTTATACTGGTGCAGACTTAATTGGTGATGCAAGTGTTACTATGAACGGAAACCAAGTTGAATTAACTTATACTCCGACAAGTGGTACAGCTACAGTTAAAGTGATCGCTACTTACATTGATGTGTAAGGAGTATATCGCTTCTTAAGTAACCAAACTTAAAGGGGCGTAACAAATTAAGGTTACGCCTCTTTTAAAATAGCTTTATTATCAAAGCGGATAATATTGCTAGAAAAAGAATAAATACTTTGCTACTCAATGTGGCAATAACTTTTTTGATCAAAAAGGAGTCATAAAAATGGCACAAAGAAAATTTATAATTGACGGTGGTTTTAAAACTGATGACGCCTCAGAATTACTAGCCAATTTAACAATGGGTGGTTCAATCCTACCTAATGTTGATTCGGATGGTACAACTGGTTACGACTTAGGTTCGACTACTGCTAAATGGAAAGATTTATACCTTTCTCAAGGATCACTTTACATTAATAACCAAAAAGTAATCCATGATGATTCAGGTACAATCGTTTTCAAAGCAGATATGGACCAAGGCTTAACTGTTAAAACTGAGGGCACAGGAGTAATTACCCTGCAATCAACACAAACAGTAAATGTCGCTGGTACACTACAAATTACAGACGGCAAAAACATCACTTCAAGTGGTGGAACTTCAGTTGGTTTTGGTGACAAAATTGATATGGGTTCAAATAAGATCATCAACGTTCCTAATCCAACGGATAACGGTGATGCGGCTAACAAAACTTACGTGGACTTACAGGTTGCAAACGTAATCAACGGTGCACCAGGTGCGTTAGACACACTTAACGAATTAGCAAATGCTTTAGGCGATGATGCTAACTTCTCAACTACAGTAACAAACTCAATTGCGGCTAACGCATCTGATATTGTTGCTCTACAAACTACTTCAAGTAATAATGCGACAGCTATAGCAACAGCACAAACAGATATTGTTGCTAATACAACAGCTATTACAGCTGAAGCAGTAACAGCAAGAGCAAATGAACAAGCAAATACTGCGGCAATCAATGCTCTAGATTCTGCATACCAAACAGCTGATGCAACAATTAATTCAGCAGTAGCTTTAAAAGCAAACAAAACTTATGTTGATACACAAGACACAGCATTAGATACATCTTTAAAAGCATACGCAGACTCAGCTGAAACAGATGCAGTAGCTACAGCTCAGTCATACACAGACGGCAGAGAAGCGGCAATCACAACTGCTTACACAGCGGCGATTGCATCTTCAGCGTCATCAAGTGGTTCAACTGCTAACAGTTACACAGACACAGAAATTGCAACAGCAACTACAGCTATTACTTCAGCATACCAAACTTATGCTGATACAGCTGAAACAGATGCAGTAGCAACAGCGGCGGCAGATGCAACTACTAAAGCAGATGCGGCACGTGCAGGTGCAGTAGCAGATGTTAAAGCCTCTGATTTAGATATGGGCGGAAACAAAGTTCTTTTCGGTAACGTTTATTCAACAGACGGCGATCTACCAAGTGCGGGTACATACCACGGTATGTTTGCTCACGTACACACTGGCGGAAAAGCTGTTATGGCACATGACGGTAACTGGGTAGAACTAGCTAAAACATCAGACCTTACAACTGCGGTTAACAACCTTGTTGACTCAGCACCAGGTGCTCTAGATACATTAAATGAACTAGCGGCGGCTATGGGTGATGATGCTAACTTTAGTACAACAATGACTAACAATTTAGCAGGCAAAGCGTCAACTGGTACTTCAATTACAGCAGGTAATGGATTATCAGGCGGTGGTGACTTTAGTACAGACAGAACAATATCTATGTCTGGTAACTTTACTGGTGACTTTACAGCAACTGGTGATATTACTGCTTACTCAGATGAAAGTTTAAAAACTAACATCCAAGTAATTGATGGTGCATTAGGTAAAGTAGAGAACATTAGTGGTTATACTTGGAATAGAATTGCAGATGATTCAAGAGCAACAGGTGTTGTTGCCCAAGAATTAGAAGCAGTACTTCCAGAAGCAGTACACACTGATGCTGATGGTTTAAAATCAGTAGCATACGGTAACATTACAGGTCTACTAATTGAAGCGGTTAAAGAATTATCAGCTCAAGTAGCAGAACTTAAAGCTAACAAGTAATTATATTACTAATATATTAAAGCGGGTGTAAGAAATTACACTCGCTTTTCTTATGGCTATGCTATACTTCAAAAAGCGATAAATAGTATTATAATTAGCTGTAGGAGTAAAAATGGCATTTAGAAAGATACAAGTAAGTAACTTACAAAGCACAGAATCTGCTGTCAAAGACCCTTTACTAATACTTAATCAAGATTCATCAGAAGATGTTGATTCAGGTTTTTTAGCAAAAAGAGGTGTCAGTACATATTCTGGGCTAGTACGTGATTCAGCTACAGCAAAGTTCTATTTAATTGAATCAATTAATTTAGTAACAAATTCTCTTAATGATATTAGTGCAGTAGATGGTACGTTATCAAAGGGTATACTAGAACTAAATTCGTTAAATGCTACAACAATATATGTAACAGGTGCAAGTGGTGCAATACATACAACAAATTTAGTAACAGAAAATATTGGCTATTGGCCAGCAGATCCAACTGATACAACAAAACATATTTTAACAGTTGGTGACGCAACTACACCTGCAGAGTATATAGGTAATGTTACAGGTAACGTTACAGGTAATGTAGTAGGTAATATTGAAGGTAATATTATTAATTCATTGGGACAACCAGTAGTTGATAACTCGGGTGCTCTTAATCCTACTAGATTTAAAGTACCAAAAGGATTAACTTCAGAACGCCCAACACCGGCCGCAGAAGGCGATATGTGGTTTAATACAGAAACAAAGATGTTTGAAGGGTATGATGGAACAGCATGGCAACAACTTGTGCCTTCACAGTTTCAAAGTACACCATAAATAGTAGTAGAGGATATATAAATGGCATTTAAAATTGGAAACAAAATAGTATTACATGACGCAGATCCTTCTGCAACACTATTAACAGAAAGTAACTTAGATAGGTTACAAATTAATGGTGTAGATGTATTAACGCATGACGGTACTACAGTTACATTAAAAAATGTAGATATTAATGACGCATTAGAGAGTACAATAAACACAGACAATCTTACAGAAGGAACTACAAATTTATTTTTTACAGATGCTAGAGCAGTATCAGCATTATCAGGTTTAGCAACAACAGTCAGTAATAATACTACAGCAATTAATAATAATGCTACAGCAATTTCAAATAATGCAACAGCAATCGCAAACAATGCCACAGCAATTACAAATAATGCTACAGCTATTACAAATAATGAAACAGCAATTAATAATAATGTTACAGCAATCGCAAACACACTAGTAGATGCAAAAGCATATACAGATACTAGAGAAACTGCAATTACTACAGCATATACAGCGGCTATAGCGTCATCTACGTCAAGTGGTAGTACAGCGGCAAACGCATATACAGATGCAGAAATTGCTACAGCTACAGCAAGTATAACATCAGCATATCAAACAGCTGATGCAACAACTTTATCTTCAGCTCAAACTTATGCGGATACAGCAGAAGCAGATGCAGTAACTACAGCTAACGCATATACAGATGCCAGAGAAGTCGCAATCACTACAGCATATCAAACTTATACAGATACAGCAGAAGCAGATGCAAAAGCATATGCAGATACACAAATTGCAAATTTAGTTGATTCTGCACCAACTACATTAGACACACTAAATGAATTAGCGTCAGCACTAGGTGACGATGCTAACTTCTCAACTACAGTAACAAATTCAATAGCAACTAAACTTCCACTAGCTGGTGGAACAATGGCAGGAGATCTTACATTAAGTGGAGCTCCAACAAATAATCTTCATGCGGCTACTAAAGCATATGTTGATTCAGCAGTAACTGGTGGAACAGGTGCATTAGATACAGACGATATTGCAGAAGGAACAACTAATTTATACTATACAGATGCTAGAGCAGATGCTAGAGCAACCTTAAGAATTAATGCGGCGACAACAGACAATATAGATGAAGGTAGTACTAATTTATATTATACAAATACTAGAGCAAGAACAGAAATAGAAGGTGCAGATTTAGATTTAGGTACAAACAAAATATTATATTCTAATGTTTATGCTACAACTGGTGATTTACCAAGTGCAACAAGTTATCATGGAATGTTTGCTCATGTACACGGCACAGGCAAAGGATATTTTGCTCATGCAAATAACTGGGTAGAACTAGCAAATCAAAGTGATATTCCAACAAACAATAATCAATTGACTAATGGTGCAGGTTATGTTACAACTGATACAAATACAACATATACAGCAGGTAACGGATTATCATTAGTTGGCACAGAATTTTTAATGAGTGGTAGTTACACAGGTGACTTTACAGCAACAGGTGATGTTACAGCATACTCAGATAAAAGATTAAAAAGAAATATTGAAACTATTAATAATGCAGTAGATACTGTAAGCAAATTACGTGGTGTAAATTTTGAAAAAGATGGTAGACATAGCACTGGTGTAATAGCACAAGAAGTAGAAGAAGTTTTACCTCAAGTAGTACATACAGCTCCAGATGGTATGAAATCAGTAGCATATGGTAATATTGTAGGACTATTAATTGAGGCTATTAAAGAACAACAAAAAGAGATAGAGGAGTTAAAAAAGAAAATATAAGCATAAATATACTTTATGAAAGTAAGCGATAATACACAGATATCAATGCCAATCCGTAATATGATTGCGATCATAGGAGCAATTTGTATGGGAGTTTGGGCTTACTTTGGAATAACTGAAAAGTTAAATCAACATAGCAATACACTTACATTAATGCAAAAAGACCTAGAGTCAAATACTGAATTTCGTATTAAGTATCCACGTGGAGAATTAGGACAAAGTCAGAATGATTTAGAGCAGTTTATGTTAATAGAAGAATTATATAAAAGTGTTGAAAAAATGGAAAAAGTATTAGAATCAAATATGACTAACAAAGTTAACATTGACTTTTTAAAAGAACAAGTAGATAAAATGTTAAATGATATTGAGAAGTTAAAAGACAAGCAACGTGAGTTTGCTAACGGTAACGGAGGTCACTAATGGTAGAAACAGTAGTAGCCCTATTAATGCTTATAAACAACGAAATTAAAGAGCACAGAATACAAGAATCTATGGGTGTATGTTTAAGAGGTAAACGTACAGCAGAAAGACAATATTCAGAAGGTGTAAAATACCAATGCATCAAATCTAAAGCAAAACTTGAGTTAAACATAGATGGAACTAAAACAATTAAAGCTCTTATATTAGAATAAAGAGATTATAAACTACTATATAACACGAGCTATATAGATAAATAATAATACAAGCAATATGCTTGTAATTAACGTTAATTACAATTATGACAGGAGAGTAATATGTCGACATTACCAGCAACCGGTTCAAATATTTCTATGTCAACTGTGCGTAACTATTTTGGATTAAGTGGAACAGTTTCCATGAGTACATTAGGTAGCACAATCTCACCGTCAGTGACGTCTAATATCAAACTTTCAGCTACATTTGGTGGTTGGCAGTATCCGTCACCGTCTGGTTCACATCCATAAGAAATATTGTAAAACATATTTAATAGGTACGTTGTTTATACTTGACAACGTGCCTATTGTAATGTAAAATAAATACACTTGTAAAAATTATTATTGTGACCAATAGTAAAAGTAAACTCAACACAGGAGAAAACAATGATTAGAACTCGTTATGAGATTGAAACGTTTGTACTTGGAGCACACCCGTCTCCAGCCAGAAAGGCACAAGTACTTACAGAAGAGCTAATGAAAGCTCGTGAAACAAAACACCCAGACCTTCCAATATTAGAAGCAATTTATAAAGATTTTTCTGCAGAACATAATGTAGAAGAACTTTCAAAAGATATTGAATCTACTGAAGAAGAATATTGGGTACACAGACTAGCAAAACTAGCGGCAATTGATATTTTAACAATTGGTAAAGTACAACCAGAGCATATGGCTTATATGGTTGCGTTACCAGATGAAGCTTTCAAAGCATCAGTTAAAGAAGCCACAAGTATTGCTAAACAACTAAATTATGAGGTTCAACAAATTGAAGCTGAACTTCAAGCAGATTTAGCATCTGCAAAATAAACTGAATGGTAACCACTCCATCATTTTATCATAAAAAGAATAATTCCGCTTCTGTAGCTATTTGCGTTCCTGTGCGAGATAATGTTACTGCGGTCTTTGCTTACAGTCTTGCTATGCTTCAACGAAAGTGTGGTGAGGCTGGGTTAGCTACTTCTCTACATTTTATTATGGGTAGTGAAGTTACTATACAAAGACAACAGTTAGTATCTGAAGCACTAGAAACAAATTGTACTCACATTATGTGGATTGATTCTGATATGCAATTTCCAGTAGATACCCTAAATATATTATTAGCGGCAGATAAAGATATTGTTGCTGGAAATTATTCAACAAGAGTTCCACCACATAGACCAGTCGCTTTTAGAAGTAAAAATAATCTAGATGATAGAGTTTTTACTGGTACAGGCTTAGAAAAAGTTTGGGCTGTAGGAAGTGGAATGATGTTAGTAAAAAGAGAAGTTTATGAAAAGTTAAATTCACCTTTTTATAAAATTGAATATTCAGAAGACTATTCAAGTTTAGTAGGAGAAGACGTATATTTTTGTACAAAAGCTAACGAAGCAGGATATGAAGTATATGTAAGTCACGAACTGAGTGACAAAATAGCACACATAGGAACACGTGCATTTACAGTTAAAGGCGATTGCAATGATTAATATAAAGAATAACCAAAAAGAATTTAAAGGACAAAACGTTGTCACACCTTGGGATAGACTTAAAAGGTTTATGTTTGATAGTTACCCAATTATTAAAACCCCAATAAGATTAAAAGACGAAGAAGATATTTTAGATATAGCAAAAAAATATAAAAACGAAGCAGATATGGCTTGGGTTGTATTTGATGAAATAGAAGTTAATCCAAAATTTCCTTGGCATTATAGACCAAGTGATATAGGTAAAAAGGTTATTCATACGTTTCCTAGAGTAGTTAAAAGAACAAACAGACCAGTGAGCTGGGGGGATGTTAGATTAGTTCCTACTAACGGAGTTTCCCACGGTGAGGTAGAAAATAAATTGGTAGCAAGTTTCCACGTTGCAGAATTTGATATCTTTATGATTAGTTACCACGAAGCTGAAGCAGATGAGAATTTTCAAAAATTAAAAAACAGATTTAAAGATGCACAACACGTAAAGAACGTTGAAGGTATTGGTAATGCTCACAAACGTGTGGGTGAATTAGCAAAAACTGAAATGGTTTATATTGTTGATGCAGATGCAGATATTATGGGTGACTTTAGTTTTGATTATATTCCACCAATGAGTAAAAGAAAAAATACAACATATGTATGGAGTGCTAGAAATCCTGTAAATGGATTAGAGTACGGGTATGGTGGAGTTAAGTTATTTCCAAAAGTTCAGTTATTAGAACTAGGACATGAATTGCCAGATTATACAACTGGTGCAAGTTTTTATCAGCCAATATCAGATGTATCAAATATTACAAGATTTAACAAAGACCCTTATAGAACTTGGAGAAGTGCATTTCGTGAATGTGTTAAACTAGCAAGTTCAGTTAATCCTAATCAAAAACAAAAAGAGACAGATGAAAGATTAGAAGCATGGTGTACAAAAGATGTTGGAGCCCGTTTTGGTCGTTACTGTTTAAAAGGTGCCTTAGAAGGCAAAGAGTATGGATTAGCAAACAAAGATAATAACGAAGCATTAGTTAAAATTAACGACTTTGAATGGTTACGTGAACAATTTGTTGCTAGTATGAAAAAGAGAGTCACTGACAAGTAAATGATTCAATGGTTAAAGAAATCAATTCATCATTTAAAAGTAGAAACAGGATGGGGCTACTTTTATCATTTATGGCATAGCCTTTGCAATAGCTGGGCTTTAATTGTTATAGCATTTAAAAGTGTAGTACACGGATTATTTCCTTGGATATGGAAAGCAGATGCACCTAAAGGGGTTATTCGTATGTATCATCAAATTATGAGAATTGAACATATAGAAAAGATGGACAAGTTAAGAAAGTTACCAAAAGATGAACGATATAAATCCAATAAACCTATTGACCCTATTGAATAGTTATGGCGACGTAATAGAACTGAACCAAAAGCTAGACAGTAATAAGATTATTAATGAATTAGAAAGTTTACAATGGGAAAAAGGCCCTAATGGTAAACAAGGCATTAATCTTACAGGACCAACAACAGGTCTTGGACTTGAAGATAAAAATAAACACGATAAAGATCAAGAAGCAAATGAAAATTTACTTAAATGTCCATCATTATATGAATTCTTTAAACAATGGTCAGACTTGGCTAGATGTAGAGCAGTAAAACTAGAAGCTGGTAGCTTCTTTACTATGCATCGAGACGCATTTAGATTTAACCCTCAAATTAGAATTTTTATTCCATTAAATAAAACTGAAATACACCAATGGAACTTTTTATACGACGATAAACGTGTAGAGTTTAAACCAGGTGTTCCTTATGTATTAAATACTCGTAAGCAACACGGAAGTTTTGCAATGGATAGTGGAATATATCATATATTAATGAGTTTATATTTAACTGAAAATAATTTAAAAACAATTATACAATCATTACCAAACTGTAAGGAAAGATAATGAAAGAAAAAACAGACAAAAATTATCATAGTGGCGAAAAGATTGAAGATTTATATAAAAATGTAAAAGATGCAGATCATAAAAAAGTAGAAGGTAATACACAAAAAGATAGTAACTACGAAGATGAAATGTATAGTGAAGAGCAAATAGCTAGACACAATAAAATGGATAACATCTTTAAAGTTGATAATGTTCCAAGTAGATGGGAACACAATAAAACTCGTAGTACTTTTCATTTTGATCCTTTTGGTGATCCAACTGAACAAACATTTATTATTACAAATAGATTTGTAGGAGATTTTGAACCTGCGGTTAAGTATGCAATAGCAAATGCTAAAGAACAAACTATAGGAAATTATAGGCCACGTAATTTAAGTAAACAAGATAAAGATTTACACGATGGAGAAATACAAGATATTATAACGGCATCAGGTAAAGATGATCTTAGTGCAATGTATCACGATTCAGTAATAAGAAGAAAAGTTGATGAAGACGGGAATTACAAAGTACAAGAAAATAGAATACCTGAATATGAGGTGTTGTTTAATATGATAGATACATTAGGTGTAGAGGTTCATCAATCAAGATTACATATACAAAAGTTAGGACAAGTAACACCAGCACATATTGATCAGCAGATGAGATATGCTAGGCCAGGTTGGCGTAAAATATGGACTGAAGCAGGAGCAGATAAGAATCCTTTAAAGTTAAGAAGGTTTTTAGTTATGTTGCAAGATTGGGATTACGGTCACGTATGGCAATTTGGTAACACTTATTATCAAGGATACAAAGCAGGTGAGTGTATAACATACGATTGGTGTAATATGCCACACGGTACGGCTAACTTTGGATATACTCCAAGAGTTACATTTCAGTTTACAGGATTTATAAGTGAAAAAACGCAAGAGTATATAAACAATCCAGATAAAAATAGAATCATTGAAGTATGACAATAAAACGACCATTTACAACTATGACAGAAAAAGAAAAGTTAGAATGGACTTTTCGAGAAAAAATAGTAAAACAAAAAAGACAACCAAATACTACAGTAGAAGAGTATGGGCATGATAAAGGTGGTAGATTTATTGTAGGAAAAACAGGAGCAGATGCTTGGACAGATGATGCAGTACAAAACATAGACTGGACTTTACCAGAAAATCAATTTAATTATACGTGGAATAAAAATGGTTATAGAGGACCAGATGATAATGGAGATGTAGATATTATTTTTGCTGGTAGTAGTTTAACAATAGGAACAGGTGTTCCTTATGAAAAAAGTTATCCACACCTCGTCTCAGAAGAACTTAATCTTAAACATATTAATATAAGTGATTTTGATACACTATTAGATTTAGCAGATAGTTTACTTGACTTTAATCATTTAAATCCAAAGTATATTATATTAGGTGATTGCTGGGCAATTAATAGTACTAGTTGGTTAATGAGATTTTGGTTAAAGAAAGAAAAAGATTTAGAAACAATAGATTTGGTAAGAAAGACTTTTTATGATAGCAATACCAAAGTATTTAAAATATTTGAGTTAGCATTAAAGGAAGCATTTCCAAATGCAAAATGTTTTATATTTGAACCAGAAGAAAAAAGAAAGTTATGGTCATATGGACATGAGTTACAACATATTAAATCAGTAAAATATAAAAAGAGTGATATTATTGATCTAGGAAGAGATCAAACTCACCCTGGTCCAAAAACGCATAGAATATTTGCTGATAAAGTAAAGAGTTTAATTAATGAATAATAATGGTGAAGATTTAATATTGGCTATGGGAGCTCCAGGTTCAAGATGGAGTGGAGCAATACGTATACTATCTTTGATGTATGAAAATATTAATACATCGGATAACAATGACGAATGGAACTACGAAAAGTCTGTAAGTTATAACAAATATTTACAAGCTACTAGGCTTGAAGATAGACGTGAAGAACCAAATAGACAAATTAAAGTTGGCTGGCATCGTGGTGCATATTGGGGTCCAGGAAATCCAGCAGGTGATAAATTTGATGTATTAGATACACTAACTAAAGAAGAGATAATAGAAGAATTTAAAAAGCCTTTTACTAATTGGGAACCAGGAATTAAAATAATTAAGAGTCACTGGTTCAGTTATCATATTCCTTTATTAAGAGAATTATTTCCAAAAGCTATACTGTGGTCATTTCATGATACTGATAAGATTTGCCAAGACTGGTGGCATACTGTTGGCGGTTGGGAAATTTCCTATCCTAATTATGATTGGTATAAAGATGACGAAACTATGCTTAAACAAATAGGCATAGAAAATAATAATATAAAAGATAATTTTAATTTAAAAAGATATACTACTTGGAAAGAAGCAGTTAAAGAGTTAGGCTTTCCTGTAGACATAAGAACGCCAGCAGAAATAATAGATATGGAACCAAAATTTATAGATTCTTTTAAACCGTCAATGTATAGTAATTCAGAAAACTTTAATAAGTTCTTAGATTCAGTTTTTAGCAGAAAAGAAATGGGTATTATTAACCCAACTTTGTAGAGTGTTGCTCGTATACAGTTCTTACTTTTTTAATAAACTGTTTTGAGTTACATTGTATTTTAGCACCTGGGTGTAATGGTCTTGGCCAATTACCTATTTTAACCCAACAATAACCATCACTTTCATTATTTAATATAGGAATAAATTCTTCATCTATAGTAACAACAAAGCTATGGTATATAAATTTTTTATTAGGACTTGTAAATTTATTAATAGGAATAACTTTTTTAATATCAGGAACTAATCCTAGTTCCTCTTCAATTTCTCTATACAATGTATCAATTGGTTTTTCGTTATTATCCGATTTGCCTCCGAAGAAGCCCCACGTTCTAGGGTGATTAACTTCACCACTTCTGTGTTGTAACATAACTCTTCCGGTATCAGTGCTAAGAAATATACATCCTGCGGCTGTTATCATATGTGTCCTATCCAATGTGTGCAATCGTCGTGTGGGTCATCGCATTCACTACAAGTAGAGTCTCCAGTATCCTGCATTATAGATTCCTTCATAACTGTTAACCCATTCTGTTCCGTTCCATTCTAATTGATCACTACTTGATAAGTTTGTAACGTATTGTGTATCGGATACTGTACTGCTATCAAAACTAACATTCCAAGATGAACCGTTGTATTCAATAATGTCATATTTGTTAGCAACTAATCCGCTCCAAGTTGGTGTTGATGGAATAGGATTGATTAATATATAACGTTGTCCTATTGCTGAACTAGGAACTGTCCCGTCCCCTGGGTAATTAATTGATGGATCTAAAATAGCATTTACTGCTGATAATGTATTTGTAGGTAAAGTTGAAGTATCAATGTCTACAGTTAATAAGTTAGGATTACTTGGGTGTTCATCTAAACGTCCAATAATATCTTCATCTTTAGCTCCTGGGTCTTTTGATTTTCTAAGTCTTAATTGACTTATTCCAGGTCTTAATACACCAAATGGAGTAAGTTCTTTAGTCCATTCTAAAACGTTTCCGTCATCATCTAAATTACTTCCGTTGGTATTTAATAGCTGAAGGTCATTGTTCTCATATTTTACTTTTCTGTTTTCATATGTTACAACTGTATATTGTAACGTTTCGTTATTAAATGGTTGTTCAGCTTTAAATAGATCTAAGTTTTCATCATCCAAGTTATAAAGTTCACTAATGATTGTGTGAATTAATTTTTGTTGTTTAACCTTTGCAGGAGGATTTATATAAACTGGTATATCAAATGACATTGTAGCAACATCAATAATATCGTCAATACTTGATCCAACACTTCTTGTACTCCAAGTAGTATTAGTAAGTTCTACGTGAGATAATGCAGTCCAGTCTAATGGACTAGCATTTGTTCTAATATCTAATGTAGGATTAAATAAAACAAGCATCTGTTCTAGTAACTGTAATTTTTGATCTGTATTTGATGTCCATACGTCTGCGTTCATTTGCATTAAGTATGGAACAGGAGCATGACGCTCTACAGTATAACTATTACCTTTTTCGTTTTTATATTCTCCAGTAGTTTGGTCGTATTTCTTTTCGTATACCTGAACTTTATCGACATGATCTTGGTAAGTACGTCTTTCAGGTATTAAATTTAAATTAGTTACATAACAACTTATAAATGGAACAGTATTCATAATGTTTTCACTGTTCTCTCTTGTTATGTGAGCCGCCATTCTGTTTATGTCACCATAACGTACTGGAACTTTATGATATACTGGAAGACCAGAATCTTCATTTTTGCCCATTTGTACACTGAAGCCACTAAACAATCTTATAAATTGTTGAATGTATCTTCTTATTTGTTTATCATAAAAGTATTGTTGGCTCATTTTTTGAAATCACTTTTTGGTTTAATAACTTGAGATAGAGGCTGACGTTCTGGAAATTCCTGATCGTCAATAATTGTTGTAGCCTTGTTATTGATAAAGCTACTAGCATTATAAGTTCTATCACTCCAAGTTTGTTCAGTGACATTATCATATAGTCTATGCCACTTACTTCCACGCCTTACAAATAATCTATTAGGCGTAAAGTCTGTTCTAATAAAGTATTCACCTTCTTTCGGGTTAGCTGGAAACTGGTCACCTTGTTGTAAAGTTTCACCATGTTTGTATTCGCTGTCAACTTCTTCTTGACCAAATAAATGTTCTGCAAGTGGTAAACCTAATGGATCAGCTTCTTCGGCACTTTTCACAATAGCATTACTAATATTAAGTTCTGTTTTATAAGCACTAACTTTATTTTTAAGGCTATCTGGATCTTTAGCACTACCAAGTATATCTTTGTATTCTTGTGTATCTGTTAATGGTGCTACTTTAATTCTCCAAATGTGTGGGTACCAAGTTTGTGAAAATCCTTCACTACCCCTTGCGGCATCTTGAACTACATAAAACTTATTAATAGCATCTCTATCGTTGCTTAATAATAGTTCATCTCTAAGGTGAGGTAATTCAATAACATCTCCTGGCATTAATCTTCTACCAAGTCTTTCTACCATATCGTTTATATGAAAAGATATAAACAAAGTATCGTTAGTTAAAAATAAACCAAATTGAGTTAAGTCAAAGTCGTTATCACTAACGTTATACACGCCACGAAGTTCAAAAATATCAGGATCATATTTACGATCTCTGTTTTCCATAAACAGTAAGTCTTGTATGTTAGTTTCATCAATTATACCTTCTGGATTTACTTCTTCACTTGTTACATTATCTATTTCCATACCACTGCCGTAGTTCGGCTCGCTAGGATCATTGTTGCCTTGTTGAGGTTGTGGACCCAAATACTTGTGAACGTGTATAGCCGTACCGCCTATATCGAACTGTTCTCGTATAGTTCTGTCCATGAATTTGTAATCATTACCTTTATAAGGCTTATATAGTGTAAAACGTGGCATATGGTTTTCCTTGTTATGTTGTATTTATGCCTTTTGATACTAATATGATTATGGATAAATATTATATACTCACATAATATAAGGAATCACAATATGTTTAGATTTTATACAGAAAGAAAATGGGCGTTATGGGCTTGGTTAGGTTCAGCAATCATTTTATCATCTTTATGGGTTCAAGTAAAAATTGACGTTAAAATCAATGAATGGTTTGGTCAGTTTTACGATATGATCCAAAAAGCACTGGCTACACCTAATGCAATTACCATAGGTGAATACTGGGCCAGTTTATTATCTTTTATTACACTAGCAGGAATATATGTAGCACTAGCAGTAGCAATAAGTTTCTTTACAGCTCACTTCTTGTTTAGATGGAGAACTGCAATGGTAGAATGGTATCATGCAGTTTATGATAGAGCAAGAAAAATAGAAGGAGCGGCACAAAGGGTACAAGAAGATACTATAAAATTCTCTAGAATAATGGAATCACTTGGTACAAGTTTAATTGAATCAATTATGGTTCTTGTGCAGTTTGTTCCAATCTTGTTAGGACTATCAATAGGTATACCAATATTCTTTTTTGGTGATTGGCAATATGGATTAGTTACGGGTGCTATTATTTGGTCCGTAGGTGGTACATTATTTTTAATTGCATTAGGTTGGTTACTAAGATTAGTTGGCGTTGAATATGACTTGCAAAAGAAAGAAGCCGCTTATCGTAAAATACTTGTTATAGCAGAAGATGACGATAACGTCAGACCTAAAACAATAAATGAGTTATTTGATGATGTTAGGAAAATTCATTTCTTATCATATATTAAATATCTTTATTTTAATATTGGTCGTATTGCTTATTTACAAGCAAACGTTTTAAGTGCCTACGTATTTCTTGCACCAGCCATTGTAGCAGGCGTTGTTACATTAGGTGTGATGCAACAAATAATTAGAGCATTTGGTCGTGTAGAAGGAAGTATGCAATACTTACTTAAAGCATGGCCTACAATTATTGAATTAATGAGTGTATATAGACGTTTAAGAGAGTTTGAAAAACAGATTACTAAATAATCATAGAGGAGAGATTTATGAAATCAGTTCAATTACAAGTAGCTTCAGACCATAGAGGTATGGAGTTAAAAGATCAATTATCAAATTGGTTAACACCTGTTGACGAAGATGTACCTACTAAATTTGGTATAGATTTATTTCACGATATAGGAATTTACGATGATAAGAAAAAAGTAGACTATCCTCGAATAGTACAAATGTTCTGTAAGGATATATCTACTCCTGATAAAGTAACTGCAGGTTGGACAGTATACAATAAAGGAATACTTATTTGTGGATCTGGCTATGGAGTTTCTATAGCGGCCAACAGGCATCCATATGTTAGAGCAGTAGTTTGTAGAACTGCTAAAGAAGCAGAGATGTCACGTAAACACAATGATGCTAATGTACTATGTTTAGGTGCTGACTTTACATCATTAAACCAAGCAAAGAAAATATGCGAAGCATTTTTTACTACTGACTTTGAAGGTGGAAGACACTTGAAAAGAATAAAAAGTATAAGCACATACTAATATGATATTAATATTATTAACAACTTTTTTATTATGGGCTATATTAGTTTATATAACTTATTCTGCAACCGGGTTAACACGTGTACGAGAAGTGTACACAATGTGGTTCGATAAACAATATTGGAAAAAAAGATATAATGTTGTTGAAGCACTAGCCTGGAGCGGAAAGTTATTAGTTATATTGCCTGCTATATTCTTTGGGTATGAAGTATGGTGGGCTCATATAATTACACTAGCAACATCTGCTCTTTTAATATGGGTTAGTGAACAAAAACTATTACCTACTCTTTTAGCATTTAATACATTATGGATAGGTATAAGTTCATATATATTAGTTAGATACTTTTATACAAATTATTGGATGATACAATGAAGATATGCATAATTGGTGGCGGAACAGCCGGTTGGTGGTGTGCAGGTTATATGGAAAAGTTTTTACCTGACGCAGAACTAACACTTATAGAAAGTGATCAAATTCCTACAATAGGAGTAGGAGAAGGAACACTTCCACAGATTGGTGTATTTTTTGAAGAACTAGGCATTCCAGAAAAAGAATGGATGGATGGTTGTAATGCAGTTCACAAATATGGTAACATAAAATATGAATGGGATGAACTTGGTGCAGATCCATACTTAATGACATTCTGGCAAAACGAACCAAAGTCATTATTTAATGATTGGTATCAACAATACAAGCAAGGTAAAAAAGTTAGAGATGATATTAATCCAGACTTATATGATAAAGAAGGTTGGAGAGCAGTAGCATATCATTTAGATGCTAATCTTGCAGGACACGTTGTACGTGATCATTGTAAACGTGTTAATCATGTTATTGATACATTAGAAGAACTTCCTCCAGGATATGACTTATATGTAGATGCTACAGGATTTCGCAGACAGTTTGTAAAAGATAAAACTGAAGAAACATTTAGTGAACATCATAAAGTTAATCGTTCTTGGGTTAGACCATTAGAGTTAGAAGATGAAATTACACCATATACAAGAACACTAGCTAGACCTGACGGTTGGCAGTTTATGGTAGACTTACAACATAGAACAGGAACAGGTTATGTTTTTAGTACTGATTTTGTAAGTGAAGAAGAAGCATTAGAAAAGTTTAAAGGATGGACTGCACATAGAACTCCTTTTAAAGGTATAGAACCACGACTACTAAAATGGAAACCTGGAGTATTAAAGAATCCTTGGGTAGACAATGTAGTCTCTATTGGACTAGGTCAAGGATTTGTAGATCCATTAGAAGCAAATGGATTATTTTTAGTGCAATACAGTATTACGTTATTAGTAAGATGTATACTAAAAGGTTCATCACCAAAAGCATATAATAAGGCAATAATGAAAGTACAAAAAGATAATTCAGACTACATATTACATCACTATATGTTAAGTGATCGTACAGATACTGAATTTTGGAAATACTATAGTAAGTTTGATGCAAGTAAAACTCTATGGGAAAGCTATACAAAGAATTCTAACAAGTATACTAGTCTATATCCTGATGCAATATGGGCATCTTTGGGCTTATATTTTGACAATTTTAAGCATTATCCAGGAAAATAAATCAACAAAAAACAAAAAAAGATGTAAGTCCTTGATTTTTAAGGGTTTTTTTCTGCTGAATAAGGTTGACATATAAGACGTCTTACTGTAAACTGTAAGTATAGTTAGAAACAAAGGAGCAATAAATGATGAAATATAAACTTTTTCAAATCCACGTTACAAAAGCAGAGCATGATAAAATTAATGCTGAAGGTCACGATTCTGTAGAAAAGCATAAACTTAAACTTGATATGTCTTTCGCTAGAGATAAAACTTCATCGATTGCTAAAGAAGCATTTGATAAAGGTTATTACACACACGTTTCAAATATTACAACTGAAAAAGGTCTTGAAGGTGTATTTGAAGTAGGTAATATTGGTCCAGAAGAAAATATTGAAAGACTTCACCCTATGTATTCAACTTCAGTAGGTGATATTGTTGTTGATCCTGAAGGCAACAAACACGTTGTTGCTAGTTATGGTTTCCAAGAGGTAGAATAATGAAACTACAGCCTGAAGAAGTCGTTGAGGCTATTGCTCGTTTAGATCACGAAAGCAAACAAGAATTCGCAAACATTTTAGTAACTAAATGGTCCACACTTGCAGGACACATATCATCTATGATTGACATAGAACTGCAAGATAAAGACGTAAACAGCCATTTTTCTGCTAAAGATGATATATACAAAAAATAACTAAAGGAGATTTCTGATGGGACTACTGAAGTCCACTAAAAGAAAGAAGCCAAGAGCTTCAGTATATCGCACACCTAAATCCAAACTACAAGAACCTAAATGGGATGGTTGGGAAGAATGGTCTGGCGAACAATTTCATAGAGCATCTAGTTCTGCTAATAGTTGGTATTATGAACATTATAATTCTAGTGAACTACAAGAACATATATGGCCTTGGATGTTAGCTAATGGATATGACAAACAAGATATTCGTAAAGCTAAAGCAGGTTCAGTTCACTTGTCAGCAGTAGTAGGCTATAATTGTAGACAGCTAACATTAGGTAAACCGGATTATAATGAGAAAGAAGATCAGTATTGGGATAGTTTACCAGGTACAATGGGTAAAATGAAACCTACTTCTGAATTTCTACATAAACAAATTAAAAAAGCAATGGCAGATGGTGCAGAAAAAGTAGAAGAAGCAGAAAGAAAAAAAGCTGAAGAAGAACGTAGGGAGAAATTAAAGAAAACTCCTAGTATACAAGATCGTCTTCGTCATGCTTCTTTAGAGATGACTTTGCCAATTGAAGAATTTTTAGATAAATGGTATAATGAATACGATAAAAAAGTATTAGATGAATTTGATCCTGCTAAACTGTTTCGTAGGTTAGGAGTAAAACAAGCTCATGCTCGTATCATAAGAGGTTATTATGCTCCAGGCTTAAAAGAAATGGAAGATTTAAATAGTCCTCCAACAAAAGCTGAACTTGATAAAATGGAAGAAAAAGAAAGAGACCTTGCAGAGCAATTACAAGAAGGATATGATCATTTAGATCCTAAAAAGAAAAAATTAGCTCTACAATGTTTTAGAAAAATCGTAGATGCTTGTGATATCCTTGAAGCTGAAGGAAAAGCTAATCGTAAAACACGTAAAGTAAAATTAAAGAGTCCAGAAGATATAGTTAAGAAGCTTAAATTTAAGCAAAGCGATACTACACACGGTTTAGCTAGTGTAGAACCTAGTAATATACCTTATACACGTATCTTAGTAGTGTTTAATACAAAGAATCGTAAGCTAGGTGCTTATTATGCTAAAAATGTAGATCCACTTAATGCTAAAAGACCTGGTACAGGGTTAAGTGTTAAAGGAACTACAATAACAGGGTATGATGAGACTAAAAGTGTACAAATGACACTACGAAAACCAACAGAATTCTTACCAGAGATCAAAAAAGCTACTAGACATAAGTTTGAGAAGCAATTTGAGACCCTTAAAACAACCCAAACTAAACTAAACGGTAGAATTAACAACGAGACCATCCTATTAGCCTGCTACGATAAGTAAAATCTGATAAATACAATACGTAGTAGGAGAAACTAACATATGGCGAATGCATTTAACAAACTTCAAAAAGAAATAGAACTCCGTATGGGTGGAGGAATGATTGATGTTGAGCTAGATCCTGAACATTATGAACTAGCAATAAACAAGTCATTACAAAAATACCGTCAACGTGCAGAAAATGCAGTTGAAGAGAGTCTAATGATTCTTGAAATAATTGAAGGCCAAGCAGAATACACATTACCAGAAGAAGTAATGGAAGTTAAAGACATTTACAGACGTACAACAGGCGTAAGCAGTGGTACTGGTAATGACATCGAGCCTTTCCAGGCGGCATACTTAAATACATACCTATTAGGTAGTACACGTAATGGTGGATTATCTAGTTTTGATTTTTTACAACAAAATAGAGAAACAATGGGTAGACTATTTGGTGCAGAATTATTGTTTACTTGGAGACCTCAAGATAAAAAGTTAATCCTACATAGAAAAATTAAAGCAGATGACAATGCAGTTCTGCATTGTTACAATTATAGACCAACTGAAAGTCTATTAGAAGACACTTATGCGGCTCCGTGGTTAAAAGACTATGCCTTTGCTCATGCTAAAATGATTTTATCAGAAGCACGTGGTAAGTTTACACAGATAGCAGGACCACAAGGTGGTACTACAATGAACGCAGATCAATTAAGAGCTGATGCCCAGGCTGAAATTGATAAACTTGAACAAGAACTAACATTGTACAATGATGGTAGCACAGGTTTAAGTTTTGTAATAGGGTAAAAAGGAATATTATGATTATAACAATAGTAGGTGAGCAAGATTTTGTAAAGACTTCAGGAACTACAGTAAATGGTGCTAAAAGAGTTTATATATCTTGGGTAAAAAGTTCTGTTGATCCAGAGAGCAAGTTTGTTGAACATAAAAGATTAAAAGATCAAAATTTACCACATGATGAAGAAACAAATCCTTATGAATCAATTGGTAAAATATATATAACTAAACAAGCACCAGTTATCTTACAAAAACATCCAACAGATATGCTTTTTGCAAATACTGGTTCAGCACATATATCAGCTACACCAATTTTTGACAGATAATAAAGGTTTTATTAAATGCAATTATCAAAGCACCACGTAGTAGTGGATGAGATCACATACGATCAAACCGCACTACGACAATTATATCAAAAAATGGCTCATTGTGCATTAGAATGGAATGAGTATAAAACTGCAATTAAAGATCGTATAGGAGAAACACATATACACCAAGGAAGAACTGACGGATTTAAAGGTAGATTAATGGGTGTATATAGTCCTGCATACGAAGGTAAGCATATGGGCGAGTACGATGAAGTAAAAGATATAGTAAGTAAATTTAATTTTTTAAAACCCTTAGGCAATGATGATATTACATTTATGTATTATGAGCCAGGGTTTGTTTTTAAACCACACACTGATAGACAAATGCATTATAATATTATGTTACCTATATTACCAGACGATGGTTTCGAAAAGATTACGTTTTGGGAAGGTACAGATGCAGAAAGAGATAATCCAAGAGGTAAAGAATATACATATGAGTACAGCCATACTCATCCTAGCATTTTTAATGGCAAAACCCTGCATAGTGTAGAAGAGATTAAAGAAGAACGAGTTATGTTTAGAATTAAAATTACACATGAAACATTTGAAGAAATGATAGAAAGATATAAAGCAGGAAAATTTATTAATAATACTTGACAATCAGCATAAGATTTAATATAATAACATTATGAAAAAAGTAATAGGTATATGTGGCCTCATCGGTCACGGAAAAGATACAGCCGCAGGATTTTTAATTGAAGAAGGATTTCAAAGAGTAAGTTTCGCTGGAATACTAAAAGATGCCTGTGCAAATATATTTGGTTGGGATAGAATATTATTAGAAGGTAATACACCAGAAAGTAGAGCATTCAGAGAACAACCAGATGAATGGTGGAGCAAACGTTTAGATATACCTGACTTTACACCACGTTATGCACTACAGTATGTAGGTACAGATGTTTTAAGAACACACTTTCATCCAGACATATGGGTTGCGGCTTGTGAAAGACAAGTACAACAATCTGAGAAAAATGTAGTTATTAGTGATTGTAGATTTTACAATGAATTAGAAGCTATACAAAATATGGGTGGTAAAACTGTAGTGGTATGGAGAAATGAAAAACCAGAATGGTGGCACTCTGCCTCAGAATTGAATCAAGCTAATTATAAAAAAACATCAAATATGATAGATAGCATGAAATCAAATTATCCAGATGTACACAAAAGTGAATGGAGCTGGGCTGGTTGGGATTTTGACATACAACTAGACAATAATTCAACATTAGAATCATTTAAAGCACAAACAATCAATAAAATCGTAGCATAAATATGTTATATGGAGGTAGCATATGTTCGAGCATGATTTCTGGCAACTAAAAAATCACAATAAAGAAATAACAGTTGGCTGGTTATATAATAATAATATTAAAGATGATTTTGCAAAAGGTTATACAAAAAATTTAACTGATTATTGGAGTGTAGAACTTGCTCATTTCTTTCCAACTCAATTTGCTGAAGAAACTGTAAATGATTTATTAAAAAAAGCATACGATAATGGGTTTTCAAGTATACTTGTTTTTAAGCAAGGTTGTACTTTACGTGGACCTAATTTTTTATCAATTTTTAGAAAGTTTCTTGATAAGCATACTGGTGTTAAGTTTATTGGCCATATATTAGATAGAGAAGAAGCTTACTACGAAATACATCCACAAACATTTTTTATAGATCTTAAATGGTGGGCAGAAGCAGGTTTTCCTGAATGGGGAGAAAGAGATGTGGATTTGCCACTTGAAACATTAGAGCCAGTACGTAGTGAAGAAAATCATCATGACCAATATACTCCATTATGGATTTGTCCGCCAATAACAAAAAATTTAAAAACATATCAAGGGCCATTAGGCGAAGGTTGGAATATGGTAAAGGCATTGATAGAATCTGGACAAAAGATAGTATCATGGAATAAAGATTGTAGAATATCAAAACAATATGCTTATGCAGAAGTTGAAGTAGATGCTCCTAGACACAGAGCAGATCTTTTAGAAGAAGTTAATCAAGACAAATCGTGTTTTGTTGCTAATACTGAAAATGTTCAAAATCTTGATGATTTTATTAAACAACGTATGCATCAAATGCCAGACTGGAATGGGCGTTTCCAACAAGTAGTAACTCCTGCATCTGGTATTAGTACACTTGTATATGCGTTTAAACTAGGTTTAAAAGCAGGTGATAGGATTGTAATATACGATATATCTAAATTTGCTATTGAATATACAGATAAATTAATTAAAGAATGGGATGCTAATACTAGTTATACGGAATTTGTATTAAATCAAAAAAAGAATAAACATGGCAACTATAAAGGTATACAACAATTAAGTCATACTGAAGAATTAATAGATGAATTAAACAAAGAAGGCTTTTCTGAATGGGTTAATAACGATCTTAGAAAAATAAGTATTGCAACAATGGAAACTGATTTATACAATCAACCAGAACATAAAAACTTTCTTAAACCTGTTGATCCTAAATTAATGACATATTTTCATTTTACTAATATATTTCATTATATGCCCTTATCGTTTTATTACAGTCTAAGGCAAAAATGGCAATTATCTAACGACTTAATTGGTAAAATACAAAATAAATACAGTAAGAACAATAATGCATTAATAAATTTATACAGAGGAACATATTGTAATAGCAGAACATTCTCTTCAGCATTTTGGATAGATGATGCAGATACAAGAGAATTTTCTGAAATATCAGGAGATAATATATTTAGGTTATTAAAATGGAACAAATAGAAAAAGATAAAGTGTATTTACGTAATTTAGAAAAAGTAAAAGAGTTTATTACTGGGTGTAAACAAAAAGAACATTATCAAGATTTAAAAATGCCTAGTGATGAGTTTACTAACTGGAAAACTGATGACCGTGCTAAAATGAAGTATGCAAAATGGGTTATACAAGAAAGTAATTGTCCTAGTTTACTTTTAGATATGCCACTTCCTTATAAAGAAATGACAATAGAAGCAGAAAAGTTTCTTGATAGGTTTGTTAAACATAGAGGAGATATACATCCTGGTTGGAGTAGTATTGCAGTACACGGACAATCCGCAGAAAGAACACAACCTTCAAATTATTATGTAGAAAAAGGAATTGATACTCCAGATAATATACCTCCTTATACTTGGACAGAAATTGCAAAAGATTGTCCTGCTACAGTAGACTGGTTAAAAAGTTTTCCAATTAAAGAATTCCAAAGAGTAAGATATATGTTATTAGAACCGGGTGGTTTTATTCAACCACACCAAGACTTTGATAGAAGAAACATGGCCGCATTTAACGTATCTTTAAGTAATCCTCCTGGTGTAGAATTTGCACAAGAAGATGCAGGTTTAATACCTTGGGAACCAGGCGAAGCACGTGCTATTGACATAGGCAGAAAGCATTGTGTATGGCACGGAGGAACAGAAAATAGAATTCATATGATTATTCATGGTCAATGGGGCGAAGGCTTTGAAGAACTAATTTGTCGTAGTTTTGACCGCCTTTTAGACACAATTAAAACATAATATAACTCTGTAAACGGTGTTTTTACACGATTTTAAATAAATACTACATATAAGAGATTACTAAAAAATTAGAATAATCTAATATTTAAAAAGGAGCATATCATGGCAAATCTTGTTTCACCTGGCGTACAGGTAACAGTAACAGACGAATCAGTATACGGCCCAGCAGGCGCTGGTACAGTTCCTATGTTATTCATTGCCACTGGTCAGGACAAGGTTGATCCAACCCTTACTGAGTCAGACGGCATAGCGAAATACACAAAGTCTGCTAATGCAAACAAACCAATATTAGTTACATCGCAGAGAGAGTTAACTCAATACTTTGGTAATGTTGACTTCCGTAAGGTAAGTGGAACAGTACAACAAGGTGATGAAACTAACGAATATGGTTTATTAGCGGCATACTCATTTTTAGGTCAAGCTTCAGCGGCATATATAACACGTGCAGATGTTGACTTAAATGCATTAAGACCGGTTTCATCAGAGCCAACTGGAGATCCAGCAAATTTAACATACTGGATTAAACCTTCAACTTCATCTTTTGGTATTTGGAAGTATAGTACTGCAAATACTGAGTGGACTGAACAAACTCCAACAGTTGAAATTACATCAAGTGGTGCACCTACTGCGGCAGTAGTAGCAGGTGGATATCACGTTGTATTAGAAAATGGTTCAGCTGGAACAACAATAAAATATTTTGCGGCTAGTGGCGGCGCTTGGGTTGATAATTTTGGCCCAACAATGGCACCACACTATTCAGCACCAAGTTCACCATCAGATGGTGATGTTTGGATTAAAACTACAAAACCAGGTGGTGGATTGGACTTAGACGTTCAATTATTTACAACATCAGCAGGTAACTTTGTTAAACAAAGTGTAGTTTATGTACAAGACACAGCACCGGCAGGTACAACTTCAGATGTATTTGCAGACGGTACTTCAGCAACTGCAAGAACATTAACTGACGGAGATATCTGGATGGATATTTCTGCAACTGATGCATCATTAATCTTAAACAGATATGATAGTATTGGAAATGGTTTTGATCAGGTTGCAACAGACTCATCAGTAGCAACTGGTGGTTATGTAATGGAAGTTAAAGCAACAGAACCAGTAGGCGCACCAGCAAATGGTACTATATGGTTTGACCCAGATGTAAATGAATTAGCAATTTACGAAGTAGTAAGCGATTCAGGAACACAAAAATGGCAAAGAGCATCAGACGTACAATACGTTACAACTGCACCAACAACAGATGGTTCAGGTGGTTCTTTATCAGCAGGTGACTATTGGGTAGATACAGATGCTTCAGGGTATCCTGTAATTTACAGACACAATGGTACTGCTTGGGTAGCAAAAGATAAAGCAGATCAATCAACTGCGGCAGGATGTGTATTTGGAGATATTACTGCAAACGATACATCAGCAGGCGCATTTGAAGCAACTCTATTAACAGGTGCACCAGATCCGTTAACACACCCAGTAGGTATTACTGGAATTAATATGTGTAGATCAGGTGGAACAGTTAGAAAATATAATTCAGCTCTAACTACAACTTGGAAATGGAGAGTTGAAGCAGGTAATCAAGCAGATGGCAGTGGTTCATTTGGTAGAATTGCACAAAGAAAAGTAGTAGTAACAGCTATGCAGGCGGCGGCAGGCGTAAGTGATCTACAACAAGATACAATTCAATTCCGTTTACTTGCGGCACCAGGTTATCCTGAACTATATGATGAAATGGTTTCATTAAACAGTAATAGAGATGAAACTGCATTTATCATTGTTGACGCACCATTCCGTTTAAATCCAACAGAAGCAGTATCTTGGATTCAAGGAACAGGCGCAACTACAAATGGTGAAGGCGGCCTAGTAACAAAGAATACTTACTCAGCAGTTTATTATCCACACGCATACACAACTAACCCTGTAACAGGCGATAACGTTGTAGCACCAGCATCACACATTGCATTATACACTTATGCGTATAGTGACAATGTATCATTTCAATGGTTTGCACCAGCTGGTCTAACACGTGGTGTTGTACAAAATGCATCAAACGTTGGATACTTAAACAATGAAGATGAGTTTGTGTCATTAGCAGTAACTCAAGGTCAAAGAGACTCAATGTATGATAAAAAATTAAATCCAATAGCTAAATTTCCTGCAGAAGGTGTTGTAGTATTTGGACAAAAATCATTACACGCGAGTGCTTCAGCATTAGACAGAGTTAATGTTGCTAGATTGACAGCTTACCTAAGAGAACGTTTTGCAGTTATTTCAAGACCGTTCTTATTTGAGCCAAATGATGCTAGTACTAGAGCAAATGCTAAACAAGTATTTGACGGTTTCCTAGCTAATATTTTACAACAACGTGGAATATATGACTTTGCAGTAGTTTGTGATACAACAAACAATACACCGGCAAGAATAGATGCCAATGAATTTTACATTGACGTTGCTATTGAGCCAACTAAATCAGCAGAGTTTATTTACATTCCAATTAGAATTGTAAACACTGGCGAATTAAGCTAATAAGACACTACAAATAAATGAAAGGGCTACTATTTTTTAATAGTAGCCTTTTTCTATTTGTAACTATTCGATAAATACTATGCTACTATATCGATATAGCAAATACTATCGTGTAAAGATTATGCGATTTTAAATCTTGAAATTTAAGGAGTACTCAAATGGACGGAAAAAAAATGCACAAATTTGATTCTCATCATTTCTTTACTGCACTTGGCCATTGTATGCCACTAGACCACTGGTTATCGAAAGAAGCTGGTATGGAACTAGATGCACTTAACAATGACGCAAACATGGTTGAGGAGAAAAGAGAAATGGGTAGTGACGATACAGGTAAAATGATGATTCACTATAAGTCAGCACCTACAAAATGGGACTTTGGAGATCTAAAAACTTCAGAAGCTGGTTACATTGAATATAACAGAGGTCACTTTATTTCACCTCACCGTGATAAGTTACGTAATGTTACTGAACCAAATCAATCAATAAGATTAATGTGTTTCCTAAATCATACTCATCCTGAGGAAAATTGTTTTGTCTATGATGGACAAATAACACAATTTGAACCATGCAGATGGTATATGGTAAACACTCAACGTATGCACTATGGTTTTTCATTTGTTGACGGCGTTAAGCACTTAGGTATTACCCTAAAACTTACTGACGATGCATATGAAGCTACTACAAAATGGATACTAGATCATACTAATGGCGTACACTCAAAAGGTCATCACCAAACAGGTGAAGGCAGAATGTCAGTTTACAAACCATTCTAATTAGAATATAAGGAATATAGGGCTACTATTATTATTAATAGTAGCCTTTTTCTTTTCAGTGATTTCGATAAATACTAATGCAAATTGCAAACGCACTTGTAGTCTCAGATGAGATTGCAAATTTTTAAATTTAAAAATAAGGAGTACTCAAATGGCAAACGATAATTTCAGGTTTAGAATAATCAAAGCTCCAGGCGGCGAATATTCTACAGTTGATGCATTTAAGGCTTCTCCAGCTTATGCAAGTATACAAACACTACTTGCTGGCAAGCCAGAGGCTTCTGGTACTATACACGTTTCATATAAATTATATGAAGGTGGCGTGTGGATCAGATATGACTTTGATAATGAAGAAGCTAGATTAGCATATAAACAATATGTTTTAGATGCTGGGTCAGATTTAGGTCAAAAACCAAATGAAGTGGGTTTAGACAACGAAACCTTCCCAACATACGGATTCTTAGCATAGCATTTTTCAACAATTTGGCAGGTTACAACTAGTAGCCTGTCAAATTACCAGTAAAATGGGCTTCTTTTAAAGAAGCCTATCTTTTTGAACACGGATTTGATAAATACAATATAAGATAAACAATACTACAGTAAGTATATAGGAGAAACAAAATGGCTGTAATTACAAACTTTGGAGTACCGACTGACTCTTCAGCAGGAACAACTTTAATGCCTAAATTAAGTTATAGGTTTAGAGTTACCTTTGAAGATCTTGGTGGTGCTACAGCGACAGATGAAGTAACTCAGAACGTTATTAGTGCAGGCAGACCGTCAATGACACATGAAGAGGTTGTAGTTGATTCTTACAACTCAAAAATGTACCTAGCGGGTAAACACGCCTGGGAACCAGTATCAATCGTATTCAGAGATGACATGAAATCTAACGTTATCAAAAAACTTGGTAACCAATTAAATAGACAAGTTGACCACGCAGATCAACATAGTTCAATTTCAGGTAATGCATATAAATTTGGTGTAACATTAGAAACACTAGATGGTGCAAATGGTAGTACATCACCAACTGTATTTGACAAATGGGAATTGCAAGGTTGTTATATTTCTAACATTCAATACGGTGACCTAAACTATGCAGATTCAACAATGATTCAAGTAACAGTACAACTTCGTTACGATAGTGCGGTTCACTCAATTGATGGTTCAGACGCTTTAAGTGAAAAATCTGCATCTAGCGACTCAGCACAATCTGGCGCTACTAGATAATAAGAGGATTCTTTAATGGCGATCGGCGACTCAGCATATAAAGTCTATAGTCAAGGTCAGCGAAGAGGTGAAATTGACGCAGTACCAAGAAATAAATATTCTTTTACTGTATCTTTAAATTATATTGATAGCCCAACACCGTTGAGCCTTGTTAGAATTGCAAACGTGCAAATCCCGACCTATGTTTTTAGGTCGCAGACATTGAATGCATATAACGCAAAGAAAACTGTTCTTACAGGTATTGATTATACTCCTATAACAATAACCGCTTACGATACTAAAGATGCAGTTTTTGAAAAATTCTTAAAAGACTATACAGCTCATTATGTTGATGGTCCTTTTAATAATGATGATTATAATGCATTTCTAAATAATCCAAAAGGAATTAGAACTCCTGAATCTAGAAATTATATTAGAAGTATAATTATTAATAGAAAAGATTCAAAGAATTTAGAAAACGTTATTGAAATATACAATCCTTACATTCTTAATATTGATTCTGATACATTAGATTATGCAGATAGTTCTCCAGCAATTTATAGAATTACTTTCACATATGAAGGTTTTAAAATTTTAAGTTCTGGAAAAGCTACAACTGAAGCAGAAATATTACAAGCAGAAGAATTTATGAATGCACCAACTGCTGATGATGGTTTTGTTGAAGTTGATGACTTTGCAGAATATGAAGTAGATGATGCTAATAATATTGATGGCTTACAAACTACAGGCGGTAACGTAACTAGTAACCAAGCACCTTTGAAAAAGGTTGAAACTAAAAATGACAATCCAGATAATTTACAAGTATTCAAAGGTAAATTAAAAAAGGGTGAAAAATTAAGAAACATTAATGGTAAATCCTACATAGTGCCGGCTCCAAAGGAGTAAGGCAATGAGGAAATTTCAACAAGGACAATTCACTCCTAGCAACCCCGATAAATACTTAGGTAAAAGAGTTCCAAAGTACAGAAGTGGATGGGAACTTGCAGTTATGAGAATGTGTGATAATCACCCTTCAATATTAGGTTGGGGAAGTGAAACACACAGGATTCCATATAAAAATCCACTCACTGGTAAACAGAGTACATATGTGCCAGACTTGTTAATTGTTTATAAAGATAAAAAAGGTGCAAACCACGCAGAGTTTGTAGAAATAAAACCAGCAAGTCAAACATTAGGTGAAGCAAGAACACAGGCACAAAAAGCGGCGGCAGTAGTTAATCACGAAAAGTGGAAAGCGGCTAATGCATATTGTAAAGCTAAAGGTATGGGTTTCAGAGTAATAACTGAAAAACAAATCTTTAATAAACCGCAGAATTCTAAAAGGAAAAAGAAATGACAAAAAAATTAGAGGAAGAATTAAACTTACCAAACTTGGAAGAATTACTTCCTGAGGATGAACCCGAAAAAGCACCAACTGCTGAAGAAATTAAACAAGAAATAGAAAAGTATAAAGGCGATCTTAGTATGGTCGAAAGAGCAGATGCGGCTTTACCAACAGTAGAAGGGTTAGAACAATTAGATAGAGAAATGGACGAATATGCAGGTAAAGCAATGAATACATTTGAAGACCTAGTTGACCTTGGTAAAAATGTAGAAGATAGACACGCGGCTCCTATATTTGATAGTGCAAGTAAAATGTTAACCGCGGCACTACAAGCAAAAGAAGCTAAAATGACTAAAAAGATGAAAATGATAGAATTACAGATGCGTCAAGCTAGACTTATTAAAGATAGCGAAAAAATAGACGCATATGTACAAGCTAGACGCAGAGAAGCTGGTTTAGACGAGGAAGAAATAGCTGAAGGCAGAATTATTGGTGATCGTACTGCAATGTTAGCAGAAATTATGAAAAATCTTCCAGAAAAAGATAAATAGTATTATAGGAGAACTACGTAATGAAGACGTTTAAACAATATTTAACAGAATCTAACAAATCATGGAAGTTTAAAATAAAAACTATACATGAGCTTACCGACGAACAATGTGATCGTATTGAGAAGCACCTAACAAAATATGACTCAACAGGACTTGGTGCTGTGAAGAAAACAATACTACAAAGTGCACCACGTGATTTTCCAAATCATAAAGGATATGAAGTATTTACATATGAATTTGAAACTGAAAGAGTAGCAAGTGGATGGCAAATACAAAATGATATCCGTAATATGCTAGGAGTATCACACACAGGTTTTAAAGTAAAAGGCGAACACGAACCGGATGAAGAAATTCCAGCAGGTAAGCAAGAAGAATATAAAGTTAAGTTAGCAGATGAAAAATATTCAGAACAAGAAAAAGTTAACCATAAAGATCATTATGGTGAAGATCATAAATCGAAATTTATTGATGAACTTTTAAAGTTACGTAAGAAAGACAAAAAGGAGAAGGGCAATGAGTGATTTAGATAGATTACTAAAGCTGTCTGGACAAAATGCTCAGAGCCAGACTCAAGATAAAGTAGATAATAGAGAATTTAAAGAAGCAGTAGGCGAATTTGCAGAACCAATTTATGATTTAATTGATATGCATTTTGAAGGCGACTGCCAACCAGTATTTGATGAACTAGTTCGTTATATGAGCGGTGATCAAATTAAAGATTTCGTAGCAGACTTTAGACGTCATCATGAACTACCAAGTCAAGATGAAATTGATGCTGATGTTAATGTAATAGACGATGATGATCCAAGATATGCAGATGATGAAAATCTTCCAAAAGATGAATCAGTTGAACCAACAGAACCTTCAACAGAAGAAGGTAACGAATTCTCAGGCGAATTAGCTAAAGCTAAAGCGGCTGGTAAAAAAGAATTTGAAGTTGACGGCAAGAAATATAAAGTTGAAGAAGACGAAACTGAAATTGAAGAAGCAACAGGTAAATGTGAAGACTGTGGTTGTGTTATAGATGCTCCAGTAGAAGGTTGCGAATGCCCACACGATTCTCATGATGCAAGTCAAGACAACTGGGTAAAAGAAGCAAATAGATTAAGAGAGCTTTCAGGAATGTCTGCAATTGAAGAAACTCCAGTAGACGAAGACAAAAGCAGAAAACCTTTCCCAGGTGAATATGATTATACTGATGAGAAGTATATGGATGCTGATGGTACACCAAAATCAGATGACGATGACGATGACGACGATAAGAAAAAATCTAAAGAGTCAGTTGAAGAAGCACCATTACAAGAAACAGGTCCAAAAACTATTAAAGTTGACAAGTTAGTTCCACTAGCAGGAGATAGTATTTGGGATAAAGAAGGCGAAAATCCAAAACAAGTTAAAGTAAGTTCAATTACTATTATGAATCCATATGAAGATGGTGGATATATGGACGACGAAGAAGATGATGGTTACAGATCAGTAACAGTTGAACATGATGGACCTTGGGATATCTATACAGACACAGGTTTTGAAAAAGCAATTTCAGGCATGATAGGTTTTAATGTAGACTTTACAGAACAAGGTATGCAAGAAGATGGCCATGCAAGTATGGAAGGTAATATGAATGAAGATGTTAAGTCAGAAGCTTTCGCAGGCTACAAGCCAAACAGATTTAAAGATATGCCAAAAGGCATGAATGAAGAAGATAAAGTAGAAAACGAAGAAGAAACTATTGAAGAGGCTCCAACTATGGATACAACACAACTAATTACACTTCTTAAAAACTCAGGCTTATCAGAAGAGCAAATTAAAGAAAGAGTTAACGAGTGGGCAAACACACCAGCAGTAGGTGCATCAGAAGACAAAGAAACTAGTCATGGTGAACCATATGAGAATTTTGCACAATCAGTTAATTTAAGTCTGAAAAAATACTTAGATGCTGAAGATTTTAAAGTAGGCTTAAAAGAACATAAAGTTGAAGATATTAAAGAAGCATATAAGAAATCAAAAGAAGATAAAGAAGCTAAAAAAGACTAAATTAAGATTTCCCCTCCCGAAATATAACCGTGCGGTGTATTAACTGCACGGTTAATTCATATAAATACAATGCAGGAGGATTAACGTGGCAGTAGACACAAAATTAACCAAAACCCCTTATAGAAAAGAAAAGTATACAGAAGCTCAACTTACAGAGTTGGCTAGATGTGCCAATGACCCAAAATATTTTATGAGGGAGCATTGTTATATTCAGCATCCTACTCAAGGACGTCTAAAATTTGATCTATATGATTTTCAAGACGAGTTAGTAGATGTATATCATAAAAATAGATATAGTATTAGTATGTTAGCTAGGCAGATGGGTAAGTCAACCTGTGCGGCTGGTTACTTGTTATGGTATGCTATGTTTAATCCTGATCAAACAATTTTAGTAGCGGCACACAAATATGCAGGTGCAAGTGAAATTATGCAACGTGTTAGATTTGCATATGAAACATTACCAGATTTTATACGTGCAGGTGTTACTTCTTATAACAAAGGAAGTTTAGAATTTGATAACGGAAGTAGAATTATTGCACAATCAACAACAGAAAACACAGGTAGAGGTTTATCTATTTCATTAGTATACTTAGACGAGTTTGCATTTGTTAGACCAAACATAGCTAAAGAATTTTGGACCTCACTTTCTCCTACACTAGCAACAGGTGGTAAATGTATTATTACAAGTACGCCAAATATGGACGATGATCAGTTTGCACAAATTTGGAGAGATGCATTAAAGAATCAAGATGAATTTGGAAATGAAACAGATACAGGTTCAAATGGTTTTGCTCATTATATGGCAACTTGGGAAAGTCACCCAGATAGAGACGAAGATTGGGCTGAAGTTGAATTAGGAAAAATTGGCGAAGAAAGATTTAGACGTGAACATAAATGTGAATTTATTGCATTTGACGAAACATTAATTGATAGTATTAAACTTGCAAATATGGAAGCAAGGGATCCTTATGCAGTAGCAGGACAAGTTAGATGGTATTCGCCTTTAGCAAAAGGTAAACTTTATATGATAGCATTAGATCCTAGTTTAGGTACAGGTGGAGATAATAGTGCTATACAAGTTTATCAGATGCCAGGAATGAAACAAATGGCAGAGTGGATGCATAATAGAACTACAGTACAAGGACAAGTAAAAATTGTACGTGAAATTGCACAATACATTGAAAGTGAAACAAATGGAGATTGTGAAATATATTATAGTATGGAAAACAATACACTTGGTGAAGCGGCCCTAGTTACAGTAGAAGAAATTGGAGAAGAAATGTTTCCTGGTACATTTTTAACTGAAACAAAACAACACGGAAATTCTAGAAGATATAGAAGAGGGTTTACAACAACACACAAATCAAAAATATCAGCCTGTGCTAAACTAAAGCATTGGATTGAGACGGAGAAATTAGAGGTAGCAAGTAAACCTCTATTAAGAGAATTAAAAACATTTATAGCTAGAGGAAATAGTTATGCGGCCAAAGATGGTGAGAATGATGACTTGGTAATGGCACTAGTATTAATAGTACGTATGAGTATGGAAGTGTCAAAATACGAAGAATCTGCATTTGAGTACCTTAACGACGACTTTGAAGATGGTGATGGAATGGAGCCAATGCCATTTAGCCTACTATAATGCTTAAAATGATAAATACATTAAAGGATAACTAAACACAATGGAATTATCGACAGAAATTTTTAATATACTAAAAGGTGCCAATATCAAATTAAAGTTATTTGATGAGATGGGTGCTAAAACACTAGATCCTGAATCAGCTTCTAGATTTTATGCATACGAAGATGATTTTTTAGTAACAAAAAGAATTGAGAATGAAGATACGGAAATTGTAGTTCAAGCAGGTGCAGACTTTAGTTTTGATAAAAACAAAGCCATGCTTGACAGTATAAAGAAAGCAGGACATAACGCCATGGCAGAATATAACGTAAGAAAATTTGATAAAAACATAGTTCCAAAAGACTTTGTAGCTGAAGGCTATGAAAAAACTTGTTTAAATACTATTAAAGATGCAGGATTAGATGGTTTCTTTAATAACGGAACATTATACATTGAAGGTGGTAAAGCTGATGTACAATCGGCTAGAGAAGCTATACAAGCTGAACCAGATATTTACAAAGCACCTCCTATTGCTAAAGATACAGAATTTTATGGTATGAATGATTTTACTGAAACAGTAAATGAAGCATACAAAAAAGCAACAGGTACATTAAAGTCGAGTTATATTATGTTTCCTGAATCAAGATTAGTTATCAGACACAACAAAGCTATAGACGAAGAAATACGTGGTAGTAGATCACGTAATATTAAAGGCCTGTTTGTTGAAAATTCAGCAGGTGAAAGATTTAGATTTCCATACAAATACTTAAATGGTGCAAAAGCTATGGCCAACCATGTAAGTAACGGTGGAACTCCATATGATGCAATTGGTGAATCGATACTATCTATTTGTGAAGAAGTTTCACAAATAAATCAGTTTGTAAGACACGTTCGTTCAAATAAATTAGTTAACGAAACAAACGAAAATATTTTAGAGGCTTGTAAAAGAAAACTACATTCTCTAAAACGTACAGTTGAAAGTTTACAGACAGTAAGAGGATACAATGATTACCAAGTAAAAGAGAAGGTAATAGAAAATTCAGATAAACCGGTTGACATTGCAGATAAATTCATGTACAATACGTTTAAGAATGCAGATATGAATGCAGTTCTTGAAACAGTGGCTCGTATTGTAAAAGAGGCAGATTCGATGGATGATATGGTAAATGACGCAATCATGAAGTTATACAAAATGATTACAGATAAAGTTGATTTTAAACTTACTATTGATCCTAACGATCCGGATCATCCAGACAACGAAGATCCTGTTAAATACTCAGGTGGTATGGGAGCAATGGCAAAATTAAGTAGCCTACTATCATACCTTGCTATGAACAGTAAAAATGATGAAGCATTTAATCATTTACAATTAGTTGGTAGTGAATTAAGTCGTTTATCACAAAAGCAAATGATGTTGGTAAACAAAATGGCTATGTTCTTAGACAAGCATTATAAAGCACCAGCTAAAGAAAAAGCACCAGCTGAGAGTATTGTAGAATCATCGGTAAAAAGTTTACGTAGAAAAATTGCGTAAAAAGTACTTGACAGTAAGTACTATAAACTGTATACTGTACGGGCTAACAAAGGCAAACGTAATCAATAGATTACACTAAAAAGTTAACACAGAGTTAACTTACTATTATAGGCTAATAAAGGAGATACATTATGGCATCTTTAGCAGATATCCGTGCTAAATTACAAGCACAAGAAACAAAGAGCTCAAGCTCAAGTATGGCGTCCGATAACGCCATTTTCGCTCACTGGAATATTCCAGAAGGCACATCAGCAACACTTAGATTCTTACCAGACGCAGACGAGAACAATACTTTCTTTTGGAAAGAAAGACAAATGATTCGTTTGAGTTTTCCTGGTGTAAAGGGTCAAGACGAAACTAAACCAGTAACAGTACAGGTTCCTTGCGTTGAAATGTGGGGAGAACAATGCCCAGTTCATGCAGAAATCCGTCCTTGGTTTAAAGATACGACTATGGAAGATATGGGTCGTAAGTATTGGAAAAAACGTTCATACATTTTCCAAGGTTTTGTAACTGCAAGTGATATGCAGGAAGACAGTCTTCCAGAAAATCCAATCAGACGATTTGTTATTTCACCTCAGATTTATAAAATTATCAGTTCAGCATTAATGGATCCTGAATTTCAGGAGATACCAACTGATTATGAAGCAGGTACAGATTTTGTAATTAAGAAATCTACCAAAGGTCAGTATGCTGATTATTCAACATCTAATTGGGCTCGTAGAGAACGTAGTCTAGATCAAGCAGAACGTGATGCTATTGCAAAACACGGTTTGTTTAATCTAAATGACTTCCTTCCTAAGAAGCCAGATGCAGAATCGCTAAACGCAATTTTTGAAATGTTTGAAGCGAGTGTTGATGGACAACTATATGATCCAGAACGTTTTGGTTCTTATTATCGTCCATATGGTGTAGATGCACCAAGTGGTAGTTCACCAAAGCCAGAAGCTAAGGTGGCAGAAGCTACTGCTAGTACACCGCAACCAGCACCTCAACCGGCGCCAGTAGTACCAGTTACTCCAACGCCAACGCCAGCACCAGCGGCACCAGTAGTTAATAAGGAACCAGAAATGGCAACTGCTACTGCGGCACCAGCAGGTGATGCACCGAGTGCTCAAGACATTTTAGCGGCTATTAGAAATAGAAAGCAGTAATATAAATTGAGAGTGTAGCTTCGGCTACACTCTTTTAACAAGGAGAAAAAACATATGGCAAAACCATTTGACGTAAGTAAATTCCGTAAAAGTATTACAAAGTCAGTTCCAGGTCTTTCTATAGGCTTTAACGATCCTGACACTTGGATATCTACAGGAAATTATACATTAAACAAACTTATCAGTGATGACTTTCATAAAGGTGTACCACTAGGTAAGGTTACAGTACTTGCAGGAGAATCAGGTGCTGGTAAATCATTTATTGCCGCCGGCAATATTGTAAAAAATGCACAAGACCAAGGTATATTTGTTATTCTTATTGATAGTGAGAACGCACTAGATGAGAAATGGCTACACGCCTTGGACGTTGACACAGATCCAGAAAAACTATTAAAGTTAAACATGAGTATGATTGATGATGTTGCTAAAACAGTTAGTGACTTTATGAGAGATTATAAAGCAGAATATGCTGAAGCAGATCCAGAATCAAGACCTAAAGTACTTTTTGTAGTTGATAGTTTGGGTATGTTATTAACACCAACAGATGTTGATCAGTTTAACAAAGGTGATATGAAAGGTGATATGGGTCGTAAGCCTAAAGCACTAACAGCCTTGGTTAGAAATACTGTTAATATGTTTGGTGAATACAATGTGGGTATGGTATGTACTAATCATACATATGCTTCGCAAGATATGTTTGATCCAGATGATAAAATATCAGGTGGACAAGGTTTTATCTATGCAAGTAGTATTGTTATTGCTATGCGAAAACTTAAATTAAAAGTTGATGCAGATGGTAACAAAACAAGTGAAGTACATGGTATCAGAGCCGCTTGTAAAGTTATGAAGACAAGATATTCTAAACCATTTGAAAGTGTACAAGTTGAAATTCCTTATGAAACAGGAATGAGTCCACACAGTGGTTTGGTAGACTTCTTTGAAGGCAAAGGTGCCCTTAAAAAGACAGGAAACAGGCTTGAATATACAAGTCCTGTAACAGGAGAAGTTATTACAAAATTCCGTAAGGCTTGGGCAAGTAATGAAGATCAACACTTGGATCTAGTTATGACGGAATGGGATAAGCAACCTCAAGATGTGCAAGATGCACTTCCAGAACAAGAAGCACCTGAAGTAATAACCGAGGAGTAAGGATGAATATAACAGATGGAGACTTTGAATTATTGTTTAATCTGTATGATGAAGCTAAAGAGTTTATTAGTGAAAAAGATAAACCTGAATTTGCTAATAAATTCATTTATCATTTGTCTGATTATGGGTTTGAAATAAAATCTGCGGCAAAAGAGATAGCTGATCATTGTGATTATCTTGCAGATGCAATGGATGAATATTTAGAACATAACGATGATGATGAAGATCCGTATGATGACTATAGTGAAGGCTATAGTGATGACGATGACAATGAAGACTATTAAACTATGAGTGTATGGTATCGTAAAGTAACTGCCCAATTAGGCGAGATAGTTAATGCTATTTCTCACTTTGAGAAAGAAATTGATCAAGCTCGTTATGAATGTGGGATGAAAGGTAATCTCGAAAAACAAAGTAGAGATATGCCTGGAATTGTTGAACATAGATTCAACCAGTTACAGGAAGTGGAAGCCATATTAGAGTTTCTCAATACAGAAATGAGAAAATTACGTGCTAAAACGTTTAGGAAGTACTTGGAAAACTACAATAAAGCATTAAGCAGTAGAGATGCTGAAAAGTATGTAGACGGAGAACAAGAAGTAGTGGATTTACAGTACTTGATCAATGATTTTAGTTTAGTACGTAACAGATATATAGGGATTATTAAGGCTTTAGAAGCTAAACAATTCCAAATAAACAACATAGTTAAGCTAAGAGCGGCTGGTTTAGAAGATATTTCGTTATAACGCCATATTATTGGTTGACAAAAATTTTTTTAAGCCGTATAATTAACGTATAGATTGTAAAAACCAACAGGGCGGACATCCCAAACACAGGAGCAAACTATGCCAAAAAATTTATTCAATAAAATTACCACACTTGATGTAATGTGTGCTTCTGTTGAAGTATACAAGTCACAAGGCTTCATTAAAAGCGGCCATGGGTACACAGATACTGATGCAAAAAGCGGTAAAGATATAACAATAGAAGATAATAAAACTATGATGTTATCTTTGCTAAAAGCAAAAGATGCCGGTAAGGTAAATTTTACAACAGAAACTGTAGAAGAAGCTAATAATCTTATTAATAGTATTAATGGTAAATTAATGCTAAAAAAGATGACCAATACTCTTAATAATTTTGAGAGTAATGTTGTTAAAGCATTATCAGAAGCTGATGTGAATAAATTTTCAATAAGCATTATCGCAAGTTTACCACATAGTGTTAGTATTGACAAAAAACGTGAGCAGGTTGCAGATCGTATGTCAAGTCTAAAACATAGTAGCCAATATTTTGGTGAAAAAGGTAAACGTTTCGATATTGATGTAGAAGTACTTGATGTTAAGTTTATTCAAACTAGTAATGTCTATATGATTTCTACTTGTTATGCAGAAAAAGATATTGTTAAGTTTTGGTGGAGAGATCAACCAGACATTAGCGATATTATTGCTAACAAAACTATTAAAATTCGTGCTACAGTTAATAAGCACGAATTATCTAAATACACAGGTGCCAAAGAGACTATGGTAAACCGTGTTAAAATTTTAAGTATTAAATAAATGATGCTAGATATATTGGTAAAATCTGTCGTTGGTGGTGTGATTATTGGTGTAGTAAGTACCATAGCACAAAAGTATCCAACAATAGGTGCCTTTATAATGGGAATACCTATAGTAACTTTTATTACATTGGTAATTCTTTATTATAATGGAATAGATTATCAAACTTTAAAAACTTTTAGTTACCAAACGGTATACTTTGTATTGGTAAGTTTGATTTTCTTTCCTTTATTCATTTGGTTTTATCCAGGTGGGTTTTGGATAGCACTTCTTGGTAGTGCGGCCATTGTTGGTACAATGATGGTAATCCTAGCAAAAATAATTGCTTGACATATTTCGCATTTTATTATATAGTAATACTTAATTTAATTTATTAAATTAATTTAATAAAAACAAGGGAGAAAATAAAATGGCAAGATCAAATGCAAAAGGTGCTACTTTCTTTTCAGAAGGTACACAAAATCAACAAATCCTAGCTAATTTTTGGGGAACAGGCAAAACGTTTACAATGAACGATCTAAGAAATGACTTAGATATTGCTTCTCCAGCGGCTAGATTGCTTGAGCTAAAAGAAGCTGGCTTTAACGTAAGAGCTAAAGCAGTTGATTCAGGCGCAGTAGGCAGACCTGAAATGGAATATTCAATTCCAAGAAGAAGAGTAGTAGCATAGTCTACTTAATACCGAAAACAGGGCCCGTTTTATAATGGGCCCTTTTCTACGATATGAGAATAATTTGCTATAAATCATATAACGATTATATTACACACGATTTTCCAAAAGAAGAATTAGAAGAAATACTGAAAATTTGCAAAGAATTAGAAATAAAATGGTATTGTATTGTGTATGATTCTCACCCAGAATAAAAAACCCTTATATTTCAAGGGTTTACACATCAAAAAAAATTAAAAAAAAGTGCATAAAAAGGTTGACCTTTTCACCAAGATGTCTTATTATATATGTATAGTTAGAAAATAAACAATTAAGAAAGAGGTCTCAAATGGCACAATTAAAAAGACAAAGGAAGAATAAAAAAGGCGAAACAATCGTTGAAGTACTTCCTACTAAAGTAAAAGACAATCCAAACGAAACTGATGATCAAATCATAGAACGTATGAGAGAAAGGTTCTGCATACTTGATGATATGACACAGGCTTCAATAGATGGTGTTGTTAGGGGTATGGTAGTAACAGGCCCTCCAGGTGTTGGTAAATCATTTGGTGTTGAACAAGTTCTAGAAAAGAATTCATTGTTTGATGTACTAGGTGGTAAAAAAGCAAAATTTGAAACTGTAAAGGGTGCTTCAAGTGCAATAGGTTTGTACAAAGTTCTTTACAATAATGCAGACAAGTCAAATGTATTAGTACTTGATGATTGTGATACAGTACTATATGATGAAACTAGTTTGAACTTGTTAAAGGCGGCTTTGGATTCTAGTAAGAAAAGAAAGCTATGTTGGAATACAGATTCAGCCCTATTAAGACGTGAAGGTATACCTGATACATTTGAATTTAATGGTTCAGTTATATTCATCACTAACCTTAAGTTTGATAATGTTAGGGGTAAAATTAAAGATCACCTTGATGCTATAATGTCAAGATGTCATTACTTAGATCTTACTATGGATACAACTAGGGAGAAAGTTCTTAGATGTAAGCAAATAGTTAAAGACGGTATGCTTAACGAGTATATGTTTAGCGAAGCTGAAAAAGATGATGTAATGAATTTCATGATCGATAACAAAGATAAGATGAGAGAAATAAGTTTGAGAATGGTTACCAAACTTGCAGATCTTAAAAAGTCTATGGGTGACAAGTGGAAAAGAACCGCTGAAGTCACTTGTATGAGGCGAACTGTTTCTTAAAACAGTTTTCTAACTATAGAAGAGGGGTGAAATTCCCCTCTTCGACTTTCATAAAGGAATTGGATATTGGATGTATTTGCAGACCTTTTTAAAATTACAAATAATGCAGAAGTTACAAAAAAAGTTTGTACAAAGTGTAATAAAAATTTACCAATAACAAATTTTAGTAAAAGCTCTGGAGCAAATTTTCTAAGACCAGAGTGTAGAGCTTGTAATAATAAATTATCTAAAATAAGAAAACAATTAAATCAAACATATGGTAAACCACCGCAAGGCTATACTTGTCCTATATGTCAACGAGAAGCAAAAGAAGTAATAAACAAAGGTGGTAAGTCAGGTGCTTGGGTTGTAGATCATTGTCATACTACTGATAAATTTAGAGGTTGGTTATGTCATTCATGTAACCGACTCCTTGGTATATGCAATGATGATATTTCTAATTTGAAAAGAGCAATTAAATATTTAAAAAAATCGCAACTTTCATTGACAATTCAAGATAAGTAATGTAATATATAGTTATGAAATGTAAGATAACTCTGAAAGATGAAGTGAATTGCAAAGTAGAAGGCTTAGATATAGACACACGTAGAAAGTGTGAAAAAGAATTAAAGTTTTTTCTTCCTTATGCATATCACGTACCAGCATTTAAGCTAGGTAGATGGGATGGATGTACGTCTTATTTCACTATAGGTGGAATTACGTATACTAACCTATTAGATAAAGTATTGCCTATTATTATGGGCCAGGGTTATGAGATAGATCTAAATGATTTACGTTTTAAATATGACTTTCAATTTGATCCTGTAGACGAAACTTCATATCAACATAAAGTATGGCCAAAAGGTCACGTTGTAGAAGGCGAACCCGTAACCTTAAGAGATTATCAAGTAGAAATTATTAACAAATATCTAGCAACACCACATTGTTTACAAGAAATTGCAACAGGTGCAGGTAAAACTCTTATAACTGCGGCATTAAGCAACAAAGTAGAAAAGTATGGAAGGAGCATTGTTATTGTACCTAATAAAGATTTAGTTACACAGACATATGCTGATTATGCAAACCTCGGACTAGACGTTGGCGTATATTACGGCGACAAGAAAGAATTAGGACACACCCACACTATTTGTACTTGGCAGAGTTTAAACAGTATAAGAAAACGATTTAAAGAAGGTGAAAGTGATTTAAGTTTAGTAGATTTTGCAGATGGTGTAGTTTGTGTAATAGTTGACGAAGTACACCAAGCAAAGGCAGAAGTATTAAAAGAATTATTAACAAAAGATTTTTCAAACATTCCATTAAGATGGGGACTAACAGGTACTATACCAAAAGCTGATCATGAGAAGGTTAGTTTACAGGCTTGTTTAGGAGAAGTAACACACAAACTGGCGGCTAGTGAATTACAAGAAAAAGATGTTCTTAGTCAATGCCACGTTAACGTTGTGCAATTAAAAGAGGTAGCAGAGTATAATAACTATCAGAGTGAATTAACTTATTTAACTACTAATGCTTCACGTATGAAGTATATAAGTGGGTTAATTAAAAAAGTATCAGCATCTGGTAATACTCTTGTGCTAGTAGATAGAATTAAAGCTGGGCAATTAATATGCGACAATATAGCTGAAGCTAACTTTGTTAGTGGAGAGATGAAAACTACTACACGTAAAGATCATTATGATGACATTAATGAAGGAACTAATCAAATTGTTGTAGCAACATATGGTGTTGCGGCAGTAGGTATTAATATTCCACGTATATTTAATCTTGTTTTAATAGAACCAGGAAAGAGCTTTGTTAGAGTTATACAAAGTATTGGACGTGGTATTAGAAAAGCAGAAGATAAAGATAATGTGCAGATATGGGATATTACAAGTTCAGCTAAATTTAGTAAAAGACATCTTACAGAACGTAAGAAATTTTACAAAGAAGCAAATTATCCATTTACTATTGAAAAAGTAAATTGGCTTTAAGGAATAAAAATGAAAATATTAACAGTAGACAACAAGACGTATGAACTAGATGACATACCAGATACAATAGAAGACTTAAGATACAGTATTTTAGATTATAGTAATCCTAGTCATATAGATTATTATTTTATACCACTAGTATTTTTAGAAAGTTTTTATGCACCTGCCGCAGTATTAAAAATTGGTGAACATAGTATTACAATGCCACTTGATTGGAGTGTAGTAATTTGTGACCCGGCTGTAGGAGATCCAGAAGTAGTAAGTTTAATGAGTTTAAATGATAGAGGATTTAGTGTATTTGCATTTAATCCTATTACAGGATATACACCAAAGTTTATGGATATTCAAATTACCAACATTTATACTGATGTAAAATGGTATGCACCTAAATTAAAATTTGGACATTTATTAAATGTTCCATTAAACGATAAAGATAATGCACCTTGTGTATTGTTTGTTAAAGAAGCTAACAAACTTCCTGAGGTACTTGACATAAGTGAACTTTGGTAGTATTATGAAGAAACAAGAAGAAGATCCATTTAAACCAAAAGATACTTGCAGTATATGTAGTAGTGAATATGACGAAGATGCAGGTGGAGTACAAGGCTACTTTGGTATATTACCAGTTACATTTTGTGAATGGTGTTACAGTAGTATATACGATATGGTATCACAAGATATAAAGGCTAATGATATAGATGAGTAAGTTAGATATTAAAAGCGAAATGAGAGCTATTGATACTAAAGATAGGAAATGGTATAATAGTCTTACTGATGAAGAAAAAAGTAAATTAAGTCTTTGGCCATTAATGAGATATACAAGTAGTGCAGGTGATAGAAACTTTACAGAGCATTATTTAGAATGGACTAACGAAGTAGTTAATGTTCATTTTAACAAGTTAAGAAATCATCCAGAGCTACAGTTTAAGCTATTACAATTAGTAGGGCTTGGAAAGCCTACATATCACCCTTGGATAGCACCAGGTAAACGAGGCAAGAAAAACAAAGTACAAGAATGGGTAGTTAAAAACTACAGTCATTTAAATGATGACGAAGTTGATATTTTTATAAGCACAAAAACTAAAGAAGATTTTATTGAACTATTTGAGGAATACGGAATGACTAAAAAAGAAATAAAAGATTTATTAAAATGAAGTATAATATAATGGACATTGGCGGAGAAGTTATTAAAGATAATGAAACTTATACATTAAAAGATAACAAGGCATTAAAAAATTTAGTATTAAGCAGTACACAATTACACCCATATCAAACAACACGTGGGCATAACCATAGTGGGCAAGAAGAAGTATATTACTTTGTTAAAGGGTCAGGTACTATGTGGCTAGATGAAAAAGAAATGTTTGTAAAAGAAGGTGATGTTGTATTAATAGAAGATGGAGTATTTCATAAAGTTAAATGTGGACCACATGGTTTATACTTTGTATGTGTCTTTGATGGGAAGAGAAATCATTAATGTTTAAGTGTAACTATTGTAAAAAGTCATTTGCAAAAGAAAGTACACTAGCAGTACATATGTGTGAGCAAAAACGTAGGTTCTTGCAAAAAGATGAGAAGCACGTGCAATTAGGATTTAGAGCTTATCAATTATTTTATAGGATAGGTACTAATTCTAAAAATGAAAAGACATATGATGAATTTGCAACAAGTCCTTATTATATTGCGTTTGTAAAATTTGGATATTATTGTAGAGATATTGGAGTAGATGATGTACCAGCATTTACAGAATGGTTAGTTAGAAATCAAGTGAGACTAGATCATTGGAGTAGAGATGCACAATTTAAAAAGTGGATGAAAGAACGTTTAAAAACTGAAAGTGTTGACAGAGGTGTAGAACGTACTATATTATTTTTACAAGAATGGGCAAAAGAAAACAGTACAACATACAACAAATACTTTACTGAAGTATCTACAAATTTAGCAGTATTTCATATTTGTAGTGGAAAAATATCTCCTTGGGTATTATTTCATAGCAATGAAGCACAAACTATGATAGATAATTTTAATACAGAACAGTTAAAAATGGTTAATGAATTTTTAGAAATAGATTACTGGCAAAGAGCCATGAGTGTAAACCCACAAGATAGTAGATGGGTTACAGAAATATTACAAAAGGCAGAACTTTGATAACAGCCATACTTTTTACGTTATGTTGTTTTATAATTCCTGTTTTATTGTTATATAAAATGAATAAAGAGGACCCAAATGATCGTTAATACAGATATTGATATTGATGTAGCAGATAGAGATAAACTTTTAAAATTAATTAAAGGTACTACTGCTATGATATTAAGAGATAATAAGCAAACAAAACATAATACAGGTGTGTACTTTCACGAGATGCCTAGCAATCCATTTACAGGATTATCTAGTGTAGACTACAAAGAAGCAGAAGATATGGGCTACTTTAAAATTGATGTATTAAACGTGGGTTTATATAAAGATATAAAATCAAAAGAACATTTACATGAGTTATTAGCAATGGAACCAATGTGGGAATTGTTAGAACATAAAGAGGTAGTAGAAAAATGTTTTCATATACACAAACACTTTGATATAGTCAAAACTTTAAAACCAAAAAGTGTAGAACAGTTAGCGGCAGTATTAGCAATAATAAGACCTGCAAAACGTCATTTGTTAAAGCAAAATTGGAATGAGATAAATGCGAATGTGTGGAAGAGGCCAAAGGGTGATGAATACTTTTTTAAAAAAGCTCATGCTCATGCATATGCATTAGCTATTGTTCTGCAATTAAATATGATGGCTACGGGCCTTTCTTTACAAGATTAATACTTCTACGTTTAATTCTTTTTGTAATACTATTACTTAATCTAACTTCTGGCCCTGCTATTACTTCCATTTGTTTTACATTAAAACTTTGAACACAATGACCAAAGTTCCATCTATTAAGTAATGCTATGTTTATTGGAAGTTTCCGGTTAGTTTCCCACCACCATTCTTCGCCCAATTCTAAAAATTTCATTTTTTCATTCTCATCCCATAAGCGATCGTAGATGTACATACTAGCTACGTGGCTATCGATGTTCTGCATAATACCCAAATACTCGTTGCCTGCGTATTCAATAACGGTTAGAAATGGATATTGCTCTAAGAGTTTCTGGTGTTTGGTTTGCATTCTATAGGTATTTAGCCTTTTGAAATCTCCACTTTGGATAAATACTACATAGGAGTAATATATGTCAAATTATGGAACTACATATCAAGTTAATCAACAAGGCGATCTTTATACATTAGAAGATCACGGAACACCAGCAGGACAAGCAAAATACGCAGGTGCAAAAGGTACCGCAGTTAATAGTCCTATGAACTATAGGTTCTTAAAACTGTTTCGTGGGTTTGATAATGAGTTTTTCTTCTTTGTAAAGAATCAAGATAGAAAACCAATAATGTTACAAGGTACTACAGTATATTGTTCTTTTATTGATAGAGATGATAGAGCAACCACAGTAAGTAAAAAAGCAATAATTACAGATTATGTACAAGGTGGGATTAAAGTAGTAGTAACAGTTGGTGAAAGTGGAAGATTTAGACAAGGTCATTATGATTTAGTGTTTAGTTATACTACTGACACAGGTTTAACAGTTCCATTATATTGTGATCTAAATATGAGACCTAACTTTACTGTTGATGTAAGTGAAGAAGGTGACGCATTACCACTTACTACACAAATTGATAGTAACTTCCAACAACAAACAACCAATAATACAACATATTATTATAGTAGCCAATTAAAAGCAACAGGATACTATGACAAACCAAATGGGTTAGTAACAATAGGAGTATATGGTACAGGTTACACTGGTAACTTTTATATTCAAGGCGCATTAAGTGATAACCCTACAGAAGGAGATTGGTTTGATATTACTCTTGGTACTCATACAGTAACATATTTTCCATACCAAAACCTTACCGGTATAGATCCTTGGACTTTTAGAACAAACGTTAAATATCTAAGAGCAAAATTCACACAACCTGCAGGAACACTTGACAAAGTCGTAATTAGAGTGTAATATACACGTATGACTCTGATGAATGACTACGTACGAACTCTGATACCTACTAACTGGCGAAGTAATCCAAATGGGTGGGTTTCTGGTAATTGCCCTATGTGTGTACGAAACGGTGAAAGTAGACCAGATACAAAAGGAAGAGGCGGGTTTTATTTTGAAGAAGATCATTTTCAATATAATTGTTTTAATTGTAGTTACAAAACAGGTTGGACAATAAACAACAGAATAACAAACAAGCTAAAAAAATTGTTAATAGTATTAGGTGCTGATGAGAATGACATACACCGTATACAGTTAGAATTATTAAGAGAACAAGACGTTGCTACATTATTAATTAAAAAAGAAAAGCCAAAGAAGTTAAATATTGGTTGGGATAAAAAAGCATTACCAGAAGGTGCAAAGCCTTTTATGGAATTTAAAGATCCTGATCAAAATTGGATTGATGCAGTAGCATATTTAACTGGCAGAGGCTTTGATGTAACAGATGCTAGACTTATGTATAGTCCTAGTAAGCAGTTTGGTAGAATGAATAGAAGATTTATTATACCATTTACATATAAAAATGAAATAGTAGGTTATACTGCTAGATGGATTGGAACTCCACCTAAAGAAGTAGCAAAATATTATAATCAACAACCTAAAGCAGATTTTGTTTATGGACTTGATAGGCAAACAAATAATAGAGAAATGGTTATAGTTACAGAAGGTCAACTTGATGCTATAGTAACAGATGGTTGTGCTACAGGTAGAAATAATATAAATGATGAACAAGCAGAAATATTGAAAAGTTTAGAAAAAGAAATTATAGTTTTACCAGATCAAGACGAAGCTGGTAAAATGATGTGTAAGTCTGCTATAAGACATGGTTTCAGTGTATCCTTTCCAGAGTGGAAAGATTGTAAAGATGCAAGTGATGCCTTGACAAAATACGGAAGATTGTATACAATAAGAAGTATTATAAATAGTAGAGAAAAAAATCCAACAAAAATTGAACTATTAATGAGGAAGGTTTGCAAATGAACGAAGGTAAAGAATATTCAGTAGATTTACAAAGATTATTTGTAGAATTTCTGTCTCAAGATCAAGATTTATTTGTTAGGGTAAATGCAATATTAGATCCACAGTTCTTTGACAGAGAGCTACGTAAAACTGTTGAATTTGTACAAAGTCATGCAACACAATATCAAGCATTGCCTACACTAGATCAAATTAAAGCAAACACAAATTTAGAATTACAGCCATTAAAAGATGTAGATGATAGACATAAGAAGTGGTTTATAGATGAGTTTGAAATATTTTGTAGACACAAAGCATTGGAAAGTGCAATATTAAAAAGTGCTGATCTTTTAGAAAAGGGCGAGTATGGTCCTGTAGAGAGAATGGTGAAAGAAGCAGTACAATTAGGACTTGCAAAACATATGGGTACAGATTATTGGAAGAGTCCAGCAGAACGTATTGAACGTATAAGAAATCAACGTGGTGGTATTAGTACAGGTTGGGCTGAAGTAGATAAAAAACTATATGGTGGATTTAATAGAGGTGAGTTAAACATATTTGCCGCACCTTCAGGTGGTGGTAAAAGTTTATTCTTACAGAATTTAGCATTAAATTGGGCTTTAGCAGGACAGAATGTAATATACATAAGTTTAGAATTAAGTGAAGAATTATGTAGTATGCGATTAGATAGTATGCTAACAGGAATGAATACTAGGGAAGTATTTAAAAATGCAGATGATGTAGATTTAAAAGTACGTATGCAAGGTAAAGATGCAGGTAAGTTACAAATTGTACAATTACCTAATGGTATTACAGTTAATACTATTACAAGTTTTATTAAAGAATATGAAGTAAAAAATAATATAAAAATTGACGGAGTATGTGTTGACTATTTAGATTTAATGATGCCAGCACAGAGCAAGGTAAGTCCAAGTGATTTGTTTATTAAAGATAAATTTGTATCAGAAGAATTACGTAATTTTGCAGTAGAAAACGATATATTACTAGCGACAGCTTCACAGTTAAATAGAAGTGCAGTAGAAGAAGTAGAATTTGATCACTCTCATATTGCAGGTGGTTTAAGTAAGATTCAGACAGCAGATAACGTTATTGGTATCTTTAGTAGCCAAGCAATGCGTGAAAGAGGCAGATATCAAATACAGTTTATGAAGACTAGAAGTAGTAGTGGAGTAGGGCAAAAAGTAGATCTAGCATTTGATATATCAGGGCTTCGTATTAGCGATTTATCAGAAGATGAGCAAGGATCTACAGTGAATCAGCCTAGTGCTATGTTTGAAAAGATTAAAGCACAGAACAAAACAACCCATCAAGAGAAGAGCATAGCTGAAAATAGTGTAGTAGAGAACACTTTATCAGGGCACGACAAGCTTCGCAGTATGCTGAAAAGAAGTAATAATTAGATAAATACAGTTATAGTAAATTATTACTGGAGATATATAATGAAAAAACGCACTCGTAGCTTGTTAGAGGAAATTAATTCTTTAGCACCCAAAAAGGATAAGAATGCAATTCTAGAGAGTAGAGGTACTAATGCTATTAGTAGTATTATTAATATTCTAGAAATGATCGATGCGAATTTTGATTCTGAAACAGCTCAAGATTTAAACAAAAGGATTATGTTAAGTATTAAAAATAGAGATCCTGAACGTTTTAATAGAGGTATTAAGAAAATCAGGACATCAAGATGAAAGTAAACGAAATAATTGTTGGGTCTAAGAAACGTAAATCCAGAGATAACAGAAAACACAGAATTACTCAAAAAGATTTATATACAGTAAAACTTAAAGAGAACGCAAGAATACAACACCTTGAAGATTTAATTCTTTGGGATGGAGTTGCTGGCGGTAAAAAAGCAATTAGTACACTACATCAAGTTGAACAAAATCCTAATTCAGTTACTATTAAATGGGACGGAAGACCAGCAATAGTATTTGGACGTAATGAAAAAGGTGAGTTTGTTTTAACTGATAAGTCAGGATTTGGTGCAGTAAAATACAATGGTAGAGTAACTAGTTCTAAAGGACTAGAAGATATGATAGTTAATAGAAACCCAGACAATGCAGACTTTGCAAAAACAATGGCTGGTATATGGGATAAAGTAGAAAGTACAGTTCCTGATACATTCAGAGGTTACGTTATAGGTGATCTATTATGGATGAAAAAGCCTACTGCAAGTGATAACAAAATTACTCTTATGCCAAATACTACAAAATATGAAGTTGTTGCTAATAGCGATATTGGAAAAAAGATACTTGCAAGTGAAGTAGGAGTTGTGATACACAAAGCAATAGGATTAGATGGTACTACTAGCAACGTTGATATGGGACAGTTCCAACAAGGAGCAACAATGATTATGCCACCAGTTACAGTATCAAAAGCACCAGGGGTTGATATACCACAGGTAGATGAATTAGAAAATTATTTAACACAGAACGCAAAATCAATAGATGATTTATTTAATGTACCAGCAGAACTTAAAATGAAAAATTTTGGTGATATACTTTATCAATATATAAATGCTAGTGTAAAAAATAAATCACTAGATAATTTAGGAGCAAATTTTGTACAATGGGTAGAAGGTAGTAATTTATCTGCACCCAAAAAAGAGAGATTATTAAATTATGTAAATACTAAAGCAAAAGGCTTTAATGCTACATTTAATTTTATTAAAGGAATTAAGAATATAAAAAATAAAGTAATTGAATTATTAGATAGTCAAAAAGCTGATATACAAGCAGTAAAAGACGGCGAAGGTTATGTAGTAGATAAAGATGTTAAGTTGGTTAATAGATCAACATTTTCACAAGCAAATTTTGCAAGGAATAATTAATGAGCGATAACAAATATACATTACAACAATATGCGGCAATGCAAGGTGGACATGAAATGCCTAAAGATAGCGAAGAGCCATATTTAGAATTTATTAATTCATTAGGCGAAGCTAGAATGTTTAGAACACGTGATATGATTCAAAAGCAAGGTGCTAGAACATTAACTGATCACTTCTTTGTAAGTATGATGAGTTTATATGCAATGGCAAATGATTACAAGTATGCACCAGTTGCTAAAGAGTATGCACGTAGAACCAGTATGTTTTCAAATTGGAATAAACCTAGTCCAAGTGGAACAGATTTATACCAAACAATACATTCAACAGTTAAACCAAAAGGTTTAGCAGATAGTGATGCAGATAAGCTATTACTTAACAAAGTTAATGTAGAACAAAAGAGAGTTAGAAACTTTTTAAAGCAAATAGAATCTGGAAAAATAAATTCAGGACAAGCACAGGCTTTCTTTTACAGATTAGAAAAAAATTTAGCAATACAAGATCCGAAACTTAGAGCGGCAAGAAGATTAGTAGGAGAATGGGACACTCTAAATACTACACAAAGACAATTAGCGGCTTCTCAATTAACAAAGTATTATAGACTAAATGCTAGAAGAAGTGATTTAAATCCAATATTTCAAAAGTATGCAAATGAACAAGGATTAGAGATAGACGATAAGAAAAAAGGTAGTATAGGTAAACGTATTGCACGTGGAGCGGCGGCATTTGCGGCTGGATATACTGCTGGTAAAATGACAGGTATGTAATATGGCAGTCTCAAGGCCAGTTGAGGTTCTAACAGGCTCAACTGATTTTTACACGGTTTACACCTTAGTTGATATAACAGATTCTGGTGTAGTAAGTCCAAAAACAAGTGCAAGTGGGTATTTCCAAGCACAAAACCTGAATACATTTATCCAAAGTATCAGTTTAAGATCTCAACCAGTTTTAAGTAGTATACAAGTGCTAGAATCGCAAGATTTAAGCGATTATGAATTTGGTACAAGTTTTACAGGAACTCATACTGTATGGGTGTTTAAATTTGCTAGTGAAACAGCAGATGCCTGGAAAAAAGATAATAATGATGTTTATATGTTAACCGAAGATTTCAATAAAATGCCTATACATAAAGATTTAAATGAAACAATAAGCATTGATCCTGAAATAATCGACACAAATACAGTAAGTAAGAAAAATACTTACTTTAAATATAGTGAAAACATATAAATAGTAGTAGAGTACGAATGATTGTACCCTTACTAATCAGCTCTTATTAAGACGCTGTCAAAGAATGTGAGAACATAATATGGCAATGAATCAGTCAAGGCTTGAGCGTGAAAATCTAGAGGCGCACGTAGATCTGTGTGCGGAAAGGTATCGCGTGTTGGAAGAAAAATTAAATAGATTAGAAACTAAAGTAGATGGCTTAACGACCGCTATGAGTAAAGTAGCAGAAAAGCAAACTTCAGCAAGTATGTCTAGTAACAAGCTAATTATTGGAGCCGCGGCAACGGTTATTGCAGGTTTGCTCTCAACAATAGTATTGTTGTTACTGAATTTGAATACAGTAACTCCATTATTGGGTAGCGGGTAGATGTTATTAAACGAATCGTACAATACAGTAATTTCTGAAGCAAAATTAATTTTTGCTAGAAGAGGCAAGGCTGTAACTAGGAAGTTTCGTTGCACAGTTGGTATTCGTAAGAATAGAATTGTAGCAAATCCTAGTCAATGTGCGGCACCTATGGATCTCAAAAAGAGATTCGTAATGAGAAAAACAAGAGCACAAAAAGGTGCTCGTATGCAAAAAGCGGCAGTACGTTCTAAAAGGTTAAATCCTGCAAGTCGTATTGTTGCTAGATTAAATAAAGCTAGAGGTTAAGATGGAAATAGTAAACAATAGTACAGTAGATAGTGTAATAGATTATGCTAACGTTAAGTTTGGATTAGAGCTTAATAAAGATGATGTAGTAGAACAATTAAAAGGTTTATCTTTTGGAGATACACTTCATTTGTTAGATTCTATCAAAGCTGAAAACAATGATAAATTTTCATCAATTATAGATTTAAGTAGAGTTAACGAAGCTGGTTATGGAACAATTAATACAGCCAAGCCAAGTAATGCTACAATAAGAGCATCAAACAATGGCAATGATCAAAGAGACTTTACTAATGCACAACAAGATGCAAAAAGAGATTCAAGCAACCCACAAAGATTTGTAGCGGGTGGAAATAAACAAGCTACTGGACAAGGAGCCAACAGAGCTTCAACTAATCCAGATCCAGATGATGTACATAGAGCACAGAATTCACAAACTGCCAGTCAAGCGGCCAACCAGGCAAACGCAAACGCACAAGAAATTGAAAGACTTAAACAATTGGCAATGGGAGGTAGTTAATGAAAACTATTGAACAACCAGGCGGTATTCCAGTATTCATTTCAGTTCAAGAAAATCGTTGTTACGAGAACTTATTAGAACGTAAATGTAAAGATGATTTAAATGAACGAGAACTATATTTAATTCAAAGTTTAGTCAACAAAAATGTTGTTAAAAAAATAGTTGAAAATAATAAAGTATTCTATGAAAGAATGAAAGGAAGCCTATAATGCCAACACAAGAAGAAACAAAAGGAATGAAAGAACTTATTCAAAAGTTAAATGAGAGTTCAAAAGTTCCTACAGAAACTGAACAAAAAAGCAATCCAAAATTAAAAGCAAATTTGTTGAATAGTGTTAGCAAAGATGCTAAAGGTATGTATGATATACTGCAAAGACTAGATGAAGCTACAACAAAGGTGGCTGAAGAAGCAGTAGAAGAAGCATACGAAGATCCAATGATGGCCGTAGCAACCAAAAAAGGAAATAGTGTTAAAATTGCAGAATATGAAATCACTATGGATAAACAACAGGTTGTTCCAGGTATCAAAAAAGTATTTTATACCATCAAGGAAGATGGTAAGGTATTGCACGAACAAATAGCATTATTTGAGACTGCTATGGGAGTAGTTAAAGGTTTGATGCACGGTAAAACTAATAATATTAATCATTTATTAGATTTAGATGTGCGTTATGGAAGCCAATTAGCTGAAGCGGCGTTTTACAAGCAAAAATCTAAAATAAGTGAAGGATTTAAGCTAGATTTAGCGATGGCCAAGCAAGGTCAAGCGGTTCAGAAGATGAATGAGGCGAAAAAACAGATCAAATCCTGCCTATAAGCATAAATACAATATATTACAAAAAACCTGAAGGGGTCAAATTATGGATTTAAACAATTTAAAAGTAAACAAAATAACGAAATTAGATTCAGCTCTAAAAGAGGTATTTGGTGTTAACTTTAACTTTGGTGCAGACGGTGCCAAACTACAAAAAGTTAAAACATTTACAGAATCTAAAATTAAGTCATTACGTGATAATGGTATCGCAGTAAATGACAAACAATATCAGAAGTTATTGTTAGTATTAGAAGGTATAAAAGAAGCTATGTCAAATAAACCAGTAATGGAAAGCGAATTAGACCAAGCTGAAGTACTTCTAGCCGCAAAACAAATGGCTGACGACTTACAAAAAATGGCTGAAAATTTAGCAAGTATGCAAGTAGAAGAATTAATGAGTATCACTAACGCAATGAAAGAAGAAGTTGGTGTTGCAGAAGCTGAAACATTTTCACAAAGTGCAGAGATGGCAATTGGTACAGCTCTTGAAGCAGTTAAAAAAGCCAACGATGATGTAAGTAACGCAGTATTAGTAGCACAAGGTCAAGCACCAGAAACAGATATGAGTATGGAGCCTGCACCAGAAGCACCTATGGATATGGATGCACCTGCTGAAGAACCAGCTGGTGATGATTTTGAAGGTGTTGATGCCGCTAGTGCAGAGTCAGATGCTGAAGGTAGAGAGATGAAAGAAGAATCAGTCGATCCTTATCTTAAAGCAATCAAGATGGTTAAAGAAGCACAATCAGAAGGTAAAGTTAGCAAAGACGTTCTTAAAAGAGCATTTGCGGAACTAAAGAGGTAGTAACGTGAGGTACGCTGAACTCTTCGAATTAAATTCTGAAGTAGATTCAAAAGTAATTGATCTGCTTTCAATTCTAAGTAGCGAAGGCGTTGATAATATTCCTCTCGAAACTTTAGTTAATGAGCTTAAGGCTATGGGTGTTGATGCTGATGTTGAATCATTATTTGATGAGATATCAAATTTACCTATAGTTAATAATATAAAAGATGGAATGGTTTATTTTAATACTTCAAGTCTTGATGCTAGTAATTTAAACAAGGTTGACCCCGAAAAAGCAGATAAGACCGTAACTAATATGGCTAAGAAGCAAGTTAAAAAAGAGTTAAACAAATGAGTGTAGGACTAAACGCGGCACAAGCAAGATCAAAAGCATCACAAGATATGATTGTGTTTACTGAAACGCAAGAAATAATGAAAGCAATTATTTCAGAAAGTGCATTAGGTAATTTTGAAGCATATGTAGATGATGCTACAACAATGACAGAAGCTACTCCAAGTATTCAAAAAATTGGAACACAATTAAATCCAACAATTACAGTAGGCGACACTCTTATATTTGATAATAATACAATCACACTAGGTACTACAGGAACATCATTAAATGCAATAGTTGCAGATATTAATGATGCAAACGTCGCAGGATTGACAGCATCAAAAGATAGTAGTTATCTTGTACTTACTATTTCAGAGCCACAAGGTTCTACATGGTCATATGAGATAGGTGCAGGTACTGCAAATACAGCTCTTGGATTTGTAGCAGGTGTATACAGTATAGCAAATCCATCAAGTGTTGATTATTTTAATATTTGGCAAGGTACTGCTACTGATCGTGGATTAACAAATCAAATGGAACAAGTAATTAAATATTTCCAAAACCTAGGATACAAAATAGAAAGACTAACCAATACTAATACCAGTAAAACTTTTAAATGGTATGTGTATTGGTAAATGAAAATCGCAATCATAGGCTGTAGTTATTCAGCATATTCTCACACAAACGTAGAAAAAGATAGCTGGTCTTACCAGTTATATGAACGTTTCCCACAACATACATATTATAATTATGCATTAGGAGGTAGAGGTATAGACTATGCTCAATGGTGTATACTTGATGCAAAAATGAATGACGTGGATTTTGTTTTTGTAAATAGAACCTTTTATTCAAGAGTAAGTATGTTAAAAGATACTGATGAACCATTTAATGAATTTGGTTTTGATGATACATACGTAAATGAAAATTTTATTTTAAAATATATACGTGGTAATATGTTATGGAGAGGTACGTCTCAACCAGGAGTAGGAACAACACGTGAAACAAAGCCACCAAATAATGAGAAACCTAGAAACTTTGTACATAATACATTAGACGAATTAGCAACATCAGAACATAGAAACTCTTGGCAAAAACATTTATATAATAACATAGAAAAATTATACAATTTTAAACATTTTAGATTATTAGAATTTTTAAGAAGTGAACCTAATAATGTATGGAAAATGATGATAGAAGCACACGGCGGCGACGATGAAAAAATTAAAAGATCAGGACAAAACAGACATGAATGGTTATGGACTCGTGGATTAACTTTAGCACAAAATGATGATCACTGGAATAGAGAAGGTAATAAGTGGGTGTTAGAAAATTATATATTAGACAAAGAAACCATTGACATTTTAACAAAAGGATAGTAAACTATGAGTATGCTTAAAATAAAATCCCCTTACGATTATAAAGAATTCAAAAGAACGTCAGTAGACGGTAAACGTCTTTATGAAAACCCTTGGGGTGATCCTGTTCCTAGTGTAACTACTATTTTAAGTGCTACACAGTCAGCAGAAAAGAAAGCAGGACTTGCTAAATGGAAAAAACGTGTAGGTGATGCAGAAGCACAACGTATTGTAACTGAAGCATCTAATGTTGGATCTGTAATGCATAATATATTAGAAAAATGGTTTAAAAATGAAGAATATAATCCAGGAAATAATATGGTGCATAAACAAGCAAAAGGTATGGCACAGGTTGTAATAGATAATGTAGAACCCGATATTAATGAAGTATGGGGATCAGAGGTTAATTTAGTAGCAAAAGATTTATATGCAGGTACAACAGATTTAATAGGTGTATATAAAGGCAAAGAAACTATTATGGACTTTAAGCAGACTAATAAACCCAAAAAACGTGAATGGATTGATGACTATTTTATGCAAGGTGCGGCATATGCGAATGCTCATAATGAGATGTACGGAACAAACATATCAAATATAGCAGTTTTTATGTGTAGTAGAGCAGGTGAGTTTCAGCTATTTGAAGTAGATAGCACAGAATTTAAGCAATGGGAACTTAAATGGGCAGAACGTTTAGAACAGTTTTATAATCTATAAAGATAAATACATTATATTTAAGGAATAAACAATGACAACAACGACAGCTAGAATGACAGTTAGAAAAGGTAACTTGGCAGATTTGCCAAAGTTGCTACCGGGTGAATTTGGACTTGCACAAGATATTCAAAGATTATTTATAGGACAGGCTTCAGTAAATGGAACTTGTCAAGTAAGTAACAGTGACGCAACGACAGCTAAAGTAGAATTTACTTCAGCAAATGGCGATCCTATTGATTTAGACTTAATAGCTAATTTAGATCAATATACATATGGAATAACAGTAAACCCAGCAAGTGATAATATTTCTATAACAGGTAATAACATAACATTCAAAGATGCAGTTGCATCATTCTCGCATGGCTTATCTTCAGCTCCTACATCTAGTACAGTATTTGAACTTTACTATAATAAAGAAGTTGGCTACCATGCAGAAGCATTCCCAAATCCAGTACAGTCGCAAAGTCTAAACAAACTGACTGCAGATTCTGCAGGACCTAAAGAATCAGGAATTGAATTTATTTGTGCTAATAAAGATAAGATTACAATTGATTATAGTTTAAAAACGGCGTCTGCTTCAAGACACGGACAGTTATTAATTCTAATTGATGACAATGCAGGCACTCCTACAACAAGCTCAATTAAAGATGTATATGACATTAGCAATGGCGCAATGCCATTAGTCTTTAGCCTTTCACATAATAGTACAGACAAATTTAGTTTAATGTTTGACACTACAGACCTTGATACCGTACATACATTCAAATACGTACAAAAATCATTTTAAATAAATGGACGAAGTATGGCAGTTGCCACCTAGACAAAGAATTCAAAAGTGGCGAGAATTAAGAAAACGGATTTGTGAATATTCCAACATCTTAGAACAATTACAAGTTGTTTTAGATTTTTGGAATAGTACACCGATAGGTGTTAGAAAAGTTGACTTATATGATGAATCAACTTGGTCCACACCTTGGGAAATGCTACACCAAAATGATTATGATGAAAATGTTGTTTCATTGGGTATGGCATACACGTTACACTATAGTAATATTGCCTGTAGATTATTGCTTGTACAAAATGTGGAAAAAAATGATATAAAGTTAATAGTTTTAGTTGACAACAAGTACATTTTAAACTATACTTATAACGTAATAGACACCACTGACATCGTAGCTGAAGTAGATATACTAAAAGATATTGATGTGAGTACATTAAGCAAATAGTTATCTATAAAACTACTTGAGTAAATACAAAAAACTATTTGAGAAAAACGGACAAAATGAACATTATAATTAATAAACGAGACGGAACAAAGGAAGAGCTAGACTTAGAAAAAATGCACAAAGTTGTATTTTATGCTTGTGAAGATATTGCTGGTGTAAGTGCTAGTGAAGTAGAAATTAAAAGTCATTTACAATTCTATGATGGGATTGAAAGTGCAGATATACAAGAAACATTAATCAAAGCGGCGGCTGATCTTATTTCAGAAGAAACACCAAATTATCAATGGGTAGCTGGTAGACTTATTAATTACCATTTACGTAAACAAGTTTATGATAAATTTGAACCACCACATTTACGAGAGATAGCTCGTAAGAATGTTGATCGTGGTTTATACGATCCAGAATTTTTTTCTGTTTATAGTGAAGATGAAATTAATCAAATGCAAGAGTTCATTAAACATGAACGTGATGAAGATATGACATATGCGGCCATGGAACAGTTCCGTGGAAAGTATCTAGTACAAAATAGAGCAACAGGTGAAATTTTTGAAACACCACAAGTATGTTATATGATGATCTCAGCAACATTGTTTAGTCAATATCCAAAAGAAGAAAGAATGAAATGGGTTAAAGATTACTATGACGCAATTAGTAATTTTGATATTAGTTTGCCTACGCCAGTAATGGCAGGTGTACGTACACCACAAAGACAATTCTCTTCTTGCGTTCTAGTAGAAACTGATGATGATTTAGATAGTATTAATGCTACATCATCTGCTATTGTAAAATATGTTTCTCAAAAGGCAGGTATTGGTATAGGCGCAGGTTCTATTCGTGCCATTGGATCAAAAATTAGAAAAGGTGACGCAACACATACAGGTGTTATTCCATTTTATAAATTATTTCAAAGTTCTGTTAAGTCGTGTAGTCAAGGTGGAGTACGTGGCGGAGCGGCAACATTATATTATCCGATATGGCATTTAGAAGTTGAAGACTTACTTGTTTTAAAAAACAATAAAGGTACAGAAGATAACAGAGTACGTCATATGGATTATGGTGTACAGTTTAATAAAGTAATGTACGAACGTCTACTTACAAATGGAGACATCACTCTTTTCTCACCTGCAGATGTTCCAGGTCTATATGATGCATTTTTTGAAGATCAAGACAAGTTTAAAGAGTTGTATGAAAAAGCAGAAAAGAAAAATGGAATTAGAAAAAAAGTTCTTAAAGCATCTGAGTTATTTGGAATGTTTATGGAAGAACGTAAAAATACAGGAAGAGTTTATTTAATGAATGTAGATCATGCTAATTCGCATGGTTCATTTAAACCTGAAGTAGCACCTATTAAACAAAGTAATTTATGTTGTGAAATTAATTTACCTACTAAACCTTTGTATAGTGTTAGAGATAAAGAAGGTGAAATTAGTTTATGTACGTTAAGTGCAATCAATTGGGGAAACATCACTGAACCTAGTAAGTTTAAAAAAGTTTGTAGACTAGCAGTACGTGGATTAGATGCATTATTAGATTATCAACAGTATCCGGTATTAGCGGCAGAATTAAGTACAATGAAACGTAGACCTTTAGGCATAGGAATTATTAACTTCGCTTATTGGTTAGCAAAAAATGATTTAACATATCAAAATATTGGCAAACGTGGATTAGCTAAAGTAGACGAATGGGCAGAAGCTTGGAGTTATTATCTAATTGAAGCTAGTGTAGAACTTGCAGAAGAATATGGACCAATAACTGGCACAGGTGAAACAAGATACGGAGATGGTATTACACCTAATATGACATACAAAAAAGAAGTAGATGAGCTAGTAGCTCATAAAGAACGTTTACCTTGGGACGAATTACGTGAAAGATTAAGAAACAGTGGTATACGTAACAGTACGTTAATGGCTTTAATGCCTGCTGAAACTTCAGCACAAATAAGCAATAGTACTAACGGAGTTGAACCTCCTCGTGCCTTTGTAAGTGTAAAGCAATCTAAACATGGTGTTTTAAAACAGGTTGTACCCGGATATGCACGTTTAAAGAATAAATATGATCTGTTATGGTCTCAAAAAAGTCCAGAAGGTTATTTAAAGATTATGGCTGTATTACAAAAGTACATAGATCAAGGTATTAGTGTAAATACTAGTTATAACCCGGAGTTTTTTCCAGATGAAAAAATTCCATTAAGTGTAATGCTACAACATCTTGTAATGTTTTACAAGTACGGTGGCAAACAGTTGTATTATTTTAATACATATGACGGTCAAGGTGAAATTGAATTTAAAGATAAGACATCTAAGAGCCGTGAAGATTTTGAAACAGATGAACAGTACGACGACTATTGTGAAAGTTGCGTAATATAGAGGGAAATTAATGGGCGTTATAAATGTAAAAAATGAAAAATACCATACAGAAGCAAATGCTTTCTTAGATGGTGATTTAGGATTTCAAAGGTATGATACATTAAAGTATAAACAATTTGATAAACTAACAGATAAACAGTTAGGTTTCTTTTGGAGACCTGAAGAAGTAGATGTAAGTAAAGATGCAAAAGACTTTAAAGATCTTACCGAGCATGAACAACATATTTTTACAAGTAATCTAAAACGTCAGATTCTATTAGATAGTGTACAAGGTAGAGCTCCTAATGAAGCATTTAGTCCTATTGTCAGTTTACCAGAATTAGAAAATTGGATTATTACTTGGACATTTAGTGAAACAATTCATAGTAGAAGTTATACACATATTATTAGAAATGTATATGCTAATCCTACTAAGATATTTGATGAGCTAACAGACAGTCAAGAGATTTTAGATTGTGCTGGAGATATTTCTAAATATTACGACAGCTTAATTGAATTAACAAGTTATTATAATTTACTAGGTGAAGGAAAACATACAGTAAACGGTAAAAAAGTTGAAATAGATATGTATGACTTAAAGAAAAAATTATGGTTAACTTTAAATAGTGTTAACATATTAGAAGGTATTAGATTTTATGTTTCATTCGCTTGTAGCTGGGCATTCGCTGAGCTTAAGAAAATGGAAGGTAATGCTAAAATAATTAAGTTTATTGCACGTGACGAAAATGTTCATCTTGCAAGTACACAATACCTTTTATCAAAAGTACTACCAAAAGAAGATCCAGACTTTGAAAAGATTAGAGTAGAATGTCAACAAGAAGTTACTCAAATGTTTATTGATGCAGTAGATCAAGAAAAGCAATGGGCAGACTATTTGTTTAAAGATGGAAGTATGATTGGACTTAATTCAAAATTATTACAAGATTATATTGAGTGGATTTGTTGTAAACGTATGACAGCATTGGGTATGAAGTGTCCTTATAGCCCAGGTCAAACTAATCCATTACCATGGACACAAAAATGGATTGCAGGAGCAGAAGTCCAAGTAGCACCACAAGAAACTGAAATTAGTTCTTATGTAATTGGTGGTGTTAAAAAAGATGTAGGTGAAGATACATTTGAAGGAATGAGTTTATAAATGATAGAGATATGGGGTAAACCACAATGTGGTTATTGCGATGCCGCAAAAAGATTATGTGAATCAAGAAATTATGAATTCGTCTATAAACAATTAGGCGTAGATTTTAATAGGGAACAAGTTTTCGAAAACTTCCCTGAAGCTAGAACATTTCCACAAATTAAAATATATGGTAAAGTAATTGGTGGATATGATCAGTTTCTAAAATACATTGAGGATACTGGTTTTAATGGAACTGGTGAATCAACAGGATAATATATGTTAATAGAAACACAATACCAAGTAGGTGATGTAGTAAGTATTAAACTTTCTTCAGGTGAAGAAATGATTGCAAGGTTAGACACAGAAACTGATGAAACAGTTACGTTAGCTAAACCTTACATACTTGTTGCCGCACAAAACGGCATGGCCCTAGCGCCTTATATGTTTACCGTTAGTCCAGATACTAAGATCAAATTAAAGATAAATAGTATTATATGCATAGTTAAATCAGCGAAAGATGCAAGTGATATGTATATAAAACAAAGTACAGGATTAACAGTAGCAAATGCAAAAAGTTCATAGACACGGAGATAAACGTTCATGTGGTGCATCAACAGAAGCACAAGGATATAGTAACGTTTTTGTAAACAACCAACCTATTAGTGTTGATCGAGATCCAAACAGTCATGGTGGCGGTGCTCTTAATGCACAATGCAACAATGTATTTGTAGGCAACAAATTAGTGGTTGTCGTTCCAAACAATTCAGATGCAGATAGACTATGTCCATTACCTGGACATTGCAATCCAAAATCAGATAGTGGTAGTCCTGACGTTTATATAGGACAATAACATGATTAAGAATTTAAAAGATCTAATCATAGTAGCTCTAACTATAGGGGTACTTACATTGCTAGGTGTTATTATAATTGGCGACTATTATGTTGCCTTACAAGAAAATAGACCAGTAGATGAATCAGTAATCACTTTAATGAAAATGTCATTAACAGGAATGATTGGAATTATTGCAGGTTACATAGGATCAAAATAAAATGAGTGTAGGTGATTTTAAAGACGGTTTAGAAGATTTTAACGATTACATTAACGGTACCAAAGTTGATATACCAACTGGTAGAGTAGATGTAGATGTTAACGATGGTACAATCACTGCACAAACTCAAGCATACAGTTTAAAAGAAATTATTTGTAGTTTATTAGCAGGTAATGGAATTAGGTTACCTAACTTACAAATATGTTTAAAAGTTAACCTTGGTAGATTAATACCAGAAATTCCCGAAGCACTAGCAGATTTAAGAGGAGCATTAGAAGATGCAGAAAAAGCTCTTGACGATTTTATTGCACATACAAATATTGATAATGCATTAGGTAGATTAAATTCTGCCGTTGCTGAATTTGCGGCCATTGCAAATATGATTAACTTCTGTGGTACACCTGTTGTACCTAGAGCTATTCCAAATGTTTTAAGAGATGCAATGGGTAGTTTTATAGGTGCAGGTAAAGGTATACTTGATACATTAGGAACTATGGCAGATGGTGACATAGGCGGATGTATAGGAACAGATGGTAAATTTAATCCTAACTTATTTACAAGTGGTATATTAAAACGTTTAGGCGATCAATTTGATGACCTTGCTAATTTACCAGCGAGTGTTAAACAAGGAATAATTGATGACCTAAATGCTTTCAAAAATGATATTGAAAACTTAATTGAATTTGAGAATAACTTTAAAGGTTCAAGTTCAACAGGTGGTAGTATATTTGCTCCTACAAATAGAGTAAACACAAATGTTGGTGTAGCAGTTGATAATGATAATATGACACTAGCAAAAAGTCAACAATATGCTAGTAACTTACAATCACTATATAATAGTTTAAAAGCATACGAAGTAGATGAAGCAGGAAATAATATATTTTCATATTTACTTGAACCAGAATTAATAGCAAAATTAGAAAATGATGGTGCTCCTACAGTAGCACTAGCAGAAAGACAACCAATATATGATCATTGTGGAAGGGTAACAGGATATACTCAAAGAAGTATTCAAGCAGTACAAGAAACAAGTGTAGGTGACCCTGCACAAACTAATACACAACCAGGATTAGCAGGATTGGCTGAAAGTGGTACAGTAGTTACTTCGCCTCCTGCAACAACAACAAATTTAGGCGGTGGTGGTAGCATTAGTTCAACTTCAACTTCAAGTACAGGAGCAGATGGTGCAACAGGACCACAAGGCCCAGAAGGTCCACAAGGTCCACAAGGAGATACAGGACCACAAGGACCACAAGGAGATACAGGACCTCAAGGTCCACAAGGAGATACAGGACCACAAGGACCACAAGGAGCAACAGGTCCTCAAGGACCACAAGGACCAGCTGGTTCAGGTGGAAGTGGTGGAAGTTATCCAACAACCCCGACATTTACAAGTGTAACAACAAATGATCTTACAGTTACAGGTACAGGAAACGTAGTATTTGAAAGTGGTAATAACTTATCACTAACTGCGGCACAAAGAGTAGAAATAACAGGAAAGGTGCCAATGAAACTTGCAACAATGACAACAGTAGAAAGAAATCAAATAGCATCACCAGAAAGTGGTGATATGATTTATAATACTGATATTAATAAGTTTCAAGGTTACGCCAATAATGCGTGGGTGAACTTAAATTGATAGAAAAAGAATATATTGTTACATTAAAGAAAGACGTTGACTACCAAAAGTTTAACGAAGAAATGGTACAGTCAACTGGTGCTGGTTCTATTCCCAATAGAACAGTAGATGTAGCTGATGCTAGACCAGGTAGTAAAAGAAATACACACTATGCCTTAACAGAAGCAGAAGTAATTCAATTAAGAAATGATCCTAGAGTAGACGCAGTAGAAATCCCACCAGAACAAAGAACAGATATTTCACCTGAACCTTTAGCCATACAAAACGGAAATTTTTTAAAAACAACATCTGATGCTGGCAGTTATATGAATTGGGGAATGCGTAGATGTATTGAAAGAGATAATCCATATTCAGGCTCAAACCCAAGCAGTAGCCAGTTTGCTTATACACTAGATGGCACAGGAGTAGATATAGTCGTACAAGATACTGGTGTACAAGTAGGACACCCTGAATTTGATGATGCAGATGGAAATAGTAGAATACAACAAATAAATTGGTATACAGAAGCTGGAGTAAGCGGATCAATGCCATCTAGTTTTTATTCAGATTACAATGGTCACGGAACACACGTTACAGGTACAGTAGCAGGTATAAACTATGGCTGGGCTAAAAATGCACGTATCTATTCAATGAAAATACCTCTAGGTACTGGCGGAAGTGGTATTTCTATTACATCATCATTTGATCTTATAAAATTATGGCATAGAAATAAACCTATCACAAGTACAGGATATAGAAGACCAACTATAGTCAATATGAGTTGGGGATATGGAAGAAGTTTTAGTGGTATCACTGGTGGTAATTACAGAGGAACCAGTTGGACAGGAACTAGTAAAAGAACTGATTATGGAATGGTAGGAAGTGCATTCTATAGTAGACACCCGGTAAGATTATCAGTCTATGATGCAGATGTTGACGAATTGAATGATGAAGGAATACACGTCTGTATAGCGGCAGGTAACTCTAGTCAAAAAATTGACGAAGTTGGCGGTGTTGATTATAACAATTATTATAACACTAGTAATTTTAGTGGAGGAAGTAGCAGAATATATTATCATAGAGGTGGATCTCCTTTTGGTACAGATGCTATGATGGTTGGTAATCTAGATAGTAATATACACAGTGGTGGATTAGAACAAAAAGCAAGTTCAAGTGAAACCGGTCCAGGAATTACAGTATATGCACCAGGAACAAATATAATGAGTGCGTGGAAAAGTACAGGCGGAATGCCATATCATCTTAATAGTTCACATAGACAAAATAATATCACAGGTACAAGTATGGCAAGTCCACAGGTTTGTGGATTAGGTGCTTGTATACTACAATTAGAACCTTACCATACTGCTGAATCATTAAAACAGAAGATTAGAAACTTGGCAACCCAAGATAAAATATTTTCAACAGGTCAAGATGACGATTATACTAACAGTAGATCCATACTAAATTCGGCGAATAAACTGCTATATACGCCTTTTAACAGTGGTTATCCTATAAAGACAAGTTAATGTACATAGAAGTAAAAAACATTGAAAAAACCAATAAAAATAACATTTCTTGGTTGACAAAAGAAGCTCTTGCTTGTATATTAATACTAATAAACAATTAATGGAAGGTAATTATGACTAGAATAATTTTTACAATGGCAGTGATATTAGGAATGGCAGGTTCAGCAAATGCTGAATTTAATCCAAAAAATCCTAAAGCATTAATGTGTTCACCGTTTTTTGCAACGGCGTCAGTAAATGGCGTACACAATCAAGAAATGAGTGATAGCATACTTAAACAAAGTTATGAAAAAGGTGAATATCAGTTATGGCTATATACACCGGAATATACAATGATTAAAGATTCTAAACCACCACATCATACGTGGATAGGTGTAAAATCTGAAAATGGTGTTACTACAGTAGCTGAAATGAATTTCGTTTCAATGTATCACACTATAACATCAACGGCAGGTAACAACGTAGGTATACTTGTTAATAAATGCGAAAAAAGATAGGCAACTAAAGGCTAATATAAGTAATAGAGTAAAATAATATGAGAGCAACAAAATACGAAGACGGGATTAAACGGATCAAAGCTAAGATCGAAGTACCAATGTGTGTCGACGATGTTAGTAAATATATCCTGAGTGCTCTTACTAGTAATATTGTAGATTTAGCAAAAATTCAGAAACTTAACAAAAGAGAATTATTGCAATTAGCAAAAGACGAAGTAAGGCATAAAGGAACCGGTAAAATTTCTATTGAAACTGTTGACAATGATACAAAAGTTATAGTAAAGAACTATGTAAAGCAGATGTTTCCTGAGTTACAATAGTGGGCGACGACTTAGACATTCTAGACAGATATGAGAAACTGGCTAACGATATTAATGACATATATCAAAAGTCAGAAGATCTTGTAAGCAGTTACACTTATGATGATGAACGAGATACGTTCATTGATCCCTGGTCTCAAATGGAAGATGTACTTGGAGTAGATATATTACTGCAAGTGGCAAAGGTTAATAGACAAGTTCAAAACTGAACTAATTAAATTATGCCGTTATAGCTCAGCTGGTAGAGCAACTGATTTGTAATCAGTAGGTCCGCGGTTCGAATCCGTGTAACGGCACCATCAAGTATTTGCCCTTGTGGTGGAATTGGTAGACACGTAGGTCTTAGGAACCTATGCTTCACGGCGTAAGAGTTCGAGTCTCTTCGAGGGCACCAAATCGGGTTGTGCCGTAATACACACGTTTAACACTCACGGTTAAGTGTTAAGGACTATAACGAGACGGACGACTTACACTAGTAACAAAAAACATACACAAAGGATAAAACAGGACCGGGCCCTTTTGAAATAAGCCCAACGTAGGACATACACAAAACTAAATATAATTATAAAAAGAATTTACAAGAAGTAAAGGAGACATTGAAGTAAGCACTCAAGTAGGTTTATAAACGGTGTGTAGCATAAGAAAGGAATTTATGTTGAAAGAAGTAATGATAAATGCGGCGAAGAAACACGCCGAAGCAGAAATTGACCTTCATAAAGCCAACATAGAAGTCTATATGCAACAAGTGGTTGGAATTGGTGAACATTCAGATATTATTGAAACGATCCAAAAAGAATTAGACAAAATGGCTATGGCACATGATAGACTTGAGATGCTTAATAAGTATTTCAATGCATAAAAATTTAAGTTAACACATTTTTGTGTGTTAACTTTTCTTATGGGGGATTAGCTCAGTAGGGAGAGCGCCTGATTTGCATTCAGGAGGTCGCAGGTTCGATTCCTGTATCCTCCACCAACTTTTAAGAGAACTATTTTGCCTTTTTATACAGAACGTATTACAATTTATAAAGAACCTAAGCCAAAGTGGCCTTGGGTAGTAGTGGCAATTTTAATAATAATGGTAGTATTATGGATATTATAATTTATCAAAATAACACAGGATCAGCACCAGCAATTAATTGGTGGCTATCACAAGAACTAAACATAGGTCCAGAGTTTTATGCATTTAATGATGGATATTGTAGACCTAGAGGACATCATGTAGGAGGAGTAGTAATTGAAGATAGTAACTCACCTTACCACGAAAAGCATAGAGAATCAATTAACTTATTAGAATCACAAAATGAAGAATCAAATCACGAAACACAACACCTTGTAGTAAATGGTAAATTAACAAAACCAGAAATAAAACAACAAGGAACTATAGATGTAACAAAACCTTTTATTAAAGATAAAAGTAAATTTGATTATTTTGTTTGGAGTAATTATGGTGGCAATTTAGTTAATCCTGAAACTATAATTAAAGCAGATAAAACTTTATTAGTTGATAATAGTGTAGCAGAACAATTATTTTTTTATATAAGTCAATATGCTTTCGCTTGGATTGAAACACCTGATGACATATCAGAACAAACAGAATCGTGGATACAAGAACATCCTAGTATTAATAATTGGAAAGAAATATGGTATAAAAAACACCACAACAATGTTCTTGCAAAATGGAAAGATGGTGACTTAAAATATATGTGGCAATTAAACTTTGCTCACAATGATTTAAGAACTGCTATAGAAAATGGTAAAGAAGATATTGAATTTATTAATGCAGATGATCATCAAAGATTATTTGAAGTAAAAAAACAAGAAGAAGATTTTTCAGAAACACTTTTCTCATATACAAATAAAGAAGTAGATCATATTGTTGTAGGAGATGATTGGTTTACTAAAACAGAAGACATTATGGCATATTTGGGAATAGTTAATTCATTTAGATTAAAAAAGTTCTTAATTGATTACATCAAAGTGTATAAACAAAAGAAACAGTTATATACAGACACCTTCTCAAAATATCTATAAATAAACAAGATTATTCCTCGATAGCTCAGTTGGTAGAGCAGTTGACTGTTAATCAATTGGTCGCAGGTTCGAGTCCTGCTCGAGGAGCCAGGCGGGCGTAGCTCAGTGGTAGAGCGATTCGTTGCCAACGAATAGGTCGTCGGTTCGACCCCGATCGCCCGCTCCAAATTTTGGCTCTGTAGCTCAGTTGGTTAGAGCATCCGACTCATATTCGGAAGGTCAGAAGTTCGAATCTTCTCAGAGCTACCAAACCGATAAATACATTATAGGAAAAAATAATGAGAAACATTTATATAATATTAATTTTATCAGCAGTACTTACAATACTTCATTTGTTATATGCTCCAGCAATAGCAAAAGAAATAGAAATGAAAGTATACAATTACGAAATCACAAGAGTAATTGATGGAGACACAGTAGCATTTGCGGCACCATTTCTTCCAGCACCACTTAAACAAGAATTAAGTATAAGAGTATATGGAGTTGATACTCCAGAAAAAGGTTGGAGAGCAGAATGTGAGTCAGAAGCAAAATGGGGTGAAAAAGCTTCGCAGTTTACTAAAGATCAATTAAACAATGCTAAAAAATTACAAGTAGCCATTGCTAAATGGGATAAATTTGGTGGTAGAGTTTTAGGTGATATTATCATTGATGGCAAAAGTCTTAGACGTATGCTTATTGAAAATGGATTTGCCAGAGAATATTACGGTGACAAAAAAGAAACTTGGTGTAAGCCAAAAAGACAAAAATCTTAGTATTGACATCTAATCAAAACAATAGTATAATAATAACTTAATTTAGGGGGTGTAGCTCAGTTGGTTAGAGCGCCTGCCTGTCACGCAGGAGGTCGAGGGTTCGAGTCCCTTCACTCTCGCCACAAATGGTCCCTTCGTCTATCGGTTAGGACACATGGTTTTCATCCATGAAAGAGGAGTTCGATTCTCCTAGGGACTACCAAAATTTAGAATTTCATAAATAACATATAATAACTCCAAAGGAAATTCTAAATATGAAGATACGTTACTATCATAAGATTGACGGCTTTAGATGGGCTGGTTTTATATTGGCCATGTTAAGTGCATATCTATTGAGTGGTGGTAATGCTGAAGTTCAATGGGTAGGTTGGGGTGTAGCTTGTTTTTCTTGTACCATATGGTTATATATGGGATATAAAGACAAAGACATACCTAGAGCTTTAATGGAACTGATGTATTTGTGTCTTGCAATTAGAGGAATAATAAACTGGTTACAATGAAAAATATAGAATGCCACCTGTGTGTACACAGTCAAGGGTATTATGGTAATTTATTTGTCTGGTTCTTTAACTTACACAAAGGACTTTTACCTGCACCTTTACGTCCACGACTAACGGTGAAAAGCAATGCAGATGATCAAGGAGACTACAGTAAAGAAAACTTTGCTAAAGGGTTCTTTCATTTTAGACCTGATGATTATCATAAATGGTTTGTAGAAGATAATACTTGGGAAGAATTTTTAGAAAGTATTAGTAACAGACAAAAAGAACATGATTGGTTGCCTGAACTTAATTTTAATAAGATAGTATTAAAAACACATATTCACGCACCACATAAATTATATAAATTAGATTTATATAAAAAAATTAATCCAACAGTTATATATAATTTAACAGTTGATAGAAGTAATACAGAATTTTTTGAAAAACTTGTTAATAGATTAAGATTATTAAATACACATAACGATCATGTAAGTACTTCTTTTTTATTAGAACAATATGATATTGCAAGTGAAGCTATAAACAATATTAGAAAAAATTATACAGTATGTGATGTAGATGTAGATAAACTTTTATTTAAGTATGATATAGAAGAATATAAAAAAGTTTTAAAGTATTTAAATACACACCCTGTAGATAAATGGAATTATAAATTAAAATATGCAAAGGAATTAATAGGTGAATAAAACAGAATGTCATTTGCTTATGCATACGGCTTGTATGAGTGGTAATATGTTTTTATGGTTTATGTCACAACATGATGGATTCTTAGATGGCCAATGTTGGGGTAGAGACAGAATGATAGATAAGTTTTGGGGACAAAAATCTGAAAAACCTTTACACTTCTCAGTTGAACTTCATAATCTTTGGAAAGTAGTAAAAGGAGAATCAAGAAATACTCCTCACTTACACACAAACAATGATACAATAGGTTGGGATGAACACGTTATATATTCGTACATAACTGCCAGTAAAGAAAAAGGAAGAATTAAAAACGTAAAAACTTTTACTAAAATTGCCTGTAAGCCTAATTTGTTACACAATGTTAAAGAATGTATGAAAGAAGGTGGCATTGAGCAAATATTTAATAAAGTAACACCAGAATGTTTGTATCTATTAGATTGTGAAAACCCAGAACATTTTCAAAGAATAGTTGAAAGAGCAAACAGACTAAGACCGTATGGTGAGTTAAAGAATAAATTATTGTTAGAAGATAATTTGGAAGGGCAACGTGAACAAACAGAATTTTTAAAAAAGCATTGTTCTGTATGTACAGTTGATATAGGAAAATTAATGTTTGACTATGATGACAAAGAATACAATAAGGTTGCTGAAGCATTAAATTCAAACCCATTAAGAAATTGGAAAGAATTAATTAAGGATAAAATGGACGTATACGATGGCTAAAATAAAAGAAAGAGTATTAGAAGTAAAGCATTATACTGACACATTGTTTTACTTTAAAACAACAAGAGACCCAGGCACTAGATTTATTGATGGTGAATTTATGATGGTAGGGTTAGATAATTGGTCAGAAAAATTACAAAGAAATAAGCCTATTATGAGAGCTTATAGTGTAGTAAGCCCTAATCATCAAGAACATTTAGAGTTCTATAGTATTAAAATTCCAGATGGACCACTAACTAGTAAGTTAAAAGATATTAAAATTGGTGACGAAATTGAAGTAAATACAAAAAGTACAGGAACATTAATTAATCAAAATATGTTACCTGGACGTAACTTATACTTGATGGCTACAGGTACTGGTATAGCACCATTTATGAGTATTGCTAGAGGATTAGATACTTATAAACATTATGAAAAGGTTATTATAGTATGGGGAGCAAGATATTTAAAAGAACTACCTTTTAAAGAATATTTAGAAGGGTTGAACGATGATCCAATATATGGACAGATAACACAAAACAAACTTTGTACATATATGACCACTACACGTGAGGAAAGTGAAAACGAAGGACGAGTTACAACCGCACTATACGAAGGTAAGATTCAAAAGAAACTAGGGCTAGAACCGTTAGATGCGGAAAACGATAGAGTCATGATTTGCGGTTCAATGCCTATGAATTTAGAATTACAAGAATTCTTAGAAGATAAAGGATTCAAAGAAGGCACCATGAAGGAGCCTGGTACATATGTACTAGAAAAGGCATTTGTAGGATAGGAGTATAAAAATGAGAACAGAAGAAGATAAAGAGAAGGTACTTGATAGATATAAACCTACCAAATATATGGTTGGTGCTGTCACGCCAGCAATGATTGAATACTTGTTAGATCATTTTCGTGGCTCTGAAAAAATTATAAAATATAAAGAAGCTGGATCAAAAGGACCTGTAGTAATGAATTACAGTCCTGACAGAGAAGGTCCTAAAGAATGGTTTGAACCAGTACAAGAATTAGTATGGGATATATTAGGATCAAACTGTTATGTATGGGGAAGTAATATATTTAGAGTAGAGAAACCGCATATTGCACACAATGATGATTATCACGAAAAAATTTATCCTATATATAAAACGTTAGTATTACCTTTAGAAATAAGTAAACCAACAAACTTTATAACATTTGATCAAGCATATTTAGACGGACCTGTTAAGTTATTTAGAGGATACGATCCTATACCAGAAAGTTTTTATAATAAGAGTTTAACAGATTATTCAAATATTGTTAATTATACTGATAAACCTTTTGATAAAGAAACACACGAGAAATATTTGTCTCATATACCAATTGAAGCATTGCATGGTTTAACTGTAGAAAAGGTAGTACCTTGGGTACCAGGAAATGCTATTGTATTTGATATGGGTAGAATACATTCAGCATCAAACTTTGTAGCTGAAGGTATAAGTCATAAGATAGGTTACAGTATATTTACTGCCAAAGATTTTAACTAAATAGTATAGTAGGTTATTTTGGCCCGGGATTGAAAATCTTATAGGACAAAAGCCAGCGGAAGAGACCTATTTAGTGGAGAAGAAGATGAGTTTAATAGGACACAACTCAAAAACTAAATTAATAATAGATATTACTGATATCTATGATCAACGTGACAGAAAGAAAAAAGAATTAAAGTTCTACACTTTAGAACTTGAAAAACTAATGGCAAAGTTAGGTATGATACAACAAGACATTGGTGTAACAGAAACTATTATTAGATTAATAGAAAACGAACAAATACTTGATTTACAAGAAGCCATAAGAGAAAAAAGAAGATTAAAACCAAAGGAATAAAATGAATACATTATATCTAGTATGCAGTCATAGCTGTCTTAGTCAAATGGAAGTACCGTATTTGCTAAACAATAGTCCAAATTTACATGGTACAAGTCAAGCAGGTGAACATTGGGCTTCATACGAACTTGATGGTAAAGCAATAGATCACGAGCCAGGTATTTTAGGTAAAATAAGAGTACATGATGACTATTGGAATATAGAAGGAGGTGATAGTCAATATTACAATCATACAGTAAGAAACACTATGGAAATAACAGTTCCACAATTAGATGGACTATTAAATTTAATTAATAACAAAAGTATAGCAGTATTATTACACGCCCAAAATTATCATGAAATATGGAAATGGAGTAGAAACCTTCCTGTTATTATGATTAGAACTGCTATAGACGAATGGGATGGAAACGTAGTACATTGGGCGGCAAGAGAATATAATACTCTTATGTTAGATTCTAAAAATAATAATAACAGTACTGACAGTCATGCATGGCCAGGAGTAAAAGAAGTAGTAGACAAATTTCAATCTAAAAAATCATATAATAATTTAATTGATGATTGTGAAGGAGATATTATTCTTAAACAAAGTCAATGGACAACACTAGAAGGTTTAGATACATTATGGAAAACTGTAGGTATCGATGCACCAGATCAAAATTGGATAAATCAATATTATGAAGATTTTCAAAATCATCAAGAAATTGATAAAACAGTAGCAACAGAATTAACGAATGAATATAATCGTAGATCATAACAACGTAGTTTTATTTTCAGAAACAATTAAAATATATCTTTTTAAGAAAGAAAAAGAAGTAAAGATATCTTTTAAAATTACTGATTATGTAGTTACAAATATAAAAGTAACTCAAGAACAGTTTGAAGAAATACTAGCCAACTGGAAAGTAGAAGATGGCATACAAGGTATGGAAACAAAAGACTGTGGTAAACTTTGGTGGTTTTATAATGACTGTGGTCCTAGACCAGCACGTCTACCAGCAAGTTATGTAAATGTAAGTTTTAGAAGATATAGTTTTAGATTTTCTGTAGCCGAAATGGTTAAACTAAAGGAAGAATATTTTAGACAGAAAAATAACAAAATGCATTGGGACGAATGAGAGAACATTTAAAAAATTTAAAAGCACACAGTTTAGACATATGTGTAGGTTGGCACTTACACGATGATCTAGATGGCTTTGTAAAAGGTTTTTCACAAAACTTAATAGAGTATTATCATAAACAATTAGAAGATTATGGAGTACAACAGTTTATTGGTGACTCTGTAGATGATTTAAGAAATATAGCTGACATAAATGGTTTTAAAAGAGTACTAGTTATAAAGCAAGGGCAAGTGTTTCATAACTTTAGTCAGTTTATGACTGATGTATCAAAAGCAGAAACTGGTACAGTAATATTTCCTGATTCATTTGATGGTGTGTTAGATTTTAATAATCCAGATACAGATAATATGTCAAAGTTAATTGATATGTTAAATTTACAGGTTTCGTTTGTAGCAAATACAGATAATGCAAACCTTGCTAGACGTTATATGTCAGTAGATAAAGATATTAAGTTTACAAAATTAATTACAAGTGCAGGAGGATTAAATCCTATATTATATCCGTTTGCATTAAACTTTGGTGCAGGTACAAATGTTGATGTTGTAGATATAAGCAACATAGCATTAATAAATGCAAAACGTTGGGTTACTGAATGGGATGGGCATCAACAAGATGTTTTAAGTTTCGTGGATAAATTGATTAAATCAATGTCACCTAGTATACATCAAGAAGCATTTATTACACGTGGTGCTAGAATGAAGAATGATATGCAATACTTGTTAGACGAACAAGAAGGATTTGATTTATGGTTTGATGCTGAATTTCCTGGAATACAATATAATTATTATAAGCACGATTTCTTTAATACTAAAGATAATGCAAGATTGGTAAAAATGATATCAAATAATATAGGTAATGTTTATATACATTTAAGCAACATATTTGATTATCAAGCTACGGCATTTTATTACAGTTTAAAAACAAGAATACAATTATTAAATAATTTTATAAGTTTAATAAAATCAAATAACCTTGGCAAAAAGGTTATGATAGCATATGTGGATCCACAAGGACAACACAAGCCAACTCCTATGTGGGTTGATGATATCGTGACCCAAGATATGCTACCTAAATTCCAAGTATTTCCTTGGCAATAATCCAAAAAATCGCATAAAATAAGGGTATTTTTTTCTCTTTTTCTGGTTGACATTTATACCAAGATGTCTTATTATATATGTATAGTTAGAAAAAGGAGAATATATGAAACTAGTAGAACAAATGGAAATGGAAGATTTAAGAGCTGAATTACAAGAGCTTAAATTAGGCTTAGGTGGAATTGGCACAAAAGATATTATGAGAATGCATAATATAGAAGATGAAATTGATTGGAGACAGGAAAGCGGATTTGCTGATTATACTGCTCAAGAAATACAAGATGAGTTAATTGAAAAAGGTGACATTACTGAAAAATATATACAGGAAGAGGTAATATAATGAGACATTTTAAAATTAATCCATATTTGGTTAAAAAAGGTTTTTATGTTAGTTCAATGTATTGGGGAGATTTACCCGGTGATGGATTTAAACTTATTTCAAGTGATGTTGTAGCAGGTCCTTTTAAAACTGCTGAAAGAGCACACGAAATTATGGAAAAGAATTTTAATTCTAATCCAATGGAATATGCAGTACACGGTCCAGCTAAAACTCCAAATGGAGATATTTGGTATAACAAAAATTACTATGGGGAGATTGTTTAGTGGAAAACATTACAAAACTAGAAACTTTATATAAAAGAGATACAACAGGTAAAGTCCGTATTTGGGAAGTTGAATACGGACATACAGGTGATACTGCTGGTACAAGAACTATTAGTGGTACACAAGATGGTCAAAAAGTTACTAGTGAATGGAATATAAGCACTCCTAAAAATGTAGGTAGAGCAAATGCCACTACTGCATTATCACAAGCACAATTTGAAGCACAGGCTTTATGGGATAAGAGAGTTGAAAAAGAGTATTTTACAGATGTAAGTAAAATTGACTCTTATGAAAAGTTTAAGCCAATGTTGGCACAAGACTATACTAAAAGACCACAGAGTAGTGGATACAGTCAACCTAAATTAGATGGTATCAGATGTATAGTAGATAAAAATGGAATGTGGACTAGAGCTGGAAAGCCTATTAATAGTTGTCCTCATATTTTTGAATCATTAAAAACATTTATAGATGCAAATCCAAATATGATTATAGATGGTGAATTATATAATCATGAACTAAAAGCAGATTTTAATAAAATTACAAGTCTTGTTAGAAAAGTAAAATGTAGACCTAATGAGATTGCTGAAGCAAAAGAGTTAGTACAATATCACGTATATGATTGTTTTGATAGTAATAATCCTACTGCTAATTTTGTAGATAGAGTTAAAGTATTAAAAGAATTAAAAGATGAATATATCAGACCTGTAAGAACTGATATTTGCGAAACTCAGGAAGAATTAGATGTTTGTTATAGTGACTATATGGAAAATGGTTATGAAGGACAAATGGTTAGAAACAATACACCTTATGAAAACAAAAGAAGTAAGAACTTGCTAAAAAGAAAAGAGTTCAAATCTGAAGAATATAAGGTTGTTGAAATGTTAGAAGGACAAGGTAACTGGTCAGGTTACACAAAAAGATTTGTACTTGAACTTCCAGATGGAAGACAGTTTGGAAGTGGTGTTAGAGGACAACAAGCACAATTAAAAGAATTATGGGAATCAAAAGAAACGCCAGATTGGGCTACTTGCAGATTCTTTGATTATACTCCAGATGGTGTTCCAAGATTTCCTGTAATAGTTGATTATGGAAAAGGACAAAGGGAGGACTAATGATAGAGTATAAAAAAGATAATCCGCATAAGGATATTGGAAAACAAAAGTTTAGAATTAGAACAAATTATTCTGCTTGGGTAGAATATGATGTTATAGCTGATTCTAAAGATGAAGCTATGGACAAGATGATTGAACATGGCGGAATTGATAAAATTGAATGGTCAGATGGCTGTTTAGGTGATGCAGAAGTTTATGCTTGTGATCATAATTTTGTAGAACATGGTGATATTCAAAAAGTAGCAGAATGTGTACCATATGAAGATACTGATATTGACACAGGTGAAGAAATGCTAAATTATGAAGATCCAGAATGGACTTCAGATGATTTTAGATGGAAAACAGAGGAGTAATAAATGTTTCAAGTAATCTATATCCCACGTATTCATGATGAAGTTGCAGTAGCAGAATTTGCAACCAAAAGTGAAGCAGAGGCCTATATGGAAATTATTAAAGAAAAAAGGCCAAAAGCATATCCACACCATTATATTAAGGAGCAAAAAGATGGAAGTAACTAAAGAAACAATAGATCTATATAAAAAGAGAGTAGCTAATTGTATTAAGGCCGCTAAAATGGCTGATAAAGACAGTTGGGCTTATAATTTCTGGATGCAAACTGCATCAAAAATTACAAAAAAAATTGAAAGAATGAGAAAACCCTTGTAAATAAAGGGTTTTTTATTTAACTTTTTTTGATTAAAAGGTTGACATTTATACCAAGATGTCTTATTATATATGTATAGTTAGAAACAAAGAAGGAGAATATAAATGCAAAAAGAAATAAACACTTTAATCCAAGCGATTAAAACAGACTACATTAATTGGACTACTAATAATGGGACAAAAGAAATGAGTAGTTATAGTAAAGATGTAGTTGATTCAATGGAAGATAATATCCAAGTTAAAGAAGGTAAGAAATACATTAAGATTATCAGAGAAAATAGTGTTTGGGGTTTTATATCTAAAGTAGATTTCAAACATTTTAGAAAAGGTGATATTCTTAAAGCGGCAGGTTGGAATGCTCCTGCACTTAATGCTCCAAGAGGTAACATTTTAGATGGTGGATATACTGTTAGATGGACAGGTCCACTTTACTTAAACTAGGAATATGGAATTGATTAGAAGAGCACTTGAATTTTCTACTGCGGCACACGCCGCAGTAGGCCAGAAAAGAAAGTATACGGGTGAAGATTATATTGTTCACCCTATTGCCGTTTCTGAGATTGTTGCGGCTTTTGGTGGATCAAAAGAAATGGTAGCCGCGGCCTTGTTACATGATACAGTAGAAGATACTAATGTAACCAGAGAGCAAATTGCTGAAGAATTTGGTTGGAAGATTTTTAAGTTAGTTGTAGAATTAACTGATGTAACTAAACCAGAAGATGGTAATAGAGCAACACGTAAAGCTATAGAAGCTAAACGTTTAGGTATGGCTAGTAAAGAAGCACAAATGATTAAACTAGCAGATCTTATTGATAACACAAAAACAATAGTAAAACATGATCCTAAATTTGCAGAAGTTTATATAAAAGAAAAAATAGATCTATTAGAGGCTATGGATAAAGTTCATGGTACAGATTTGTATATGAAAGCTAACCTTCAATTACAGGAAGTGCATGATTGAAATTGTTGAATTGTTTATGTCAGCACCTATGGAATTACAGATAATATTATTATTTGGTATTGTAGTAGCTATATATGAAGTAGTAAAAAAGAAGGATAAATATTAATATGATAACATTAGAAATGACTATTATTCTTGTTGCATTTACCATTGCCTGTGCATATTTTAATTACAGAAGCGGACATAGAGAAGGTGTAATGCAAGGTATGGAACTTACCCTAAGATTGTTACAAGCTGACAATAAAATAAGAATTGTTCGAACCAAAGATGGTAATGAAGAAATTCTACCCATCGAGGTTCATAGTGACAAGTCATAAATTACTTCCATTAGAAGATATATTTTTATACCAAGAACTTGGTGAATGGCCAATGGTTGATTCACACCTGTTATCTACTACATATAAAGATAGATGGGAAATGGCTGATAAGCTATTTGCTGAATTAAATAGAGATCTTTTTGATAAAGTAAATGAAGAAAAAGAATACGAACATTGGCAAGATCCAAAAATACCAGAAAAGAGTTTTTCAAAGAAATATTCAGGTTCAGCATTAAGCTATGATAATGATTATATGGTAGGACCTCACGATTGGGATAATGAGTCAAAAATAGGCGATTACGTGCAACGTAGAAAGGCGTATATTTACGATTGGACTAAAGATGGGCTACAACATACTACAGAAGCTATAGATTACTTTGTGGGTATGCATGAAGCTTTTAAACCGGTACTAGAACACTATTTGTCTGAATGTTATTCTGACCAACTTGATTTAATAGAGAAATTACTTTACAAACTTATGATTATACAGTATAATAATCCTAAAGCCACAGAAGAAAACATAGTTCAACATAGGAAGTTCAACACAGAACGTTTTGGTGATGAACATTGTGATGAAACTTTGGGTGGATTACATTTAGGTGAAAATTATGCTGAATTTAGAGCGAAGAATACAAAGTCAAATAATTGGGAATTGCTACATCAATTAACTAATAATAAGATGTTATGGATGTTTGGAGAGAATGCAGAACGTAGTGGATTAATACCAACATACCATGGAATGCAACATAACCCAGGAATAGGCTTAAATACTAGATATAGTATAATATTTGATTTACAAGCAAGATATAAACAATAGGAGATACAATGCTTATACCAACAGTAATAGAAACAACGGGTCGCGGTGAACGTGCATACGACATTTACAGTCGTTTGCTTAAAGACCGAATTGTAATGCTTAATGGCGAAGTTAACGACCATTCAGCTCAATTAATAGTAGCACAGATGCTATTTTGTGAGTCACAGAATAATGCAGAAGATATAAATTTTTATATCAATAGCCCAGGCGGTGCAGTAACCGCAGGTCTTGCAATTTACGATACAATGCAGTTTATTAAATCTCCAGTAAGCACAATCGTATTAGGTCAGGCTTGTAGTATGGGTAGTTTTCTTGCAATGGCAGGAGAACCAGGTAAACGTAATATATTACCTAATGCTAGAACTATGATTCACCAACCAAGTGGCGGTGCAGGTGGACAAGCTACAGATATGGAAATACAAGTAAAAGAGATTATTAAAATAAAAGAGAAATTAACAAAAATTTATGAAAAGCATAACACCGCTAATAAGTCATATGATGAGTTAAGCCAAGCTATGGAGAGAGACAATTATCTAAGTGCAGACGAAGCAGTAGCCTTCGGTTTAGCTGATAAAGTAGTTTCTAGTAAAACATAGTACTTTTTAAATCTTAAATATTGAATAAATACATGGCATAGACTATATCTATGTTATTAAAAGAATTGTGAAATTATATGTATACTTACAATGCGAAACTAATCAGGGTCATTGATGGTGATACTGTAGATTTAGAAATCGATCTAGGGTTTGATCTATCTATTAGACAGCGACTTAAACTATATGGTGTAGGTACACCTGATAGTAGATCAGCTGATACTGATACAAAACAAAAAGGCTTAGAAGCTAAACAACGTCTTACTGAATTACTACCAAGACAGTTTAAGATTACCACTATCCTTAATAAAAGAGGAAAGTATGGTAGAGTGTTAGGTACTATATTCCTAACAGATAAAGATACAGGTAAAGAAGTAAACGTTAACGAACTAATGGTCACAGAAGGCCATGCAGTTAAGTATACTATTCAAGGGAAATAATATATGAGGTATTTTGGTTATTGGACAATATTAGTAGCATTGGCAATCAGTGCAGTAGCGGCCTACTACAGTATCGTTGGCCTAGTTGCTATATTTTCTGCGGCTATGATACCTATTATTATCATGGGTTCCGTATTAGAAATTGGTAAACTAACGTCGGCAGTTTGGTTACACTTAAATTGGCGGCAGGCACCCATTCTTATTAAAACGTATCTATCCGTGGCAGTATTGTTGCTTATGTTTATCACAAGTATGGGTATATTTGGCTTTTTAAGTAAAGCACATATCCAGCAAACAAGTCTAGCCACGGAGAACGTAGCACAAATAGAAATTATTGAAGATAGTATTGTTAGAATCAAACAAGACGTAGTTAGATTTGAAAATAAAATTAAAGAATATGAGAACAAAGATGATAAAATTGATACTACAATACAAGATAAGATTGCACTAGAGCAAGAAAGAATTAATACCGCATATGACGGTGTTAATCCTTCTATTGAAGAGTTAAACAAACGTATTGAAAAGCAGTTAGCTGACAGAGAAAAGACTATTGAACCATACACACGTGAATTAGATAAGATTCAAAGTGATTTAGCATTAATAGATCAATATGTAGCAGATGAAGAAATTAAAAAGCTACAAGGTATGATTGGTGCTAGGCAAGATGGTAGATATGGTAGTAGAACTGCTAAAGCAGTTAAAGAGTATAGAGAAACTTTAAATACACGTAAAGACGAAATTTTAAAAATTATAAACAACATAAAAACACAGGAAGATCCAGTAATTACTGATGCTAGAAATGAGATCAAGAGACTAAGAGCATTAGCAGAACAACAGATTGCTGATTCAAATGAATTGATTACTAGACTCAGATCACAGTTAGGCCAGGGGCAAGTAGAAGATAGTACAGAAGAGATAATACTATTAAGAGATAATATTAATGCATCTAACACAGAACTCAGCGAATTATATACTAAAAAAATTGCGTTAGAGGGAGAGAGTAGACAATTAGAAGCAGAAGTAGGCCCGGTTAAATATATTGCAGAATTAATATATGGCGACGAAGCAACAAGAAATATGCTGGAAGACGCCGTTAGATTTGTTATGTTAATTCTTGTGTTTGTTTTTGACCCGTTGGCCATTGTACTTGTTATTTCAGGTATCATATTGGTAGAAAGGAATGCCAGGCCAGGCAAAAAGACAAAAATCTTAAATGAAAAAACAGTACAAGAAGAACAAGCTAAACCTATCAAAGACAGCGACATCGGAGAAAATGATACAGATATTGAGAGCGGGCCAGAAGCTACCGAAGAGTCTGATGTACAAGATGAAATTCTGGAACAAGAAGAAGTAATTGAACGTGTTCCTATGACAGAGGAAGAAGAGTATGCCAATGCAGGTATCACTAAAGAAGAAGCAGAAAAAGATCCTGAAATCTACAAAGACGAAGAAGGCAAAGAATATACAGTTGATGCAAAAACTGGAGAACGTAAGTATGTAATCAACAAAGTACAATGGGAACTAAATAAAAAAGAGAGAGCGGCGGCAAGAAAAGAAAAGAAACAATTAGTAGATAAAATTGTTGCTGAAATGAGAAGTACAGGAAGTTGGCCAGGTACAAGCTATATGGAAGGCGAAGGTGTTGTTAAAAAGAAAATTGAACAAATATTTGCCGACGATGCATCTTTAGAGTTAAAAGAACTTATGTCAAGAGCAGATGATTCAGTACTACAAGAAGTATATAACGAAATATTAAAAGATACTAAAAAATGAAATTAGATAATAGTTCTTATACGGTTACTCCTCCAGATCTAATGTTAACAGAACACGGTGTAAGTATTCTAGTTTCTAGTACCGACGAAAAGTTAATAAAAAAAGTAAAAGATATATTTGAAAAATATATCGCAACAAGCATTGTATTCTATATACAACAAAAACCAACAAACTCAAATACCCTACCATGGCTATGGAATGTATCAAAAACTTGTGAATTTATGATCATTGATCTTGATACCTGTGCAGAACCAGATATAATTGCAGGATTAATGAAATCAAGAGACGGTGAGAATACTGTACTATTTTACAGTGATAAGTACACTAGAAGAGATACAATAAAACTAATAAACGCAACAGGCGAAAATTTAGTAGTCACTAGGATGGAAGATATACATAACTATATAAGGTTACAAATGAACCCAGAGTATTTTGATGAGACCAAATGATATAATCTGCAATTTTTGCGGAAAAAGTAGAACCCAAGTAAAAAAATTATTAGCAGGTGAGAATTCTAATCACATCTGTTCAGATTGCGTTGAGCTATGTTATGGTATTCTACAAAACAATGAAGTTAAAATAGAAAACACAATTCAAAAGAAATTTGTTCTTCCTACACCTAGAGAAATACACAAACATTTAGATGATTATGTTATAAGTCAAGATAAAGCAAAAAAGACTTTAAGTGTAGCAGTATATAATCATTATAAGAGAATAACATCAAATACAAAAACAAAATTACAAAAAGGCAACGTGTTTATGGCAGGTCCTACAGGAACTGGTAAAACACTAATGGCACAAACACTAGCCAATCATTTAGATGTACCATTTGTAGTTACTGATGCTACAGTTATTACAGAAAGTGGATACGCAGGTGAAGATGCAGAAGTGTTAATACACAAATTGTTTCAAGCGGCAGATTATGATATAGAAAGAGCAGAACGTGGAATAATATATATTGACGAAATAGATAAAAAAGCAAAACGTAATGATTTTGTTAGTTTAAGCAGAGATGTAAGTGGAGAAGGAGTTCAACAAAGTTTATTAAAACTAATAGAAGGTTCTAAAGTAACAGTACCTAACAAGCCTCAAAGTAACCCAGAAAAAGTAGTTGTTGATACAACAAATATATTGTTTATTGTTGGTGGTGCATTTGTTGGGTTAGATGAAGTAGTTGCTAATAGACTTGGTAAATCAAAAATTGGTTTTAATGGCGAAGAAGGACATAAGATAGAAAATTGGACAGATTACTTACAAACTAAAGACTTGGTAAAGTATGGATTAATACCAGAGTTTATTGGTAGATTTGCAAGTACTAACGTGTTAAGTAATTTAACCAAGGAAGACCTGGTAAAGATATTAATAGAACCAAAAGATGCTATAGTAGAGCAGATCAAAGAGTTATTTTTACTTGACAAAATACAAATAGAGTTTAAAATGGAAGCATTGGAAGAGGTAGCAGATATAGCAATAAAAGAAGAAATTGGAGCCAGAGGGTTACGTAAGATACTCGATGGTGCATTACTTGAATTGCAATATAGATTACCAGAATTATTTAACGAAGGTATAAGAAAAATTATTATTACAAAGAATGTTATTTCTAAAAACGAAGAACCACACTATATCAAAGGCAAAAATGCAACATAAACGTTTTAAGAGAAAAGATCTGAAGCCTTTATATACTGCTAACGAAAGAATTAGATTTCCAGAAATTAGAGTTTCCTTACCAGATGGCGATAGTCAGGTCATGTCTACAAAGGAAGCCTTAGCAAAAGCAAAAGAAATGCAGTTAGACTTAATACTAATAGCTGAAAAAGCACAGCCACCAGTATGTAGAATAGTCTCACTCAATAAACATTTGTATGAGCTAAAGCAAAAAGAAAAACTGGCTAAAAAGAAACAACGCGAAAGCATTGTAGAAGTCAAAGAAATACGTATGGGTGTTAATATTGATACTCATGATTTGGAAACAAAAGCTAATATGGCTCGTAAGTTCTTAGACAAAAATAATAAACTAACAGTTATAGTGACAATGAAAGGCAGAGAACGTAGTAGGCCGGAGTCTGCTAAAGAAGTACTAAATACATTTGCTGATAAACTTGGAATTAAATACGAGCAAGTCAGTATTCAGAGTCACAGAATAACTGGAAAAACATAGAAAAATATGGCATATAATAGAAATAATAAAAATTACACCAGTAGTTGGCAGTCAAACGATAGACGCCCTAGACGTGAAGATAAACCTAAAGTTGGAGGTCTAACCGTTGAAGTAAGAAACGGAAATCTTGAACAGGCTTTAAGAAGACTGAAAAAGATGATAGCCAAAGAAGGTTTAATGCAAGAAGTTCGTGACCGTAGATACTTTATAAGTAATACGGAAAAAAGACTGAAAGCAGAAGCGGCTGGAAAAGCTAGACATCGTAGACGTATCGCTAAAGATAATCCAAAGTAAATCTTATACTTTTATAGTATAAATATAGTGTAGTAGGAGGTATAGTTATGACAAGAACTCAAGAGACGGGTGTTGCAGAGATTACCAAGTTAAAATCTCCACCTAAGTATTGTGTAATATTACTCAATGACGATTCTACTCCTATGGAGTTTGTTATTAATATATGTCAAACTATATTCAACAAGACTAAAGCAAAAGCAGAAGCTATTACATTAGAAGTACATAAAAAAGGTAAAGGCGTAGCAGGAGTTTATAGTTACGAAGTAGCAGAACAGAAATGTGTAGAAACTGTAACCGAAGCAAGAAGAAACGGCTTTCCTTTAGATGTTACATTAGAAAAAACAGAGTAAGTTAAAACAAATATGAAAATCGCAATCACGCAACGTGTGATTGACTTTCGAAATGGTCCATATGACAGCATAGATCACGGATTTTATGATATGTTCAATGGACATATATTAAGGCCCATTCCAAACCACTTAGATCATTATCAGACAGAAATAATAGTCAGCAGTGATATTGTAGTGTTTACAGGTGGCAATAGTATGATACCTGGAAATTGGCAATATAATGAAAACAGATTAAGAGTCGAAAAGCACACGTTAGATTTAGCAAGATTATATAACAAACCTATTTTAGGAATAAGCAGAGGATGCCAATTCTTGACCGTAAGTCTTGGCGGTAGTATTAAAGAAAATGGTAGACATAAGGAAGATCATATCGTATATTATAATGATAGTGAAGTTAAAGTTTGTAGTAGGCATGAAGAGATATTAGATAAAATACCTACAGGTGCCACTTGTTTAGCTACAGATAAAGATGGTAATTGCGAAAGTTGGAAATTAGATAACATTATAACAGTATTATGGCACCCAGAAAGAATGAATACACATTGGCTACCATATGAAGCATATGGAATATTAGGAATATAAATGATAAAAATATTAAATTTTTTTAAAGAAAGCTATGCTAAAGATAGGCTAGCCTTTTATGCAGAAATAGTAGAGACAACAGTTCTTATTATGGCAAGTGCAATATTAAGTTTTACAATACTTGACCCTGCTACAGAAATTTTTATTCCATTATATTTGCTAGGTAGTATACTTGCAGTATTCAGTACATACAGACGTGGTAGTAGTGCAGTTGTACTATGTACGTGGTTTACTCTAATGAACGGCTGGGCTTTTATACAGTTGTTTATATTATAAGGATTATTTAAATGAAAATAGGATTTACTTGTTCAACATTTGATTTACTACACGCCGGGCATATTGCTATGTTGCGAGAAGCTAAAGCACAATGTGATTATTTAATAATAGGATTGCAAACAGATCCTACAATAAGCAGACCAACAAAGAATTCACCTATACAAACAGTTGTAGAAAGATATACACAATTAAAAGCAGTAGGGTATGTAGATGAAATAATTCCATATACTACTGAACAAGATTTAGAAGATATACTTTCTATGTATAATATTGATGTAAGGGTATTAGGAGAAGAATATAGAGAAAAAGATTTTACAGGAAAAGATATCTGTAAGCAGAGAGATATTGCTCTATACTTTAATAAGCGAGATCACAGGTTCAGTTCAACAGAATTGAGGCAACGTGTTAACACAAAGGAAATGAAAAATGAGAGTGCGTGAAGAAGTTAAACTAAATTTTGAAGATGTATTAATGGAACCAAAACGTTCTACATTAGGTAGTAGACGTGACGTACAAATGACTAGAAAGTTTACATTTAGAAACTCTGGTAAAGTGATTGACTTCTGTCCTATATTTGCTAGTAATATGGATGGTGTAGGTACATTTGAAGTAGCTAAAGTATTACAAGAACATAAAATGATGACTGTAATTACAAAAAGTACACCACTAGAAGAATGGAAAGCGGCCGCTGGTACAGGTTTAAGAATGCAAAGTATAAGTGTATGTACAGGTACAAATAAAATGTGGGACCCAGATGCACCAGACTATGCTAATATGAAAGCAGTACTAGAAGCATTTCCTGATGTAAAAATGATTACTGTAGATGTTGCTAATGCTTATCACGAGAATTTTGTAGACTTTATTAAGATGATTAGAGATGAATATCCTGATAAAGTTATTGTAGCAGGTAACGTAGTTACACCAGAGATGGTAGAAGAATTAATTATAAACGGTGCTGACGTAGTTAAAATTGGTATTGGACCAGGCTCAGTATGTACAACAAGAACAATGACAGGTATTGGAGTACCACAGTTTTCAGCTATATTAGAATGTGCAGATGCGGCAAATGGCGTTGATGGACATATTATGGCAGATGGTGGTTGTGTACACCCAGGAGATATTGCAAAAGCACTTGGTGGTGGAGCTCATATGGTTATGATAGGTGGTATGTTAGCAGGACACAAAGAAGGTGGTGGTAAACTTATCACTAAACATACAGCCACAGGTGGTGCGTATAAAACACCTGAGGGAACATATGTTCCTTATTATGAAGAACAACAGTTTGTTGAGTTCTACGGAATGAGTTCAGATCGTGCTAGAGAGAAGCATGGCAAACGAAAAGATGGATATAGAGGTAACGAAGGTAGACATATTGTTATGCCTTACAGAGGACCTATTAATGACACAGTTGAGAATATACTAGGTGGTGTTAGATCAGCGGCCACTTATATTGGAGCAAGACGTTTAAAGGATATGCCAAAGTGTGCAACATTCGTAAGAACAAATAATGTTATCAATAGAACTTACGAGCAATTCACAGTAAAATAAGTATTGCTCAAAATGCATAACAGCCTTTACTAATTAAAACATCAGTTTTTTTCACTTCCGTGATAAATAGAAGTGAAGACAAAAAAGCGACCTCAGCTTATAAAAAATGAGTGGCACTAGGGAAAGACCAGGGCGTGCCGACGCCTCAAAACCGACTGACACCGGAAAAGACTGGAATTGGATTCTTTCCCGAGAATGAATCCCAAAAAATTAATGGAGAAGAAGATGACTCGAACTTTGAGTGCTCTTGTAACGGCGATTTCTGATGCGTTAACCCCAAAAGGATCAACAGACTCGCAATTACTACTTTGGGCTAAAACAGAATATGGTAATGACTGGCAGTATGCATACAGATGGATGAAAGAGAATCCTGGTACTGTACCTTTTAATAAACCAGTTGTAAAAATAGAAGTACAGAAGGATAAAGAACATGATGAATACTTTGGTGTCTAATTATTGTGCTATATGTGAAGCAGTATCACATTGGACAAGAAGATTTTTCGCAAGATTACTAGAAACTTTTGAAACAGTAGGGAAAGCAAGAGCTTCCGCAGAACTAACCCGACAAGGGTATCATAAAGAAGCAAAGGCGTTGATGTGCGATGTTAAAAGCGATTAAGAAATTTTTTAAAAATATAACTATGTCAGAAAGCGAACGTTATCTAGCAAATTCAGTAGATTTAGTTGACCTTGAAAGAAGACAACGAGAATTAAGAACTAAAGGATTTAGAGTATAATGTGGCCTTATACAGAAGAAGAGAACGATTTTTTAAGTAAATAGTACCATTGCTCATAAACTATAGTGTTAACTAGCATAAATAGTAGTATGAGCAAGGTACATTTACTATCACAAATTATTACAAGTTTACAACAGGAAACTACTCAGCAAGGCAAATATAACATATTAAGCCAATATGAAAAAGAAGCTATTCTGAAAAGAGTAGTAAGTATAGCCTATAATCCTTGGATAGATTTAGAAATGCAAAACTTTGAACCCAAAAGAATGGGCAAAAAGTTTGGTATGAGTATACCTAAATTTTTACATATCATTGATGATATGATTGAAGATAAATTCACACAAAAAGAAAAAGAGTTTTCTTGTCAAATGGCAATGATGCATATAAATGTTACAGAAGCAGAGTTGTTTATTAAGTTAGTTAGGCAAGAGTTAGATTTAGGATTAACAGACGAAACTATTAATAAAGTTTGGCCTGGGCTTGTAATGAGTTATCCTATAAGTTACCCAAGTGCAAAAGATTATAAATCGTTTAATCAATTTCCAGCCGCGGTACAGCCAGTTAGTAGAGGACTAAGAGTAAATATTATAATTCACAAAAATACAGTATCATACAAGGACAAGCTAGGGCAGGACATATTAGGTTGGGAAATATACAATGAACAATTTATTAATCTTGCACAAGGGAACAATACAGTATTTGATGGTCACGCAGTAGTAGCAAAAGGTCCACAAATAGTTGAAACAGATAATCAAAAAGTATTAGAAGCAGATCCTAAAGACGTTAGATTTATGTTATGGGATGTAATTAGATTTGATGGATTTATAAAAGGTGAAGATACTAGAGTTGGTTATAACTGGCGTCATAACGGCATAGAACATATGCAGATACTAGCAATAGAGAAAAATAAACAACCTTGTTATGATTTAGTACGTGCTGACCTTGTAGGTAGTCAAGAACAATTAGAACTTTCAGTAAGTAAAATGAAACCTTGTGTTATTAAAGCATTAGATGGTACGTGGAAACACGGTATTGACAATTCGCAAATTATTATTAATTAAGTCTTCCAACAATTCTTTTAATATATTTTGATCCTAGATGATCATAAAGTCCATCAAATAATTGAAATTTAGTCCAAGCCTTAATTGTACCTCTACCCTTATCAACAAATCTTTGCCACCAAGTAGTATTAGTTTTAATCTTCATATCGTATGTCATATAATATAATTTACCTACGTGTGAGTAGTATCCAAATGGTGGTACTTGACATACAATGTCGTTATTATTAACAAACCTATAAGCTTCTATTTCGTCAAACTGTTTACCCCATTCTCTATCTCCAACACGTGGACTTCCATAAGTGTAAAGAACTGCATTTTTATATCCTAGCTCAACTAATCTACTTATTACAATAGTAGCCATTGCGGCTCCTAAACTATGTCCTGTAATAATAAACCTATCTTTTTTATTTTTAGTTTTTAACCATTTTGTAATAGAAGGCCAAAGTTTATCAACTTCACCTTTAAATCCAGCATGAACGTTTCCTTCAGTTTCACTATCTGCAGGCCATGCTTTAATGTCTGCTAATATGTCTTTAAATGATGTAGGTTCAGTTCCTCTAAATGCTAATACATTATAATATGGTGTAGATATTCCATAACCTTGTGCATTTTCTACTTCAAAGTATTTTATTTTTTTAAATTTTAGATTTTGCTCTTTTAAATAGTTTTCTAAAGTAGCATGGTCTTCGTATGCATATTCACATATGTTGGCACATATTTCTGCAAACATCCAATCTATATTATTTTTCTGGGTGCTCAATGATCTTCTCCAGTTTATGCGTAGGTATTCGTTTGTTGTCTATATAACGCCAAACCTTTCCTCTGCCATTACTTACTTGAAATATCGTTTCTCTATAACCTATACTTATTATAGTAGCTTTTTCGCCATCTAGGAATACTATATCACCTGGTTCAAAACCTGGTTTCATTTTCCAACGTATACTGGCAATAAGATCACCAACAAGTTCCTTTACCCATAAAGCTACAAGGGCGGTAAGACCTAGTGCTATAATAGGTGCAAGAATGTTTGATAATTCAAGGGTTTGTTCTTCTAACATAAAACTATTTATCTTTTCTGCTTGACACTAAGGTTAAAATAGCTTATAATGAGTACATAATTTGGCACAAAGAAGTGCAATTTAACAGAGAGTTATACTATTATGAAAGGTTTAAAGATACCGTCAGTTACTTTTAGAGTTAGACAAGGTGACGAAGAAGTACCGGGAGAAGCTGGTTGTCCTATTGGAGGAGAATGGATTACTACAACAACAGATGATTACTTCAAAGGTAAACGTATTGTATTGTTTAGTTTACCAGGTGCATTTACACCAACTTGTTCCTCAAAGCAGTTACCGGGTTTTGAAGGAAATTATGAGACAATTAAGGCAAAAAACATTGATGAGATTTACTGCATAAGTGTAAATGACAGTTTCGTTATGAATGCTTGGGCAGAAAAAATGCAAATTAAAAATGTTAAAATGATTCCAGATGGCTCAGGAAACTTTACTAGGTTTATGGGTATGCTAATTGGAAAGAACCATTTAGGATTTGGAATGCGTAGTTGGAGATATATGGCAGTTATTAACGATGGAGTTGTTGAACATTGGTGGCAAGAACCAGGAATCAATAACGAAGGTGATGATAACGATCCATATGGAGAAACTTCTCCAGAAAATTTAATGAAAACTTTATAAAGAGAATATTTTGAAACAAGTAAAAGATACAATTAATAATTTCTTTAAATGGGTAAAAGGTACAGAATTAGTAGAGCTAACAGATATAGATGTTTCTGAAGATCCTGTAAGACCTGAATTAACACTTGAGTGGAGATTATCTGCTGAAAGAAAGATTTATGGACTTAAATTTGAGGATAGCATAGAAGCAATAGTTTGTGTAGCATATACTAATGAAGTACCAATTACTGTTAGAGAAATGGACTATATGAGTCAGGTAGCTTGTCAAGAAAACCAATCTGGTTCTATTGCAGTAGCTTATACAGTATGGTCAAGAAAAAGAGGAGCAGGTAAAGAGATAATTAATAAGTTACACGAGTTTTTAGTTAGCGAAAGAACTGCGACGAAACGATTAGTAACATTGTCTCCTCTCACGCCTATGGCAACACATTTTCATATTAAAAATGGTGCAAAACAAATAAGTATTAATGATACTACACAAAATTTTGAATATAGTTTAGTAAATTCAAAAACAAATTATAGTACATATAATTAAAAAATTAATCCACAATTCGGTTGACAATTAAACTTTTACGTGTATAAATATACAAGTAAGCGATGAAGCGACTTAACGGTAGACTGGACCTCGGGGCAGTACCGAGCAGGTCCACCATAAACACTTTGTAGTTACCAGAACTAGATGGTACCCTAAAGTAAGGACAGACGCAGAGTGTTTATGATGGGCCTGAATTAGGATCGACAGATATTATAGGGAAGTGGAGTTTACCGGGTGATTGCGTAATTGATCAAATTTTATAAACGCAGAAGATAATTTTGCAATAGCGGCCTAATTTAGGCACGTAGGGGTGGGAACTACCTGGCAACAGAAGTGCCACTGTATTCTTTAGAATTCAGTTACTACAAAAAGATAAACTTCTTATCTTTATATCAAGGAAATATATATGAAATATATAATGACAGCGGCGTTCGTCGCTTTTATGTTTTCTACTGCTAACGCAGAAGATTACAACAATACATCAATAACTATGGCCGCAGAAGGACCTGAATATGGTGTAGAATTATCAACAAATGACACTACAAGAAAAGTAAGTGTCTACAATACTAATGGCGCATTAGATCTAGGAGTACAGTTATTAGATAACGGCACTAACACAGATTTTAATGTATCTGTTGGTAAGACTATCGATAGAAATATTGGAATGGCAGAATCACCATTAGCTACAGTTTATGTATCTGCAGAAGCTGAGTATAATTGGGGCGATAGTTTTACTAAAAACGAAATGCATTTTACTCCTAAAATTGGAGCTAAAAAAGCTATTGGAAACCTAACACCATTTGGTGAAATAGGTTACGGTCTAAAATCAATTGAAGGTGATTATCTTGATATTGATAGAGACACACCGTTTGCTGAAATCGGTACATCAGTTGGTCTAACTGATAATACGTCATTAAAAGCATCAGTAACACAATCAATGAATACTGATTGGGAAAAGACTGATCGTGAAATTGGACTAAAGCTGACAGTTCAGTTTTAATTAATTAGGTTGCGGGTTACCCTTTACACAAAAACCCGCATTTCCGATAAATATTATAGACAGGCAAGAGGAGATTTTATCATGCCGCCTAGAAATCATAAAAATTGGTTAGCAAAACCAAACGTAGAATATGTAAGTAGTGAAATATATTCAGATCAAAAAATTTTCGAAGAAGAAATAAAACATATCTTTAGTAAGGTATGGGTACCAGTATGCCATACAAGTGAAATGAATATGACTGGTTGTTTTAGAACAACACAAATTGCATTTCAAAATATAATTGTTATTAAATTTAGTAGTGGAATTGTTAGAGCATTTCATAATAAAGATGTAACAAAAGTATCAGGTATGGATATGTCGCTTTGTTATCATGCATTAAGTTGGAAAGAATTGCCGTGCGAAATAAAGCATGGTGGAATGGTATGGGTAACTTTAGATACAGAAACAACACAGAGTGTAGATCAATGGACGGCTGGTGCATTTGATTGTATTAGTGATGCAATTGATGCAGAAGACTTAGAAGTATTTCATTACCATAAAGCAATTATACCAACAAACTATAAACTATGGCATGATACAAATAGTGAATTTTATCATGACTTTATGCATTATTTTAATAGAGTAACTGGTTTTAATGATGAATATTTTGCTAGAAAAAATATTCCATTTGATAACGGTCACGTAAATGTAAGTAGCTTTACAGTTAATTATACAGAATTTAATAAAGATGGTGACCGAGGAGAATTAAGTTTTCCTAACTTACCACCAAACCAATGGTATATGGTAGACTTGTTTCCAGGGTTTAATTTTAATTTGCGTGGTAGTGCGTATCGTAGTGATAGTGTTACTCCACTAGGGCCTAATAGCACACTTATAGAGTTTAGGGGCTATGGGCTAGAAAAAGATACTAAAGAAGAACGTGAAACTCGTATCAAACATCACAATACTATATGGGGACCTTTTGGACGTAATTTGCACGAAGACTTAATTGGAGTTACAGGGCAAGGAGTATCAATGGCAGAAGGCACAGAAAAAAGAAACATTTTACATGGTAGGCACGAAAATGGAACTATACATGATGAGGTTGGTATGAGGCATTATTACGCAGAGTGGGGAAAACACGTAAACTTAGATCCTTCTAATCCTATTATTAGTACTTGACATTATTCTTAAATCTGTTAATATGTATGTGGACCATTAGCTCAGCTGGATAGAGCGCCTGTCTACGGAACAGGAGGCCAGGAGTTCGAATCTCTTATGGTCCGCCAAAAGATAAATAGACGAGTGAAACTGCTAGAGCATAAGCATATTATAATAAGAGCGGAAGTACTTGATCCGCCACGTGCAGAAAACCCTACAAGTGAACAAGTAAAAACTCTGATCAATGATATTGGAATGAAAATTATGATGGGTCCTTTTGCCCAAAGATCAGAAATGGTAGGTAATGCAGGACTTACAGTAGCAACAATTATAGAAACATCACACGTAATACTACATACCTGGGATGAAGTGCATCCAGCATTAATGCAATTAGATGTTTATACTTGCAGTCATTTAGATCCTAAAATAGTTTTTAAATGGCTAGAACAATTCAAGCCAACCAAAATAGATTACAAATATATTGATAGGGAATTTAAGTTAGATCTTAAACGGAAAAAGATACCTTTCCATATTGAACAGGATTAGTTAAATATCTTTTAATATATTTTTTAGCGACATCTTCGTTATGCCAATGTTCGTGTGACACTTGTTTTAAATCTTCACACCAAAAAATATTAATAAACCCATTCTTTTTATAGTGTTCGTGTTGATATGTATCATCTACTAGTGATTCACTATACGTGGAAATTAAAACTTCATTAGGAACATGATTATTATATGTTAATCCATTCCAAGCATCGTCTACATTATTAAATTTTGTATAAGGCAATTCTTTTGTAGTACCATAATCAGGAAAATTAAAATCTAAAACTATACATTCAGTAGATAAATTTTGTGCCCATCTTGCATTTAATCTACTTACACCTGGGTGGCAAAAAGTATTACCAGGTTCTCTTCTTACTATTGGTTTGTATACTATGGATTGATCAGCCATCCATAAACATTGAACAGCACCTCTTACACGTCGGTGAAAGTCATCTATTAAATGATTGTCTGTATAATGTTTCCAATTAATATTATTGTGATAGTTCCTTATAAACCTAGTCCATTCTTTTGGTCTTTCTAAGTAACGTTCTTCGGTATCTGTTATATCAGCAGTACCTATGTTACCTCCACGTTCTATAAGGTTATAGTAAAACTTTTTAAAATTATTATATGCTAAATTTTCTGCCATGGAAATAGTTTTGATAAGTATGGAAATTTTGGATCTTCATTAACTAAATTAATGTCAAATCCTCTAGTAACAAATTTATCAGGATGTTTATTAAAGAAATCTATATAATCACTTTCAAGTCTTAGTCTAATATTTTTACTATATAGTATTGAATTAATTTCATAGTTAAAAGCATTACTTACATCGATAAAAACTTTTTTATCACTATCCCAATCTATTTCATCTTTTAATTCTTTTTTTATTCTTGCTATTGCCATAAGATCAAGAACTCTAAATTCGTGTTTAAATGTTTTATAAGTTGTATTCCACCATTTTACAAAATCTTCACCTAGTCCTTCTATATACTCGTCATTAAAATGTAAGTCTTTTTCGCATACAAATCTACTGCCAATTATAGGATTTTCTTTTTTATAATCCTTAACAAATTTAGACCAATTTCTTCCGTCCCAATTATTACTAATATACCATTGCATATGTACTGCAACAGTATCAATATCGTATGCAACAAGTTTTCCGCCTTCTTCTAAGTTATTAATATATGCATTTGCTATCGGACTTATTCCACCGCTGGTACTATAAACAGTTTTACATTTATGATCTTTTTTTATAGTATCTAGTGATTCAGTATTTGCACTATACCATCTTGCGTCCCATAAATCATGACCTACTTGAAATAGTTTTTCATAATGGTCCATCATTTCGCCGTACAAATATTCTTTTCCATCTCTTAAATTATCATCCCATATACCAACTTTTTTACCTTGTTCCATAGCAACACGTAACAAGTTATGTCCTTGCCATTTGCCACTTGCTTGTACAGTTTCATTTGTAGCCCATATTTCTGTGGGGTTATATGTCTGATCTCTTTTTCCTAATGTTACTTCACTTCTACGTATTTTTGGTGCAGTCCAATCTATATCGTCAAATTGATTTTCACCAAATTCTGGTCTTCCACTAGCAACCCACCATTCTAAATCAATGAACATACATTGAGGATGAATTTGCCACCATCTATGTTTTCTATCTAATATGTGTCCTACAATAACACAATCTTTATATTGGTTATTCCAGTATTCTTTTGACTTTTCAATAAAATTACGTAGTATTATACCTTGCTTACAAATAAGTAATTTTTTAAATCCAGTATCATATGCAATACTACATAGCTTAACAAACTCGTTTGCTTGTATTTGAGGTATACGTCTATATTTAAAACTGTAAAAATCAAGAAGATTTTGAGTTATACCTTCGGTAGCTTTATCTTTTATTTTGTCGTTTAATAGCCAACCAATACCACAGTTGTCTGGTAGCTTGTCAGCAGTATGGTCAAACTGGAATATTTTTTCATGTCTCATATTTTGAACCTTTTTATTAACATAGTACATTACTATTTATTATCTTTAATAAATCAAATTAAGTAGTTGACAACGACTACAAATGATGTTATATTATTAACATTGAATGAGAAGGAAAACGGATATGATTACAAGCAGACAGGTAGTTGAGATAATCAACGAAGAGATTGATAAGAATAATGAAGATAGTATCCGTAAGGCACTACAGAAGGTTAAAGATAGAATTGAGTTTCTTGAAGAATTAGAATTTGTTCATCAGCACAAACAACCAGTGTATGATGCTAGAAAATCTGAAGAACAGAAAGAAACTGCACAAAAACAGTTTAACGAGTATTTTAAATAGCCATGGAGTACAGTGAACTAATAAACAAAATTCAAGTGCTAACGGAATCAGTAGAGGTATTCCGGAGTCGTATACAAGAACATGACACCGGATACCTGTACACTACCATAAGCACAATTGAAGACTACATAGAAGAACTTGAAAAACAAGTTAAATCCTTAGATCATTAAAGTAAAAAAAGTACCAAAAAGATGTTGACAAGTCGGTAACATTATCGTACTATGTATATAAATTAAACAGAAGAGACGCAAATGAAACTACAAGATCTTAAAATGGTACAAACTACAGTTCCTAATGGGGTTCAGGCCCTAGTGAAGTTTGGGCCCCATTACGAGCTGAGCATTGTCAAGAACGATGTCTCATATGGTGGCAAAATGGGACTATACGAAATTGCAGTATTTCTAGATAACCAAATGACAGAACTACCCGGCATCACAGAGTCCGGAGATACAGTCAAAGGATTCCTTACAGAAGATAATGTAAATGATATCCTATCCTCAATGACCCAATTGACAAAAAGGGAACCTCAACAAACAAACTAATCAGCTATACTACCCGTAGCTCAGCAGGATAGAGCAACGGCCTTCTAAGCCGTGGGTCGGGAGTTCGAATCTCTCCGGGTAGGCCAATTTATGCGAGTGTGGCGGAATAGGTAGACGCAACGGACTTAAAATCCGTTATCTTTATGGTGTGTGGGTTCGAGTCCCTCCACTCGCACCAAATTGGAGTCCTGTATTGATAAATATTATCTAAAAAGGAGATTTATGGCAGGATTTAAAGCAACAAGAGGACAAAGAACTCATAACTGGAAACGTATGCTAAATGGTATTGAGATTAAACCTTGTATGTACGTTAATGAGAATGGTAAAAAAACAATGGCTGGATCAGTTGATGGTGAAGTAATCAGAGACAGTAACGGAAAAGTATTACCGTATAGATCAATTCAACACACATCGATGGAATAGTCATGTGGAAGATTATAGCAGTAATCTGTATCCTTGAGTGGCCAGATTACACAATGAATTCTGAGCTGGTGTGTAGAATGTTTGAAGATTCAACAGATGCGAGATTTCAAACTAAAGAAGAGTGTGATAAATCAGCAATAATAAAGTATAACAATACTTTAGATAGTTTTGAAAAATATCGTGAAACTTTTGAATCGTTAGAAGTTGCGTGTGTGAGAACAAAAAATGAAGTTTAAATATGACCTTGAGATCTTAATAGCCATATAAACCCAACAGTTACACCACCTAACAATACTACTAAAAATACAATTAATGCACCATCTATAAGTGCCTGTTTTCTTTCTTGTTGTTTGTAAATTGTTTCTTCTCTTTCTTGTCTAATCTTTCTTCGCATTTCAATTAGTTCTTTCCACGTGCCAAATCCATAACGCCAATTTAATAGTGTTTGTAATTCTGCTTCTTGTTCTTTAATTGTTTTTTCGTGGATTAATAATGCAAGAGCTTCTTCTTCAACACTACCTGCTTGAAATAATTTTTTAAATAGGGGAGGTTTTTGATTATTTTGTTTGGCTTTTCTAACGTCACTTACTGCACCAAACCATTTTCCCATTTGGCCTACAACGTTTTCGAAATCTTGCCCAACGGTTACTGCTCTCTTAATTGTATTAAAAGCCGTGGTCGCTACCGCGATCGCTGAAATTGGATCTACTATTGGTTTGACTCCTTACTTAACTATATGTATTTAATACATATATAACCAACATTAAACCCGTATTTAAACGAAATATCTTGACAATTTCTTTTATAATGTTTATAATAAGCATAAATACAACGTATTCAAAAGGAACGAAATATGACTTTTATACATTCGACTAACGATATTAAGTCTAAGGTTATGGTAATCTTAGATAAGATAGAGTTACTCCAAGAAGCTGAAGTGTTAGGTAACACAGATTCAAAAAAACACCTGGTAGACGATATCAGAGCTCTTGCGAGAGAAATTGCTAACGATAACGTTAGCAACGTAAAATAGAGGAGAAAATATTATGTTTTCATGGATTAAAGATAGATTTGCAGAACGTACATCTCTAGATGGCGGAATGCTAATTGCAGTAGGTGTAATTGGATTGTTCTTTTCGGCAATAATTCCAATGAACCTAATTTGTTGGGCCGCTATAGGTTATGGCGCCTGGACACTATTAAAGTCAGAAGGATAATAATAAATGGCCTTTAAATTAAGTAAGAGAAGTCTATCAAGGCTTGACGGTGTTAACCCAAAATTAGTAAAAGTTGTAACAACGGCTATTACTATGTCCAAGATTGATTTTGGAGTAATATGCGGTCTACGAACAATAGAAGAACAACGTGAGCTCGTTGCTAAAGGTGCATCACAGACAATGAAGTCTAAACACATCGATGGCAATGCAGTTGACTTAATGGCTTATATTGGTAGTAGAGGATCATGGGAAATGAACTTATATGATGATATCGCTGATGCAATGAAAATTGCCGCAGATGAGCATAACATCCAAATCAGATGGGGTGCCGCTTGGCATATCACTGATCTAAGAGAATGGGATAGTTCAATGCAGGACGCAATGAATGCCTACATCGACCTAAGAAGAAGTCAAGGTCGAAGACCATTCATAGATGGACCGCATTTTGAACTAATGTAGGATTTTGACTCAGAATAATCACAGCACTAGTTGGTGTCCTATACCGTTTAATGCTATTTCGTTTCACCCAACCGGCAATTTAACTCGTTGTATGATGAGCAATACGCCGATGGGTGAAACCTTTGACAGCCCTCAGATGCAAAAACTGCGTCATGATATGTTGGCTGGCACCTGGGATAAAGAAGGGTGTATGACTTGTTGGAAAAAAGAACAACAAGGTAATATAAGTCAAAGACAAAAGTGGTTACAACGTAGTCCCTCAGATTTCAAAAATACAGATGGATTTATAAAACCAAAAATAACAGGAAACCCTGTTAATCACCTTTTTATTAACTATAGCAATATATGTAATTTTAAGTGTAGAATGTGTGGACCAGATTATAGTACTAGTCTAATACCAGAGCATAAACATTTACATACAATAGGATTACGTAAAGAAGTAAAAATAGAAAATATTAAAAATAGAAATTTTATTAATACATATCTAAAAGAAAATCCAGAAAGTTTAAAAGATGTAACTAGTATATGGATAACAGGTGGCGAACCCTTTATGGACGATAACTGTTATGATTTAATTGACATACTAGCTGAAAATGGAAATGAATTTGAAACAGATATGGTTATTACTACAAATGGCTCTAAAGTAGATTTAGATAAGTTACAAAAATTTGAGAATTTAAAATTCTTTGAATTAGATTTAAGTATTGATGCACCTAATACTATGTTTGAGTATATGCGTAGTGCAGGCGTATTTACTTGGGATCAAATGAGTAAGTTAATTGATGATTTAACTTATTTTAAAAAACAGAATAGTAGTTGGTTTCATATGTGTTTTAATGCTAGTATACAAGCATATAATTACGATACAATACTTGAATTTGATTCAGTATGTAGGAAAGCAGGAGCATTGAACAATACTAGAATGTTAATATTTCCAGAACATTTTAGACTCAACGTACTACCTTATAAATATAGAAAAGAACAATTTGATAAAATCTATGATTATAAAGTAGTAAATGATCCAAGGTTTAAAAGAACTCATATGGATATATGCAAAAATCTTTTACAAGAACAAGCAAATGAAACTGTAATCAGTAGATTTAAAGAACTTACGATAGCACAAGACAAGTATAGAAAAATGTCTATAAAAGACTTCCATCCACGGTTAGCGGAGTTTATATATGAAAAATAATCAAAATGAAAACGGCTTATGGAGATTTGATCCAAAAAAGCACGTAGTTCCTGCTGACCAAATAGAAACAAAAGTAGTTGAAAACGATCAATGGAAAAATATACACAGTAACAGTTGGTGTCCAATTCCGTTTAATACAATAAGCTGGCATCCTAGTGGGCATATATCAAGATGTATGATGAGTGACGACAATATGGGAACTCATTATGACAGTGAACATATGCAAAGGTTAAGAAGAGATATGTTAGCTGGTAAGTGGGATACTTATGGATGTACTAGCTGTCTTAACAAAGAAAAGAAAGGTTATCGTAGTCAACGTATGAGTTGGCTAAGACATGATAAGATTAAGCATCTAGGAAATCCAGAACCTTATCGTAATCCAAAATTAACCGGTAATCAGATAAGTCATTTGTTTATTAATTTTTCAAATGTATGTAATTTTAAATGTAGAATGTGTAGTGCAAACTTTAGTAATAGTTTGATACCTGAAAACAAGCATATGTTAGAAAAATTTCCACTTGAATATAAAAAGGTTCCACTTCAGAATCAAAAAAACTTTAATGATATTATTGGATATTTAGAAAAGAACTTAGACATACTACCTGGTATAAAAAGTATTTGGATGACAGGAGGAGAGCCCTTCATGACTGATGATCCATACAAACTGATTGACTTAATTGTAGAACACGGCAAGCCAGAAGAACTTGATATAGTTATTACTACAAATGGATCAAAATTAGATTTTGAAAAGTTAGAAAAGTTTAACAAAGTTAAAAAATTAACATTAGATTTAAGTATTGATGCAGTAGGACCTTTGTTTGAATATATGAGAAGTAATAAGGTTTATACTTGGAGTCAAATGGAAAATACTTGTGGTAAATTATATGAATATAAAAAAGTAAATAAGAAATGGTTTGATTTTTTTATTAATAGCAGTTACCAAATATTTAATTATGATAACTTATTAGAATTTTACGATTTTATATATGATCATAAATGTGAAAGTAATATAAGAATGTTAATGTTTCCTGAACATTTTAGAGTGGGTAACTTGCCAAAAGTATTTAAAGATGAAGCTAGAGCAATGTGTGATAAGATAGAATTAAGGTATGGAAATAGAAATGTACATAAGATTAAAATTCTAGATGATATTAGAACTGCATTAGATATTGAAGAACCTTACTTACATAGAACTTTAAGAGTAGTACCAGAACAAGATAAATTTAGAGGAGTATACTTAACTGACTATCACGATAAACTAGCTGACTTAATATATGGACCAAAACAATTATGCCTGTTTTAACAAGACCTCAACATAGAACATACACAATAGTTTATAATACAGGATTACCTGGAGAATGGTTTTCTTGGTTTATTAATATGCATCATGGATTTCCACGTATTGATTTATTAGATATTAGAACAGAAACTACAAAGCCTGGGCAAGAACCTATTGCACATCAAGGTAGAGTGTGGGTTCCAGAAAGTAGAAAATTTGAAAATCATGAAGGTGAATATTGGACTATTGAACGTAACCATTTTTATACTGCTATAGAAAAAGGTTTAGAAATGGGTGTAGGTGATTTTGATAAATTAATAATTAAAATACATCCATATCATTACTTAAATTATATATGGGATAATTTTAAAAAGATACATAACAAAGATACTAATATAACAAATCATATTGTATTAGAAGTAAGCGATAAAGACATATTAGGTATACTAGAAGCTGATCATGAATTTTATCGTCCTAGGCATAGACCTAAGTTTCAATATAGTGTTACTCCCCAATGGGAAGGATTGTCATATGATACAGATGGTGATCTACCTGTGTTTAATGACTTTAATGAAGGTTATGTACACTATAAAAGTCAATTTGAAGAAAAAGGTGTACACGTAGATAAGATAGATGTTGCAAAAATATTCCAACAAGATGTAAGTGAATACTATAAATTATTACATATATTAGATAGCCCACCTTTAAAAAAATGGAAAACCCTAGTAAAAGAATATACAGATTTTAGATTTGATGGTATAAAATTTACTTGACATTGATAAGAATAAGTGTTATATTGTTAATACAATTTTGTAACGGAGTTATTTTATGACTATGCATCTAGCACGTGGTCTTACCACGTTGAATACTAAAAAACGTAAAGCAAAGAAAAGAAAATCTGCTGATCATTATATTGCTGGATGGCGTAAGCAAAATAAATTCTATAAAGAAAAAGGTTTAGAAATGATGACACTAGATGAATATATTGACTATGTTCATGGTGTCTATAAACCTAAACAAGAACCTCGAGCAGTACAAGCACCATGGCACCATACTGATTCTGCATATCATAGGGAATCCCCAAAAGTTCCTAGCAGTAATTCAAAGCATGGTATTGGTACTGCCACTAAAAGACCATCTATGCAATACACAGGTGAACGTAAACTAGTAGGTATTGCTATGATGCACAAAAGTAATTTAGTTCCTGTATTTGCAGATGATGACGATAAAACAGGATCTAAACAAGCCACTGAAATCGCACAGATGCGAAGGAACTAAATCATTGGAAAGCAAAGTTTGGAGTGTGACTATAAATGGTCAGAACGATTGTGTTGTATTGACTGATTTTGAAGCAATGCAAGTCAAGATGAAATTTATGCCAGATATTGAGATGTACGATATGACAGAACGTCATGGATTAAAACCAGCTCACTTGCATAAGTTAGATCGTAAAAAACAAAGCATACCAGGTCTATCTTGGATAGGTCCAGAACCTACATACACTAAAGGCGTTGGTCCAGGTATGTTTGGTGGTGCGGCAGATATGATTTGGGAATTTAAGGACCTAATGGATATGGATATTTAATATGGAAAAGATTATTTTAACTGATGTAGACGGAGTTCTACTAGATTGGGAGACTGCTTTTTATGAATGGATGAAAAATAAAGGGTATGATGCAAAGAACGAAGGCATTTATAATATGGAAGCTGTTTTTGAAATGCGACAGGATAAAACAAAAGCATTAATTAGAGAATTTAATAATAGTGCGTGGATGGCTTATTTACAACCATTACGAGATGCTAGAAGTGGGGTAGCTAAATTAGTAGAAGCAGGATATACGTTTCATGCTATAACTAGTATAAGTCTAGATCCTAATACAAAAGAATTGAGACAACAAAACTTAGATAGTGTATTTGGTAAAGGTGTATTTACAAAACTTGTTTGTCTAGATACTGGTGCTGACAAAGATGATGCATTAGCTGAATATAAAGATAGTGGATTATATTGGATTGAAGACAAGACAATGAATGCTAATCTTGGAGCAAGATTAGGTCTTAAGAGTATACTTATTACTCATAACCACAATAAAAATGATAGCGAATTAGATTCTTCTGTTCAACGAGCAGGCAAATGGACCGAAATAGTTGACATCGTTGTTAACTGTTAAATTTCGTTATCACCATAAATTGTTAGAACTTCTGTTACTGCAACGTGTCTTTCTACGTCGCCTGTAGTAAATTCTACTACACCAATTAAATTACTTTGTTTTTGTTTTAACAATTTAATAAATTCTTTGAGGCCATTGTGTTCAAAGCCTCTATCATGTTGTGCTAAATCTCCTGTTACTATAATTTTTGAATTATCACCAATACGTGTTAGCAACATCTTCATTTGAGATGGTGTTGCATTTTGCATTTCGTCAGCAATAATCCAACTGTTTTTGAAAGTTCTACCTCTCATATAAGCAAGTGGTGCAATTTCAATAACATTGTCCTCGATCATAGACTCGATTCTTTTGGGTGACCAGTATTCTTCCATAACGTCAAAAATAGGTCTTGTCCATGGTGCCATTTTTTCAACAAGTGTTCCGGGTAGGAATCCGTGTTGTTCATCAACGGAAACAGCTGGTCTAGTAACAACGATTTTTTCGCACTCACCATTATTATATGCGTCAATCGCAGAAAGAACACCAAGTAAGGTTTTACCTGTACCTGCTGGACCCATAGAAAATACTATATTCTTTGTGTGGTCGTCAAGCATAGTTACATAGTCTTCTTGAGCTATGTTGCGTGGAATTATAGTCACGTGTTTTTTTCGTTGCTTGAATGCTTCTTTTACGTGGATTACGTTACTGTTTTCGTAATGTTGTTGATAGTGTTGTTGTTTTTTTGTTTTTCGAGCTCGTTTAGCCATATTAACTCCTGTATTCGGGATGGAAGGCCCAATTTGCCTGCTCATAAGTATTTAACATCGAAAATCTCTAATTAACTGAATGTTAAATAAAAGTGATAAATAATATAAAGTAAGGAATATTATGATGGATCAAAATTACATATTAAACAATTTAAAAGCTAATACTAGTAGGAATAGTGCATTAGAAACACTTATGAATTTAGAAAGTGTTATCGACCATGCTAACATATATGCCTATCCTAATTGGATAGAAGGTGAAGTAGTTGAAGGACCTCATATTGATAGATATTGGGTTACAGTTACTTTAATGTATCCACATAAACTTATGCCAGATCCAGAAGGTGCTGAAAGATTGTTAAAACATGGTTGCAAAGTATACTATGCTAAAGACGAATTAGAAACTGCGGCTAAATTAAAAAGTCCAGATGATAGTGAAGGTCAAGATAATGCTAGTGAAAGACGACCAGGACAAACTAGAGCTAAGGTAGTTAAAAAACCAATTTGGTTAGTTACATTAGTAGTACCAAGAAAATTTATGGATGATATTGAAGCTAGTAAATTAAGAATAGAAGACCAAGCTATTAATAGTGATGCAGTAGAACAAGCAAACGTAGAGGCTATGGCACCACAACCTGAAGGTGAAGTATAATGAGTATTCAAAATAATGATTTAGAAGATTTAATATCTACTGTAGTAAGCATAGACCAATATAAAAGTAAAATTGGTAAAGATGAGAATGTAGTGGTAATAGCATTTGATATAAAAGATAGCGACCCTGCAAAAGATTTAAGTCAATTTATTGAAACAGGACATGAATGTATTGATGTAGATGTTTCACCTGGACCAACTAAAGATGGTACATATAAAGTTTTTATAGAATTAGAAAGAAATAGTAAGTTATTTGATTCTATTGATAAGATATTAAAAGACATTTCAAGAGTTGATAATTTAGCAAAGGATTTTAGATTTAAAGCATACAAGAGTGGTGATGTTCCTAAATCATGGAGCAAAGACAACTTTGAAAGGTTTGTTATTAGTAGCAGTTACGATTATCTATTAGCAAATAATTCAGAAGCTAAAAACATCACAGAAAGACTAAAATTCTTAAATAAATATTAGCACATGGCAAAACAAGAATCTATTAAATTTTCTGGTCGTGTGTTAGACTCGTTACCGGGTTCCTTTTTTAAAGTGGAACTAGATAACGGACACAAAATAACAGGTGTTATGAGTGGAAAGATCAGAAAAAATAATATCAAGATTTTGCCTGGCGATAAGGTTGACATAGAAATGTCACCATACGATCTTAGTAAAGGTCGTATAGTTTTTAGGTATAAATAAAAATATGTTTGGAATATTTGGAAGACTAAAAGTTTATTTTATAATGTTTGCGGCATTCGCAGTATTTGCCGGAGTCGCTTATTGGTACTATCAAAGTACACAAAAGCAGATTATAGCATATGCTAAAAATCAAGCAACATTAGAAACTACTGTAGAACTGCAAAAGCAGACTACATTAGCTCTACAAAAAGACCTAAAGAAAGCAAATGATGCATTAGTAACACTAACTGACGAATTTGCTGAAAGTAGAAAAAACGTTAAAGAATTGGAAACAATCTTTAATCAATCTAAAGATGGAACTAAAAGAGACTTCGGTGAAGAATCAATTAAGAACCCAGAATATATTGAGGGCGAAATTAATAAAGGTTCAAATCAAGTTTTCAGATGTTTTGAATTATTAAGTGGGCAGAAGCCTATGGAAGGTGATAAAAATGAAGAACAGTATATTAATTGTATTAATGGCACTACTAACTCTAACGGGTTGCAGTAGTCTAAAAGTACCACAAATACTAAAAGTTAACACAGCACCTATAGAGAAACATTCTTTAAAACTCCCTAAGGTTGATCAATATGATGCAAGATCATTGGAGTGGATAGTTCTTACTCCTGACAATGTAGACGAAGTGTTTGCAAAACTAAAAGCTAATAACATAGACCTCGTACTTTTTGCTGTAACTGATGATGGATACCAAAACTTATCGCTTAATATGGCTGATATAATTAAATTGGTAAAACAACAAAAATCCATTATAGCGGCTTACGAAAAGTACTTGGACAATGAAGAAGCTCAATAATCCTTGGTATATTCTTGGCGTTGAACCTAACGCATCGCTTACCGCGATAAAAAAAGCATATAAAAGATTAGCAATTAGAATGCACCCAGACAAAGGTGGCTCTGTAGCTGATTGGTTAAATGTAAGTCAAGCATATGAAAAGATTTTAAAGAAAGAACACGTACCTGTAAAGAAAGGTAAAGATGTTAAATATGTTGATATATACTTAACTATACAACAACAAATAAATGGTTTTGAAGGCTTTGTAGTAATAGATGAAGAAAAAGAATTATATTTAAAAGTAAAAATACCAGCAGGTGCATTAAGAAATGATAAGTTTAGAGTAATACACAATGCTAAAAAGTACATTATAAATATTAAAGAAAAAGCAGATAAAGTCTTTACAAGACAAGGAAATAATGTTATAGTATATAAAAAGTTAGATATAATAGACATAATGAAACAAAAACCGTTTGTTGTTATATCTCCTTTAGGTGAATATCTCGAAGTACAAATTCCACCAAATACAGATTCTGGAAGTATAATTGTCGTAAAAGGACAAGGCTTATACAACAGAAGAACAAAGAAAAGAGGAAACTTAAGAATTAACGTGAAAGTAAATATACCCACAGTGAACAAAGATAATGTTCAACAAATTATAAAAAGATTAAAAGATGACTGATATAGAAAAAATTGTTATAACTGCTATTAACCTAGCAAAGAAATTTAGACACGAGTATGTTACTATTGAACATTTGTCGGCTGTTATATTAGATGACCCAGAAGTTCAAGCAATGTGTTATGAAGTACAAGCAGATCATGAACAGTTACAAATTTCATTAGTAAATTATTTAGAGCATGATTGTAAAGAATTAATAAAAAGTAAAAAAGAAGAACCTAATCCATTTAAGACTCAAATGTTAGAAAGGGTTTTTAACAGAGCATTAACTCAAGCATTGTTTCAAGGTAAGAAAGCAATTAATCAGTTAGATTTAGTATTAAGTATATTAGGTGAAGAACATAGTGTTGCGGCAACATATGCAGATCAATGTGGACTTAATAAAAATAAAGTTATGGCTTGGATGCAAGATACAGCTCAAGCACAAATTGATACAATATTTACAGCCATGCCACCAGGTATGGATCCTTATGGACACAATGGTCCACAAACTCCACTTGCAGTATTAAATCAATATTGTAATAATCTAAATGAAGCAAGTCAAGACTTTGATGATGTAGTAGGGCGTAGAGATGTGTTAAGAGATTTAGTTCAAACTGTAGCACGTAAGAAAAAATCAAATGCAGTATTAACAGGAGGCAGTGGTGTAGGTAAAACAGCCATTGTACAAGGATTAGCAAAATTAATTGTAGAAGGTAAAGTTCCTGAAGTTATAAAAAGTAAAACTGTATGGGAACTTGATATGACAAAACTAGTAGCTGGTACAAAATACAGAGGTGACTTTGAAGAACGTATGAAGCAATTAGGAGAAGCATTACGAAAACAACCAGACATTATTTTATTCATAGATGAGATACATCAAATAATTGGTGCAGGTAGTACAAATCAATCAATGGACGCAGGTAATATGTTAAAGCCTGCATTAGCAAGTGGAACATTAAAAGTTATTGGTGCTACAACAGATGAAGAATATAGAAGAGTATTTGAGAAAGAAACTGCATTAGCACGTAGGTTTACAAAAGTATCAGTAGATGAACCTAGTGTAAAAGATGCTAAAGAAGTATTAAAACATACTATAGTTTCTTATGAAGGATATCATGATGTAGAAATTACAGATGAGGCTTGTGAACTAGCAGTTGATTTAAGTCATCAATATATGTTTAATAAAAAGTTACCAGATAAAGCATTTGACATAGTTGATAGAGCCTGTGCATATAATACAATATTACCAGTAAAAGATAGATTAAAGGTTATTGGTGTAGATGAAATTAGAGCAGAAGTATCTAAACTTACTACAATACCTGAAGAACATTTAGGACTTTCAAAAGATAAAGAAACTGCTACTAAACATAGCGAAGTAAGATCATTCTTAGAAAAAACTGTATTTGGACAACAAGGTGCTATTAATCGTGTAGTTGATAGTATTACAGTTAGTATGGCAGGATTAAAAGATCCTGTTAAACCTATTGCAAGTTATTTGTTTACTGGTCCAACTGGTGTTGGTAAAACAGAATTAGCAAAAAGATTAGCACAAGCAATGACTATGAAACTGGTACGTTATGATATGGCAGAATATCAAGAACGTCATACAGTATCAAAACTTATTGGATCACCTCCAGGATATGTAGGGTTTGCAGATGGAAAAGCAGGTGATGGTTTATTAATTACACAACTAGAAGATAATCCAAATTGTGTACTATTATTAGACGAAGTAGAAAAAGCACACCCAGACTTAATGAGTGTATTATTAAGTTTATTAGACGAGGGTACAATTACAAGTAGTACTGGTAAAATAGTAAATGCAAAAAATGCAATAATTATTATGACTAGTAACTTAGGTGCCAGAGATGCGTCAATTAAAAGTATAGGTTTTAACGAAGAAACTTATAATCACAAAGCAGTAGATGAAGCAATAAACAATTACTTCTCGCCAGAATTTCGTAATAGGCTTGATGGTATAGTAAAATTTAATTCATTATCACGTGAGAATATGAACAGTATTGTTATTAAATTCTTAAATGAATTAGAGAGTTATGTAGCTCAAAGAAACATAGAAATTTCTTGGGGTCCTGCATTACAAACTATGCTAGAAGATAAAGGGTATGATCCTCAGATGGGAGCAAGGCCTTTAGCAAGACTAATTAACGAAAAAGTAAAACTTCCATTAGCTAAATACTTACTAGATAGAGAAGGTAAGAAAAAGCTAAACTTAACAGTTGATTGGAAGAAAGACGAGCTAGTAATTAATGGAAAATAAACCAACATTAAAATTATTTTATGGATTATATGATACTTGTATTAAGTTAAATTCCATTCCGCTAGGCTACGAATTCAGTTATAACAAATTTTCAAAAGATGCTCACTTTCCAGGTTGGAGAGGTGTAAAGCATATTAATAGAAGCAAATCAACATATGATTGTTTAGTATATACATCAAGCAAATATATAATCAATGATATATTAAAAAATGATTTTTTACAAAGTAAGATAGTATCTATACAACGTCCTATAAGTCAAAAGCATAAAGAAATGTTAAAGAAGAAAGATAGGAAAGTTATTTTAAGAGAATCTCTATGGTTTGGCAAATATAAGCATAGAGTACAATGCACTCATAATTGGGATAGACCAGTTACAAAAGATGAGAGCTTTGAAATAGTACAATGGATATATAATAATTTTAAAAAATCTGAAACACGTATAGTTAATACTATGGGAGCTTATTTAGGTTATCACAGAAAAAACCAACGATTAGCACCTATTCCTACAGTTTTTACTACAAACGAAGAGACTATAATGTTGTTTAAACTAACATTTAGTGATCGTTTGAACATGAATATAGAAACAATCATTCAGGTAAACGATATAGATTAGATAAATACTTGTAGATACAGGAGAACATACATGGCTAGTTCCATAATTTTATTAACAAATAAGAACGAATTATCATATACAAGTAACGCCGTTAAAGGCGACGGTTACTACGGTTTTAGTGATGGCTTACATACTATGAGCTTTCACGTAGTAAACTTTACAGGTAGAATACATTTAGAAGCTACAATCGTTGAGAATCCTACTGATGACGATTGGTTCCCTATCGAACTAGACGCAGTAACTCCTTATTACCAATTCACCGCTGAAACTGCAACCAAAGGTATTAGTTTTGAAGGAAACTTTGTATATTTAAGATGCAAAGTGGATAGAGCATACTTAGGTGCAAACTCATATGATCCTGCATTACATGGTTCAATTGACAAAGTGGTGGTTCTACTATAGGAGATAAACTTTGGCCATTAAAGCATTCAGCGGCGGTATTCAAAATCAACCATTACCAGAAATTAACCTAGCTAATATTGCAGACGGTGATATCCTAGTCTATGATGTAAGCACAAAAGCATTTGAGAACACCGCAGGTAGTTTTACTACATTAGACCAAGTTAATGCTCTTATAGCAAACATTAACAGTGGTGGAACAGTAGATTTAAGTAACTATGCTACCACAGCCTCACTTTCTACAGAAGTCACAAATTTGACAGCTTTAATTAACTCTAAGACTACTGAATCTTATGTAGATGCACAGATAGCCGCACTTCCTGGACCTACTGATTTAACTAACTATGTTACAAATTCAGATCTTGCGGCGGCAATAGCAAACTTTGATACTAGCACAGAAATTGATGGAAAAATTAATACGGCTATTGCAAACGCCACATTCTTTGATGGCGATTACAATAACCTTTTTAACACTCCCCAAATTCCATCATTAACTGGATATGCTACACAAGTTTGGGTACAACAACAAATTAATGCTATACCCGGTGGCGGTGGAGGTGGTTCAACAACACTAGATGGATTAACTGATGTTGATACTACAAGTGCAACAGCAGGTCAAGTATTAAAATATGATGGTAATTCATGGGCACCAGCAGATGATGCAACAACTGGAGGTGGCGGAACTGATGCAGATACATTAGATGGTTTTGATAGTTCTTATTATTTAGATTATACTAACTTTACTAATACTCCAGCTCCTGTTACACCATTTAGTGGTGACTATGCAGACCTAACAAACAAGCCAACATTATTTGATGGAGCATATGCTTCGTTAAGTGGTGCACCAACTGTTCCAACAGATTTAAGTGATTTAACTGATACAACTAATTTATTATCAGGTGCGGCTTATACTGATGCAAGTGTAGATATACATATTAATAAAGCATCAGCGGCATCTGGTCAAGTATTAGGTTGGGATGGTTCAGATTATGTTTGGGTTAACAATGCAGGTGGAGGCGGCGGTGCTACTTCTTTAGGTGGACTAACAGATGTAAGTAATACTGCACCATCATCAGGAATGGTTTTAAAATGGAATGGTACTGAATGGGCTCCAGCAGTTGACGCAACTACAGGCGTTGGTGGAAGTAACTATGCAACAGAATCTTATGTAGATCAAAAATTAACAGAACGTGGACCACATTTTAGTGGTGACTATAATGATTTAACAAACACACCTGTTTTATTCTCAGGTGACTATACTGACTTACTTAACAAACCAGCAGGTAATGCAGATTTAAGTTTACAACTTGTTGGTACTGATTTACAATTATTAAATATAGAACCTGATCCAGATACAATTATTAGTTCAGTAAGTTTATCTTCATTAGGTGCGGCGATAGGTACTAGTATAGATTATACAGATTTACAAAACTTACCTAACTTGTTTAGCGGTGACTATAATGATTTAGTTAATAGACCAAATTTATTCTCAGGCAATTATGATGATTTAGCAAATAAACCAGTAGTACCTAGTATTGCAGGATTAGCATCTACTGCTTATGTTGATGCGGCAGTTACTGGTGCAACAACAGGAGATAAAGTATTTGAAGGTAACGTAAGTCAAGTAGCAAAAGTTTCTAATGTTGTTGCGGCATCGCAAGATAATTATATTATATCTATTACAACAACAGATGCAACAATTACTGAAGCATTATTAATGAGTGGTAATAGAATAGAAATTGAAGATAATAGTACAGTTATGTACGATATTCATGTTGTAGGTGCAGATAGCACAGAACATCATGGTGTAAAAATTAAAGGAATCATAGATAGAACTAGTGGAACTACCGCATTAGTTGGTACTCCTGCTAAAGAAATATTAGTAGAAAATGATGATGGGTGGAATGCAGACGTTATTGCAGACACCGTAAATGGTAGTTTAAAGATTACAGTTCAAGGAGAAGCAAGTAGATCCGTACAATGGACTATATTTGTGGAACTAAAAACCGTAAAAAGATAGCAAAGATGATAAATAAATGTAGTAGCAAAAGCTACAGAACATTAAATATACATTTTAAGGAGAACTAAAAATGGCAACAAGAAATCCAGCAAACGTAATTGAGTTCGGTAAAGTTAACTTTGGCGCACCTATTACAGTATTCGCAATCGCATCTGCATCAGGTATCGATGGACAAGTAGCTCCAGGTGAAGACCTAGAGAAATTTGTAGAAGCAGTACAATCAAAAGGTACAGTTATCGGTCTAGGTGCTGAATCAGGTGGAGCATTCAACTGTTATGTTGAAAACTCTTCTTGGACAGCGGCTGACTTAGAAACAGCAGTTCAAGCATTAGGCGGAACTCTAGCTTCAGCAACAGTTACTGACGCAGGTCTATAATATTTAAATTATAGATATTAAAACAATTCAAAAGCCCAGTATACTTAATTGTGTACTGGGCTTTTCCTTTGACGATAGATAAATACTATATACACACTATAGGAGTACAATAAAATGTCAACAGATATAAACAAAGACGGTAAAGTTTCATGGCTTGAAGCATTTCCTTATTGGTTTGATAAATTACGTATATTTCCAAGAATATTCATTTCTATGTATATCTATTTGTTATACAGAGTAACTGAATGGTTTATGGCTTTGCCAGAACCAAGTATGCCACAAGCTGGTTTAGTAAGTGTTGTAGTTGGTGCCGGTGCGGCATGGTTTGGACTATATGTAAATAGTACAAGTGAGAATCCAGGTAAAATTGTAGTACAAACAACTGCAAGTCCTACTTCAACAAGCGGTTCCTCTTATTCAGGAGCGGCGTCAGCTGAAGCAGAATACTCAGATGAATATAAGGGTGGAAAATATTAATGTATCAACATCATATTATATTAAAAACAAAAGAACCACTGGAAGCCAAACTCGTTGCTGAATGGTTAAAAACAGTAAAAGAGTTTGGACCAGATGATATTGCATTTGCATATCAGCACGGTGATCACGAAGTAAGTATGGAATATGGAACAAATGAAGAAAGTCCACTACCGCATAGTTACGTAGTTCCATTAAAAAGAGATATGACAGCAGATGAAACATTTGTTGTTGTTTCAGCTTGGGAATACAAATATATGCCAGACTTTAATATAGAAATTTCTAATATGTATGATACAATGCAAGACTTTGAAATAGACATCGATGAAGATGTTAAACAAAAAGCAACACTAGATCTTAACAAGTGGCATCATAATAGATGGCGTGACGAAATGTTAAAAGAAGGTTGGCATTATGGATTGTACTTTAGTTCAAAAAACAAAAGTCACCCTGCATTAAAAGATTGGGATTCATTACCAGAGAGTCATAGAAGAAGTCCACAGTTTAACAATAAAGAGATATTTGAATGGTTGCGTAAAAACGGCGTAGCATAAAATGATATCTAAAAACGACTTTGTCGTACTTACAGAAGACGGACAAATCAAATCAACACAAACTCATTTCCTTATTAAGAATAATCTTACAGATTTTATAAGATGGGATTGCGAAGTATTTTCACACACAAAGAATATCAATTCACAAACTGGTAAAACAGGTTACACAGCCTGTGGTAATAAATCTACAACTTGTAACGTAGGAATATGCTCGTGTCCTACTGATATATATTTGCCTAAAGGTTTAAACGAGCATTGGCTTTTTTTATTAAGAGAAAAAGTTAGAAAATTATCTACAAATGACATATTAGATAGTTACCAATTAGAAGATGGTAAAATTGTTGCTTGTGGTCAACTAGGATTATTAGTTAATACAAAATTTGTAGTAGACTGGAACTTATTAAGAAGATGTAATTTTTCTTGTACCTATTGTGCTCCAGATATACACAGTTATACAAGTGAGTTTCCACCTTTTGAACAATTACAAAAAGAATTTAATGATATAAAAATTCCACAAGGTAAAGAAGCATATTTTAACCTAAATGGTGGTGAACCAACATTACACCCAAATATATTTGACATAGTAAAAATGTGTTACAATGTTGGACACGTAGAACTATTATCAAATGGAACTGCTTCAGTTTCAATGTATAATGATTTACTTGATTATACTAAAATTAATATAAGTTTACACCACGAATTAATTAACGAAAAACATATGAAAAAATTTGTTAAAATAGCTGAATTAAATAAAGGTGAATTAGTGTTTAAATACTTTAATACATTTGACGAAGAAAAATACAAAGAATACTTGGATAAATTATCAACATTTAACCATGTATCAATTATTACCAACAAACGTCTTATCTTACGTGGTCAACGTAACCAAGATAAATCTTGGGCAACATAGGTTGACTTCTATTTTATAATCTGTTATAATAAAGCTAACAAGGAAGGAAAAAAATGACTAAAACTATAGCATCAATAATCGTCCTAGGATTTCTAGTAGGGTGTAGTGCAATACCAGAAAATCCAAGAATGTCTTTTGGTAAGAAATGTTCAGTTACTGAAGAAAATCAGGTTGCATATTCTTATGTATGGTTGTACAATAAAGACTCAGGACTAGAAGCAAATAAAGAAACTTGTAAAAAATTAGAAGAGAAGTAATATATAATGACTTTAGGTAAAGTTGGTTTTGCTTGTAAGTATTTACATCACGATCAAACACAAAAGAAGAAAATCCTAGAGGAACTTCAAAGACCACTTACTGAAAAATGTACAACAGTAAGGTGGCTTAATAGTCAACATAGAGATGTAGCAGAGCAAAGGCTATGGGACATAATGGTCCATAATAGTCAAGCAGTTTACAACCTAATAGAATATGTTGGCAGTTTACCAGAACGACAGAGAATGGTTAGGCTGGGCAGTAATCAACTGCCCGTCTATACTCAAGATGATTGGCGATATTTCTGGAAACGCACAGACGTAATTGATTACGCAAATAAGTATTATAGTAGAGCAGGTGAACTTGCAAGGAAACTTGGTGTACGTCTTAGTATGCACCCAGGGCAATTTACAGTACTAGCAAGTGATAATCCTGAAATTGTAGAACGTAGTATAGAGGAGTTTGAATATCATGCGAATATCATCAGGTGGATGGGCTACGGTAAGAGTTGGCAAGACTTCAAGTGTAACGTCCACATCTCAGGCAAAAAAGGTCCAGCCGGTATCAAAGCCGTCCTTCCAAGATTGTCTACAGAAGCAAGAAACTGTATTACTATTGAAAACGATGAAAACTCGTGGGGCATCGATGCCTCGCTTGAACTTGAGAAGGAGGTAGCACTCGTTGCAGACATACACCACCACTGGGTTCATAGTGCCGGAGAGTATATACACGTCAATGACGACAGAATTAAACGTATTATTGATTCTTGGCGTGGCGTTAGGCCTGTGTTGCATTATAGTGTTAGCCGTGAAGATTATATCAACTCGGATAACAAAAGACATAGACCGGACTTTCAAGCCCTTATTGAGCAAGGATACAAAAAAGCCAAATTAAGAGCCCATAGCGACTATATGTGGAATACAGCCGTTAACGAATGGGCTGGAACATTCCGTAAAGACTTTGATATCATGGTAGAAGCTAAAATGAAGAATTTAGCTAGTATCCCATTTGAGGAACAAACAGCTCTTATTTGATAAATACTACAAATAGGAGATACATTATGAATGATATTCAAAGATTAAAAGAACTTTCAGGCATCATATCTGAAGCACCAAAACCCGTAGCAAAAATAAGCCAAGGCGGATTTATGGACTGGAAATATTCTAGTCGTGATGATATAATAGACTTGGGACATAGTGTAGCCGACTCATTAAAAGTAGAGGGTACATATACTCACGATTTAAACAAAGAATGGGAACAAACTGGTTACATTAATTTAGCTATGATACAGAATTGGGAAGAAATCAAAGGACAAATTCCAAGTGAAGATTTAGAACAAATTTTAGAAGATGAAGAAATTATCGAACCTGCAAGATGGTTAGATGTAGATTGGGTTTAATATGAAATTTAATGATATAAAACAAATGCCACAAGAAGGCGACATTGTAGGTTTAGAATTTGGCGATGTGATGATCGAATCTAAATTTGTGGAATATCTAGATGATGGTATCGTAGTAGAAATGGCTCCTAAAGGCGAACAACTATTAAAAGAATTTTTACCTCTTATACCTGCGGCAGTATGGGCAGGCGGTGCGGCGTGGAGTGCATATGATGCATGGCAGGCAAAAAAAGCATATGACAGAGGTGAAATTACAAAAGGTCAATTAGCAGGAAGAATTGGTACTGATGCGGCACTTACAATTATAGGTGGTGGATTAGCAAAAGGTGCAGTAAAAGCAACAAAAGCAGTAGCAAAAATGTTTAAGAAAAAACCAGATGTAAAAATTGATGTACCAAAAGTAGAACCAGTTAAAACAAATAATGTTCCAGTTAAAACAAACAATGTTCCAGTTAAAACAAATAATGTTCCAGTTAAAACAAACAATGTTCCAGTTTCAACAACTGGTGGAGCAGTAGCAGGTAAGACAACTAGTAAAGTAGTCACAAAGAAAGTTGACGATATAAAAAATAAAAATAAGAATAAAAAGAAGAAAAGTAAACTTAATAGATTTGGTGGTAACCTAGCACCAAATGCAACTATGGGTTCTAATCTATCTGGCGTTGTAAACAAATATGGATTTGGTTCAACAGTAAATGCATCTATGCAATATGAAGATATGGATGGTGATCAAGCAAAAGTTTTAAAAGGCTTTGATGCAAAAACACAAGCTGAAATAGTAAAACTAAAAGCACGTTATCCACAAGCAGACAATTTAATGTCAGCACTATTAGCAGATGTGGCAAGTAAAAATCAGGCAGGTGTTAACAGTGATCATAGACAAGATTTAAAATTTAAAGATTTAGAAAAACGTTTATTTGATTTAGAACAAAAGTTAAATGCAAGAGTTACAGAAGAACTTACTGAAGCGGAATATCAAGGACGAAAAGTTGAACTAAACAAACCAACACGTGGTGATGTTAAAAAGTTTAAAGTATATGTCAAAGACCCTAAGACTGGAAACGTTAAGAAAGTAAACTTCGGACACGGCGGAACAAGTGCTGAAGCAAAAGGTGAAAAGACTATGAGTATTAAAAAGTCTAATCCTGAAAGACGTAAGAGTTTTAGAGCAAGACATAACTGTGATAATCCTGGTCCAAAGACTAAAGCACGTTATTGGTCATGCAAGGCTTGGTAATAAATGAGCAGAAAAACTTCCCCAAAACAAAAAATACAGAACCTTCGTTCTGCTAAAAAAAAGTTTAAAAGAAAACTTAATTTTAAAATTAAAAAAAGAAAACAAAGACAGGGTTTAGTATAATGGATATTGATAGACTAAAAGTATTAGCAGGTGTAAATAAATCTGTTGCTGAATCTCCTGAAGGATCTAACATAAGTATTATTGGATCTGAAAAAGCAAAAATTCAAAGAGAACGTAAAATTAAACCAGGAACAGACGAATGGTTTAAATTGTGGTTTTCAAGACCACATCTTACTGGTGAAAAACCAACAAAATAGGAGAACGCATAATGGGTACGGCAACCCTTTTACTTTTTGTACTAATGTGCAAACACGCGATTTGCGACTTGGCACTACAGTCATTTAGAACACCAACAGACAAATATAAGTATTTCAATAAAGGTTTACATATACATTCATTAGATCACGGAATAGGTGCGTTCATTGTACTACTATTCTTTATAAACCCATTGTACGCCGCTCTATTTGCGTTTATTGACTATATTTTCCATTGGCATATTGACTTTATTAAAACAAATATTACTCGAAAATTTGGCTGGACAAAAGATGGTAAGGCTTTTTGGCGTCTACAAACATTTGATCAAATTGCTCACTATGCAACGTATGCTCTAATAGTGTATTTGATATTTAAATGCCCTTTATGCATAATTAGATAAATACAGTTATGCGTATAAACGAAGTAGATAGAGAACTAACTCAGACTGAACTAGATCAACTAGAAACCTTTGCAGATAGATTATTTGCAAAGATAGGTATTGATGTAGAATTCACCCGACATTTTTTGGATAGAGTAAATGATGAACGTAATGTAAAACAAATTACGGCAGGTGAATTAACTCGTTTATTCAAACAAGAATACAAAAGATGGGGTAAACAAATTGCACAATTAGGTCCTGATACAGAAGCAGTATTAAAAGATCTTGCAACCGATGTTAATATACCCTTTGCCTTGCGTTGGGATTCTTCAAATAACGAATTAGATCTTATTGCTAAAACAGTAATGAGAAAACCAGATTTCAAAACAAGTAATCAAGAATTTGCAGTAGAATATAAAACTTCAACAAACGATCTTAATATTATAATGGAGGGATTACCTGCATTAAATAATGGTGGTGCGTTAGGAACAGGACTTTCTCCAGCTGAATTTAAAACAAGATATGGAATGTCTCCTGCTAATGCAAACAAAACACTAGGAAATGTTATTGAATTATTTCCACAAGAAATTAAAAACAATCCAAGATTTAGACCTTTTATTAAACAATATATAATGAATCCAAAACAACTTGGAAATCTTCAAGCAGTTAATGATAATGTTATAGATCTTGATAAATGGAAAAAGAAAAAATTAAATAATAAATCTTGGAAAAACTTTTTTAAAAAAGCACCAATAAGAGCAGTAGGTTCGTTCCTTACTTTTCTATTAACACCTACACAATTAGGTGATGGTGAAATTCCAATGGACGAACGTATGGTTATGGATACAATAAGCAAAATGTCAGATGCTGATCCACTAGCAATGATGGAACTTATAAAATCATCATATCCAGACACTTATCAAGATAATTGGTATTACAAAAATGCGGCTGAAAAATATTCAGATCAAGTTATAGCACAATTAGATGGAAAAGTGGATCCTTCTTTACAAAAAGCAGTAGAGAAAGTTAGAAAAGCAAAAGAGATGGAAAAGTGGAATGCTATGCCACTTGATCCAGGTTTACAAAAAGCATTAGATGCTTCTCAACCAAAAGTAGATTTTACTACAGGACCTGAATTGGGTCACCCTGCTCCAAAAATTGATCCAGCTCCAGATATGCCAGAGCCTGCTAATGATCCAGAACCAATTAAGCAACCAGAAGTAATTCCGTTTCCACAACCAAGACCAGAGAAACAACCTGAAGTTCCTGAGCCAGATAAAAAGCCAGAAGTTGAACCAGAAGGTCCAGAACAACCCAAAGAACCAGAAGTAAAACCAGATGAGAAACCAAAAGTTATTCCGTTTCCACCTGCACCCGAAGTTCCAGAAGTTCCTGAATTGCCAGATCCAACTACAACTCCAGAGCCAATTAAGACTCCAGAGCCAATTACAACTCCTGAGCCAATTAAGACTCCAGAACCAATTAAGCAACCAGAACCAGAAATTCAACCAGCTCCGGTTAGAGATCCAGATAAGGATCCATTACCACAACCAGATTATGAGCCAAAAGATATTCCTATTGAAATACCTGAGCCAATTAAAATTGAGCCAGCACCGGAACCAGTTCCACAGCCAGAACCAATTAAGCAACCAGAGCCAATTAAGCAACCAGAAATAGTGCCAACTCCAGGTAATGTTACAGCACCAGATGTTGGAATAATTCCGGCTCCATTACCAGTTCCAGCTCCAGCACCAGTTCCGCCAGGAATTCAACAAAAACCTTATAGAAGAAAAAGATGGGATACAGGTGGATACAATGACTTATACAAAACTAATTTATATAGATGGACACAAAAATACGGAACATTTGAAAATGACAAATTAAATAAAATGTTACTTACACTTGGTGAAAACAGTATTAGTACTAGAACTAACGTTACAACAAATAAAACTGGAAATGGTACAAACCAAACATTTAGTAAATATATTCAAAAGACTGGAAACGATGGCGGTACATCTTTAAGTAAAGTATCAAATCTAAATAAGACAGCTAGTGGAACTACAGGTACTACTACAAAAAGATTTGTGAGACCAGGAGGAAGTGGAACAAACACAACATTTAACCACGGAACTGGAAAAGTTACTAGAACTAATTTTCAATTAAAAGGTCCACAAAGCTGGGCATATGATAAGAAATTAAATTCATCAGTAACTAAAGAAGCTCAAGCAGTAGCAGGTGGAAAAGTACATAAAAATATTACAGGGCATAACTTAACTTGGAAAGGTGTTAAACAAGAGAGAATAGACTTTGAATTAATTAGTATTGATAATGCTACTAAAAGTGTTAAATTAGGAATACTTAAACCAGAAGAATTTGCAGGTGAAGTAGCTAACGTATCATTTAAAACACTTCGTAGAGGACCATTTGTAAAAACAGAATTAAATGAATCAATTATTATGGAAGGCGGAGCAATGCCAGGCGTTGGTGCAATCCATATAGATGAAATAAACCCAACACTAGAACAACTAGAAAAGTCATTAGGATTAGATTTAAAAAACTTTACATTAGGTAGTGTTGGTAAAAGACAATTTAGCGGTGATATTGATGTAGCGTTAAATTTGAAGCCTGAAGATCTTCCAGCGTTTGTTGAGAAGCTTAAAAAGAATCCTTTAATTAAGGATATAGCAAAATCAAGTGTTATAATGACAAAAGTACAAATTCAGAATTTTGATAAATCTAAATCAGATGGAAGACCACGTACAGGTTTTGTACAATTAGATTTCATGCCAGGTGATCCAGGTTGGTTAAAAACTTACTTTCATTCACCAAGTGAAAAGGAATCAAAATATAAAGGTGTGTTCCGTAACGTAATGGTAGCTACAATGGCCGCAGTACATAATAGAGATGACAGTGATGCTGAAGTGGAAGATGGAAGACCTTTAGAGAGTAGACGTTTTATGTGGAGCCCCACAGATGGATTAGTACGTGTTCTACGTACTCCAGTTCCAGCAAAGAATGGTAATGGTTATACCAAAAAGAACCAAAACAAAGTTATAGATGGACCATGGAAACAAGCTGATGAAATCGCAAAACAACTTGGGTTAAATAGTGCAAAGGACTTAAACAGTTTTGAATCATTGTTAGATGCAATGAAAAAGAGCTATACTCAAGAAGAGCAGAAGAAAGTCATTGATAATTTAAAAGATAGTAAAGTAGTCCAAGACATTGGTTTACCTGACGAAATTAAAGATCTATAATTGACTTTTTTCAATATATTAGTTATAATAAGCCATGCCAGAAAAATACTGCATATACACGAATAATTTCACCTTTGTAGACAATGATGGCTATGTTGCGTTATGTTGTAAGAACTTAAAAAACAAACTAACACAATATCATATCAAAGATTACAAATTAAGCGAAATATGGAATAGCCCAGAAATGCATTCCGTAAGGCAAGAAATTGCCAGCGGAGGAGAACCTATGGGTTGTTTTAAATGTTATGATCCAGAACGTGATGGTGTACGTAGTTTTAGACAAAAAGCATTAGGTATGATTAACAAAGGTGTACCCTTTGAAGATGAAAAAATACACGCATTAGATTTAAGACTAGGTAATGTATGCAACTTAAGATGTGTAATGTGTTTCGCTGGTAATAGTAACAAAATTTTAAAAGATCATAAGCAAATGGCAGACCATTTTAAATGGAAAGAAGGTCGCCTAGAAAAAGAAGCAGAAAAGTATCACAAAAGCAATTATGACTGGAGTGATGATGAAAGAGCCTGGGAAAACATTATTACCAGTGTAGATAAAAATTTAAAACACGTTTACCTAGCAGGTGGTGAACCATTTTACTTAAAAAACTTTCCAACAACTGTAGAACGTTTAGGTACACTAGCACCAGATGCTAGATTTGTTATTAACTCAAACGGTACAAGACTATTAAGAGAAAAAGATCTAAAACAACTGAAAAAGGTTGAGAATGTATTCATTAGATTTAGTGTTGACGGTTGGGGTGGTGCAGATGAATGGATTAGACAAGATACAAAATGGGAAGAAAAACTACAAGTAATGGATCAATATTACAAACACTTTAAATTAAGAGTTTGGGATATTACTGCAAATAGTTTAGGTGTTAGACAAATACCAAAGCTAATAGAATATCTTTGGGAGCATTATCCTGAAGCAAAAGTACAAATTAGACCCGTAGTTAATAAGACAGAAATATTAATGGAAAATATTCCTGATAGACTAAAAGCAAAGCCTTTGGAATTCTTTGAGAAACACAAAAATAAACTTGAAGGTGTTGATCATGTAATTAACGAGATGCGTAAACCATTCAATCCAGATCCTAACAGAGCAAAAACAGTTAAGCATTGGGTTGATTACTACGATAATACCGGCGTAGTAAAACTAGGTGACTTTGATCCAGAGCTTTCAGATTGGATTCAAAGTAATGGGCAACAATAATTTTTGTAGTATACCTTGGATACATTCAGCAACTAAAACAAATGGTGCTAGTAGAGTATGTTGTTTGATGAGCAACTACGAACAAGGTAATGGCGGTCAAACAGGACATAACTTCAAAACAGATACTATAGAAGAAATACACAATAGCGAATATACTCGTAATCTTCGTAAGAAGTTTTTAAAGGGTTATAAACCAATTGAATGTAATACGTGTTGGGTTAAAGAGAAGAATGGTGGACAAAGTAGACGTATGTTTACTAATAAAATGTACAAGCATTTAATTGACTATGAGAAAGCATTAAAGATCACAAAAGAAGATGGCAGTACAGATCAAATGCCAGTATATTGGGATTTACGTTTTGGTAACTTATGTAATCTAAAGTGTGTTATGTGTGGACCACAAAGTAGCAGTATGTGGTATAAAGATTGGGCTCATATGTATGATACGGATCATTTTGAAGATTCAGGAGAAAAAATATTTTTTAAAGATAAAGGGGTTGACAGTAACGTATACGATTGGTATACAAGTAGCAACTTCTGGGAGCAAATGGAAAAGAATATAGATCAGCTAGAACATATATACCTAGTTGGTGGCGAGCCTATGCTTATTGAACAACATTATATATTTTTACAAAAGCTAATAGATAAAGGCGTAAGTCAAAATGTTACATTGGAATATGATACAAATATTACTAACGTACACCAACGTGCTATTGAGCAATGGAGTAAGTTTAAAACATTAATGTTAAGAGTAAGTATAGATGATTATGGAGAACAAAATGATTATATACGTTTTCCTAGCAAATGGTATAAGTTAGATGAGAACATTAAACGTATTAAAGAATTAGTACCAAATACAAAAGTTGAAATAAGTATAACTTGGCAAATGCTTAATGCATATACATTTTTAAATTTAGTAGAGCATTTTAAAGATTACTTTATTAATATTAGAATATTGTCTGCACCAGAGATATTTGATCCAAAACACTTACCAAAACAGGCTAAATTAGAGCTTATTGATATGTACAATAGTTCTGTACATAAAGATAAACTAAAGCATCTAATAAGCTATCTAACAAATAACTTAAATAATAATAGATTATTATACCAAGAATCAGCAGATTTTCTAAATAGGCTAGATGTATTAAGAGGTACAGATTGGCCCAAAACGTTCAAGCAACTGCATAAATCGATAAATATATAAAAGGAGCATACTTATGAAAGTTAATGAAATAGTAACAGAACAAGGTGTTATAGTCAAAGGCGTAAACACAACAGTCGATGTTCAACCTGGTGAAACAGAGCGTCAGGCGGCTAAACTATTCCCAATGAATAAAGGTGGGAAACCAGCATCATTAATTAATGATAAAGTTCGTAAGAATAGCAATCCACACGTTCTTTTTAATATGGGCTTAACTGAAGAGCAAATACTACTATTAGAAAAAGTAGTTAAGCAATCAAAGCCTATGAAAGTATTAATGAACCTAGCAAGTAGAAATGATAATAATCCATTTCCAGTAAAAATGGGTGATATTATAGTTAATGTTACACCCGATACTGCTAGAAGAGTTATACACCATTATTTTAATTCAAGTGATTTTAGACAAAACGAAATTGAGAAGATGTTAAATGATGCAATGGGATTTAAAAAACTTGTAAAGGAGATTTAAATGGACAAAAAGGAAATGTATACCGAGTATGGGTATAGAGGTACTGTTGAATTACAATTAGAAAAAGACCGTAACAAGAAATTAGTAGAAGATAACAAAAAGCTAGTTGAAGATAATAAAAAACTAATAGAAGCTAATGAGAAATTAATTGAGGACTTAAGAAAGGCTGAAGAGAAATTAATATGAGAATAAATGAAATTATTACTAAAGAATTTGCTCCAACAAAAACAGCAAAGCAAGTGGCACACAATGCCCAAGCTGATGCCGCATTCTGGAAAAGCAAACTTGCACCTACTCCATTAAATAAAGATACAATGGTAATTACTGGTCCTAATGCACAAAACAAGATTGATAATAAAATTGCAAAAGCTAACAGTTTAAGTAAGGCGGCAAATGTAAACCCTAATGCATTTACTAACAATTTACAAAAATCTTTTAGTAATAATACATCAAAATTTAAAACTAAATTTGGAAGATCATAATGAAAATAAGTGAAATTGTAACAAAGAAAACAGGTGCAGGTACAGTAAAAACTGTAGGTGGAAATGAGATTTCTAGAAGCACTCCTAATATAGGTGGACTACAAACAACTCAATATGCAGATGGATCTATCAAAAGTACATTCAATACTAACATAGGTGGAACATCTACAAATTTTACAAAAGTAAATGGAATTAATACTAACACAAATATGGCTTCTGGTAACCTTGCACTTAAAACAACAAACACTGGTAACAATAAATTTAAATTAAATAAAGCCACGTATAATATGGGCGGTGGACAAGGTACCCTAGTAGCACAGCCAGGTAAGTGGTCAGTAAGGAAGTAGTTATGAGAATAAATGAAATTACAAAAGAAGGATTTGACGACGCAGGGCAAAAAATTTACAAAGGTAATACAACTCGTGTTGTTCATACACCAGTAGCAGATAAAAATATTAGTGTAGCAACCCAACGTATTAATAAATTTGCTAGTGATAGAGCCAGAGATGATCTAACTTATAAAGGTGCTAAAATAACTGTACCAGGAACTAATCAAGCTATTGCTAAAGCTAAGAGTAATACAGTTACAGCATACAACAAGCAAGATAAAATAGATCAAAGATCAGGTGCAGGAACTTCTTACATTACTAAAGGCAAGCCAATTAAGTTTGGTAACAATGATAATGTTAAACTTAATATGTTCAGTAGTAAGGACAAAGAATGAAAATTAATCAAATCATAAATGAAGCAGTAGATTCAAAAGCTGAAATATATGTTGATATGGATGGCGTATTAGCAGACTTTTTTGGCGTATGGACTAAAATGGTTGGCGTTAAGAATTGGAAAGAAGTTAAAGACGTTGACTCTGCATTAGATATGATTAGAAGTCAAAAAGATTTTTGGATTAATTTACCACTTACACCCAATGCCTCAAAGTTATTAAATTCAATTAAAAAAGTAAAAGGAAACTATACTATATTAAGTTCTCCTTTACCAGATGATCCAAATTCAGAACCACAAAAACGTGAATGGGTTAAAAAGATGCTTTCAGGTTTTGCACCTAAAAGAGTTATTATAACGCATAATAAAAGTGCGTATGCAAAACAACCTGATGGAACTCCTAATGTATTAATTGACGACTATGGAGATAATATTCAAAAATGGGAAAACGCAGGTGGAATAGGAATACAACACTCAGATAAAAATGCAGATGCAACAGTTTCAAAATTAGAAGAAGCTGATTTTGTTCATGCAATAAGCAGATTTATGAATAGAAATATACGTCCTGGTTTCTATAAAAGAGCCGCAAAAAAGTTTCATGAATGGTTAAAAGGTCAAGCACCTTACAGACATAGCCTAGGATATTATGCTATGGAATGGGGTCATCAGTATAAACATATAGATTGGAGAAATCTAAAACAAGCATATGAAGTTATGTTTGGAGATGATGTATTAGTAGAAGGCAAAGAACCTAAACTTGTAAAAGATAAAAAACAAAAGAATTTAAGCAGTATGGATAAACCTACAAAGTATGAAAGACGTAAAAATTATACTAAAGCTGATGAAGGTGAAGAGCCAAAACAAAAAAAAGAAAAGAAAAAATGAAAATAAAAGATGTATTACAACTTCCAGCAATCAATATTGGTGATGAAGTCTATGTAGGTAGATTTAAAAATCGTAAAGCTACAGTAACAGGCTTTGGAGTTGATAATCATAATCAGCCTATATTAAAAACAAACAAGGGCGAACACAAGTTATTCAAGCCTAGAATAGCAAAATTAATGAAAGAAGAGTAGAGTTCAACTCTATGAGAGTATCCTTAAAAAGACTACAACCCAATGATGCATTTCATTTAAGACGCATACTTGACAAAGATACTGCTCTTAAATGTTATTTAACATGGCCGTTTACAAAAGAGGTTGCAAAAACTTTCATTTCAGACTATAATACATATGGAATATGGATTAATAATGGAATATTAGTAGGAGCCATAGAAGTTAAAGAGTCATTGGAAACAGCATATTTTGTTTCACCTACATATAGAAACAAAGGTATAGCTACAAAGGCTGTAACAGAGTGTAAAGATTTATTTGGAAAAAAACAACTATGGTGTGTTATTAATCCAAAAAATAAGGCAAGTTTGAAGGTAGCTGAAAAATCAAAATTACGAGTAAATTTTGTCAGCTAAATATCTTATATGTCTAATAAGAAGTTTAATAAAGACCTTATTAAAGATAACCATGGTCCAATGAATAGTGTCTCGAAAGACGACGCACTAGTCTGGGCAGGTGCTCCGCCAGTAAAGAATTTAAGTAACTTGGAGCCAAGAATTAGAAGAGAAGTATTAGCTAAAAAAAAGAAAGCTGAAACTAGTTCTAAAAAAGCTGATAGAAATATTAGCAAACAAATTAAAAGAAAGTATGAAGAGGAATAGATATGGATTATAGTAAAGTTGATAAAGACGGAAAAGAGCTTAACACAGTTCCAAAAGCTAATCAAGCAAAACAAGCTGGTTACTATGATAGATGGATTGAAAGTGGAAAGACTTGGGGAGAACCTACACCTGAAGATATCAAATGTGAATTACAACTAGATGCCTTATGTGACTTTGAACCACTTAAATGGGAAATTGATTTAGGTTGGTTTAAAAAAGAAATTAAAGCATATGATGGCAAATGGGTACCATATCTTCGTAGAGAAGGTGTTGTAAATAATAGAGAAGGATTATGTTTAGTAGGATTACCAGGTGATGAACCTTGGGATAGTTTAAGTATGCCAGAAGCAAGAAGACGTACTGGTAGAAAGTTAAGTGAATTAGATTTTAACGAACCAACACAACTATACAAAGACTTAAAAAGTTTACATCCATTATTAGATTATTGGAAGCCTTTGGGACGTACGATGATAGTAAATTCTGGTGCAGGTGGCTGGTTTCCACCACATAAAGATCAACCTTTATTAACCAGAGATACGTTTAGAGTATGTGCATTTATATCAAACAACGTAACGCATGATGCGTATGAATGGCATATGGACGGTCGTGTATGGCCTATTAAAGCAGGTGGAGTATATTATATTAATACTAAAAAGACGCACAGAACTCATGCCTGGAAAGATAATAGTTTACATTTAGTAATGAATATACCTAAAACTTGGGAAAATGTACTCAAGCTAATGAGTGCAACCCTCAATTACTAGTGTATATTAAACAAATTAGATAAATACTTGTATGAAAGTATTTGATATCATAAACGAAGATGCTGACGGTGGAAGTTCAATGGCAGGTAACTTTGCTAGTGTTAGTTTTCCTTTGTTTGGCAAAAAGAAGCAGATTAGACGTGCAGTTGATCCTAAAGGATATTTAGGTGATGGCAAACTCAAGCTACCCAAAGTAGGTTATAACAAACCTGTTAAAGTAGATAACGTAGCTGAGTCTGTAAACGAGAAGGTATACAAAAAGAACCCAGATGATCCTATGGATCCAGAAGTTCATGTGCCGGGTATGGCAGTATACAGTCTTAAAGGTCTTGAAAGAGATGTAAAAGGTATGTTTGAAGATTTAGCAAAACAAGCAGGTGATGGTAATTGGGAAAACATAGATTATTACTTACATCAGCACGGAGTTTTATCAGCTAAAGTAAAAGCGATAGCAAGTACATATGAAGATTTAGAAAATACGAGAAAACGTGGAGGCAGAGCTTCTCAAGGTATTATAAAAAGGTAACGACAATGACACCAAATGAACAAAAAATTGACAACACTTTTAATAGAGTGATGGACGATATAAACAGATTACAAAAAGCATTCCAACCAGGAAAAAATTTAGAAAAAGCTATCGCAGAAGTCGGTGGTGATATAGGTTGGTTAACAGAAATTAATAAATCTTTTGATGACTTATATGAATCATTAGAAGAAGGACATATGGGAGCAATAGCTCATTTACAAATGGAAGAATCAGCAAAAAAAGAAGTTAAAGAAAGTGTATTAGACTCTGCAGATGATGATGGGTTTATGGCACGTTCACAACTATACTTCCTAGCACGTGATGCAATTAATTTGCACGGCATGATTGATGATAGATCAGATTTAGAACCATGGGTTCAAAGTAAAATATCTCAAGCTTCAAAAGACATTGATGCAGTACGTCGTTATACTGAGTACAATGCAATGGAGCAAGAACAAGAACCAGAAGTACCAGCAGTAATACCAGGAGAAGAACCACAAGAAGAAATGCCAACAATAGACGTACAAATGCCAGCAGGAGAATCAGTAGTAGAAGAAAAAGATCCTGAAACAGATTTCACAAGATGGTTAAAAGACAAATACAATAAATCAGTGAGAGATCTAAAAGGTGATGAGTATACTAAAATGTCTAAAGAGTTTCAAGCATCTAAGAAAAAAGATGAAAGCATTAATGAAGAAATGAAATTTGATGACAAAAGAGATGCAGACCTAAAAGTCTTTGCAAAAGATTTGTATAAGAAGGCTGTTAAAAAAGCTAGAAGCAAAGCAAACAAATAGGAGCATATCATGAGAATACTAGACTTAGGCGAAGCTGGTTACGAAGGACAATCAGAAGCACAAAAACATTATTTTTATATTGAAGGCGATTACGATCAAGATCGTGGAATAAGTGAAAAAGATTGTGAAGAGATTACAAAACAACTTGTTGATATGGGATTAAAAGCTCATTGTCAACCAGATGAGTCTAGACAAGGTGTTGTAGAAATTAACACTTACAGTGGTCATACAACTATAGCAGATGCACTAGCTAAAGCTGGATACGAAGCTGATGCAGTTGGCGACTATGCAGGTTTTACTTTTCATGAAGGTGAAGCAAATATTATAGCAGAAAATCCAAAAAAATTTACAAAAGCAGACTTTGACGCAAACGAAGACAAAAACTATCACACAGAAAACGGTGTTGAATTAGCTAAAGCATTTGGTACTCCAGAAGAGATTGAGCAAATGGAACAAATTGCAAAAAATCATTATACTCGTGGACATATACTATCACATGAAATAGATGCTCGTAGTGAAATTGTTGGAAAATATCTTCCATCATTAGAATCACAAGAAGAAGCAATGAGTAAAATGACTGAAGGCGATTTACAACCAGGTGATATAGAATTACTAAAACCAATGGTTGATATGAAACCAGAAGTATTAAAAGTTTATGCAAGAAATATTATAAAGAAATATCCACACCTTAAAGATAACGTTATGAGAATGTTACCTGAATCACAAGAAGAAGATTTTATTGTTACATACAACGGAACACAAAAAGCAAATGATGCAGATTCTGCATTAGATATTTTACAAGATAATGGATATGATGTAGAACGTGACTTTGATGGTACGTTTAAAGTATCTTATGAAGGTGTACAAAAAGCAGATAATATATATGACGTATTAGATTTATTACGTGATGAAGGTTATGAAGTACAAATTGCTGAACGTAAACTTTCTAAAGGTGAAGAAGATAAAAAAGAAGATATTGTAAAAGGCATGAAAAAAGATAAAGACGGATTCAAAGAAAGATATGGCAAAGATGCAGAAGCAGTAATGTATGCGACAGCAACTAAATTAGCCAAAGAAGAAAATATAGTTGAAGACGATGAACAAGCACTTGCACGTCAATTAATGCGTAAAGATGGAATTGATCCAGATAAAGTAAGTGACGGTGGAGTATTTTCCAAGTATCGTGAAAAGGCAAAGAAACAACTATCAGAAGATTTTATGGACGACAGAAAATATCAGAGCTTAGAAGAATTAAGAGACAAGTTAGTAGATATTGAAAAACATATTAAACGTTTAGGCGTTATGGACGGTGCCACAGAGTGGGAAGGTAAACACCTAACAGGTACAGCCGATATACACGACCAACTTACTACTATGTATAAAGATATTGCAGGACTACAAGGTGCAGTAGGTAGAGCATTAAAAATAGTACCTGCAGAACAAAATCCATCTACAAAAGAATTTAAAAAGAAATATGGAATGGGCGAAGCAGACTCAATGGGAATGAACAAGTATGGACTTGCGGCGGCAAAGAAAAATGGCAAGTTTATCTCATATAGAAATGGTAAAAAAACAGGTGAGTTTGATTCTATGGAAGAACTTTCAAAACACCAACTTGATTTAATTAAAGATGAATCAGTAGAAGTAAAAGAAGGTGTAAATGATGTAGATAAAATTCATCAACTTACAGATGAGCTTTATAGAGAATTAGTTGATTTCCAAAACGAAGAGTTTGATGAAAACATTGAAGAGCTTATTGGACACCTAGCAGAATTCAAAGCTAAACTTGAAGGTGATACAGGATCATTTTCAGAAGATACTATTAAAGAAGCATATATCAATAATACAAAAGATGCTATTGACATTTTAGGACGGCTACGAGGCAAAGGTAAGCAGTTAGAAAGAGGCCAACAAGAATACAAAGGTAACCTACCAAATGAGTACGTTAATGATGTATGGGACGTATGGACTTGGATGGAAAGTAAACTTGGTGGTGGAGCAGAAGCAAATGATCCAAAACTTAAAGCAATTATGCAAGAAGTATTTTGGCTCAGAGGCGAAGCTAAAAAAATGGAAAGAAATTACAGTCCAGATCTAGAGCGTTCAGAAGATCATATGGGAGCGGCAGGTTTTGGAAATATGGTAGTGAATACTTTATATCCATTAATGCAATGGCTAGATATGAATGATAGTAAGTTAAACGAATTTGATATTAAAAAATCATTTAATAATATTGCTAACAACGTTAAAAACACTATGTCAAATGTTGTTAAAGGAAATCCATTAAGAACTAAAATGAATAAAAATGCAAATAAAAATGGACCAAGTTTAGCAAGACAGATTAATTGGGGTGGAAAGTATGAGTCAAAAGATGATATAAACGAACTTGATACATTTGCACCAAAAACAGATTACATAAAAGGTCCAGGTGGCGAGTTTTATAAAATTGAATATCGTAACAATAGTGGACTAACAGGTAAACGTAAAGATGATACGGCTAGATTCGTTTCAGTGAATCCTGCAAGTGATCAAGAAGTATCTGCATTAAATTTAGATGATATGATTGCTAAAGGTAATACAAGTATTCATCAAGGACACGATCATCAAGGTGGATTACCTTGGAGTGATAAAGACATTGCTGTTTATGCATATGGCGGCGATGATTATGAAGAAGGAATTCCTAACAATGCAAAAATGAAATTAATTAAAGTAATGACTACAGAAGCTGAAAAGAAAAGGAAAGCAGAGCTAGGCACGAAAATACGTTCGTGGAGAGAAACAAAAGCTGACATGAAGAAGAAAATTGAAGCTTCTAAACCAGGAGATAAAAAATGATATTTAATTGGATTAAAAACATATTAGGTGTTGGTGAAAAGCCTTTGGTTTTAACTGACGAAGTAGAGCCAAAGAAAAATGAGATTAAACCTATTATCGTAAAACCTTCATTTAAAACTAAAAAAGATTTGTCAAGTATGACAAAAGGTAGACTTGAAGAAGTTGGTAGAATCTATGGTATAGAATTAGATAAAAGATTAACTAAAGCTAAACTAGTAGATCAACTTTGGAAACAGTTAAAGAAATAAATGATGGCTGAATTCGTTAGAAAGCCAGCAGAGCATACTAACGGACATTGCCAAAATTGTGGACATCCTAGCCATTGTGGTGGAAGTCTACAACAAGAAGTAAGAGATTATGCTTGTGATAGTAAAGATAATAATAACACACGTATGATTGAAGTCTGTAAATGTTGCAGATGTAAAAACTGTACTAAATAGTACAAAGGACTAAATTATGAAGTTACATAAAGGTTTTGTAGAACACGAAACTACGCCGAAGAAGACAAGCATTGGGAACAATAAATCCAGACATAAAACTTCTTCTATGAATAAGCATAAGAGGCGTTCATACAAGCCGTATAGAGGACAAGGAAAATGAGACTAGATCAACTATTTAAAGAAAATGATACTACAGTAAAAACTATGTCTATGCCTGAGAAGGTAGCAGTATTTGATAGATTACAACCAGGTCAAGAAATTGGCTTATGGTTTGATTCAGTTATTAGAAGAGCTGACAAGTATAAACCCTTTGTAGTTGGTAGAAAAACAAGATCAAAATTACGTCCTTTAGAAAAAATTACACTATTACAAAAAAGCAAAGATGGTGGAACAGGTGGTATGAAATACTACCTATATAAGAGAAATGGTGACAATGTTAGTTTAGCAATGGGCGATATGGCCGCAAGTCTAGTAGACATTAAAGAAGCTAAAGCATATGACATAAACGAAGCTGATACAACTATAATGGAAAGAATAGTACTAGATATAGACTATAGTAGAAATCCAGAAGCATTACTTAAAGCAGTTAATACAATGGGTAAAAGATTAGACCTTACATTAATGAATGCACCACAAGCAATTAAAGATTTAAAAGAAAAAGGCTTTGCTAGAATAGAAGGTAAAGATGCAGACATTATGTCATTTGTAAATTATCTATATTCAAAAGGTATTGAGCCAAACTACGATATTCAAAATATGGATAAAGTACAAACACCAGGTTTAAATGCTAATCCAAATATGCCTGCATTTATAGGCAAGAAAGAAGTACCAGTTGAAGAAGGTATTCCATTATCCACAATGTACGGACTTGTTATTGATGGCAAGTATGTTGCTAAAGGCTCAAAAGAAAAAATGAGAAAAATGCAAAAAGAAAAAGGTGGTACAGTTTATAATGCTCCTGGCAAAAAAGTAGGAGACAGTGAAGGTAAAGTTAAAGAAGGACATTCTAATACTAGACAGCAATCTCAAACTATGTTAAAACTAGAAGAGTTAAGAGATATGATTATGGTACTAGATATGAATGATGATTCAAAAACATCAGCACTTACAGCATTAGATCAAGTAGCTGATGATATAACAGTTCTTGAATCAAAAGATGGAGCTAATAGTTCTACATATGGTGGACCCAGAGCGGCACAGATATATTTAAAAACTATAGACGACTATGCTATGATGCTTAAAGGCAAAGATGGCGATGTAGAAGAAATAGGATATAGAATTCAAAATGCGGCAGATGATTTAAGAAAACATCTAAAACTTGATCCTACTAATTTAAGAACAGCATTTAACGAAAAGTAATAGGAGAGAATAATGAGATTACATGATTTATTTTTATTAAAAGAATACGATGATTTAGAACAAGAAAAACAAGGTATTATCTCTGCTATATCTGGACTTCGTGCTGACAACGAAGAAGATGCTAAACTATTAGATAGAATTTATAAAGTATTAAACACAGGCCAAATTGGTCAAAATATTTCAAATGCTTTCACAGTACCATTAGAAGGTGAACCATTAAGTGATAAAGAAAAAGCTCTAGTAGTACAAGACATGACTACTATTATTTCTCAATCAGATAATGATTTTAAATCACTTTCAGGTATGACAGAAATGTTAGAAAAAGGTGGCGTTGTTGATGTTGGAGCATTAGATTCTCCACTAACTACATTCAGCAATGTATTTCAACACCCAGCGGCAGTTAAAGTATTTCATGCATTAAAGAATTATGGAACTGGTAAAAAACAAAAAGGCCCAGGCGAATATGCTTTGGCTTGTTTAACTAATAAAATTAGATTAGCGGCAGGTGAAGGTGACATTGAAGTTGATGGCATTGGAAAAGTAGAATTAAAATCAGCAGTATCTAGCACAGGTGGACGTATAGGTTACGGTGGTGGATCACAAAAAGCTAAAAGAGCAGTACTAGACAAATACGCAGAAAGAATTCCAACAGTTATGGGTGCTATTGGTGGTAAAGGTGGTTCGTTGGGATTAAGTAAATTTGTTCCAGCATTAGCACAAGACTTACCACTTAATGATGCAGACAGTAAGAAATTAAGAGAACAGATTGCAAGTGAACTATTAACAATGGATATGGAAAACTTTGCACAACCAATTATAAAAGCATTTGGTAGTACAGACAATGTAGAACAAATTGAAGACGAATATTTAAAAGCAAACTTTGCATGGTACAAAGATAGAGATGATTTTGATGCCCTATTACTATGTAGTTTCCCGAATGAAAAATTTGCTATGATTAAAAATGATAGTGATTTAATAGCCTTTAGAAGAGGCGGACAAGCTAACTCAACAAGTATAAGTATTATTCCTACACAAGCTGGTGCAGGAAGAGAACAATGGGCTCAGCTAACTCTAAATAAGGCTAAGGTATAATATATGATGTTTTGGTACTATTGGGCATTAAAAGCAATAGCAGGCGGAATTATAGGAAGTGCATTTGCTAATTGGTTCCAAGGAACTAAAGTAGGTATATGGTTTTTTAAAAAAGTAGAAAACTTAATGCATTGGGCGGCTGAACGTTATAATCTAGAAATACTAAAAACTGAAAGTAGATTTGCAAAAAAATATCCCACAATAATGGAAAGATTAGAGAAATTAGAAAAAAAGAGAAAGTAGTACTATGTCTATAGAAGCTTGGGAAAATAGATACACAGTAAGAAAATTTTCAGAAACTAACAGAGAAATCAATCCAGAACATTTAAAATATCTAGAAACAGCATTAAACAACTTACCATATCAGTGTAATATAAAATCTGATGTATGGATATATCTTGGCAGTAGTGATAAAGATCTTGAATTCAGAAAATGGTTGATGGAAAATATATACAATATGTATAATCAAAAAGGTGAATTTAAAGAACATATGTTACCTGTGCTACAAGCACCCGGTATTATGTTGTGTGTCAAAACAAGTAGAGCTTGGTTAGATGGAGCAGGTGACAGATCATCTAGTGATATAGAAGCTATAGCAGATAGAGCAGAAGGTATGTTTACTGGTGCAGTTATTGCAATAATGCTAAACTTTGGATACAAAGTAGGAACATTTCGTTGCACATCTGGACTAGAAGAATACCCAAACGATAAAATAGAATACTTTTCTAACTACATTAAAGACAGATATGAATCACAACTTGCACATATGTTTCAAACAGATGATCCAGAAGAATTTGAATTTGAGCCAGGAACAATAGTAGCATTTGGCCCAGAAGATGAAAAATACATAAACATTAAAACTGGTAAAGCTCTAGTACCTGGAACCAATAAAGCTGAATGGAATGGTTACGAATTTCATTCTTATAAGATAACAGGTAGACAAACTTACGATATACCTTCGTGTATCTTTCAATAGGAAACAAATATGAATCACATTTATCTAGTATGTACTCGTAGTGCGATAAGTGCTAGTGCATTAACTTATATAATAAATCAAAGTCCACAGTTCTATAACATAACCCATCAAGGCCTTTATATAGATGAAGATGGTGAAAGCTTCTCAAAAGCAGTTACTATAAATGATTGGTGGAATATTCCACATGACTTCGCTAAAGCATACAATGAAGATTTACGTAACAATGAGACCATGTCCGTTGACACATTAAAGGCATTGTGTGATGCTTGGACTATAGACAAGGATATAGCATTATTCACACACGCAAAAAACACAAAAGACATTATGAAGTGGAGAGATGAATTTAATTTACCAATAAAAGTAGTTACTACGATTATGGGAAAAAATTGTTTTAAATATTTGGATATGTATTTAAAAAGAGAGTATAGTAGCCTAATGAATGAGTTTACTGATTTGTTTGATACTTGGAAACACATATACAATCAATTCTTAACTATAGATACAATATGGGCATCTAATACTGATTGCGTACTAGAAATGAACGACTGGTTAGACTCAGCAGAAGTAGCCTATAACAAGCTAGATATAGCACATAATAAGCACATAGCACAATGGATAAGCGAATATAAGATGTACAACAGTTATACTGAATTAGATATTCAAAAGAATAATATATCTAACAAGTTGAAAACAATATGTTACATTTACAATAAATATGAGTATATGCTCCATAACGATATGGCTAAACGTTTATTTGCAATCGCAGTAATTGATGCAGTTAGAGAATGGGAAGAAAATAGTACTATGCAAGATATAATCAATAGGGTTGCAAAAAAGGCAAGATTGAGCTTGACTAATACCTAGTTAAAGTGTATAATTTATAAAATTAACAAAGGAGAATTTGCATATGAGTATTTCATTCAGTAATGATGATATAGAAAAACTTAAAAGGCTAATTCAAGAAGGTACTCAAGTCATGGGCGAAGTCGAAACCTTAAACGAGGGATTAAAAGACACCGTCAAGCATATTGCAGAAGAAATGGGAATCAAACCGGCTGTACTTACTAAAGCAATTAAGGTAGCACACAAAGGCGAGTTTGGTAAACATAGAGATGACTTTGATACTCTTGAGTCTATTTTGCATAGTGTCGGAAAAGACATCTAAGTAGTGCAACAAAAAGATACCGCTTATATTCCTACTTCTGAAAATACATGGTGTGTCAGTCCTTGGACTGAGATTCATATTGATCAAGAAGGTGAGATGGTATTTTGCTGTCAAGCTAAAGACGTAGTAGGAAACGTCAAAACAGATAAAATCAAAGATATCTTTAATGGCATTGAATACAAAAAAGCCAGACAAATGACATTAACTAATGTCTGGCCTAAAGGATGCCATTTATGTGAAAGAGCAGAAAAGGTTGTTAACCGAAGTATGCGATATCAACAACAAGAAACATATGACGGTAATTTAAATCCTGTAATACCAGACATTACAAAAAACTACAAAATACAAAAGTTTAAAATTGATTTCAGTAATCAATGTAATTTAAGATGTACGATGTGTGGTCCTAATAGAAGTACTGGCTGGTTCAAAGATGCTAAAATGCTTATGAACTCTGACCTTACTAGAAAAGAAGTAGGTAGAGCAGTATACATTCAGCAAAAAGATGATACACTTCCATACAGTATAGAAAATTATGGAATTCCTAGTAGTGTTGTAGATGATAATTTAGATGTTATATTAGATACCAAATTGATTGATATAAGTGGTGGAGAACCTTTTTATACGCCACAGTTCAAATATCTAGTAGATAAACTAGTAGAGCATAATTACAAAGGAAGATTAAAAGTTATTACAAATCTAACATTGTTAGATAAAGAGTATGTAGAAAAATTAAAAAATATTGATACAACATTAATTGTTAGTATGGACGCCGTTGGCGATTTATACGAATACGTGAGACCTAGTACACCATTTGGAAAATACAAAGGCAAAGATATACAAAACAAGATTATTGAATTAAAACACGATCACGGTTTTGATATGTCAATAAGTTATACACCACAACTGTTTAATGTATATAACATACAAGATTATTTAGATTGGTTACAATTTGCTAAATTAGGATTGAAAAGTGAGTTTATGTTTAATGGACCTGTTGTTCATCCCAGATATTTAACTATAGCGGTACACCCAGATATGGATTACAAAATGAGACTTGCAGAAAGACTTGAAAAAGATTTTGGTAAAACTAATAGGTTAGATGGAATAATTAACCTATGTAAGAAACCAAGAGACGAAGAAGAATTAGACAACTGGAAGTTCTTCTGTAAAATCACAGAAATGCTTGACAAACATAGAAAAACAAGTATACTAAACTATATTCCGCAATTAGAAAAATACTGGGTTAAAAACGTATGAGTTATGTAGACGCAATTCACAACAAAGAAAAAGATGTTGTACAGGTAGTTGAACGTGTAGATGGTAAACGTCAGTTCAAAGAAATTCCTGCAAAATACACATTTTATTATAAAGATGCACGTGGTAAATTTACTAGTATTTTTGGTGAAAAGTTAGAACGTGTAGTTTGTAATACCAGTAAAAAATTCAACACAGAAAAGAAGATTAATGGGCACAAAGGTTTGTATGAAAGTGATGTAAATGTTATTTTTAAAACATTTGCTGAAAACTATGATCCTAATGAAGTGCCAAAACTTAATATTGCATTTTTTGATATTGAGACTGACTTTAATAAAGAAATGGGATTTGCTGAACCTAGTGATCCTTTTAATCCTATAACTGCTATTAGTTTACATTGTAATTGGCTTGATACAACTATATGTCTTGCAATTGGTCCTAAAACTATGAGCTTTGATGAAGCACAGGCAGTAACTAACAAGTTTGAAAATACTATACTATTTAGAACTGAAAAAGAACTACTTGAAGCATTCCTTGACTTAATTGATGATGCTGATATATTAAGTGGTTGGAACAGTGAAGGTTTTGATATTCCTTATATGGTTAATCGTGTTGCTAAAGTAATGAGTAAAAGTCATACACGTAAATTTTGTCTTTGGGATAAAATGCCTAAAGAAAGAAGGTTTGAAAGATATGGTGCAGAACAACAAACATTTGATTTAATTGGTCGTGTACATTTAGACTATATGGAATTATATCGTAAGTACACATATCACGAAATGCATAGTTATAGTTTAGATGCTATTGGTGAATATGAACTAGGCGATCGTAAAGTAGAATATGATGGTACGTTAGACCAGCTATACAACAATGACTTTGAAAAGTTTATTGCATATTCTAGGCAAGACGTTGAACTACTTGTTAAGCTAGATGCTAAACTACAATTTATTGATTTGGCAAACGTATTAGCACATTCTAATACTGTACTACTTCAAACAACAATGGGTGCGGTTGCACAAACAGATCAAGCTATTATTAATGAAGCACATAGGCAAGGACTTATTGTTCCTGATAAAAGATATGATAAAGATACTACACAGGCCGCAGGTGCATATGTTGCTAATCCTAAAAAAGGTATGCATAAGTGGGTTGGTAGTATTGACTTGAACAGTCTATATCCTAGTATCTTACGTAGTGGTAATATGAGTACGGAAACTATTATTGGTCAAGTGCGACATACATATACACAAGAAATGATCGAGAATGCAAAAACTGTAGCAGAGGCCTGGGAAGGAAGATTTGCTACACATGAATATGAAAAAGTTATGGAAAAAGATATAGTTGAAAAGCTACATCTTGATTTTGAAAATGGTGATAGTTTTGAAGCAACCGGTGCAGAAATATATGAATTAATTTTTAATAGTGGGCAACCTTGGATTATTAGTGCTAATGGTACAATATTCAGTTATGAGAAAAAAGGTGTTATTCCTGGTTTGCTAGAACGTTGGTATGCTGAACGTAAAGAGCTACAAGCAAAAGCACGTGAAGCTAGAGCAGAAGGCGGAGATGCATTTGCATTTTGGGATAAACGACAACTTGTTAAAAAGATTAACTTAAACAGTTTGTATGGTGCATTATTAAATCCTGGTAGTAGATTCTTTGATAGTAGATTAGGGCAAAGTACAACATTAACAGGTAGAGTTATTGCAAGACATATGGCGGCAGAGCTTAACAAAGTTATTGCAGGTGAATATGATTATATGGGTAAAGCTATTGTTTATGGTGATACAGACTCAACTTATTTTAGTGCATATCCTGTTTTAAAAGAACAGATTAAAAAAGGTGAAATTAATTGGGATAGAGATAATATTATTTCATACTATGATGCAGTATGTGAAGAAGTTAATAAAACATTTCCTGCATTTATGAATAAAACATTTCATACTACCTTAGAGCTAGGTCAAATAATTGCGGCTGGTAGAGAAATGGTAGGAAGTAGTGGAATCTTTATTACTAAAAAACGTTATGCAATGTTAGTATTTGATAACGAAGGTAAACGTGAAGATGTAGATGGTAAAGCTGGCTATATTAAAGCTATGGGGTTAGATCTTAAACGTAGTGATACGCCACCTTGGATGCAAGACTTTCTTAAAAACATTTTACTAGATGTACTTACAGGTAGTGAAGAAAATGAGATAATTGATAAAATTATTGAGTTTCGTAAAGAATATAGAGAAAAGCCTAGTTGGCAAAAAGGTAGTCCTAAACGTGTTAACAATTTGACTGCATATAGAGGTAAGATGGATAGATATGATAGAGATAGAAAGAAAGCACATGACACAGGTAAAAGTGTAAAAGACATTAAAAAGCCTCCTATGCCAGGTCACGTAACTGCGGCACTAAATTGGAATAAGCTAAGACAGATCAATAGCGATAGTTATGCAGTAGAAATTACTGATGGTATGAAAACTATTGTATGTAGGCTTAAAGATAATCCAATGGGTATGACAAGTGTTGGTTATCCTACAGATGAAACACGTTTGCCAGAATGGTTTAAAGAATTACCATTTGATGATGATCATATGGAATCCGTAGTAGTTACTAAAAAGCTAGAAAATCTACTAGGTGTGCTAAATTGGGACCTAGATAAAGCCGCGGCAAAAAACACATTTAACAGTTTATTTGAGTTTTAACACTCATAGGTTGCACAACTTTCTATTGACAAAACCAGTTAATTAACTTATTATATTACTTTATGATAATATATCGTAAATATTATATGCAGAAGGCGTTAATATTTTTAGTATTTACATTGTTTTCATTCAACGTAAATGCGACTGAAATAACCAACAATGAGTTCGCTAAAAGAATTAGCAAGTGTGTTAGTTCAATTTATGCAGATGCTGAACAATATCCAAAACACAAACAAATTCCACTAGAACTAGTAATTGCACAGGCCGCACACGAATCAGCTTGGGGTAAAAGCAGGTTTGCAGTAGAAGGTAATGCATTATTTGGTGTAAGAACTTGGGATGAGAACGTCCCACATATAAAAGCTAAAGGAGCACCAGATGCAGAATGGGGTGTTAAAACATATAGAAATTGGTGCGATTCTGTAGCAGATTATATTAGAATATTAAATAACCATCCAGCATATGAACAATTCAGAGAAGAGCTAGATTTTCAATACAAAACACTAGGTAAAGCAGAAGCCATTACATTAGTGCAATACTTAGAAGCTTGGAGTGAGCAAGGACAACAGTATATTCACCTACTTCAAAGCATAATTCAGTCATTATATCAGCAAGATTTCTTCAAAAATATCAAATAATTTTCAAAAAAGATTAAAAACCCTTGATTTTACTGGGTTTTTTATTGGTAAAAAAGGTTGACTTTTATACCAAGATGTCTTACAATATATACATAATTAGAAAAAAGGAGAAATATAAATTATGATGTTTAAAAAAGAAAACTTTGAATATGATGGTATGTACTTAATGTATAATCTTAAGCCTGGTCAACATTATGGTAACAATGAATTTGTTGCTAGATTTAAATATGTTAAATTTGCAGGTGCTTTTAAAAACTTCTTAATTAAGCATTTTACTACTGATGAATATTTTGGTAGATATAAAGCAGGTGAAAGCCCATTAGATATTTTAGAATCTAAAGGTTTTGTTACACCACAAGCTAAAAAACTTTGTAAAAAGCATGATATGGTTCCTAGCAAAGAAAACTATATGAAATGTATTAAAATTGAAATGGAAAGAAGAGGACTTTAATAATGAACGCACTAGTTTCACATATCGAATCAAAAAATGCAGAAATGCAGAAGTGGATTGATGAAGATCCAAAAAATAGGTTTGGTGGTATGCTAGTTACTGATCCTGCACATTGGGCAGAGTATAAAATCTATACACCTGCTGAATTAGACAGGTATTTAGATGAAACTACTCTTTACGAGATGGTTTCTTATTGTACTAGCAAGAGTTATGCTAGACACGTTGTTGCTAATACTGATGGTATGAGTGATGAAGAATTTAAAAAAGAAATGGACTATTGGTCTAAAGAATCTGATGCTCATTCTATAGAAGAAGCAGAAGCTGAAAAAATTAATATCAAAGAATTTGAAGATAGAGTTACTGACACTATTAAATCAGGTGCAGGTAATAGGGAAACTGCATTACGTTGGATAATGCAGGCTGAGAATATGGAAGATGAACATGACGCAGGTTATATTTGTTATTGTTTAAATTTGCCATATTCTTATGAGAAAGAATTTCAACCATTAATTAAGAGGGTTGCATAATGGGTAATTGGATTAAAAACTTTTTAGATGGATTAGCAATAAGAGTTTTTTGGTTTATTATCTTTGTAATCTTCTGTATGATATTTCAACCATTTTAAAAAATAATTATGGAAAAGCTAGGTATTGATATTTTAAAAGAATTAGGAATGGGTCCATTAGATAGAGGACATGGTAGTCCATACGACAGAGGTCGTGCAGATAGTTACTATAGACGTAGCAAAAGACCCCATTATAGGCTGGGTCAAGTAGAAATAGATGAAAAAAATATGACCCAAGAAGAAAAAAGCCAGTATTTACAAGGGTTTTTGGACAATGAAAAAGACGGTGATTTTAAAGATTTTGGTTGACAAATTAACCAAGATGTCTTATTATAATAGTATAGTTAGAAACAAAGGAGAAAATATATGATACACAGTTTGTTAGAAATGGAATTTAATAAAGCAGTTAACGATTCTGACAACAAAAACGAAGACGGTTCTATTAATTGGAACTTTGTTGATTCAGATTGTTATATGAGTGGTGTTCCAAAACTATACAAAAACGATGCTGAGTATTATGCAGATTGGAATGATTTAGCAGATAAGTTTGAAGCTAAATCTTCAACAGTTGACTTTGATCAAACTTCATTTAATTTTAACCAGGAGGACAAATAATATGACGCCGGAACTTAAAAATGCAATTGATGCATTGAGAAAAATCAATAGCACTTCAGACATGAGCGAACTTGCTGATGCTTGGAAACTTCATTCAAGATATATTGGATCTCAAAATAAAAGAGGTCTTAAAATTGGTGATATGATTGAATGGGAATATAGAGGTAACATTAAGCAGGGTGAAATTGTTAAAATTAATCCTACTACTACTGTAATTAAAGGTGAGTTTGATATTAGAACTAGAATTTCAAATTCATTAATTAAAGGTAAAGTGGAGGTTGCTTAATGTCGCAGACTAAAAATATGTATTGGGACGAAGCTGAAAAGGCTTTGGATGTTTTAAAGGCAAAAAAAGATGCAGGCGAAAGTATTGAGAGTATCGTTGCATTTGCTAAAGAACAGAATGTTGCTTGGGGTCTAGTTGGTTTTGATACTGACTATCCAAGTGAGCTTGAAGATCAACTTACTGAATGGTTACAGGAGGCCTAAACAGAATGAACTTTATAATGAAAGCTATTAGTAATCTTTTTACTGGCATATGCATTTTAGGAATTGCCTTCTTTGCATTAAACTATCCACCTACAGAAGTTAAAGCTGATACAACAGGTGTATTGCCTGATTATGAGGTAGTGGATATTGAACAACATAAATTTATAATGGATACTGAACTAGTTAAATATACAAAGAAAGATGTTGCTTGTTTAGTAGAGAATATGTACTTTGAAGCACGTAGTGACGGGTATGCAGGTATGTATGCAGTAACAATGGTAGTTATGAACCGTGTTGCTGATAAGAGATATCCAAATACAGTTTGTGGTGTTATACAACAAGGTCCTACTAGAGAGTCTTGGAAAACACGTGGTAAAGATGTTGCAGATAGTGAACGTAAATATTGGCCAATTAAAAACAGATGTCAGTTTAGCTGGTACTGTGATGGTAAAAAAGATGTAATGTATAACGAAGAAGCAGTACATTTGGCTACAGATATTGCCCTACTTGTTTTAGACATAAGTACTAATAGATTAGGTGATACAACATTCCTGGTTGATATAACAGAAGGTAGTACACATTATCATACCAACTATGTTAATCCTAAATGGAAGAACGATAGAGGAATGGCTAGAATCACTAGTGTAGGAACACACATATTTTATAGGTGGAACTAAAGATGGCTGAATGGCTACTAGTATTAGTATTAGCAACCTCAACAGGAGATATTAAAGCTCATACGGTTGCTAATTTTAACACCGTTGCAGAATGTACTGACGCAATGGTTACAGTAGGAAAAGAAGGTCCTGCTATAGATGAACCACAAAACGTTGTTGTAGTTTGTCTAGAAAAAGGAAAGGACGATGAATAATGGAAGATATGTTTTTAATAAGTGATTGGGAATTAATCGGATATATGACTCTTTTTTCTGTATGCTTTTTATTCTGGTTATGGTGGACAGGCAAGTGAGTAAAAAGAAAACAAAAAAAATAAAAAAAGTAAAAGACCATGAGCTACTACAGGCAAATAATTATTTGAAACTTGGAAAAAGAGTAGATGCTTTAGAAGTTAAAATTGATAAACTTGCTAATATGATAGACGAGCATATTAGAATTTTTGATACACCAGGGCCAATCAAGAGAATTTGGCAAAAACTCTTAGGAGAATAATAAGTGAAACAATGGATTAGCAAAGACAAATATGAAGATTGGGCAACTGTTATTAGAACAGAACAAGTTCCAGTCGCTAGGGTAATTCAAGTAATGGAAGAGAACCCAACATTTGCAGAATGGTATAGAAAAACTTATCTGAATGAAACTTCGTGACCATACTAATTTTAAAGAAATAAGATATACTGAATCTGAATGGTTCAGTAATTTTACATTAGGACATGATGAACCAGGTGGCCGTAATTGGTTAGATGAAGGCGAAAAAGAACTTGGTGGAAATGAACTTGATGTTGAATATCATATTAATAGATACCGTTATAGAGATAATATAGAACCAAACAAAAATATACCTGCGGCGTTTGGCTGTAGTTATACATTTGGTTATGGAGTTAACAATCCTTGGCCAAAGTTAATAGGCGTAGCTAATTGTGGACAGAATGGTGCTAGTAACGATATGATTACTAGACTTGCTATAAGTTATTGTGAAACTTTTAAGCCATCAGAAATATATGTATTATGGACATTTCCACATAGAAGAGAACATATAAACAATGATGGTGGGTTAGACAAGTATAGAAATATGTCAACAAAAACACTAGACGAAGAATTTAAAAACAAAACTTGGCGTAGTAGTTATTTAGAGTTAAGCAATGATAAAGCTGATCAATATAACTTTACTAAAAATAAAATATTATTAAATCATTATTGTTCTGTATATAACATTCAACTTAATCAGGCAACAATATTTGATTTTCCAAAAGATAAATTTCCATTAGCCAGAGATAACGATCATCCAGGTAAAGACTGGCATACTAATTTGGCTGGTCACTTATGCGAGTAGATCCATTTAATAAATGGTTAGATGAACATAGAAGTATGGGAGGCTATGTAGCTTCTTCATATGTTAATTGGGATATACTAGCTGACCCAGGCGATGATATAGTAAAACTACTAGAACAATTCAAAGACCTTCCATTTGATGCAGTAATGGAATTTGCTGAAGCAGATAGATTTGATAATGAAATGGGTTATAGAGATATCTGTGAAGATGCTAGTAAGTTATTCTTTTTAACAGAGCTAGTGCAATTTAATGAACTATTATATTGCCCACAAATTATACACGAGCCATGGTTTGATAGATATAGAGTGCATCCAGGTAGTGGAAGATTACAGGCACTTTGGTTATGTGGCTATAACAGTATAAAATGTATATACACACATTTTAATGAACCTGAATTTATTCCACCAGGAGATTGTTTTGAAATAATAAACAAACGTCAGTTTGATAAAGAAATAATGTTAAGACCAGATCCTATTAAATGGCATTTTGAAGTGTACGAAGCTTTTCCAAAAGAAAAACAAGAACAAGTATGGACCAAACGTAGGGATAGAGAATGGGAGTGGCATCATACAGAAACAGATAAACCTTGGAAGTTTATGAGGTTTAGTGAAGGTCCTGATTTTGCACATCATAAAAAGTTATGGAGAAGTTATGCTATTGATGGTTGGCAAGACTTACAACACGATCATATACAAATAGGATCAACAGTTTTTGAGTTTAATAATAAAGGTAAAGTAAGTAACGTTAAAAGATTTAAAAATATTGGATCAAAATCTTACTAGAAGTTCAAATACGAAATAGTAACATCATGCTTTAATCCCATAAGTGGATCTTTACTATCCCATCTATATCCTTCTAAATGTTTTATATGATTATCAAGTGGTGTGTCTGGTAATGGATTTAAATTCCATTTATTTTTAAAATGTCCTAGACTTGCAATGTGAGTATCTAGCCCATATTCCCATATAGTCTTTCTAGCTAAAAATACTTCTTCTTTTAATTTCTCTTTTCCATACTCGTTGTTTTTATAAAATTCTTTATAGTGTGGATATGGAGTATCTGGTCCGCCTACACTAGTCCACCCAGCAAAACAACCCTCAGGTGGTCTTGTTACAATACAAAATTTACTTTCTGGAAATGTATCAATCATCCAATCTATGTTGTATATAAATTGATGGCATCTAACAATATATGTCATAGCAGGATCCCATACAGGCCATGCTTGAATTATTTCTTCAAATATATCATCTTTTGACATTGTGTTAATGTTATGGAAATTTTTTCCTAGTTCATTACCAGGACCAAAGTAAACACCTGTATGACGAACATTACCCCATTTGGTATCGTGTTTCAATAGTCTTTCAGGAGTTCTATCTCCTTTGTCAACTTTAAGTTCTGGTATTTCACTTAATACATAACTTACTGCACTCCATTTACTACCAGGAGCACCAGTCATCCAAATTACGTTACTGAAGTCTTTCATTAAGCCACCTTTTGATTTCTTTATAATCTATATCTAATGTAGTATTTAAAACACGTTCGTGGTTAACTGTTTTTCTAAAAACACTATTTGAGAACATTTTAGCATATACTTCTTTGGTAAGCATTGGCTCGTATTTGTCTTGCCAAAACTTTTTCTTTCTTTCAAATGCCCAAACATCTGCTAGTGTTAAATCTTCTTTTCTACCTTTTAATATTTCTAAGTATTTTAAATATTTGTTATCTTCTGGAACTATTCCTTTGTGTCTTACATATGCTGGAAACTCTTTTACTATTTCCATCCATCTTTTTGTTGTTTGTTTAGGATCGTGCAATATATTAATAATTAATGCATTAGGAAAATGTTCTAATATTTTACTTGGCATAGTATGAGTACAATAAATTACTCTTTGATCATTATCAAATATATCTTGTCCACCATTTTCTACAAACAACTTATCAAACATTTTATAATATTGTTTTTCGTTAGGTATATACTTTTCTACATAATCATGTGTAGGTGGAAGTTTACCTTTGGGTGTAATTCTATCAAAATGGAATCTGCTTAATTTACGTTGTCTAATATGTTTATCTACTATACCTACGTTCCAAGGATTAATTCCATTCTCTTTACAACTATACCAATACATACAAGGCATTGTTGCTAACACTCTAGCTAACTTGTGGCCACTAGCACCTTGTTCAAAACTAATGAATATCCATTTGTCTTTTTCTTTACGAACTTTGTCTGCCATAATACCAATACCTTTCATTGTGGAATTTAACTACATCTCCGGTAGCAAACCACTCGTCGTATACACATATGTCACCTTTGACATATAATTCATCTTCTACAATTTTTGTTTCTGCAAATACTTCATTACCCATTAATGTACAAGTCCTGCCATCTATGTCTAAGTCTTCTGCTTCTGCATTTGAAGGTGTAAATGTTTCGTTAATAGCTACAGGGCCAACTTCACTCATACCCCAATTTGCTATAAACGTACAACCCTTGTCTACAAACTTATTAATTATACTAGCTGGAACTCTATCACTACCACAAGCAATAATCTTTCCGGTTAGATCTATATCAGCCCAACTTTTAGTTCTTGTAATTGCTTCTGCCATACCAGGTGTTAAATGACTGTGAGTAAAATCTTTAATACTACTGACCCACTTAAATGGGTTAAATGATTCTATATGAACTTGTGCCTTTACTTCTATAGCAGGTAATGTTTGTGCAAATAACCCACCTGCATGATCCATACTGCATACAGTATAAACTTTGCTATCTTTAGTAATCATCTGTACATCCCTAGCCACTTTGTTTGCTGACTTAATTTTATCAACAGGTTGATGTATAGGTTTACTAGGACCGGTTGTGCCACTAGTATAAATTGTTGTACCTTCATTTAGAATCTTTATTAAGTTCATCTTTCAATTTTTTCCAATCTGGATGTTGTGGCAAATATTTGTGTAAACCTATTGCCTGGTTAATAACCATTTCTAATAATTTAAAATTAAATAGTGGTGGAAATATACCATGTATAATACTAGCAAACGCCATGAATAATTGTTGACCTGCCGCTTTAAATGCAATATACAGATGTATAAAATAATGTATCACAGGATTCTTTTTTGGTCTTTTATTTAAAGAATCTGCTACTCCTAAATGTTTCCAATCAAACCATTGTTTCATAATACTTTTCTATGTTAAGTTTCCATACTGATTGACGTTGTCCGTATATTTCTTCTTCAGTAAAGAAATCAACTACTCCTTGTTTTTCTAATAAATGAAATAGTTTATCTGTTCTATTCATTTTTCCACTTGCATCATTTTCTACGTTTGTAGTAATATATGCAGGTTGTTTATCTGAGCTTCCTGCCCATTTTAATTGTTCTGGTAATATCCATTTCCACGGAATACTAGTCATATGTTTTTTACTTAATCCGTGTTGAGCAGGCATAGTTTGAACTCCTCTAAAAAGCATTCTATGTCCATCATGAAACTTATGACAACCTGCCATTGCAACTATAATATCGTTATGATAAGCCGCCCACCATTCACCTTGGTGTTTTTTACACCAATCGTATTTCATTGCTTCTAAGTTGGCATTATTAAGGTAGCCCATATCTTCGCAGATATAACCAAAGAATTCTATATCTCTTTTTCCAGGATCTATTTTTACTAGCATTGTTCTATAATTATATACATACTTATTTATCTGTCAATGATTGATTGACATTATGTGATAAATAGTATAGTATATACAAAATGTACCAGATAGGTGCATAAAGGAGAAATTAAAATGGCTTTCGTAAAAACTGCAGACTTGGTAACCAAGAACGATAATACCTATGCAACTACAGATGAATTTAAAGCTGAGCATGGTTTACTAGGTACGGAAAATACCAATTATATTACTGACAGTAGCATTACTTTAAATGATGCTGGTACTGGTGTTAGAATAGTTTTAACCTATGTTGATGAAGCAACTGCTGATGCACATAGAGCGGCATTTGCTGATGAGATCGCGGCAAAGAATTACGATGTTACAATCGTATCTGAAGAAACTACTGAATAATATATTTGGTAGTTTAAATGATGAAGTTAAGTAATACACAGAAGCTTCTATCAATTCATGCATTTTGTCACTTGATGTTAATACCAGCATTCATCTACGGCAATATATGGCTATTCGTTGCAAGTTTCATATGGTGGCAATGGATAGCGGCGACATCAATTAGTGCAGGTTATCATAGATATTTTAGTCACAAATCTTTCAAGGCATCTGCATGGTATGAAATATATGCACAAATCTTAGGATTATTTGCTAACCCTGGTCCTGTATTAACTTGGGCGGCAACTCATAGAATGCATCACACATATGTAGATTCAGACAAAGATCCACATAGCCCTACTATAAAAGGATTCCTAAAAGTTTATTGTAGTGCTTGGGGTGATGATGTAAAAATAGAACGAAGAATGTTAAAAGGATTGAATGCTCCTAGCATAAAATTTTTTCATAAAAATTATTTTACGTTAATATTTTTATTACCTACATTCTTATTCTTAATCAATCCTATGTTATTTTTATTTGGTTGGTGCGTTCCGGTTGTGTTTGCTTTTCATGGAT